ACAAGCCATTTTTATTTCCTTCATCTGTTGTTTACCCCCCCCCCCATGTTGAATTAACAGTTACTTTTCAGAAAACCACTTACCCGTAAGATTTGGGCTCCTGCCGTTACGAACCTCTTCCTGCATACGGCGAGAATCCAAGTCAAACAACCGAGCACAAGCACAAGAAAACGGTACGTCGTGGTCAACACCCATGTGCCTACACGTGAAGCCACAGCTCTGCTTAAACGGGCACACGGTATGAGCGGGAATCCTACCTTCTACCAGATTAGTCTTCACTGTGGTTTCCATTAGAGTAACTCCTTGTTGAGGTGACAAGAACAAATATACATTAATTTTGTATGTTTGTCAACACAATAAGTAGAAAAATAGGGCTGGAGGCAGCCCTATTAGAATAGTTACTTCAACCAATCATACCAAGTAGCAGCAGACTCCGCGACATACTGCCTAAGCGTAGCTCTATTTGTAGATACGTTGTTGAACGGATTCTCTAGAGCATCCCCAATAGCCTCTACAATACTAAAAACAGATGTAGGGTCTGCAGTACCTTCTGTTGCAAACGGTACCTCGGTAGATGTTACAATAGGGGTCCCGGCACGAAGAGCATCAGCACTAACTAGATTAAATGTCTCCGTAAAGGATACTTGAAGAGAAACATCCATCTGCGCTAGAACCGCAAGAAAATCCTCAGAACTGCACCAAGGTATCTCAATAAGCTCGGCATCTGACAGAGGATCAAAGAAGGAGCGCAAATTCTTTAACGTGTTCAAACCAGACATCTCAATGCGACCAGCGTTAATATAAAACTTTAGATATTTTCCCTGTTGATGCGCATAAGCATAAGCAGCGATAGCCTGAGTTAACTGGTTCTTCAAAGGACGAATAGCACCAAAGCACCCAATACTTAAAGTATCTTCCAAATCCAGAGTACGCTCATCTGGTAATTCCTTCAAATTAACAGGGTAGCTATTAGGCAAAAAAGCTACCAAGGAAGGATCAAAACCTTGACCTAGTGCAAAGATAGATAAATCCGCAGAGTTACGAGGACTATTACCAGCTACATAAACACCACGAGCTAAATAGCCAGATGTCCATGCCAGAGCGATTCCTTCCCCAGCTAAAAATGCAATCTCTGAGTGACAGCGCACAACCCACGTTACACCAGGATGCAACTGCTTCAAAATATCAAATTTCTCGGGCACAACCCAATAACCCTCAATGAAAACATGGGTTGCTTGGAACTGAGATACTTCACGATCTATGTCATTATTATCAGTAACAACAATAACCTTAGTAGCGGCACCATGCGCTGTAAGCATATCAGCAACATAGCCAGCAGAGTGCCACATACCAGTAGCAACTGTCTTTTCATGAAAGTTAGAAAGATCTACACTATAGTCTTCCCTACGCTTCAGAATAAACAGAGCACGAACATTCCGCAAGGATTTCGTGTCAACAGGTTTATGCTCATGGTGACTATGTCCATAGCCAACAGCAGCACGAATATGATTAACTAAACGACTAAGCATGGTAAAACTCCCTTAGGAAAACAGTTCCTAAAAGAAGTTTTACTACTCATGCTAGCTTAAAACAGGTTAACGTATTAAAAATACGTTAAGTTTTGTTAGTTTCAAAAGCTACCAGGAAATAGCTGATGCACACGTGGATTAAACTGACGGTATGTAACAAAAGCGTCACGAACACCAGGCCAAAGACTCGGATCAAAGCCGGGAACACTTTTGTCCTCAAAAATAAGATTGTAGTAAAACTTTATATCAAAGCATCCGGTTTTTGTATTAGGCACTTCAGGATTTTCGTTGAAGTACTTAATATCTATATCATGTTCGCGAAACAGCTTGAAATACGCTGCATAGTCTTTAGGATGACAGCAGCTATACAGAATGATACACACCTCAGGAAGATGGGATATTACCTGCAACGGTTGAATGGCCACGGAATACAAAGAGTGAGATACATGCAGATAATCACTATCGGCAACAGTGCCATGTATATCTAAGGCTAAGTACATCCGGCCAAATGATTTCAAATTAAATTGATCATAAGCATGCCGAATAGATTCAAAACTCACGGCGTGCCACCAAGATCTGTGATATGCTTTGCTTCGGATAAAGCATTGTCCAGAGAACGCTTAGCTGCTGCTGTATGATCGCATGTAGCTTGAACGCTGGTTGCCATCTTTGCCATCTGGGCTTGCTGAGCAGCGTTAGCCGCATATTCTGACATCTTACTGCGGGCCGCTCGAATACGGGCGTCATCTAAGACAAGGGAACCACCAAAGGGAATAGAGCTAATACCACTGATACCTGGAGTCGGTGTAGAACTTGTAGCCTGAAGCAATTCATTTTGCAATGAATCAACAACAGCCTCAACAGAATCTGCCTCCAACAAAGCAATAGCAGCCTTTTGCTCATCCGTTGGACCAAAGCAGCTACGGATATTATCCAGACCATAACCACTGAGAATCAAGGCACCAAAAGCACCGCAAACCTGTTTCTTCCAATCCATTTTGAAAACCCCCTAAGGATCAAAAAAGCACAATGTCTTTCAAAATAGTATCCTTACTATCTGTAAGAGACAACTTACTACCAGGCGTTTCAGCTAATGTAGTTGATAGTACCTTATACGTAAAGATAGATCGCTTAATCATCTCTGACCAGAGATCCCGCGAGATACCGCCAAAGTACTCAGGAACTCCTCTATCTTAGGTGCAAGCTCAACTGTGTACTGGGACATAGTTAGACCTCATGAGTAAAACAGGAACGGTAGTTTCTCAATTCATCAGCAGCATGCTGGATATAAAGATCATCCAGCCAATCGGACCAAAACGTATAATCAGGCGCAGGCAGATTGTTTGGAATCTCACGAACTCGAAGAATCTCATCAGCAATCCACGCCTCAATGAATGGCCGGGACCACTCATTAGCACGAACGCGAAGCAACTCAGCACGACGAGGAGATGGGAGAGTAATACGCCCCGTCGTCAGATACTCCTCAAGTTCCCACACAACACGAAGAGCATGGTAATAAGCTTTAAGATCCGTTCCATCAGCAGCGGCTGCAGCTTTTGCACGGTCCCCGAAAGCATTCAATTTATTCACAAGAATAGGATACACTTCAGCCAAACTACGTCCCAGGGGGAAGGCACAATCAGGACCATACAGGTACATCTCACCAGCCTGAGCACCACGACGAGGTTCTACCGAGAAATGAGTCAGCCCCTCAAAGACACCTGTGTCAACAAACGACTTGAGTTTAAGGTTCACGTGATCACCTTGCGTGAACGAACCTGTATAAGACAAACAAGCATCCTGCACATGAAGCAATTCGTTGTACTTTTCACCCTTAGCAGAATACTTAGCGGCCTGACCTCGACAGTAACCAATGAAGGGCATTACGATATTCGTCTGCAGCTTTTCACGATGCTCTAAAATGTAGTCCCACACAAAAGACGTGAAGATCAGACACGACTTTGGAGCATGCAGCAACTCCAGAACATAAGTCTGGCCACCAAGAGCCTGTTTGATGAAATGCCGCAAATCATAACACTTATCGTCCACGTCTGACGCGGTATTCTTCGTCGCCTTATTCGTGCCGTCTTCACGAGCAGGTACATACAAGTGATTAATCAACCGGCGCGAGTCTGCCATGAAGATATTGACAAAATCCGTGTCACTCTCAGGTGTGTTAGTTCCAAACAAGCGGGATCCGAAGATTACCTTTGAGATAGTACGGCCAAGAGGTAAGTTTTCCACGAAGTGCTCCTTGTTGAGGTGACAAGGAACAATATACATTAATTATGCTTAGCTGTCAAGTCTTTGCGCTTACCATACAAAGAAATTATAGTATCAAACTGAGCAAGCATATCCTCGTCAGGAATGAATCCCGAAGCATCACGATTATTTATCAGATAGTAATCAGGCATACGAAAAGTTAAACAGCGCTTCGTATGATATCTGACTAACAAATGCTGCTGATATTCATAAATTGTCTGTGACTGATCAAGACTTCTGTGAGAATCTCGTGTTACTTCAACAAGGCTTCGATTTCGGGTGGCACGTCTTTGTTTTCGGGATTATTTTCCGCCATCCACCCTGGCCTGTGCTCTGCCACCCACGCAGGATGTATGCAGCCAGCCACTCGGGCTTGAATTTTACCATCCACTCGGGATTGTTCTTGGCTAAGATCATGCACTGCTTCTCGGTCAAATCACTGATTTTCATGGTCTTATTCTCCTGTGTTACTTGTCTGTGTTCTCATGTACGTTGTGTAAACTCAGCACATTCTTAATATAATCAAACATTAACTTTTGTCACTACTTCTTTGCATGAAGATTAAACTTAGTACTTACGCAAAGAATAACGGCATCCACTATCAGACAGCTTGGCGGTGGTTTCAGAAAGGTTTAATTCCGGGTGCTACTCAAGCACCAACAGGTACTGTCTTCATAGAAGAGCCAGCAACAGCAACAGCATTAAAGCCTGTAGTTGTTTGTTACTGTCGGGTATCTAATCAAAGTAGGCGTAAGGAGCTACAGTATCAAGTAGATAGGTGTCTCTCTTATTGCGCTGCTAAAGGCTACGCTGTTGATAAAGTGTTCAAAGAAGTTGCTTCCGGCATGAATGACAACCGAAAAGAACTATGGGCAGCTATCAATGCAGAACCAACTATAATTGTGGTTGAGAATAAAGATCGACTTACTAGATTTGGTTTTAATTACATAGAAAAGTTACTTCTCCCTAAATGTACTATCGAAGTTATATCTCCAGCACAGACAGATGAACAAGACCTAATCAAAGATATGATTTCTGTAGTCACATCCTTCTGTTGTCGATTATATGGCTTGCGTAGAGCAAAAAATAAAGTTAATGCTGTAAAAGAAGCTCTTGAGTTATGACTTCATTTATTCGCACAAGTCAGCATAGCTTAAAAGACCTTAATAAATGTAAAGCATATGAGCTAAACCTGTTTATCCGTGCTTACAGAGAAGCTGTAAATGTTTATGTTGATTTTCTGTGGAATACTAGAATTGAATTTAATACTACTGTTCTTGATGTAAAAGAACATCAGTACAATGTACCAAAGTTTATACCTAAGCTACTAGAAAATTTTAATACGCTACTAACGTCTAGGGCGTTGAAGTGTGCCTCTACGCAGGCTTGTGGGGTAGTTGCCTCTGTTTTAGATAAAAGACAGAAAGATGAGAGTAAATTAGAGTGGTTTTATTCTCAAGGTAAAAAGCCATCAGCCGCACTAATTGAAAGATTATCGAAACCACCTGTATGTCCTAACACACAAAATATAAACTGCGAACTGAATAGTATTATAGTCAGTGTTGGTGCAGAAATTAATAGTTTTGATTTATGGCTTAATTTTTCAGCGTTGTTCAAAAGTAAACGAGGTTTTAAGCTGGCTGTGCCCGCTAGGCATCATAGGCAATCTCGGAAATGGCAGGCAAGAGGAAAGTTACTTACATCTATTCTTTTGAATGAGCACCAATTTAATCTACGTTGGGACGTTGAAGAGCCTAAGAAGCGTACTTCTGGTACTATCGTAGGTGTAGATCAAGGGATTACGGATTTATTAACAATATCAAATAATCAAGAGTTTCCAATAGACATTCATGGGTACACACTTACCTCTATTTTGCATAAGATAGCTAGAAAACGTAAAGGGTCTCTAGCCTTTGCTGCTGCCCAGCAGCACAGAAAGAATTATATTAATTGGTATGTCAAGAAACTTGATTTAGCTGATGTAAAAGAGGTAAAACTCGAAAAGATAACAAATATAGGCTACAGAAGAACATCCAGTAGATTTCTTCGTGGCTTTACAAATACGTTGATTAGAGATTCACTAGAACGCCTATGTTTGGAAAGCGGTGTCCGTTTTTCGCTCATTGACAATGAATTCAATAGTCAACGTTGCAATAAATGCGGTTGGACACAGAAGAGTAATAGAAAAGGTAAGTTGTTTCTTTGTAAAAACTGTAAGCATGAAGCAGATGCTGATGTAAATGCTTCATGTAACATTTTAATCAGGGATAGCTTAATTCTACTACCTTTTGGGTTCCGTGCTAAAAAGTTAAACATTAACGGGTTCTTTTGGACTCAAGAACATGTTGCTTTGAAGTACGGGGAAGAGCTTACAGTCCTTCTTAACCGAGAAACTTAAAGTTTATAAATACTTATACTTTAAGTAACTGTTACAACACGTCGCATACAAGAGTTCATACTTTCACCGGACTCAACACAAAACCGAAGAGAACAACGATTCCACACAGAGGGCACGGAAACCATTGGTACCATCTCAAGAATCGTCGGTACATCCGAAACAACACGATCTAAAGCAGATAGCAGAAAAGGTAAGTTCATCGTATTAAACTTATTCAGCACTTTCCATGGATTGTACCAAGCACCACGAGTAAACAACAAGGAGGTCATTGCTTCAGAATTGTACGAGCCATTAGGAGCAAGAACAGAAATACCATACGGCTCAAAAAAGGCGCAAAGAGCGTCTTTATATGAATCCAACGGACGAACGTACTCTTTGAATACATAATCCGCGCTCACGTATACATAGCCACAAGTACTAGCAACTAATCTGGCAAAGTAACTCTTACCGCTGCCAATAGTACCAAAAACTCCAAGGAGATTACGGCAAGTAGCGAGTGACATACCAAATAAACGAAGTTGCCTAATAGCAGAGCTTGAAATATACGAAAGTTCGGGTGAGCTCACAAAAAAAGTATAAGGCAAAGTCTTTTCTGCTAAGTCAAAAACAAACTGCCGCTGCACAAGTTCAGACTTTAGATCCCCTACATCGCGCAAGCCGCGTATAATACTGACTTGATACGAAGGTATAGAGGAGTAATGCTGAAAAACATCTGCAAGAGTACCTCTGAACTTAACAGTTTCATAAGACGAGGGAACACCAGGAATAGAAAAAGGGAAAACAGAGAATCCCGATGAAAAAACAGACGAAGCATTAAGTTTATCTGGATTCTGTCCAATAGCAACAATCACCTTATCAAAAGCATGAGTTGCTTGCTTCACGATATCCAAATGACCTTTATGAAAAGGATTAAATGAACCAGCGTAGATACCGACACGAAGTGTTTTCTTCTTTAAGCATGCCTCATACGCATCAATTCGTTTGCTATGCTGTCCTTGAAGCAGAGCACGAACCAACGAAATATGTCCAGAAACAAACTCAGCATAAGGAAGAAAAGAATACTCAGCATAAATTTTATCGCTATACGATAGTAGGTCCGGAAGATCAGACTGCAAGACAGAACGATCATACTTATTAAACTTATGCACATAGGAAGGTGTATCCGGTGTTGCATTAACAAGCTTCGAGCTCGGTCACAAGATCTTGCAAATAAGCAGGGACATAGGCATCATTTTCCTTTGACATCTGCTGCATCAGAGCAACAGACGCCTCCTCGTTGTCATTCCGACGAGGATCATAAACTACATCATGAAACAGGGCTGCCCAGTACATGGCAGTACGAACACACTCAGTAAACATCTGAGTATCCGGTGAGTTTATCTGATCCGCAATGGAATACACGTGTTCCATTGTATGAAAATGACGATGAGGCTGCGCGTAAGCCTCCTTAAAAAAGGAGCGCCATGCTGGCAGCGCATTCACATAATCAAAAACAAAGTGCTCAGAAGCCAGGACAAACCTTTCAGCTAGACACACTAAATATACATTAATTTTGTACACGTGTCAGCTAAGCAGGGAAATTAGCAAAAATAATCTGATCAAATTCTGGTGTCATTCGCTTAATCTTACCAAGGGATACTGCTCTCCAAGCGTCTCTTAGAGCATACGCATAAGGACTTTGATCGTTGTCCATAAAAGCTTTTTCACAAAGAATCCGATACAACGGATGGATCCCGATGTCAGACTTAAGCATATCCTCAAACCCAAAGTGCTTAATGAGTATTAGCTCTGCAGCGCTAATTTGCGTACCGTACCGCATAGTATCACATCCCCAAGTAATCATAAGCAAGCGTGTCATTAATCAGATCTTGGGCAATCCTCACCCAGTTCTCCTTCGTTACTTGTTGAGGCAGTGCATCGCAGCACACCCGAACTAAGCCATTGCGGAGAAGCTCTTTCTGGGCATAGGCAAAAGCCTTTGCCTTATAGTCTACAGGAGCACTGAGATTAACAGACATATCAGGCTTCTTGCGAGTCAAGCGAGAAAGATCAAACAATTCCATAGCAAAAACTCCTTAGAAAATGGTTTCAATACCCAAAGACTCTTTGGTTTGCCAATCAGGTTCTGTGATTCCTGAAAGCAAAACAAGCTTTTGACGAATATTGTTATTCCGGGAGAACGAACTCGATACAGGGATAAGATAAGTAGGACGGCGATCTTCACTGAGATCAGCCAAATAGTCCAACACAGAATCAAATCCGCCGTCAAGATACACAAGGTCATACTTCTGCATCCCCAAAGCCTTCTGAGCTGCAAAAATGTCACAAGCGATATCTACAGTGTATGAACCATGCTTCTGTAGAAGCAACGATTCAAGCTTAGCATACTCGCCCTCGAACGAGTAACTCCCTTTAATTCGGAGATAATGAATACCACCAAAAGAACCCTCATCCTGACACATATTAGCATCGTCATCAATGATCAAAATCTTAAAAGGCATTGGAACTCCTTGTTGAGGTGACAAGAACAAATATACATTAATTTTGTATGTTTGTCAAGTTATCTTAATGTAGCCACAAAAGAAATTAAAGATGCCTTATCTGACAACAGAGAACGAGCATAGATTGCATCTAGCAGCTTACGCTGAACAACACCACAAGAAGCACCGGAGAATCCCAGGGAAACAAGATCACCACCAGTAAGAGCCAATTCCTTAGGGAACAACGGAATATCTTGAGTTGATTTATTCAAGCAACGTGCCTCAAAATAGGATGGCGGACAACAAAAACAGCGCAAAGTTAGAGACACATAATTGTATAACTCCCGAGAGCGCACAAGAGAATGCACAGCCTTGGTACTAACACCTGCAGTATAAGAGCGAAAAGCCTGCAGTGCAGATAACTGAATAGATGTAGGTGAAACATACGATAAATCTGGCTTACCTGACGCAAATAAGGAGACAAATCCAACAGCATCACGATCAGACAAGGATAGACCTTGAAGATCAACTGGTTTTGGATCAAAATCTACACCAAACAGAGAAGTACCGATAGTTGTTCGGAGCAACCCACAAAGAACTTCAGTATTGAATGACTTAATAAACGCCTTATGCAACTCTGCTTGAATACGCTCAGGTGAGCAACTAAGCAGCGTAGAACTCATCTCAAGTGCCGCCACAAACGTAGTGTCATCAATACTAAACCCGAGACGACTCGCAAACTGAACTGCACGAAGAATCCGAAGAGGATCTTCAGTGAACCGATCCCGAGCATCACCCACAGCACGAATCACACCAGATTGCAAGTCAGCGGCACCGCCAAAGGGATCAATTGTTACACCGCACTCGACATCATAAGCGATAGCATTAATTGTAAAGTCCCGCCGAGCTAAATCATCAACAACAGACAAGTTACTATCCAGTAGAACTTCAAAGTCACGATGACCGGCACCTGTAGACTGCTCTGTCCGAGGAAGAGCAAAATCATAAGAGTCACCGTCAATGAGAGCAGTCACAATGCCAAAACTACGTCCTACCTCAGATGCGTGCCCGAGAGAAGATACTGCTTGCTGAACCTGTTCTAGAGATAAGCCAGTAACAAGATAATCAATATCCTTTGGAACAAGGCCAAGCACAGCATCTCGCACACAACCACCAACGCGGTACAGGCGACCACCTTGTTGCTCAATGCTAGCTAGAATCTTATGTTCAGTCTTCATACCAACAAATATACATTAATCTTGTATATTTGTCAACTATAATACACCATGTGCGTGTATCACATAAAACAGCAGCGAACAAAATCCTGTGAACAAAAAACAAAGAAACAAAACAAAAGTGATGACTAGAGAGAACGCATTATCGCCATGAACACAAGCGGTAAACAATTCAATCTCGGTAGCATCCTGTGAAGGAAACTCATTAAGATCATCCGAGGAGTGATAGCGTTGACAAATTGTGCCTATACAAAGCAACAGAAAAACAAAGCTAGCAGCACCCGAAAGAATAGTAAAAAATTGCATAAAGGCCCTTAAAGAGATTAAGGCAACCAGCCACTGGGAACTTCTGCAAGTGAAATGCCATAGGCAGTCTCCAGATCACCTTTACCATACTGAGAGCGCGTGTAATCACGCATGGTTGTCTCAACAAAACACCGGACTGCTGTCTGTAACATAATAAGGCGCGTCTCTACCGTGGAGGGTACATGGGACGCCTCTAAGGCAGCACGCAGCATTCCTTTGCCATACTGGGCCTCTGTATAGTTTTGCATGCTCTCTAACCACACAGCAACAGCATGCTGTAAGCCTGCAAGACGATCCGCACACTGGGACATTAAGAACCTTTCAAAAAGACCAAACTTGACATCAAAACAAAGATACTTTATATTAGGTAGTATGCCAAGCAAAAATGATACAAATAAGAAAATTGTCTACATAGACATGGATGGTGTTTTAGTAGACTTCGAGTCTGGTGTAAAATACGAAACGCTGCATGCGCCATTTATGGACATTCAACTGTATCAGGACAGATGGGAAGACTATCCTGGTATCTTTGCTCGCATGAATCCTATGCCTGGAGCCATCGACGCATTTATGCGCTTAGCGGCTAATCCCCAGCTAGATGTATACATTCTAAGCACAGCGCCATGGGATAACGAATCTGCATGGCTAGATAAAATACGATGGGTGAAACGCTATCTTGGTGATGCCGCAAAGAAAAGACTGATATTATCACATCATAAAAATCTAAACATAGGTGATTTCTTGATAGATGATAGACTGAAGCATGGTGTTCCAGACTTCCAAGGAAAACACATACATTTCGGGCAGGCCCCATTTGAGACATGGAATAAAGTCGTAACCTACCTAGAGCAAAATATATAATACGCAAAAGGCCCGCACCGAGATATAATCAGTGCGAGCCTAATTCATTTCTTGTCCCTGTCTCAGATCACGTGAGATGCTACGGCATAATCACGATCTCCACGGAGAACGAGATGGTAAGTAACCGGCTCAGAACTTCTCTCAATATGCTCAACAACCTGAGAAAAAGTAATTTTCTGATTGTTGTCATCAACAACAACCGCATCAAACTCAGGAGTTGCTTCAGCATACGTATGTGCCTTCTCAAACAAGAGAATAGCATTTCGCAGCCGATTGGGTGTCGCGATAGGCTCAGAAGCGGCAACAGAGGCTGCAGGAGTAGGGACATAAGACGCAAGACTTGCGCTATACTTCCGCCAGTACTCTGATACAACAGCGTTGCGAACATCTGCCATGATCGGACCAGTCAGCGAAGCGAATTCCATGAAACGACCGTTCTCACGGGCCTTCCCTGGAAACGAGATGAAGATTCCACCATTGGTGTTCCGAATAACGTGGATACCACGAAGTGCAATAGTGCCATACGAAACACCTGTGGGCAAAGACCCCAGAAGCAACGAGACACAAGCACGAGCCACACTCTGATGGGTGGAATTTGGATCACGAGGAGGAAGCTTATTGAGATAGACTTCAACAGAGGAGACAGAAATGATCGGGTTGTCGGTAGGCATGATGGGTTTCCTTTATACTGGGTTAATACAGGAGCACCGGGTTAAGTTAAGCACTCTCTGCACTAACAAATATACTAAGGAATATATCCTATGTCAAGGTCTTTACCAGATTTAGCTAATGATACCTTTGCTCGCTCAAGCACTTGACGAGCTCCCTCTCGGGTAAGGTGATAAATATCCTTGATATCATCTAGCAGTAGATCCGACAAAAATCGTAACTTAACAATTTTCAGATCACGCGCCGACAAATTACTGTGCAACAACAGACTGGATACTTCGTCCACGTATTCAACCTGACACATGTTCGCCCCATCAGTATCATCTATCAGTATATCCGCATACAAAGATATGTCATCATTAAGACAATCATACTTATGAGATTTGCGAAAAGTACATAAAGCACCCCGGATGTAGTAAGTCACCCAATTATTAAGGGATCCTTTCAATGGGTTATATGTTTTAATTGCTAATGGTATCTTAGATAGTGCATACGAGAACATGTCATCTTGCCATACCCACAAATTGTAACCACGACATGTCTTAAGGGCAAACCAATGAATCAAGGGCACGTAAGATTGAATAATAAAGTTTAAGGCGCAAGCATCCCCTGCCTGTGCCTTAGAAATAGTTGTTGGATGAATCTCGGTCTTAGTAGTCCTAGCCATGTACGATATATAGTAAAAATCTACTGCACAAACAAGCCGTTACAGCAAAGAACCTTGAAAAACACACTGACGAGTAGGTTTACTACCACGCAAGAAGGACAAGGCATAGGAGTCACTAAAGGCATAAGCAAACCTATGCTTAAACATACGGCCAAAGTTCGACAGATCAATCGGGCCGCGAAGAGCTTCATAAGCACCATGAACATCACGCATAGTAAAGGTATTGTCCTTAGGGCTCACAGCCAGCCCACGCAGGATGTCTTCATCCCACGCATGCTTTTGCAGATGAGCGAGCATCTCAGACAAAATAGTATGGTGATCAAAAGCCAGTGTACCAGCAAGAGCAGTAGAGACAGTCACCCACTGAGCAGTAGCTGCGTCATCATTTGCTTTAATTGGTAATGAATCTGCCTGATCGTGGTGCAGCAAACAGAAATAGGATACATCTGCGGTGTACCACCGAGGATCCCGATCATAGGAAGCATATGTCTTAAACTGATGAAGAGGCACAGTACCCATAGGAATACTGGTTTCTTCTTCCAACTCACGCAATGCTGCGTGGTCTACACTCTCCTTGTCCTGAATGTTAACAAAACCACCAGGAAAGGCAAAGCAACCAGCGTAGGGAGCAAACTTCCGTTCAATCAACAGCACCTGCAGCCGATCCAGGTTCCGAGTGCTCGGATCCAATCGGAAAATCACAATATCAGCGGTAAGCGTAGGACGTTCAAACACGGTTGGGTCGTAACCAGAATCCGGGTAAAGGTCCAAATACGATCCGTGCTTTCCAGAAATACGTTCAGTCATTGTAAAGCCCCAATTTGTAACAAAGTTTAACCGTTTCCGGTGCCATTAATTTAAGTAACTCACTATCTGGTGCCTTAGCAGCAAAAGATTTACGAGCTTGTGTTGAAGATATACTCTGAAAATCAGCAGGAAGAGCAGGTAACAGCGTGTGGAAACTGGATTTAAGCCATGGCAAGGATACACTGGAACCCATGCCACGAGGGAGCACAATAATAGAGAACTCCCGAATGAGAGATTTTCCATTAATCCAATGATCCTCAATCTGTTCAGCTTGGTCTTGACCAACAATCAAAGAAACAGCATCCACACCAGGAGACATCTTAGCATAGTTAAGGAGTTCATAGGTACTCCCAGTGCTACTACTAAGCTCAGACTCAAGCAGACTTACATGAGTGCAAGGAATACGCTGAAAAAGACTCTCACACAAATGCATACGAATGCTGTAGTCAACCAGATCTTTGCCATAAGCATGTTTAAGAACGGGAATGATCCAAACCCTATCCACATTTGGACAAGTGGCAAGGGTTTGACACACTACGGCGCGATGCGCTAGTGTTGGAGGATTAAACGACCCACCGTAGAGTGCCACACGCATTAGCCAAACACCTTACCCTGCAGAACACTCTCTACGGTAGCAACAGTGCAGCCTTGCTTAGCCATGTTCTCAAGAAAACGAATCCCTTGCTCTTCATAGCCGGTGACATCCGACATACAATCTTCCAAGAGCACGATCTTCTTCAGATCAAAACCCAAGTTGTAGTCTTGAATGCGCTGAACCATCTGCTCAACCGAGCACCGAACACAATGCGAACGAGCCTCACCACCAACGACGATGGGCAGATTACCGAAAAGGAGATTTCCAAGCAGATTGTCATTGAAATCTGCCAAGATATTCCCATGCCCTTTATACTCCGGCTCAAAAATGCCAAAGCTCTCCAAGTCCTGATGGTATCCCTTCTTGGCCATAGTGGCAATACGGCCCGGACCACTGTTCTCCCACGAATGCACAGCAGCAACAAGGTTGTTACTCAGTTCATAGCTCTGTGTGCCAGGAACACAATGAACAGGCCAAATCATGCTACCACGAATCGGATCAATGTAACGCTTTGCGTATTCCTGCTTTTTCGGATCGGCAGCTTGAATAGCACCACTCTCAAGAGCAAGAAGGTTAACTAGGGTAAAGGGCTCTGGAGAAACCCCTTCCGAAGTCAGCCACCAACCAGGATGACCAATGTGAGCAATAGGGTGCTGATCTACAGTAAGAAAAATATCAACAATATCCTCCTCTGCCTCCGTAATGAAATTCGAGAATCGAACGACATCCTCAAAAGCACCAGCAGGGCACAGCGGCTCGCCAGGGCAAACAAATGCCTTCTGAAAATCAATTCCAAAAACCTTAAACGGTGTACCCATCAGAAATCTCCTTCTCAGTGAATGCACTTAACCAACAGTCAATAACTTAGCCTTGAGCTCCTTGTATGCCTTAGTGTAGTAAACACCACCAATAGCTTCTCGAAAATCGAACCCATAAGCTCTACGGCTCACGACAAGTACAGGCGGAGCCTGAACACGCTTCACAATGCCCATGCCCTTAAACAAGCCCCACCAACGTTCAAGATCTGCAACGAAATCTTCCGCTGTTGGGAAAAGATACTTAAACTCTGTATATTTGTCAACATCAATCTCAAGATGTTCCAAAAGATCACCCATAATATAATGATTAAGGGTATCCTCAACATTATCGCGATTCCATGGCTCAACCCACGAAGCAAATAGCTTGTCGTGGTACCAGTAGGTGATAGGATCACCCTTACCTGCATCAACATTCTGATCAGCACTCAACTCCGCCGAGGGCTTAAGTGTGTACAAGGAGTCAGGAATGATCTTATGATCAAAAGTGTTCTCCACAGCACGAAGAGTTTCATAAACTTCATGCTTCCAGAGATCCGCTAGAGGAGCAAAATACCCCATGTGATCACCGCCCATAGTGCAGTAACCAACAGTAAGCTCAGCTTTGTTTCCATTGTTGGGAAACACCGCATGAAACCCAGCAGCCAACATAGCCTGAACACCAGCACCACGCATACGAGCCTGGATATTCTCCGTATCATCCCAGAACTCCGTGGCCTTAACGTCCGACTCCCACAGCCCAACATGAACACTGGTCATGAAGTCCGTAACAGACTTCCCAATAGGAATCTCCAAGTAGCGAATACCCAAATTATCTGCAATTGTTTTTGCAATACCCTTGGTTGTTTCGCTATTAAATTCAGTAGGCATATTAACAGCGATCACGTTTTCAGCACCAAGAGCCTTTACATGAAGCAACGTGGACAGTGCCGAGTCCACACCACCACTCAACCCAATCACAGCACGCTTGATGCCACCCTGCTCACAAAACTTCTGGATGCCGTAAGCCAAAACGTCATGAAGTTCTGGGTCTTGCTGCTCAGTCTGCCAAGGCGACTCAGCAGCCACTTGGACACTCGTAGGAGTAACAGTAACCAAACCCATGCATTCCCTGAGAGGGGGTAGCGCACAGATAACAGCACCGTCCATATAAACAGTAGAGCTCCCGTCAAAAACAAAAACATCCTTACCGTTGTTCTGAATACCAACACTGTTGACATAGATCAGAGCATTAAACTCTTGCGAATGCTGAGCAAAACGACGATTGCGAGCACCATTCTTGCCTTGAGTAAATGGTGAGCAACTCAAGTTTACATGCACATGCATCTTCCCTGGAGCCGACACGCTGCGACCCCGGCAGTTATGAATAGGCTTAGTAGCATAATCATCATCCCAACCATCTTCACAGATCGACGGTGTGATATACAAATTGTCTTCACTGTAGATAGACATTATGGGTGTATGAGCAGTGCCGCTACGAAAATAACGCTTATCTTCAAACTCACGATAGTTTGGCAGATTCGTTTTATGGTACTCCATAGCGTACCTGCCTAGGATTACAGCGCTATTAAAACGCTCCCTGCGACCATCTTCGTAATTCGTATCACCCAAGGTCACAGAACCTAAAATAGCAGTAATACCAAGTTCCAGAGCAACAAAGGAAATATCCTGTTTTAGGTACCCCAGACAATCCTTAAGGAAAGCTGCATCCTCCCAGTCATCACCTACCATGTAGCCAGGAAGAGCCATTTCAGGAAAAACAGCAACCTGAGCACCAGCATCCTTGGCAAGGTGCAGGTACTTAATGATCTTAGCGGCATTCAAATCAGGGCGCTTTGCAACAACCTCAATCTGACAGATAGCGATAGTCTTTGCAGTAGTAAGCATTTCGTCGTCCTCTAATTCGTCGTTAATTCCACAAAGCTTAACCTGGTCCCATAGCAGATAATCTTCCTCAGCATCATCTGCCACATGGAGAAACCCACAGGTACCATTTGCGTGCTTTGGCTTTTGTGCATCTAATCCCCAGTAAGGACATTTGCCTCTGCCATCATAGCAATAGATACCTGTAGGAATTTCCAGATGGCACATATCAGGCAGCCAACCCGTAAGTGCGCTGCAGGATGTCTTCGTGACGGCTCTCGTTGAAGTAGTCACCTACCATGTAGGTACGCTTCAGAGCATCTTCATGCACAGCGTCCTCACACATAGCCTTACCAGCAGTGTCGCTAACCTTTGCCACTGGACGATCATTGACTTCAACAGCCTTCATCACGAGTTGAAGTGCCTTTACACCCAAGTCATTAGTGAAGTCCGTACCAATGCCAAACGATACCTTAGCACGACCAGCAAACACCTTGAGCAGATTCTCACAAGTATCTGGATTAAGGCCATCCGAGAACATCAGCACCTTCGTCTTAGGATCAATGTGGAGTTTCTCGTAGTGCCGAATAATCTTCTCACCCCAAATGAACGGATCGCCCGAGTCATGACGAGCACCAATGTAACTCTGTGCCAAGAGCATGTCAAAGTCACGAAGGAAAGCATCAACACCAACGATATCCGAAAGAGCAATGCCCGTCTTGGCACGGTAAAAATGCTGCCACAGATCAAGCATATACTTATTCGAGCTGCCAAGCGTCACATTATCCAGAGCCTGACCGACCTCCAAGAACTCGTGGGCCATTGTGCCACTGAACGGCGTCTTAAACTCGACAGCCATCTGAACATTCGACGTGCCCAAAAAGACACCAGGAATATCAGCAAACTCCTTGACAAGATTTTCAACCACGTAGTGCTGCCAAGCAAACGATGCACGACGACGAGTACCAAACTCGCTGAACGTAAATGCATACTGCTTAGCCAGATCCTTATAACGCTTGATCTTGTCCTCAAGTCGCTGCATGCCCTCGTACAGATCCAAATCCTTGTACACATCCCGGAAATATGCTTCCTGCGTCATGGTCATGGCATGGATCTCAAAATTGGTATTGTACCGAGCTGGACCATGCGTCCGGATGTCCAAAAGATCACCATTGGGCTCAATCGTGATGAAGTCACGGTTGAGCTGAGCCAAGCGCAGAAATTCAAGGTAAGGACGAGTCATATAAGGAACAGCGTGCAAACGAGCAAGTGTCCCTGGACTCATGCGACGAGTACAAGCCAAGTCCATCTGGTTGCTCACCTCAGCAGCGTACTTTGCCAGGTTGACACCAGTAGTACGATTGTGAAACTTCTTCGACATCGTAACATGAGGAAGAAGCGCATCATAAACCTGACCCATAGTCAGGAAGTAGAAGTCGATGTCATCGAAGGCATGGTTCCGCCCCGCAAGCTTCGACTGATGCTTCTGTGCGAATTCTTCCAAAGTAATATGTTCTGCCATGATTGAATCTCCTACTTGGGTTAGAGTAACTTTTACTCTTTAAGTAGAATTTACTACAAAATTCTAAAAAAACAAGAGGTCATGTACAAAAAACCGTAAATCGTGAGCATGGAGCAAGAAAAACCTATCGCATATCTGGACTACCGACTGTTTGTACCAACAAAAGCGGTTAACCAAGATATGATGGATGCCTTTGAAGACATCATCCCTGACTTCTTTTCACCTGTTGATGAAAACGGAGATCTTCGAGATAACCGAGACCTAAGACTTATCCACTACAAAAAGCATGATGAGGGTTGGGTATCTTTTTCGCGAGGTGATCTTGCAAAGATCAAAGACATCATTTTCCCCTACGTCAGCATCTCGGACTGTCGCGCCGTTCGCCCGCTAGCACTGCAGCCAAAATGGCTTGGAGTTAAAAAAGATAATGGTGAACTTGTTCCTCTGTATGATAATCAGATAGAAACAATCGCAAGAACTCTCCACACGGGGTATGGACAACTACAAGCACCACCTAGATATGGTAAGACTGTATGTATGTCTAACATGATAACGCAATTGCAACAGAAAACACTGGTTCTTGCACATCAAGTAGAATTGTTGATACAATTTGAAGAACGCTTCCGTGCTTGTACAAATATAGAAGAGCTTGAACGCAAAGCAGGTCACAGACTTGTTGGCATATGTGACAAGATGGAAGAATTTGATCAATATCTTGTTTGTGCTGCTACCTGGCAAGGATTCTTAGCCGGAAATGCGAATCATAGTTTACTGCCAAAGTTGAAAGACTCCTTTGGTTGTGTTATGGTTGATGAAGCACACAGAGCAGCATCTGAATGTTTCTCAAAAGTTGTAGCACAATTCAACCCACGCTTCAGGTTTGGCTTTACAGCAACGCCTGAAAGAAAAGATGGTCTAGAGGCAGTTGTCAATAACATCATCGGGCCTGTAGTTGCATCCGGCGACGTACCCCAACTACCAATGAGAATCCGCCCAGTTTATACCGGATTCAAACCTGTATTTGAGCGCTGGTATGCATATGAACGACAAATACGAGATGCGAGCCCACGAAACAAACTTATTCTAAAACTCGTAGTAGATGATGTAAACAAGGGGCACTCTGTTCTTATTGTATGCACACGTAAAGAACATATAAAGAACCTAGTTGATACATTAAATCGCAAGTTCAACGTGCCCGCTGAGGGTTGGTACTCTGATGTCAAAGATAGGTCCGGTGTTTTAGGCCGAGCTAAAGCAGGAGCTACAAAAGTCATTGTCGCAATGAGATCCATGCTCCTCGGTCTAAATGTACCACGTTGGAGCAGTATTCATATTGTTGTTCCCAGTAACAACCCCTTCAATTTCTATCAAGAATTCGCACGTGTACGTACACCAAACGAAGGAAAAAAGTATTGTGTTATCCGGGATTATATTGATAACCACAAAGCTGCCATAACCTGCTTTAAGACACGCTTTGGTGTATATACTAATCCAATGTATGCACCAGCATATTTTGAAGATGAGCATGGAAATCTAGTAAACCCACCAACAATGAGGATGATACAAGAACTTGCAAAAAGAGATCCAGATGAAATAAATCTAGAATCCATACCTAATGAAGCACGACGTGCCAGAAACATTTTTCAAAGCAAACCAACCTATGATGATACACCTAAGGAAGACATCGCACCTCTGGGATTAAGTAAGTTTGAAAAAATCAAAGCACACAAAACAGCTCTCGGAAATGACCTCTGATGCCTAGACAGCAATCTATATCACCAATAGACTTACCAACAGCACCAAAGATGGTGAGTCAACCATCCCCAGATGAACGAAGGACTAACCTAGAGCCACCAATCCAATTTGGACAAATGCTCGGTAAAGTAGCCGCTCAATCACTGGATGAAACAATTTGTTCAGATCCTATCATCCAAAATGCAAACCACACAGCAGATACTATACCACTATCCAGCGAACTAGAACAACGCATTCTATATTATGCAATAAGAACATTAGAACTATCAAAAGGTCAGTTTGACTTCAAAGTGAACTTTAGATTTGAAAACCCAAGACAAGATCTAGCTAATGCCGCAGAGGGTGTTCTTTATGTGCAAGGATATCGAGATAGATTATGTGAGATAGAAATCCAACTACGCCAAGCTAGAAAACAGCTTGACTCAGCTTATGATACAGGCGTAGCATACCTATTTGAACACTATCCTCAAAAAATGGATACATTTAATAGAGATAGCCTCTTACGAAATATATTTATAAGTAAGGTATTCAAACCACTAGATGAAAAACGAAAAGATATCAAATCTCTACTAGAACAAGTAGCTAGTGCTTTAGATAACTTAGATAAAGCACATTTTGCTTACAAGACAGTTGTTGATGTAGGTAAAACAATACTAGATAGAGTAGAAGGACGCGCAGGATGACTGATAACCCAAACCAAGCACCAAAAGATCTTCCAAAAAAGACAGAGGCCGAAGAAGTCAATGATGTACAGTCCATTCTGGATAGAATGGCCCGCTTACCTGCGGGTGGTCTGCACAAAGATACTATCCCCAATGACCTACCAGAAGATTCAGCATTCTCTAAAATGGTGCAGCACTGGAAATTCATTCAACGGGATTGGGCCAGAAAACATCATGGGGATGTTGAAGAATCTGCCGTGGTACAACCAGAGCCGGATGTTGAACTCTTCCATAAACTCAGTATCTCGCTACTAAACCACATTGAACGCCAAGCCGCTATTCGATATGCCGCCCTGGATGCAGGATTCAACATCATACGACGAGGCGTCCAAGCCGACCTCGATATCAGACACTTAAATAAGTATCTAGATGAGTTAGAAGGTCTACGTCTATCAGGAGAGCTAATATCACTATTTGATCTCCATGAATATAAAAATGAAATAATGCTTCGAGAGATTGATCGTGTATTCGGAACAGCAACATCTCTTGAATCAGAGCATCGCAAAAAAGAATCTGATGATAATCAGTATAGACAAGATATGCTGGACTTAGCGGTACAGACAGCGCAGGGTGTAAAAGATATGGGTGCTACACTGAGAAATTCTACTGGACCGTCTCCGCGAAGAGGACAAACCTCTTTAAGAAAGCGGAGGCACGATGGCCAGCAGTCAGAACCCGACGGGGACGCCAACAGTTAACGAATTAAGAGGTCTTGGTAAAGACTACCAGGGCGCGGCTATACGTTGGAGAGACTTTCCCAGTACCGACACTACTACAGGTGCTGCGTACCAAGATATAATAATGGCTTGTGGTTTTCGGCTATTCATAATGGGTGTTGAAGTAACGCCGCATGTAATGGGATCTATATCCTGGGATCGACATGGACGCGATGGATCCAATTCCCTGAACTTTACTCTAGATAATAACAATAGTAAATTTGTTTATACTAATACAGATTTAGGTGGAAGTTCTAAATTTGATACTGCCTATATCGGTGATACATTAACGTCTACATCAGATATACCATTAAACAATATGGTACCTAAGTTAGATGCAAAAATATCTAGCAAGTCTAACGAATCAGATATACCAGATGCTGACAACTTAACATGGTACATCCCAGCAGCAGATGTAAAAGACAAGTTTGTTTTTGACGAAGTGCCTAAAAAATACTTTTATAAGTACAAGTCAAAGCTAGGCATAAAAACACCAGCAACAGGAAATGACTATAAAGCACGTTATGATTTAACCCCAGGGGCTTGTGCTATCAATTTAATGGACCATGTTCGCTTATTCATCATGGATCCAAATGAAGATACCGTTCTTTTGTCCGACACGAAGTGGAAACCCGAGTTTACAGGTTTTGTTACATCGGCCAATGTAACAAATAACCCACTAACCGGTGAATCAACCTTATCAATAACATGTAATGATATCAGGCATCTAATGCGAAAGATGCGATATATCACTAATTTGAATGATATAAGCATCTTAAGCTCTCTTATATCCTTTACTGACTCAGATGAAGTACAAGATGGGGCAGGTGTATTCAACGATCTTCTGATTGCAAGTTCCGATCCTAAGTGGTCTAATACACTAGCAGAGTCGTCTGCAGACTCCGTTATTCGGGCGATAACAGTAGGTGACGACCTAGCCGCCTTAGCAGCAACCACAGGTCAGCCCAATCGCGTAGCCGATCAAGAAAAAACACAGGATGCACTGTATCCGAAGTTCACAGACGCGGTGGACCAAGATACGTTAGAAACACAGTATACCCGTAAAATAGATGCAGTACAAGCTATAAAAAGTAGTTCTACAGGACAACGCTTTTCTCCAATTGGTACATACACGCTAGGTCTATATAAAGGATATGACCCACCAGCAGACGGGGCGGACAACTCAAGCCAAATTTCAAAACTTGAAGAATGGATGGATATTCTCAATTTCGGAATAGCGCGTCAGTGGTTGGACTATGATACGGTCACACTAATTGGACAAAACACAAAACCATCGCTTGGAGTAGACAGAGGGGCTACGGATGACCAATCTGCCTTTTCCGCTCTCAATGGATTTGTCCATATATTATGCCCAGCAGGAGGATTATCTGTATCTAATGTCTGGGATCGCGTATTTGTAACGTTTGATGGGTCACCCACAATGAGTAATAGGATGGAAGTCCTAGAGCAGATGTGTAACACAATAGACTACCAAATACAAGTTAACGCAATGGGTGATTTATGTTTTGAATTTCCTATGTATGACTTCTATCCAGAAGAATTTGGTAAGTACAAATACACTATGGCCCTTTCAGATTCAATAAAACATTATGATTTTAATGATGAAGGTGATGGAAATCCCATAACAGGCTTACGTGTTTTTGGACAATATAAAGCAGAAGACCAATATAACGAAGATGATTCTTGGTTACAACATAACCTATATTCTATATACATAAAATCAGATTACATGGCATCTAAATACGGAGTACTTGTAGAAGAGCTTGGAATACCTTGGGCTATGAACGCATGGGGAAATACAGACGCAGAAAACAAAGAAAAACTTGGAGCTCTAGCATCTTTCGGAATTATTGAATTTATGAAAAGAATGTCAAAGATGTCAAGCATGTCTTTGAATAGTACATATAATCCATTTCTCTGGCCAAACAAACCCATAATCAACAGAGATGCCAGACGAATGGGCCTGATGAATAGTGTCAATAATTCAATGCAAATTAATGGTCTTTGCACAACAGGTATTGGATGTGAGTATATACGTAAAGCTGATACAGATGGAACGTTCTTGAATCTATGTGGCGCACAAAATACACCATTCAGCTATGCAAATCGAGGCGGCTTATCACTGTTTCCAAATAAAACAGCAGTAGCTGGAGATAAAGAATTACCCTTTCTCCAGAATAACAGCCTGATATACACATTCAATAATGGTTTTGGTATTGAGATAATACAACCTGACGAAACAATGATTTATTCCTTATTCGCTAAATATGGTATAAATGGAACTCCAGTATCACATCAAGGAGCTATGGGTAAAAAAACCTACTCGGATCCCCAAAAATGCTATAATGCTTTCAGGAGACTACCCCAAAACCAGCAAGATGCCCTAGAAGCTGTAGCAAATAAACTATGCCACGGTAGAGGTACACTCAGAGGATGGCAAATTTACCAGTATATGCAATCTGAATCTGGATATCAACTAACAAAAACAAACAGCAATGGTGGGGCTGTAGGCTTAATCCAGTACATACCGTCAACACTGGTACATTTATACGGCAAAGGAGCATTAGAGGGGGCTCCGTCAGGAATGACATCAGCACAATTACAGCAATGGTTCAGAAACAGCCAATACTGTACAGGACCTAATGCATATGTTAATCAAATAGCTCTTGCAGGTACATATCTAGCACTTAATAGCGGCGGAACTGTTGCTAATATGGATCAGCTAAATAGAACAATATATATGCCCGGAGCTGTAAAAGATACATCTGTACCCTTCGCGAGTTCAGCACAGCCTGCAAGCGTAAGAGCTCGGGCATCTAAAACAGACGGAAACTCCGTATCTTTAGATGATCTTTTATACAGAGTAAAAGGTATTGATAGTAATGAAACAACGGATAATGAAACACTTGAAAAAGCATACCTAGCAGGAAAAGGATCTTCAGCAAAAACAGCAACGGCAGCAACGACGCAGGTAATAAAAAGCGGTACTAATGCAGCATACACGCAAGGCACTACCATCGCAGACAAGGCAGCAAAAGCTGTATCATCTACAGCATCGGGAGTTGTTAATTCGGTAGCTTCATGGATGCTAGGTAACTCCGTAAGTAAAGTAGGCACAGCCGTATCCAGCAGTGCAAACGCTACCACAGGTAAGCTTAATAATACAGCAGCAACTGCGGCGACACAAGCAAGCCAGGTAGTAGACGTAAAAGGAACAGTAAATGATGTTACAAACAGTACCCTAAATCAAGTAGGAACAAATGTCAGTAACACCAGTGTACTTGGATACAAACCTCTAAAGGGTGGTGGCTTTGCAACAACACCGGGGTTAACAGCAGGAACTTCAGGATCTAATAACTAATGTCAACGACACAATCAGCAAATAGGATAAAAGAAGCCTCAAAAAATAATGATGATTATGTTACGTCAGTCATTACAGCAGTTGCGTTAGATACAGAAACAGCAACGGTTGCTCATTATGGTACTATCCCTATCCCCCAACCACTAGTGTTTGGATCGTCATGGATACGAAGTTTCCCTACGTCCGGCCAGGGCATCAAATTGATGCGCAACCCCAAAAAGCAAACATATGAAGCTGTCGGTTATGAACAACCCTCAGACACACAGACAAAGCTAACTAATTACAGTAACAAAGAAGGACTGTACCGACCGCTGAGAGAAGGCGAGCATGAAATACTGTCTAGCAGCGGCGCTGTTTCTTTCTGGGGCTCTCAACCATTCTTGGAACACAGAGTTGGACCTATTAGACACACCTTAGACGCCATAAAAATGGAAGCCAGGTACAAGGCACCAACACATGTTATTAAGTTGCACGCATCCAGAACAGACGAAATAGGAGATGAAATCCGTTTTGGCGTTGTTAAGCGGCCTACATCAGCGAACACAGAAGCCTATGCCCTAAAAACACCATTCTCTAATCCACTATTAGAAACATATCAGTACGGTAAAGAATTCCTGCTGAATATAAAAGATGATGTTAGTGGAAGTGCCTTAATAGATGTGCGCTGTGGTGATGTTTTTGATGATCAGCTACTACCAGGATACCCATTTTCATTACAGAAATTTGGAGATAACAGTCTACCTCTGCGCTACTGGGCACGTTTTTACGATTCAATCGAACCAGGAACGCTATCTGTACCAGATCAAATGACAGAAGTTCAAGTCGATAGCCTAGGCAATGTAGTAGTTAACTTAAGTAAACTAAGCGTGCTCGGCTTTTCTATGAATGTACCACTAGGTAAAATAGCCATGTCTTGCGGATTAGACATGGCACTTGATGCTAAATTAGGCGTTACAATAACAGCACTAAAAGATGTTACAATAAAAGGAACAGCCGGTGTTACAATATCATCCCCGGCAAGCATCAGCATTGAAGGAACATCAGGTGTTGATATCAAATCATCTGCATCTATAACAATTAATGGTGCATCTGGTGTTGAGGTAAAATCAGCAGCTACTGTTAAAATAACAGGCACATCTGAAATAGATCTCAAGTCATCAGCATCAATAAAAGTATCAGCCCCTATGATAGAATTACAAGGATCAGTTAATAGCTTATCAAAACATATAGACTATACAACAGGTGTACCCTTATTCCCTGATGGGAAGATATTACTATAATGAGTACACTGCTTTCATTAAAAAGTTCATTCCTATCAACATGGAAAGCTGGGTTACCTAGCAAAGAATTACCTGTTACACAAGTTCTATCAGATAGATTAGAAAGTATAGCTACAGCTATATTAACTGCCGGTGATATAACAATAAAATCAACTGTAATCAACGGTGGACTAATTACCGGCGGTGCCTCAGCATCTGGGGGTCCTGTTGCTGGTGCTATCTTGAACATAGCCACAGGCGGTGTTGTAAGCTCAACTAAGTGGGCAGGGAAATCTGTCTATGTACCACCAACCACAAAAATAGGCGATAGTACCGTTCAATACACAGCTTGGCTAAAAACACTACAAGAAACCATAAGTGATGCTATCTCAGATTTCTGGGATTCATGGTACCCAACATGGATGTGTACTGGAGCGGTAGCACTTGGCGGTGTCTCTGCGTGGGTTGCAACATCTGTACCCCCGGTACCTGGACCATGGACTCTAGGAACAATCACGCCATTCAGCCTTGTCGGAGCTCAGGGGATAAATCCATCACCAGCACTAACACTACTCAAAACCAAATTAGTCACTACAGCTAAAGCTACCGCAATCGCAACATGGAACAATCAAATATCAACTTTAATACCAGCACAAAATGGTGATATAATACAAGGAACTATTGAATCATTCTGTGATGCATTTTCAAGCACATTTCAAACATGGACAGCTACAGCCATGGTAACAGATCCAACGGGCGCAGGTGCCACAGGTATCGCAGCACCACCAACAGGGTTAATTACAACGGGCACGATAAACGGTTTAACTATAATCTGAGGCTACATCATGACAAATGAAATTCCAGAACTTGGATCTACCGAACCAAATCACTCTTGGCAAGAAAAACAAGATTTCATAGTTAGATTTATTGATGAACTTGGAACATTTATTGAACATAAGTGCGCAGAATTTGAACTACCACCTGTAGTTATAATTGGAGCACTAGATGTATTAAAAAACGAATGGTTAAATCCCGTCTTCACACAAGAAACAAATGAAGACGAGGACGACGTAGATGGAGATATAGATAATGATTCAGAACAAAACATATAAAATAGGATACCGCTTTAGTATAGTACACTAAATATAATAAATCGTATAAAATGTACAGCTAACGGATTGGCACTGTATTTGATATACTAATGTATATCCAAACCACAACCACCGAAAGGATACGTAATGTCATACGCTAAAAACATACGCGCAACACAAAAGATAGAAAATAACAACTATATTGTTGAAGCAGAAATTCCTGGGTACAAGAAGGCATCATTAGAGCTAAGTATACAAGGAACATTATCAGGATACACAGTAATCACAGGAAAAGCCAGCAAAACATTAGATGCTGTACAAGACAAAGATGTGCTAACATTAGTTCTAGATATCAATCCCCAAAAGCTAGACTTAAATTCAGCCGTAGCAACATTAGAAGACGGGCTCTTGCTTATCAAGATACCCGTAAAATCAACATGGACAAAAAAGACAATTAAGCTACTCTAATAACCAAATTATGCTAGTGACACAAACAAAGGAGCTACTGAAGTAGCTCCTTTTCTTTTAACCAAAACTAAGAACAACTTATGAACAAAATATAAACATAACTGTAAATCAAGAAACATGCGATTACTAACACTAGATACAGGTAAAAGTCACATCGCATATGCCACAACATGTATAACAGACGAAATTCACCTTGAGTCACTAGGCACCATCCCAGCCGTAGATGATCTAACGCAAGATGGAATACAACAAAACATAGCGGTGTATGATGAGGCACTCAGTTCTATATGCAACACCATTGATGTCATAGTGTTTGAACGAGTGATACAACGACCGGGACGAGTATCCGGTTCATCTGTTGAATACATCGGTGTAAGCGTTGGAGTTCTCCTAGCAAGAAGTCACGACAAGCACATCAGGGTGATCCCAACTATGGCATCTACTTGGAAGACAAAACTCAGAAAAATCAAACCATGGACAACGTCATCGGAACTCTTTGATTTCCCACCTATAGTAAAAACAAGAAAATCTAACATTATAGCAGATCATGAATTTGATGCAACTAGTATTGCCTTATGGTTTATCCAGAAGAATAATCTACAAGATACAGAAAAAGCCTTAAAAGCTTTTACTGAGCAATTACACGAAATAGACCAAGCAAGGAGAGACAGCAATGTCCAGCAAGTTCATCCGAGACATGATATCGCTACCAGCAGAACAAAAAAACAAACTAAAAGTGGACCTCAACAGCATACCTGTTGACGGCAGCGAGAGCTATATTGTATGTGATATATTAGATTGTAGATTACTAGACGCATGCTCTCTAAAAAAGTGCCCATATCACATAAAAGATGCAAAGAATCACAACTGCATTAAACAGCTAAAAGCTAGTGACACAAGAAAATTAACACAGGCCGTCGCTGCAGAAGCACTTAATGTATCTGTAGATATACTGAGAGACACGGTAGCATCCGCTCTAACAAAGATAAGAAAAGAATCGTTAAGAGAACGACTGCATGAAGAAGAGAAAATAAACTCTTTTTCCTATGTTACTAATGCTCATGTTTGTGCAGCCTGTGCAGCACAAGTTGAAAACGATAACCATAAGCACGAAGTAGCCCCTGGTGAGTACATATACTACTGCTCACGATCTTGTGAAGCACGCCGCCCTGTCTCTCAAATTAGAATTGAAATGGATTATGGTACAGACGTTGGAGAGGTCCTCCTGATTGCAAAAAAGACATTTCACAAGCTGGATATTATTCAACCAACACTAGGAGTAAAAAAGACAAGCCTTCTGCAGTGGTATAGTAACCTGCTAGGCATACACCCGCACGAATTTGGCTTTGATGCTGCCTCCTCTGTAGATGTTCTACGCAAGAGCACAAATATAGCCCCGGAAGACAGCTTTGTATCTATACTAGCGGTAGAAAAGACCAACAGATGGTGGGCTGAGTATGATGCTAGAATACAAAACTCCCTAATGAGCATTTGACAAACAGACACACTTAGTGTATTATTTAGATTGAGACACCTCCTTCAAAGGACCTACTATGCCTGTAACTATTCTAGTAACATCGGACCCTTGGTCCAACAATGGTAAAATTCCAGAAATCTGTGAAGCAGCTCGGGAACATATCAAAACACTAGCTCTAGAGCTAGTGGGAGCCGAAAACTCCACACCGGAGACAGTAGAGGCCGGATTACGCAAAGCTGTGAGAGCTTGGTCCACAAAACAAGTGGTTGAATCAATGGTCGTAAAGGATCTGACCGTCTCCTCCTTTAGCAACAACCCAGAAGAAGCCATCTGGGGAACACAGGATCAAAACAAGAATATCTATACAAAAAAGGGTATTCTCTATGTATCAGAACCATCATACGGTTCCAGTTACAACTATGGTCGCAGCTACTATGGACGAATGTTGCACGAAGAGGATTTTGATGATGACTATCCCCTAATTACATCATACGGCAACAAACAGCACAATAGTACAGCAGCAGTACAGGGCAGACACGCTAACTATGATGACATGACTGAAGAAGAAATTTTTGAACTCTTCTATACGCATGGTGATGTATCTACACTCATGTAGGCTAAAGACCTAGAAGTTCTACCCAGCTCTCGTGTAAATGAGAAGGGTGGACATCCAAGTAAACAGAAACAGTCTCTGGCACGGCCTCTCTGAACACCAACAATTTTGTGTAAAGAGGGGCCTTCCTATTAAATACCTGGGCATGTCTCTTCGAGATGAGTCCCTTAAATTCGTAGACTATGAAATACCTCAAGGTTTTGCTCCCCTAACCGTATCAGGTATCACGCAACTTCGTTGGCTCCAAGCTCTTAAAAGTAACCTAAGTCCTGCAAAATATCCTGTAGGAATCATAGGTATACATAGCGCACCTACAGACTACAGCGCTTTCAAAGTAGGTGCTACTGTATTTGAGCTTGCTGTACATCGTGGATTAGTCTGCTATGCTTTGAGCATCACGCAGATCAAAGAGCACCGACTCTATGAATTACCACAAGCAGATGTTTACCTTATCCATGGACTCACAGATGAAGTGGTTTCTTCATATACATGGCCTCTGCGAGACTTCCTGCGGAGTAAATCAACAGCACTGAGACTTCTCCTGATGACATCACCAACGGTCGGTGGTGGCTTACAAATGCAAAGGGATACGTTACGGATGCGTGATATAGATGTTACAGTTTGCTTAGAAGATTCCGAAGATCAACCAGGCTTAAGGTATACCTAATGCCTTTCACGCAGCAACCTGTACAAGTTATCCGTGCCCCAAAAAATCTAGATAAATCACGCGAAGAGCTTCGAGCACTTTACAGTATCTGCAGCATGGAAGATCCGGCTGAGAAGATCAAGCGCCTTGATTCTCTCCACGAAGATTGGTTCTCCTCAGAGACTACCAAAGCACTATATAGACGAGTACGGGCATCTAGATCGCAAACAGGAGAAGTACCGACATTTGCGTCACTAGCTGACGACACCAGCCTGCCTCCCGAGAGTCAAGAAATAGCTAGAGTCATACAACGCTCAGGTGCTCATTACAGTATGAATGGTGCCGACTGGGCAAGCTTCACAGAAATGCTGCGCAACAACTTCAAATTGCTGCAATACTGGCAAATGCATCTGGAAGTAACTGAACGCCTGCAACTACTAGATCCCAGCCTTCTCGGTTCCATTGAAGCTACAATTTCATCGTATCAAGCAACTATAGCAAAGCATGTATCTCAACGTAAAAATCCAATACGTATGGGATCTGGTGCAACAGACAACCAAGCACTACTCGCAGGTATATTAAACCCGCACCGAGCCGAAAACAGAATCAAAATGGGTTTCAGGGAGTTTGATACCAGAACAGGTGGATTACTTCGTGGAAACGTAATGCTCATCATGAGCAAATATGGTGGTGGTAAATCCGCGCTTGCTCTTACAGCAGGCGTCAATATGGCCAAAAATGGTTACCATGGCGCTTACATATCCTTTGAACTGGGCGATGAAGAACTATTTGAACGGTTTATCACTAATGTATCTGGAGTAGACGGCAACAACATCCGATTAGGCGGTGAACATCTGTCCGATAGCGATAAAGCTCGCATCCAAGCGCAATATGCAAGCTTTAATGAGGGTGAAGGTTCATTGACACTCATCTGTCCAAATACTATATCATCTGGTGGTTGGGATATAAATGATACCCTCCACATAATTGAAGGATGTGGCTATGATTTTGTCATCTTTGACTATCTAGGTCTAATACAGTATCACAAAATTGAAGGTATTTCCTCGTCGAGAGAAGATCAAATCCTCTCAGATATGGCACGCAAGATAAAGATCCACGCAGAATCTCATCAGTATGCAGCACTTGTACTGCATCAGATGACGGATGAAGGTAAAATAGCCAATGCACGAGCTATTGGAGCACATGTTGACTTCATCTGGAAGTGGGAAGTAAAAGAAGAAGATAGAGATCGGGGATGGGTAACTATCTCACAGGACAAAGCACGAGGAGCACCCGTCTACGATATGATCTTTACATTAGCCTTCAACTTCATGCAAATGCAAAATGTACGTGAGCCACCAACTGTTGATTTTGGACAAGCACAAGGGCCACACTCGCATCAAGCCGGACCAACACGTCCATCACCCTTAGCCATGGATATAACACAGTTTCACTAATATGCCTACACAAAGACGCACAAAAGCCGCAGTAGCCACCCAGCCAGTTGAAGTACCAACTATTCCAAACACGGTATGCTTTGCTCTAGAGCAGGCTAAGAGCCAGCTAGAGACACTAAAAAAGCTCACAGAGATAGTACCTAAAGGAACGGGTGAAACAGACGCGCCCGCCTGGATTCAAACAACAGAAACAGGTATTCGTGTCACTTATGGTCATTTCGGTTACGGAGGCTACGTTGACATACCCGCAACAGTATCTGATATACAACTCAATCACAGTTTACCCTTACAGGTATTAACAAATCTGCAAAATGCGGATATTGTTAAACTTAGTCTAATCCAAGACGGGACAGCCCTAGCAGTCATGTCGGAAAGAACTCGATTAAACACACTACTAGATGATGCTGAAATTGTTCAACGACAAATTCCAGATTTCCTAGAAGACTGCTATGAATCATTCCGTCTAACAGATGCGCAATTTTCAGGTCTACTACGGCAAATTGTATTCAAATCAACAGACTTATCAGTACGAGGCACAGGCTTACCTGTACAAATACGCTCGGATAGAACTAATAACTGCTACCATGTGATAGCACGTGACTCAGCTTTTGGTATTATAAAAACATTTAGTGCGGAGATTACCAATGATGTTGATGTAACTCTGACGCACCAGTTTCTTAAAGTCGTATCAGACACGCTCAAGAGCACAGATACAGTAGTATTCAGCTTCAGTGAAGATATGACATCCTGCAAAGCTAGTATTGGTGATCATACAGTTGTTTGGGTACCTGTACCTATTTATGAAGAATACGATTTGCTCACTTGGCACCAACAAACATTAGCAGAAGGTGCAGTGCTAGCAGAATTCAATGTATCATTCAATGCTTGGTTAGATGCCTTAGCTGATATGATACCACATTTTAAGATTGATAGTCAAACAAACAATATCACCATCTCCTTTGATACAACTGTAACGCCACCAGAGATGCGCATGGTCTTTTCTAGCACACGAATAGCGGTAGCTGGTAGAGTACCTTATCAAACTGTGGTAGAATGCCATGAAGAAGACATTGTTACAGATGGTTTACGTATGTACTCTTTCCTAAAATGTGGAAAACAAACACGAGACCAATTAGCTAATACTAAACTAATTGGTAATCATATGTTTGTAAATATACCTGAAGCAAACTTGGATTTCATTCTACCATTAAGGTAATAGATGCCTGATATTCAAACAACAAAAACTGTGGAATTTTCTTTGGACTCCAATATCCAAGGAACTTTCCAGGGACCTAAGTTCCGAATGCTCCGTGAACCTGGGCATGTAGTTGTCTATTATGATTCATCTATATACACCCCTAGATGCATAGGTGATTCAGGTATTATCCTCTATGACAAGAATGCTCAGTACAAAACAAACTTTGATGTTGTTTCTAAAAGTGACTCTCAGATTCTATATCACAGAGATAATGTTATGATATGTGCTACAGAACAACGCACAGAAGATCTACAAGCAGTATATTATGTAATTATGGCAGACAAATTTACACCTATAAATAATCTATATGTAAATACGGAGTCTCGCTAATATGAGATCAATTGCATTTATGGGGCCATCCCGTGGAGGTAAGTCCTCTATCGCTAAAGAAATTGCCAGACAACTAGATCCCAATGTTTACGGAAACATTGGGATGCTATCCTTTGCGGACACATTAAGAGAAATAGCAAGTACACGCTTTGGGTGGACAGGTGAAAAGACCCCAAAGCAACGAGACATAATCCAAAAAGCCTCAGAATCCTGGAAACGACAACACGGTGAAGATATCTTTGCAATAGACTTACTGGTCCGTGCAAAATGTAAACCAGCTTGCTACGATACTATTATAATTGATGATCTGAGACATGGCTGCGAACTAGGAGCCCTACGCAATAACACACAGGCAACAATACTGTGTATAGATGAAGAGCAAGCGGAACACGTCTGGGCTCAGGCATTCAGCGCACATAAAACAGTAGATGATGAATTCTCATGGGCGGTACATAGGTCAGAGCTAGAATGGCGAGGCTTTCGACATTTGTACCAACATATAAATAATGATAAAACTTCGCCATATGGTTTTGACATATCTGTAAATAAAATCATGCAGATCTTACATCAGGGAGATAACTAATGCCGGAAGACATGCTAAACATTGGAGACTTTGACGACATCCTAGCAGATGCTCCGGTCCAAGAAGCTCCTATTGAGGACACCGCACCACATGCCCTAAAAATAGGCTTCATCGGTGCAGGACAAGCTGGATGCAATCTAGCTAATACGTTCTGGGATACCTGTGGATATCGTCGTGTTATTCTGTTTAATACTACAGGAAACGATGTCCGTGGTTCTGCTGTCCCAGAAGATCTTCAAGTGATTGCAGAAGGATTTGATGGGGCTGGTAAAAATCGAGATGTTGGACAGAGAGCAGCCGAACAAAGTGCAACAAAGCTGCTTGCAACCATGTCTAAGCGGTTTGGTTCGGACACAGACTACATCATCGTCCTGGCATCTGGTGGCGGTGGAACAGGGTCTGGGGCGGCTGTAAAACTAGCCGAATACGGGCGTCAATATCTATGCTCCAAAGGACTTTCGCCGGAAGAAGCAGTTAAAAGAGTTGGTTTTATCATCATGCTGCCTACAGATTCAGAAGGATCCGTATCCAAAAGTAATGCCCTCTCGCTAGTAAATGATGTAACCACATTTGGTGGTTCACCCGTAATGTACATTGATAATGGACGAGTTTCATCACTTGTCAAGAGTACACTGGGCGGGTGGTACTCACAAGCAAACACCATGATTGCACGCCTATTTGATATGTTCAACTTCCTAGCAAGCAAGGATTCCAGTCGGCAAGCTTTTGACCCCCAAGATTATCGAACGGTTCTATCGTCGGGTTTGGTAAGTGTTGGGCTCACACGCCTAAACAGATACACTAACGACATGGATCTAGCTAATGCCCTACAGCAGAATCTTAAAACAAGTTTGCTTGTTGATGATGTTGGCTTGTCTTCCGGGACTCATGCAGCTATTATAGTCCTAGGTGATGATGCTACACTTAATGAGATTCCTATGACAGCACTAGATAATGTACGAACGGTCATCTCATCTCTTCTAGGATCTGGTCCAAGTAAACCTGTTACCATTCATACCGGTATCTATGCAAACAAGTCACCTGTTATTCAAGTATTCTCTATGCTGGGTGGCCTAAGTTTTCCAGCATCCAAACGAAGGAAATTAGGGGGTTGACACTCTCTTAACCTAAGGGGTGGCAAATGCCACCCCTTCTCTTTTATTAAACAAAGGAACAACAAAGTGTCAGAGTTTGAAACAATGGCCTCACGTCTAAAAGCGCAAGGTATCAAAGCAACCATTGTAGAAGCGACGGATACGGCACGTGAGCCAATCTTCATTACCGTAGACTATCAAGGAAAACAGGCCAAACTCAAATTTATACCAACGCAGTATAGCCCGACACAAACAGGTCAAGACCTAGTAAATACACTGCAACAAACATTAAAAGGCTCATTACAAGCAGTGAGTTCCTAAGACAAAAAAAACGAGACTTACTTTGGTCTCGTTTCTTATTTCAGATCTAATAGAGATGGCGGAGAAAATGGATGATTCTGCAAGTTCAGCATGTTCACTAGCAGAGCTTGCTGTCTCTTTGTGATACCAATCTTTGTACGTAAAGAAACAATCTCAGCATTTCTCCTATTAGCCTCTCTACCAGCAATTGGATCAGAGTTAAGCATACCGCTTTCTTGCAGATAGAAAAATACACGCACCCGATTAACTAAGGCTAATGCGTCTGAGCGCAGTGATGAATCTAGCCACTCAGGCCAGGTCAACATGTTTCTGCTCCATCGCAGCAACCAACAAATCATACTCAGTACAAAACAGAGCACCAAGCTGCTCTGACGACAAACTGGCGTGACGAGCCGCATTAACCTTGGCCACAAGAGCAGTCATGTCAATATGCATGTTGACACGAGACAAAATATGCCCAACAGCAAACTGGAGCACATCAGAGTAGGCACGACCGGCAACAGAACGCCACAGATTAGCATCCTCCGAATCTTTTGCCACCTCCTCTAGATGATCAGCAAGATCAGACAAAAAGGACTTTTCATCCTCGCAGTACACAACTTTAGACATAGTCACATCTCCAACCTAAGTTAAAAGTAGTCAAAGCTCATCAGAACTTTTGACGCGAGTACCTTCACAAGTCATGCGAACTATGCAAGTACCACGATGACTGCATTTTCTGTTATCCAGCCTAGCCTGACATTCTATGACGGTTATAGTTTTGTATTCTCCTGTACTTCCACCGGAGTCTAACCGTAATCTCAAATCAGGACAAGCATTTCCATAGGAATCACTCAAAGTAACCTCCCTGTTATTTGTAGTTAAACAATAGAATACATAAGCAACAGACTGTTAAATGGAAGAGTGTACCACCAAATACGAGCCCAAAACTCACGAAGATCTCGCCCGTACTCCAAGATATGCTGCTGACGAATTGAAATAGTACTATCATCAGTACCACGAATAACCGTAGCACCAAGCAAACCAAAAAAGTTAATAGCTACATAATTCCACATATACTTGTACGTCCAGTCAGCAGGACGTACAAGAATCCAGAAAAAAGCAACAACCAGAGGCAACAACAAATACGAAAGGGTCACAACAAAAAGGAGAGGCTTCAACACCGAAATTTGAGAGTGAAACGACAACATATCTGCCGTAGAAAATACTCCGTTATGCTGAGACAAATAATCAGTAACCAAGGTATCAAAAGGGACCTGTGCAACGCGAGACGATGAGTAGAAGTCCATGCTCAAACCCCTCCAAGTAAAAGAAAAGCAGGCCACCCTGACCTGCTCTAAATATACATTTACTTTGTATAAAAGTCAAGTATCTATGCTAGAAAGTTTCTTCTGGATACAATTTTCTGCTAAGGCCCGAGTAGCATTACTAGAATGATCTACATAGGGAAACAACCAAGGGAGGTATTTACTGACCAAAGCCGCCACCTCACAGGTAATAGTTCGATATGAAATATGACCAGAGGGCTGAGATCTAAGTTCTGTTAAATAGACTAGCTGCCGAAGTGAACATGTATATGTCCAAAGCACAGGATGACCAAGCAATCTTAAATAAGCAGAAGAATTCGATTGACGAGGAACGTCACTTTTTAAGCAAGCAGAATATTCTGCATTTTTAAGACCTGTAAGGGCACTAACAGCATTACGACACAGTACTTGTAATGACATAGGCATCTCATCAAACCCAGGAAATTCAATCACACCAACAGAGTCTAAGAAGCTTACTATATCCTGTTTGCCTGCCCGATGACGCTGCAAATCACGATAAGCACCGTAATCCATGAGCACATCAAGTGTCACATGAATATGATCTAAGTACCGGGGAACATCCTTATGATAATCAGTGCGAACATTTTTGTAATGCTCTTCTGCAACAGCTAAAATATTATCAAGCTCCGGCTCATCAGCACTAGAATGCAACTGAACGAGATTAGTACTTAAACTATCTGTAATGCCACAAATAGGTCTAAAATAGCCAGGAACAGATCGCTTAGCATAGAAAGCAATAAATGAAGCAGCAGTACGTTGGCGCAAATCCTTTGGAAGCGTAACTTGCACAGTAGCTCCAACAGAAGAACACTTGGAAGTCAACACAAGGGCATGTTCTAAGTCTTCAACTTGGCCTAAAGAGGTACGCCTAGGTTCTGGCCAGAAACACCCAGACGTTTCAATAGGATCAAATCCATCAAACGAAGTATCAGGTCCGACATGCGTAAACAAACCAGGATTAATCTTAAATACTTCGAATAGCAGATCCTCGGCCAAAGAACGAACTTCGCTAAGAGGATGTGCAAGTAGTCTAGAGATTAATCTAGATGTCTCACGTGTTGGGATAGTAGCACCAAAGGAAGTCTTAACACACACAGGGAGATAATAGCGAGCCTTATCAAACGCCTGAGCTTTTGTTGTTCTACGACGAGCCGCGTCATTAACAAACTGTGCTGGATCTGACTCCTGAAAATGTCGATCAGACCAATAAGCAAGCAGTTGCTCATAAGCAGTAAACACTTGAGTAAACACATCACGATATTTAGGCAGTAAACAACCTGCCGAGTCAAAACAGTTGAGAGGCAGAGCCAAGTCATCAACAGATGCTACACTAAAGGGCAGATATCGTGTGGATTTCTCCTGATAGGCACCAAGCTCCGAATCTTCAAATGCTTTAGCTGCCAAAATAGAACAGCCCTCAATAGCAAAACGATCTATAGAAGAGTCTTTTAATGAGTTATGCCCATACTCAACTGCCCACTTACGCAAAAAAGATTCCGCCTTACCCAGAGCATGACCCAGGTAAGCAGAATTAGAATCACGTATTGCAGTAGCAAATTCAGACACAGTTAAACCGGAGTCTCTAAATAAAGACACCAACAACCGCTGCCTTATTGGCTCATGAGAACGAGAATAGGAACCAACAAGGTATGCCCACAGAGATGATGGCATATTATCAGTAGCACAAGCAACACGACTATCAGTAGTTGTGAAAAAGTAAAGAACAACAGTCTGCTCATCTTCTGTAAAGATCATTCGTTTCTCCCAAAACAAAAAGGCAAGAGTTTCCTCTTGCCCTATTTACAAGTTTGAGAGTTATGTATCAGAACTGATCAACAATACGCTCAATGTTCGGATCTTCCGGTTCACTCTCTGCTACCGCAGGAACGACTACAGGAGCATCCTCACCAATGGGACTCAGAAGACCATTGTCAGGAACCTGAACTTCAACAGAAGGCTCATCAGCAACAAGAGCAGACAGAGCAACAGTCGTCAAAGCAACAGCCTCAGCACGGTACTTGACGAGATCTTCCTCCGTCCAAGTAATAGGCCGAGAGCGCACACCAGCATCAATGTCAGCGACAATCTGCGCACGATGTGCAGCCCAGCGAGCAGAGCGACCATCCTTATGCGGTTCCTTAGCAGAAGCAGCAGCAGCAGCAGCAACTCCTGCGTGAGAGCGACGAGTACGCTTGACAGTAGGGGTCGCCAAAGGGGCAGGTGTCTCATCGGGCGGAACGCTCGCGTACACGGTAGGCGGAGTAGGCAAAACAGGATGTTCAACAAAGAATTCCGTCACGGGAACCATGTTCTGTGGGACTTCTTCGCCCGCCTCACGAACACGCAGCAGTTCTGCCTGGATCATATTGCTGATCGACAGCACCGTAGCGACGGCAGTATTGAGCTTGATGCTCAGCTTTTCAAGTTCGTTCGTAGCAACCATGATATATCCTCCTAAGTGATGTGATTTTAGTAGTGAAGTTAACCGGACAAACAAATAATACACTTAAATTGTGTGGATGTCAAGTACATATACTTAAAAGCCTTCAGCTACCTCGTCAAACGAAGGATCAGATTCATCTAAACCAACACAGGACGACCACCCATGAGACAAGTGCTTTTCCTTGAACTCGGCGCAACCGCAGGGTACTTCCTCTGTCGTACCATCTGCATTTGTAGTCTTCTTCTTTTTAGTGCAAATCGTTGGATGCTCCGACCATTGATAGGCAGTACCACAGTGCTTACAGACCCACTGCTTTCCTTGACTTACATCCATATCAATGTCTAAGGGCACGGACATCTTATGCCCGAACAATTCTTCAATAACCTGAGGCGTCTTAGTAACAAAAATATAGCGAGTTAGTCTAGCAATATACCTAAGATCCTCTGCCGTATTTGGGCACTCTATAAGGACAGAGTCATGCACAGCATTCACTAACTTGTACACCTCATGTACACCCTGATTATACAGCTCTTCAAACAGAAGAGATGTAGCAAGAGAAGCATAATCACCCGTGGCGGACTGAATAGGTGTATTAACCGCCCTACGAAAATCACGCTGCATCAATGAACGATTATTAGAGTACACATTACGAAGCCAGCGTCGTCGTCCAAAAAATGTCTCAACATAGCCATGAGCTTTAGCAAATTCCACACGATCATCAAGCCAAGCCTTACCAACAGAAAACTTAGAATAGAAACTTTGGCACAACTCCTCAGTCTCCTCTACCGTCTTACCAATTTGTGCCGCAATGCTAGGTGTACCTCTAACATACATCAAACCAAACGTAATTGATTTTGTTGCTGTTCGGAGTGTCTTCTCAACCTTCTGACCTTCAGGTACCCCAAACATCAAACGAGCATTCTGCACATGAATGTCCGACATAGCATCAGACTTAGCTTTTATCTCAGGCTGCGGATCCTTAAGAAAAGCACATTTCATTGCATAAGCGTCAATAAAATTCTGCACAAGACCAGGATCTCGTGACATTTCGGCCCACATACGAACTTCAGCGGCACAGAAGTCTGCCTGAAAAATGACTTTTCCTGGAGGTGCTATAAAGATATTCTTAATAGCCTTTTTTTCAATACCATCACCACGGGGAACCTGCTGCATATTTGGATCTACACAATTATGGACGCACAACTCACCGGCAAAAAAGTTATGGTGATCCTCTACAGTGATGTCATAAACAGGTACAGAAACATTTAAGCGTTCAACACGAATAATCTTATGATTATTAGGTACAGTATTTTTTAGTATAGCAGTATGGTAACTGATATGCTCATGGGCTGTGAGCATAGAAAGGTTACTAGGATTGTTATTATAGTGATCCCAATCCTTATGGTGGATATGATAACCCTTAGGAATTTTTACCTTATTAGCATGCTCAAACACAAAACGATGATCGGCGTACTCCTCATGAACTCCAGTAAACAGTAAAGAACCTTTACGAATACGCTGAAGAGCATAAACACTAGTACCCACAGCTAAAGCACTTGCAGGCACCCACCCCTGATCTACGGTCTTTACTAAATGATCATCAGTAAGATCTAAATAACCATAATTTACACTTTTACCGGTGTGTCCAGATTTCCAGTGCAGTCGAATGATCTCACGAACACCTGTTTGCCAGGCTTTTGTAACACGTGAAAGTGTAGGTTTATTGTCAGATGTCAAGCAGTAAGCAATATCACCAACTTGCACCTGTTCAATAGGTATACCCTTAGGATTTAAGTTGAGATTTCGGACAATCTCAACCAAAGTACCTTTAGCAATACAACTCAAACGACCAGTCTGGGTACCGTGTAAAAGAAACTTTCCATGAATACGCCCATCTACATAATCTGTCTTACCTGGATTTGTAAAACTAGCATTAAATTTGCGGATGTACGACGAATCCAGCTTTTGCAGACCTTGATACTCAGAAAACAAAGCTACAACAGGATTTCCGATGTTCTCTTCCTGAAAATCAGAATCGGCAGAATAATTACCCTCATCATTAGCGGGATACTTAAAACCATTATCACTTGTGAAAAACAGAGCCGTCTTGTGAGTGTGAGAATTTAGATCAAGCACCCAGGGCATAGTAAACGTTGTCTGCACACCAACACTATTAGTCAATAGCTCCCTATTAACCGCCTGACATACAGGATCCTTCTTAAGCTCAGTAGAGATATCACGCACTCTCTTCAGAATAGGAGAAGCAGGTGATCCCAACTGGATAAGATGTCGCAAATCAGCCATCATACCAAAATGAGTCATAGCACTATAGCATTTGGTTTTACGACTATCAGATACAAGCAACATAGTCATGAACTCGTTTTCAATGCCTAGATTACGTGCTTGTGCAATTAAAGCATGCAATCCGCGCAATGTAGCATACGGATCCATACCGGAGTAAGAGACAAATTTCGGTAAAGGTAACCCTAGAAGAGTGCCATCTTTACGGGCATCCAACATCTCCTGATCATAGTGGTGAAACCCAAGAAACTCTACTACAAGCTGTTTTAGACCATTCGGTGCCTGACCACGCATGGTATAAACACGGTCTTTTCTAGCCGAATCCAAAAAATGCATACCAAGCATTGTATCAACAACAGGACGACGAGGCATAACATGATACTTACAATAGAACTGAGCATTATCAAACTGTGCATTATGTAGAGTCCAATAGGAAATCTTAGAAGAACCATCATCTAATAAATCATGCACCATCTGATCAATCTGGGCATTCTCATCTATTGAGAAAGGATTATCATCATGCTGTCTTAATAAGACATAGCCATGATTCGGATCATGCGCAAACTGGATAGAAGCTAATTGTGTATTATGGGCATAGTTCAAATTACCTGTTTCAGTATCAAGACCAACAGGACCAGCGTGCTCATATCTAAGAAAATCTAAGTACTCTTTAACAAGCTTAAATGTATCTAAATTTATCTCCTCACCCTTAAGATGATAAGGATTGTTTATAAGAAACCTTACCTTAGTAAGATTTTCACCAAGAAACAAAAAATCCTCCACACGTGCATAGATAGCACGATATGTAGGAAAGCAATGAACAGGAACGGAACCCATACCATAGTCAAATGTATGTATTGACCACTGGATTTCATAGTTCTCCCATTTACCTATCGAGGGTACCAAGAATTTTGACATCCATGGACCTAAAGCAACAAGAGATCGTGGTTTATACTTACGAAAAGCCTCTAATAAGGCAGCACCGTTTGCACGAGCAACAGCCATAAGGTCGTCAACTTCACCAACCTGATCAGCAAGTGTAATAATTACAAAGCTATCCAAGTAATGAGATAGATCATTTATGAACTTGATACCAACAGGATCGTTAAGATTCGCGACTTTTTCTTGGGGCTGTATTAAGATAGCCTGTACTCTGCCGTCCAATGCTTGTCCAAGTTTTTCGTACACTAACATTTGAAGAAACCTCAGGTTGTTCTACCGCAGGCGAAAATTCAGGAGGCTTATTTACAGCAGCCTCCTGAATTTGAACCAACTGGGTAGTCATTAATTTTGCATGCGGCACCATATCTGCCTTATGGACCGTAGATGGAGACTGAATAAGAGGCGCTCCAATTACGTCTCCCATCAATTTTACATAGTCGCGTAGAACACTTGTTAGTGTTCCAGCCATATCCTTGGCCATAACAAACACTTGAGATATTGGCAACTTATAGGAATGCAAGCGCAAGGCAGGACGCAAAATCTCAAGGGAAGGAAAGCCTGAAAATGTATCAAAAACAGCGTCGGAGGGGACTAAAACACCAGCATATTCAGGCCCAGAAGCCAACACAACAGGAGCTAACCAACGAGGAACTAGATACCAAAGTTCTTGTGGAGCTGTTGTCATCTTACCCATAATCCTAAGCAACAATGTCTTACGATGTGGCTTTTCTGCATCATGCAAAAAATCAGACTTTGATACCTTGATCTCAATCTCAATCAAACGACGGCTAGAATCCAAGCCTAAAACATCTGGAAGCTCTTTCGTATTCCAAGGAGATCGTTCAAAACAGACTAACGTGCAATTTCGTGTGTATCTTAACCAGGAAGCGGCTAAGGCACGATATGCACGAGCATCCTCAGGAACAAGAGAGTGACCCTTACCACGACGTGGCGCTGATGATCTACGAGCCCCTGACGAAACCGATCTACTAGACATCAGGTTAATCCTAATTTATCAATAATAGCAACAACCATATCGACACCTTCACGCTGCTCCTCTTCTGAATGGCCTAGTTCAGCTAGATAGGAGGGTAATTGTGTAACTGCTTCAGCCTTACACTCAGATGAGACAATATCGGTTACAGCAGAAGACACATCTATTGCCTTATAGTTAGGATCAACTATAATGTTTGTAGGCAACATAGCAGCATTTTCAAGCTTCTCAGAACCAACGTAAACAACAATATCCGGAGAATGTGTTTCTGCTGCTGATACAACATCGTTAGCATCAGATGTAACCTTAAATTTAGGAGCCTTATCTAAGGCTATCACCTTAGGCGACGAGCCAGACCACAAGAGAATACCCGTGTCTAAAGGCTCATCCCGCTTTACCTGAACAGTAGAGCCACAGTACCATGTCTTTGATCCAAAAGACTGTCGCACATGGATATCACCCAGCAGGTAACCATCAATGTCAGGATCCTCCTCAATAACCAAAGCCTTTGATATACGTACAGCAGCACCACGCGGATCATGCGCAGATGAAATAGCTTCATGAATAACGACATAGCGCAAACCCTGCTTAGGACCAGCTTTCTCACGAAGTAAGGCAACGGTACGAATCACATCGGCAGTATCCCTCTTTTGTGTGCAGGGCAAGCAAAAGAACTGCACAGTACCAGATGCCCTAGTTTCTATTGAAACAACATCCGGATCACCAGCAACAACAAAATAACGAGGTATAACAGAAGCCCAGTGAGCTTGAGAATGAATCATGGTCAAACCTGTCTCATCAACAAACTCATGATTTCCCAAGCTCTGAACAACAAAAACACCGGCAGCTAAGATAGTTGATAAAAACCACGTACCTAACAAGCGCTCTTGCTCAGTTATATCAACCCTATCCCAAAAGTCCCCACCGATGACAAGTATTTTGTCATCGGCAGGGTTAGTTGTAACAGCCTCCAAGATATCTTCCAGCATCAACCGAGTACGCTGCAAATAATTAGGAACCCAACGATAAGCACCGATATGGTAGTCAGCCGAGTGGAAAATACCTAAAGACATAGATTACCCGGCCTCAACAATGTTAGAGTCATCAAGCACAGGCTCAGGAAGTCGTCCCTCCGCACGATCAATCATCTCCTGCTCAATCTCAAAAGCAAACCCGGAACGTATCTGGCGAAGACAATGCTTCCAAAGCCCCTGCTTATTTTCCGGCGCTTCAATGATGTTCTTCAACGTCATATAAGGCATTGCGGAATCAACAAAATTAGTACCAAAAATAGAAGGCTTTGGGGCATCGGGAGCGACACCACGAACTTCCAACTTGTACTTTCCGTTGGATGCCTTAAGCAACTGACCTGTGGCATCCAAGTACTGAAGCACATCATATGTCTGATCAATACCATCGCCAGGATGTCCTTCATGCTCCATACGGATACGAATAGCCCCCTCACGATAGGGTGTATACATCTTATTCTTAGTATTTTTCAACTTTGAATATGTGTACTTATCTGTACCACCGTTAATAGAAGGCTCTTCATTGTAAGTAGCACCACCTTCAGTACGCTTAGCACCAGCAGTACTCGGAGATACCCTACGAACCTGAAAACGAGCATCTGTGTAAAACTTAAGAGCCTCACCTCCGGGCTCAACTTCCGGACTGTTATGCACAATAAAACCATTACATGGATTACCTGCCATGTAATTGTGATTATCTTCCACAGTAATGTCGTACTTGGTCCGCAACCTAAACATCCGAGCAGACCCACGAGTAATAGAAAGAACAGGAACATCTACATGAGTATATTCCGGTGTAGACGATAATACGTAATCATGAAATCTTCCTTGATATGCGGCTGGTAGTTTATACCACATACACGCAGGAACATAGGAAACAATCAAATCAAAAAATTTATACACAGCAGCAGCGGTAATAACAAAAGAACCCCCATGGCGAACAACGTGCTCAATCCCGTAACGAGCAAAAACAGAAGAGAGAGCAGCCAACTCATCGGGACAATTACGAAAACGCTTAGCCGAAATTGTTATTCTGTACGACCCGGACGAACGAAGAGCCAAATTACCGTCATCCATGTACCAAACAGCTAAACTAAGTGCGGTCATACGAGAAGCAACATGAAGAGCACTACGAGTGTGCCCAGATTGTTTTGATGCTTTTACCCAGCACCCAAGCTCGTAAGTAGAGTTTGATACGTAACTAACACGACCACAACTATCAATACGCCTGAAAGAGAAATAAGGTGACAGCAAAGACATTTTCCACTGCAGATACTTATCATTCTCAGAATCAGCCAAGCGAAAGAAGCCGTTACTGGACCGAGCATCCTGCTGCAAAGCAATATCACCAACGGACATACCAGCAAACAACTCTAACAAAGTACCATTAAACTGAGACAGATACTGTGTCCTAACAAGATCACCAACCTTGATATCTTCGGCAGGCACCCACGTACCATTCGCAAATATCTCATGATTTGGTGTAACGGTAACACCAGCAACGCCGTTTGGTGTATCAATTGCGGCTGTCTTAATACTCACCCAATCGTCTGGAGAATTAACAACACCATTATTGTGCCAACTTACAATGCTTTTAGGCTCTAAAGTACCAGTAGTTTCGTTTAGAGACCACACCTGACCGGTAATACGCTGTTCTACAATCTCACGCATGGTAAAAGATCGGCCATCTACAAAGGGAATCTTAACATCAGAATGAAGACAACCCATCGCCATAGGCTTCATGCGGATCTGATTATTACCCAAAAGAGTACACCGGCGACTAGTAAGTGCCGCTTTAACCTTCTTCAGGTTATCCGAGAACATTCGTGCTTGAATACCAATAGCACCACTCTTATCACCCTTTTCCTGCAAACTTTCTTGTACAAGTTCAGGTAGCATTGCAGGAAAAGAATCAATCAAGAACAGATACTGAGGAGCACCAGCCGCAGCCGATTCTGCCCACTGGCCTTCAGGAACACGCTCCCACCACTGCCCATTAGGGTCCTGCTTGATCTCAGGCAGAGCTAGCAGAATACCAGCTATTGCATTGAATATATCTTCCCCAATATGGTGATTAGTGTATCTAACCATAGGAAGAATGTCCCAATGCTTGCCATCTTTGGAACGTCGTCCTTGGATATCAAGTAGAGACATATCAAAACGATTGAAAATACGCTCTGCATAAGTTGGATCTCGGGCAGACTCCGGGTCAAACCAATAAACAGGGATGTTTGAATTAACAAACCAAGGAACAAGGGTGTTAAACAGTGTGGATTTTCCAGACTGCTCAGGTCCAGCATTACTAATGAATTTACCAATAGGTAGACCACCACCCATAGCAAAGTCATAACTCAAGCACCCCGTAGGAACACTATCTTCAATGTATCCACCAATATTATGCTGCTGCGCAAAAAAGTCCAACCGCTTCTCAATAGCGTCAACATTATCCTGCAGTTCGTGAAACTGCTTAGTCATCATAATTGATGGCAATAAAATACGACCAGATTTAACAGAAGCAGGAATACCAGGAGCTTCAATTTCACCCTCAGTAGCTACGGGGATTTCGGTAATATCAATAGATGGATCAGCATCTAGCCAAGCAAGAGCTGGACGAACTAACTGTTCACTAGGAACAATAGTATCTTGTTTTGGTGTAGCTTTACGCGGCATTATTTTCCTCCAAGGAAAGGATTGGGAGCAAAGAAATAGGTTGCATGAAGGAGCACTTCACACATTTACACACTGTCGAAAAGTTTGCAGACAGCACAGTTAAAGCTTTTGTATGTCCGCAAGAAGGACATAAAAAATCTACAAGAGCACCAGTTTTAATAGGCACAACTTGCCCAGAGTACAAGGCCACTCCAAATGTATCTGACTCTGAATGAAGACACATAGTTGTCGTATCTATGTCAATTCCGGAGGAGCTACTGGGAAGAAGAGAAGCCAACTCAACGGGAAGAACATCATGAAATATCGCGGATACTTGTGCCAACAAAGCACTAACATCCACGCAAGAATCTACCATAGTATGCAAAGACAGTAGGTCGAGCGACTTATCAAAGCACAAAGATGATTGAGATATAAGAGAGTAATAGAGATAGCCAAAAACAGATAATGATATTTGATTGTCTACATAAACAGCACCACACTTATCCAAATAGTAAAGAGCCGTAAGTATCTCACGTGATGGCATACCATAATCAAAGAGAGCATTAAAAATAGAAGCAAAAGACACAGTAAAATGAGGACAGTATTTCACAGTTACAGGAAGAGTTGTCCATGTAGGGAGAATTCGCAAATTAACAGCCTCTTCGGCATCAGACAAAGCCCACCAATCACCAGGAGTACCATCAACGGTGGATATAGCTAACGGTATCTGCTGATCCTGTATTGATAGAACAAGATTATTACAAATCAACTTTTCTTGTATTGATCCACAATATGCTTGCAACGTTCTACGCACAAGATAATCATAAATCTGAGTAACATATGCAGTACAGCCAGAAGGAAGTTCTTTACCTGTTACATAAACACAAGGACACACAGGACCCAAGGTTATATTACTGGGATCTACACTATACTCAGATACTAACGTTGAAACCGCCCATGTATGGACATCGCTAGGTACAATAGAATCTGTTTCGTAACATGAAAGACAGCCACACGAATATAGTATGTCTAAAGATTTGCCAACAACTAGAATAGGCAGATCAAGATCTTTAAGTATATCTGACACAACAGTCCGAGACTGTAACACAGGAGCAGGGTATACAACAGTATCAATACAGGATGTTTGTTTAGATTCTATTAAAGCACTATCTACATAAGAAAACGAAGCTAAATCCAGGAGTTTTAAGATTCCAGGAGTATTTTTCAAATACACGCTAAAATGTGCGGTACTATCAGTAGATACTTGCTCATACATCCGAGCAAGAACACCAAGAACGCAAAGCACAGATCTACGATACATAGGTTTAGGACACATGAAGTAGTAAGTACTTAGCAAAGCCTGTAGATCATGCTCTATTAAATGATCACAAGCATATAAAATAGAATTATTAGAACTTGGAGGTTCTAATAGAGGCTCAACATCTAAACCATAAACAAGGTCAGAAGGAAAAAAGAAAAAAATCTGTAAAGGAATACCAATAAGAGCTTTTTTAACACCCCAAGCAACGTCATACCAAAAGGACACAGGTGGAAATACAACAAAAACTGTGTCATAACGAGTTGCAAGTTTACGTAACTCAGCAACATGCTTCGCCACAGCAGACAGCTTCGGATAACCAGATGCGTTCAAAGCTATGTCGGTACGTGTTAACGTGTACAAAGGAAGAGGAACATCACGCACAGTGATGTCCTCCCCAAAAGCACACCTAAGCACAGCACCATTACGAGGGTTGTCCGTAAGGACAAGAACACCCATAACGTACTCCTAGTTGTATTAAAACTGATGCTCGATCAAAGATAGAATTGAGTCAGTACCTACAGCAGCAGCCGTCTCTACACCATCTACATTATATAGAAGAAGAGCTGGAACACGTATACGCTGAAAGCATTCACATGTCGCTGTATTAGCAGGAACTTCCATATAGGAAACTTCCGTATTGATCCTGATCCGATCCAATGCCTGACGAAGAGCATCCGAGGGTTTTTGACTGTACAAAAAGACTACGGAAGGGAACATCTTCTCAGATGCCCCCTTAGCATGCACTTCCATTAATCAAAAACCAGATGTCTCAGGACGACGACCCTGCGGCGGCTGCGGCACAGGGAAATCACTATCAGACATAAAAGAGGGCAAAGACGCGCCACCAAAAGCAGATGCACCCGAATCACCACCGAAAGTAGGCACAGAAGACTGTGCGTCACCAAAAGTAGGTACGGATGCATTCTCATGACCAAAAGCTGGAACAGAATCATCTGCACCAAATGTCGCAATTGAAGCTGCCGGGGTGCGCTGTGAGGGTACAGACGACGGAGGTGCATCAAAACCAGCCGTTGGGATAGATGAAGGAAGAGAACCAGCAGAAGCCCCACTAAAACTACCACCAAAACCACCATCAGATGGATTCTGATGCTGAATGCCTATATTAGTGTCTCGGAGCAACTCCGGATACTTCCAGAAAGCCAAAGAGCGCGAAATGTCAGCAGGATCCTGAAGACTTTCGCGATAAATCTCCTCCAGTGGCTTAATGCTGCTAGAAACAAAGTTACGCATATCTTGGGGCAAGGGAAAAGCATTACCACGCTGAACCGTATACATCTTAGCCGGAATAGCACTAGGGTTATACTTTACAATGATGGTACCGCCATTATCGTAATCCGCAATGTCTACCATCTTATTCCCAGTAGCATCTGTCATAATGTCAAGCGCTTCTTGCAAACCCTCAGCAACAGTTTTAGGAAACCGAAAAACCTTCAGTTCCGGCACCCACTGTTGGGTCTTAGGATTTTTATACAAGCACCAAGCAAAATACTGCAGACGATCCTTTACATAGTCATAGTAAGTACCACAGCAATCACAAGAATGCACACCTGTCTCAGGGTTTGGATACGACTTCTCGTCAATAAAATCAAAATCGGGACAGACAACATCAAAAGCTTTTGCATTCTGTGGAATAGCTGCGGGTGCCTTATCAACTTGACGATCACGATTATGCCAACGCTTAAGCTCACGAGCATGATCAAGAGCCAAGTATACAGTATGCAGCTTATGACAAAACGGTGAACCTACAGGACGAATTTCTACAGGCAAACCCGGAAAATCATGAAGAGCAAGAATAGGCAACTGGGCATCCCAGCGAGGCTTAGCTGTCTGCTTGGGAGCCATGCCAGAAAATGTCTTTACACGGGGGGATGAGTTGGATGAAGAGTACATGAGAACCTCGATGAGTTAGAATGGGTTAGAATGAGTTAGAATGAAGTAGAGATACGTTTTGTTGTACTCCCGAGGGAGTACACAAAGAAGTTCTTCCACTGACTCAAGATTTACAGCACACAACCCAAATTCTCAAAATTCTTCAGCCAAGGACGAAAGAAAGCTGCCGAAATGTCTCATACTCAAGATCCTCGGGATCTATACACAACTTATCAACAGGAATAGACTCATAATCATAAAACAGGAACAAAACCAACCGCTCCATAGCTGTAAGTTCTGCAGTATAATGAGCTAACTGCTGCGACATATCAACAGTTTCTCTATCCTGCTCCAGAGCCACATCAGTGTAAGCCTCAGGCTCATCACCTTCTTCATCCAGATCATCAATCAAAGATGCAACATTCTGCATGTCATGTAGAGCAACAGCATTCTCCACTAGACGTATGTCTACACCCTCAAGCATACTTATCTCGTCTAATGTCGCGTTAGGGTTCTTCTTACGACGCCGATCAACAGCAACACGCAGCTTATACATACGATCAGGTATACGGATGAATGAATTACTCTGCTTAATAGAGTAAATCATCCTGTTATTGACCCACATGTTAACCTGACTAGCAAAAGAACCGTACTCTGAGTCATACTTGCTTAAAGCTATAGCTACACCTTCATACCCATGCTGGTAGTGATCCATGAATACTTCAGGCTCTCTAGAGAAAGATCTAGCTAACGTACCAACACGACGCAAAAAAGGTACAGACACACGGCGCTCAATATCTTTTATACGAGGCCAGTTAGCTTTAAGGCTATTCAGTATTCCCCATATACGATGATATGCTACCGAGGAGGAAACCCCAAAGAGTAATAACTTAACAGGAACACGATCATCTAAAGGAATATCAGACTGAGCTGAAACTTGAAATTCCAACTGAGGTATCTGATCGTACAAATCCGATAAAACACTCAACCAGTACGCACGATAAACGCGAGTATACCGCCTAACAGCGTACAGCCAGTCAGGCTCACCGATAGCATGAACAAAACTACATAAGTAAACGTCGTTTACTGTAGAAAATGTCTTTTTTGTACCTTTACGGTATGCATGATACACCAAATTAAGATAAAAAGACCGCACTAAAGAACACTCAGCATCAATCACAGCTAAGCTATCATAAATAAGGTCATCCATCAAGTTAACTAAGTAAGCAGCATCAGCATTATCTAAAAGACAAAACTTAAAACTCTCATTAAGAGTATCCGTAGCCTGAGCAAAAGACCTGTCATTGACATTATTAGAAGTCAAATAATCAGACATAAAGACACCTCTTAGTAGTTAGATGGTCGCTATAGCCTAATTTACACAATAAAAACAGTAAATAAACATATAAGTAACATTTTATGAACAATCTATCAACAAGAGCTGACACGTGGTAAACCTAAAAGTCATTGTGCAGAAAACACCTGTTAAAATTCACAGGAACTCGCTCCCATGTAGAGCAAGGATATCTTCTGCTACAATGAATGCAGATGGTTTTGGTGTTTACCACCTATTTAAGGGTAGGGTAATAGACCCAACAACAACGCGAACACCCTACCCCCAGATTGTTAAAATCTATACGGACAGACGGGGTGTACTACCAGATAACCCAAAAATCTTCTGCTGGTGTGGCTGTGCCTGGTTCAAATACAACTGTGAGGTTGCTTTAGCTATTAGAGGGTCCTCGGCAATCATCTCAACCAATGGAGCCTTACCAAAAATAACAAACCCAACCAGCAGACCGCAAGTATGCAAACACATGCTAACATTCTTAAAATCATGCTGGAAAGCAAAAGAACGTATTGATACAAACAGAACACAAGCAAATGATCAAGGCTTAAACCGGCTTGAAAGCGTTGTTAATAGAAAAGCACGACGGGCCAATACACAGACTAAAAAACAATTAGATGAATTGCAAAACCCACCAGCTCCGCAGACAAGAGCACCACAACAACACCAACAGCAAACAAGGCAAACACAGCAAAACAGACAACAAGTACAGCAGCCACGAGGTCCTGTCTCGGGAGTAACCAACAGCAGAACAGGACAAAATACAAGTAATCGCACTCAACAAAACCAGCCGCAGCAGACACAAGTACCCACAAGACCAGCACAGAACAACGCAGGGCAAGCAGGTAGTGCGGGACAGGCTGGTCGGGCAGGTGGATCCCTAGGACCAGCAAACAGACAACCACCCACAGGAAATCCCACAGGTGGTAATCAGCAGCAAAATGTACAGCTATAACCTAGTTGCTATAGCGAGGAAACAAACTATCCTCGTCAGAAGGCATGCCAAATTGATCCAAAGCTGCATCTAACTCCGTCGCACAACTTGGATCTGGATCTACAGTAACAACTTCAGAGATAGCCGAAAAATGTGTAATAAATTCCTGATGTGTCAGAATATTGGTAATCTTCTTAGAACCACGAGGACCAACAAAAGTAATACACACTTTCCACATAGGATCAGGTAGGTCTTCTGGATCAAAAGTAAGTTCCTCATCACTAAAGGGCTGATCTGGATCAGTGTCTTCCGGTGAATAGGAGACATTAAAGGCATGACACGAAGCAGAGAACTCAGCAGTAACAGCTAAATCACGAAGAAAAGCATTTCGCTGCATCGTTATGTCGGAACGAAGACCATGAACCTGATCTTCCAAGTCAATACGCTCAGATACCAAATGAGAGCCAACAGACTCAAGCATAGTGTAGATTATATCTGTATTTGCAACTAAGTGCCGTGGTGTCATCAACTCCTTAGGAAGATTTTTCCAATAGGGCACCCAAATAGTAGAAACTGCGTTCTTCAAAGCAGCATCCATGTCATTGATCCCCAACAGAAGCCCAAAATCTTCTTTCCGTGTGTCAAGATCAGACATAACGCACCTCCAACTTAAATATACATTACATTTGTATACATGTCAAGTAGATTCGGCAATCATATCAGATAAGCCATCATCAAACTCACTGTCGGCATCCAAGGAGGACCAAGTACTCTCCAAGTCACTGTCAACCTGTGTTGATATTGGTGGAGTAGCTTTAGGCATCTCTGTAGTAAAGGAACTACGAAAATTATCAATATCAACAAGAACCTGATCCAGGAGGTAAACCAGTTTTGTATAAGCAATTAAACAATCGGGTCCATCAGACGAGAGACGTATCATATAGGAGTTCAACTGCATCAACTGCGGCTCTAAGTGCTCTGATATGATGTAATTGCTGATAAATAAATTTAAGGCACGAGAACCAACAATAAGAGCAGCACGAGCATCCGATGAGGCCACAAAAGATTTAGCATTCTGACCATCACGAATAACAGCGGACTTTAGATCCTGAAAGATAGCCTCTAATGCTGAAATACGATCAAGAACACAAACTGCAGATTTAGGTAGCATCATTTGAAATACCTCTAAAGACTATATCTAAGTCAAGTTTTTTATTAGAACCAAAACACAAATTATTATGAGGGCAATGCGGCCTAGAGTCCGCATTAGGACAAATACCGATTAACCTATCCCACATGCGATGCTGTATCAAGTAATCAGTAACAGCATGAGCTTCAACCTCACGCTCAAAAACAGAAGGATTAAAAGGAACAACAATAGGCTCATTATTACTTATATCAGCCCGATCAAAATACCAAATGACCATGTAGTCATGAAATTGATCTGAAGGTATACTAAGATACTTAGGAATAGTATACCTGTAAGAATTAACTTGATGATAATGTTCCAATATAGGTAAGTTCTTAGATCGTATATCCCTAAGAGCAGATGTTGTCTTTGTCTTGATCTCCAAAACAAGATACTTATTATCTATCTTCAGGATACCGTCACAGTGACCTGAGAAATTCACATCTACCTGCTCATCAGCCACTTTAACACGAAATTTACAGGTAGGCTCAATCTCTACATATTTCATGGGATAACCACAATGAAACTGGGGTCCAAGCAAAACTTGAGTAGCATCTGTAGGGGATGGAAGCACAACAGAACAACCAGCGTCCCCGGTGTGCTCTTCTCGGGCACAACACCACCGACCAAGTAGTATACCAGAAATACCTAGCCACTTCTGCAGGTGTTCATGTATAGCAGGACCCTGTGCAGCAAAGGAATCCATAATAAAGGAAGTTTCTTCTGTACGAGGACTCTGTTTCAAAGAACAAGCGGCATCAATTCCAGCCATTAATGGGCAGTGTGGTATGCTAGAACCACGAAACAAAATAGGTTTTGATGGCAGGGTAACAGAAATTGGAGATCTAGGACGAGTTAACGATCTCAAATGAGAAGTCAGCTCAGTTTTTAGCTGAGTCGCCTGTGTACCACCCCGAGCATCTGTAACAAGCGAGGGAGGTACATAAACAGATGAAGACATTAGACAACCAGCTTCTGATAAAAATGAGACATACTTAATACATTATTACGCAAATACTCCATGTTACGACAGAGCAGACTCAAGCTACTCGGATCACAATTAGACTCATATAAAGCACGACCTTCCGGAATGCCAGATAAAACCTTATAGTAGCCATAAATAGCATAAGGCGCATATTTTGAATGCAACCACTCAGACAAGAGAGTTAAAGCACTATTTGTGTGCTCCTCAAAAGAAAACCCCTCTACTAAGATAGGGCGACCTTTAGTCAACTCAGAAATATCAGCGTGCGCCCGCTGTAAGCAAAGAGATTCAGCAGAAGACCAAGCATTAGACGCAAAAGCATCTTGAAAAGACTGCAAAGTAAAATCATGAAGATATGAGAAATAGCCACTATCTAAGAAAAGAAAATAGGACAATATCTTACGATACGTCCTAATCTCATTGTTATGGCCACACATATCTAGTATCTCTTTGATACCCTGACGTAAAGAACTACCAGCCAGGAAAACAGGACTAGTATCTTTCTTTTTCTTCCCTTGAGTCTTCTTAACCTCGCGAGAAAATAAAGTCTCAGGATCATTAGGTCTATTATGCAAATACGAAACTATAGCAGTGTCTAAAACGGTATCCCGGCTCCGTAACAGATTTACTAAATCTAAAATTATGTTCACAGATGAAGCCGCCCGACAACTATCAAGTATAGTAATATTAGCTGCATTTAATGATGCTATATCTGAAAAGAAGATATGAATAAATGAATCAACTTGACTATAGTCTGTAGCACTGAAAGCAGACAAATTTTCCCAAAGAAGAACTTGAATATCAGATCTACGAGCAGCCTCTAAAGAATCCATAGGTGTTCTTATAATAAAACACTTAAACCCAGATAACTCAAGCCCGTATCTGACAGCAACTGGTGCATAAAAACTAAAACCATAAGCTGACATGTGAAATCCTCAAGCAGTTCGTAAGTTTTTTAACTGAAGTGTTGAACAAGCACGCTGCTTAGTAATAGCAAGCTCTTTATCAAAATCGGAACTTAATGGAATCTGATGAGACACAAAGAATATAGTACTCCTACGTGCAGCCAAATTACGAATAAGGTGATTAGACATAAGAGTTAACGCATTCTTATCCATGTGACGATCAACTTCATCAAGTATAGCTATATTACATTTACGTTCTTCTGCCACAATATCAATCAATGTTAGCATAATGCATATAGCCAGCTTACTTTCCTCACCACCAGACAACTCAGCAACATCGTAGACTTTCTCTACTAGAGTACCATCACCAGTAGGATCAGATATCTGATGTGCGACCAAATTAAGTTGATCATCATCATCACCAGCAACATCAACAAAGAAATTACGCTCGGTAAACAAAATAGAAGTCCAAACAGGAAGCTTCTCCCGAATTAATTCAAGCAATTGTCGCAACTTAGCCTTTTTGAAACCCTTTTTATCATAAGCGCTACGAACATCACGAACCAAATTGAACTGTCTGACAGAATCAGCGTAAGCAGCATTCAATGTAGCTAACCTATCTAATTCTGTCTTAGCTAGTTCTATCTGATGAACTTTATGCTCGTTCAGATTGATACCTGAAATCAAACAAGTCTTCTCCGAGCTTATATGCTGCATCTTATCCCTTAAAGATACCACAGTAATCTCATGCTGCTTAACGTCTTGTGCTGTCTGTGTCAGATCTTTATCTGTATAGGATAAAATGGTATAAGCATGCTGTTGGTCTGCTGTCGCCTTACTTACAATAGCGTGTAATTCTTGTAAACGTAATTCTGCAGTAGAAGCGTTAAAGGCTATAACATCAACAGGTATCATACGATACTTATCAGATACCTCTTTTGCTCGTTGTATCGCTTGATATAAAGACTCCCGCTGCGCTAAATCTGCGGAGCATGTAACAAGTTGATTTTTTAGTGTATCCCTATCGGAAGCAAGGGATGCGGGAAGATTATCTAAAGCACACATACCCGTAACGTAATTACTTAATGCCTGCTCATACTGAGAACTGAGAATCTTCTGCTGCTGAGCAGCCACAAGCAAAGGACGCAAACGAGATAATTCAGAACTAACATGAGCAGAATCTAGGGGATTACCACAAGTAGGGCACGCACCACCAAGAGAAGCTAATCGTTGAAATTCAACTACTTTACTTTCCAATACAGCAAGCGCACCCACAATATCAGCATGGTTAGATCTAACAAGCAATAGAGCACTAGATGCGGCTGTGCTTGATACAAGATCTGATTGTTGACTACCTAAATTCATTAAAACAGGATATAAAGAACGCAAATTCTTTACTAAGGTATCCCGCTGCAGAACATCTTTGTCTGCCTTAGAAATCTTACCCTGCAACTCAGACCGGAGTACACGCAGATTAGAAATCTCAGATGTGAGTCGATTTAATAAATCTGAATCATCCAGAGCCAGTTTTATATCTAAAGGCAAAGCCTCATATAGCATAATAACAGAGTGCATCTGAGCATAGGATCTCTTTAGTTGCTCCAACGTCGATTTCTCAGATAAAGCGTCTGAAAGAAGTTTTTGACTTTGTTCAATTGTGATTTTTGCTTGCGTGAAACCGGTCTCCAAGGACACACCGAGAGCCAAAAATTGCTCACGTGTTCGACACGACTCTTGCGCCCGAACTAATAAGTCATCCTCCACATGCATCTGATCAGTAGTATCACGTTCTTGCTGCTGTAAAGTTACTAACGAAGATCTTGCGACTTTAAGCGATTCCTGCAAAACAGCCGCGTCACCCAGGGTAGCAAAAGTCTGCTTTGCTTGTGTATAAGCACCAACAAAAGGTAAGTAGTCCTGCTGCTTAGCTTTCAACGCTTCATAAGAAGAATCTAACTCAGCATGAATCATATCATACTTAGTTAAGCCAAATAAACTGCTTAACCAAGCAATTCTCTCAGAAGGTGTACCTTGGATTAAAACATGTCCGTGCCCCTGCTTCCAAACAACGGTACCTAAAAACTCATCTAAGGGCCTGTTTGTAGACGCAGAGATTTCAGCCTGCAAGGCACCTTTCTTATTTTTAGCACCAATAGGCTCCCACGAAGACTCATCTAAAGATGAGTTCTTAAAAAAGGATAATGTAGATGCGGATCTACGACCAGCCTCTTCCCTAACTTTGTAATAAACACCGTCTGACCAGTAGAGCAACTCGTAAAAACCACCACTACCATCTGCAGGCCATATAGCACTAACAGCTTCGCTCTTGCCCAAGGATTCACGACCATAAAGAGCACGAGGTATCAGAGAGAATAGACGAGACTTACCCGCACCGCTAGATGATGGCTCTTGGGTGTCTAAATTATGACCTGTTACATAAACAAGACCTTGTTGATCTAAAGGTAGTTCAAAGTAATCACGATATGTATAAACAGCTTGACCACGAAGCAACAGTAACTTTAAGCCACGTTGTTCCTCTATTGCTATATCAGGCATGTAATGCACATCCTTAAAATGTTGCAGGTGTATGAGTTTTTGTTGCTATTAATAAACCATTTACAGTATCAACATACGTATAGCCGGAACGTGATAAAACACTATGATACGTTTGGCTTGCTCTGATGTACGGACCATACTGAACTTTATCGTCAACTGTAACTTCTCTACTATTTTTAGGCAGATCTAAAATTACAGGAGAACCAACTTTCAGAATTAACCAAATATCAGTGAGTAGTCGCTCTATATCAGAACTCATAATGTAACCTAGGCAGGAAACAAAAATAACGTCAAAAAACTCACGAGAAAATGCATATAAGGAACATAAAGCATCACCCCAAATAATCTTAGACTGTAAAACATCAGGCACATGAGCTATAAAACAAGGATCAATCTCAATACCGTAAGAATCAAAACCATAGTGTATATAACGCAAAAGAGATCCCCCACAGCAGCAACCCAAATCAAGAAGCTTTAAGCCCTCAAAATCTGTGTATATACGCTGTAGTAACCCTATTTTAGATGCCATAGGAGCACATATTGTATCCCAAGATTCACGATACGTACCATGTAGAGCATAGTTATTCCACTGATTAGAATCCCATAAAGGGATACTCCTAATCCTAAGCCGCTCACTCAAAGCATTGGGTGTCACACGTGTACTAGTAATACCCCAAGGAGTCCACAACAGATCTTGATATAGTTCAAAGTCCGAGGCTGGACGGTAAGACCAAGAATCTCTAGGACAAGCAACAGCTAATCTCTTAATCGCGTGCTGAATAGCATACGAAGTTACTCCAGTTGCTGCATGATGCACACCAAAACCAGATTGATCATAATGAAATGTTATCCCAGATATGTCAAGCTGCTGCATGAGGAGCGACTTCTTTAAGCGCTATACTAAAAGCTACGGACCACTCAAGGACAAAGTTGTTAAGCAGTATGCTATCATCCACAGCAAACGTCTGCATACGCTCACAAAGCTTCTCAAGAGCTGGCAAGAACTGCAAAAACATCCTAGTCCAAACAGGCCGAGGCACGCCTGCAACAAGACTACAATAATCAGCAATCTCATAACTACGCAAACCAACACCAGAAACGAAATACACCGCTAGTTTACTAGAAAACAACAAAAGTGTCTTTATGATCACACGATAATCATCAGATTTAGATATCTCCGTAAGAGCATCACGAGGATTCCCGCAAACAATAGCCCGCAACGTATTAGCAGCAATAGTAGTTGGAGACTGAGATACAAAAGATGCAACAGATGCTGGATCAGTTAACCCACCCGACGATATACCACAATGCAACATGTGAAGAGCATCACGATAGTGATACCCGGAAGCACGAGCAATTTCGGTAAGAACTTCAGCCGAAACAGTAAGACCTTCAGCCGAAATAACACGAGTAAGCAACGTAAGAATGTCTGCAAGAGAAGGAAGCTCGGTCTTAACTTGAACACACCTAGAAATAAGCTCAGGTGCCAATCCAGAAATATGATTTGAGGAAAAGACCCAAATTATATGGGGCGCTGGTGGTGTCTCAACAGGTATCAACAACTGAGATTGTGCTGCTGGTGTTAAAGTATGAGCTTCATCTAGAACAGTAACACGATGTGCCGAAATACGTGGTCGAAATTTAACCGATTCAATAAGATCACGAGCTTCGGCTACTCCGATACTGCGACTATTCTTATACTGATAATCGCTATTAGCTGTAAGCTGACAAGTACACGCAGGACATACCCCACAAGGAGTACCATCCGGCTGAGGTGTTTTGCACAATAAATGCCTAGCTAAAATAGCAGCAACAGTTGTTTTTCCGCAACCATATGGGCCGGATATCATAACTGCCTGAGGCGTTTCACCATTAGCAATCATACGTGAAAGAGCTTTAATAGAAGGACTAGGATTAACTAAATCCCCAAAAGTAGTAGGTCTATAGAGTGTTCCCAAATTATGAGCTTCTATAGGCATCGTTATTTAACCACCTTATAGTCAGGAGACCACTTATGCACAAAAACTATACCTTTAGTAGTTAGCTTCAAGGCCCCATCCGCATCAGGACAAAGTAAACCCTTACGCTGAGCATCTACAGCATAGTCCGTATCACCTGTGGTTAAAAAACGCACAAGATCAGAAGCAAGATCGCAATTTACGTGTGCCAAGTCTTATTCTTTCGAGTACTTAGAAAGTATAGTATTGATAGTATCCAAACTATTTTGCTTCTGCTGTTCCAAAGAAGCAAGATGAGCCAACTCATCGTCAAGATGAGTTCTATCTAAAGGATTTACCGTAACAGGTAAGAAAATGCGTAAAGCCTCAGAAAGAATAGTAGCAGGAGACGCCGCCTTATACGTTTTTGTACTAAGCACAACAGCAGGTACCGGATCCGTCCTGAGTAAGGAAGACTGAGAGCAAAACCAGTAAATATTGTTGTTTCGAGACTTGAACAACACCTGTAGAGGAGCATCAAAACAAGGATGATACATAGTAACATCAGAAAGTTTAACACAGTACAAACCAGAAAACGGCTTGTTAGCAACTAAACACAAAAAACAAGGCTCAGAAGGAGCACCAGAAACGAGACCAAAAGCATTAAGAGCAGCAACCACATAGGCGGTGGGAAACGTTAGGCAATCCACAGAAGCAGACAAAACGCCCTCCCCTAAACCCAGACTGGAAGCGGACACGCTGGTAGTGGAACAAACACAACCGCCGCCCTTCTTTCCGCTTACAGGATAAAACTCAGCTTCAGAGCTAAAGCAATATATACCAGAGGGCACATGATTAATACCAGGATTAATCTCATTCTTGTATGGAACATAAGTCTCTGTTGAATACAACGATTCAATACTAGCTTCCGATAAATCATCACAAGCACCAAAGGTACCATCAGGTGCCATAAAAGCAGGAGCAGAAGGCACGTCTAAACCAGTATCAGACCCAGATAAAGAACCAAGATCTGCGATAGAAAATCCAGAAAATAAACTACTCTGAATTCGCTCCAATGCAGCAGCCTCTTCCTCAGAGGGCGGTGGCAATCTAAACGCCTCAGGTGTCTCTGCCAGAGGAAGATCTAAAATATGAGCCAAAGGAACACCCCCAGCAAATGGAGGTGGTGCATCTGTAGCTACGTCAGAAGATGTATCTAAGGTAGTACTCACAGCAGATAGTAAACTGTCAAGGCGCTGAGCCAACTTGTCTTGGGACATAGCTGAAATTTACAGCAAACAGGGCAAACTGTCAGTAGAAATAAACAAAAAGCGAAGACCCCATAAAGGTCTTCGCTTTGAATTGAAATGTCCAGAGGTTACATTACCAGGCGCTATCCGAGGTAGCAGCGGCACGTTCCAGTGCATTGGAGTGTTCCTGCTCAGGAGACACATCTTCCGCCTCAGGCTCACACGATTCACACGTACAGTCAGAAGCGGAAACAGGAGTGGCAGCACAGCCCCCATCGAAGTCCGGACTGTCAACCAGATGATCTAAAGGAGCAGATACAGGCTCCGCAACAGAAAGAAGATACAACTTAGTCGTATTGCTAGTCCGACCCTGAGAAGCAACGGAATGTCCTTCCCTGATATCGCGAGCAACAAAACCCGTGTTGCTCAGAGCTTCAACGTAGGATTCACGCTCGGTACCCGTGGCCGTAGCATATACCGTGTGATCGGACTCCAAAAGAGCCAGAGCTGTAGTGATGATCAGTTCATAGAACTCGCGCAACTTGAATTCGTCAACAGCGCGAACCCAGTTCAGAGCGTAAGCAGCATCAACGTTGACAGAGAATGCGTCATTCACACGATGACGATAGCCGCGAGCATCGCGACGGATAGATGCACAACCAACAAGGTTCCCGGATTCGTCAAAAGCCAAGAAGATACCCTTAGCAGCGCGCACACGATCCCAAAGTCCTTCCGGGCGAATGGAATGACCGCGCTGAATCAAACCCAGAAGAGCTTCGGGCAGATCCGGCTCAGTTGCCTGCGGATAAGTGTCACGAATACTGCTCAACTCGTTGCCCGACACACAGACAAGAGCAGCCAGATTGGGAACCGCATCAAACACAATCTCCATCGCGTCGATGGTATTGTTGCGAGAACAGTTCCGGCTGCGAATGATCTTGACCATTAGATATCTCCTAAATGCTTAAGGTTGAACAAAGTAGACTAACCAACAACCAAAAGATAACCAATATTTGTATAGATGTCAAGGTCCTGCTTGCTAATTCTACAGTTTTGGTGCATCTAAAGACCATACCTGAGAAATTCCACCAGCAGCCAGAGCCTCTAAAACAGAGGATCCCTTAAGGAAAGCACGCCGACCGGACTCGTAAGCCACGAGGTTTCTGCTGCCAACAGACAAAAGATCTGCAGAACTAAAAGAACTAAGAGATGCTTTTGAAACAAAAGCACCAGAACGAGACATCAACTTATCCCCGTCATGATACATATAGACAGAAGACGGAATAAACTTAAACAGACGGGTACCGCGACCATTTCTACGATTCTCGGGGATATCTTTAACAAGCACACGGTGTGCTTGCCCAGCAGTATCCCACGCAACAAGAGTAGAACTATCTTGAGCGCTGAAGGCATAGCGTAAGCCTGTTTTTGCTAAAGGGTAGTCAGAGCCACGAGCAGACAAAGCAACCTTCACCACAAAACCATCCTCAGTCACAGCCACAATATACGAAAAAGCATGGGACGCAATCCCTACAATGTTCCTAAATGTTTTGCTTTGAACGCCAGAAGCATCACTAGACACATTTAGAGCAAGACCCGAAGCATCAACCAGAGTTATCCCAGAATACGATCCAACAACATACATATCCGAAGTTGTTGTTGTACGAATTGGTTGGATATCACTAAAAACACGACCGTCACGTGTGACGCCAAATGCAAGGGTGTCCCCTTGAGAGACTAAAGCTGCGACAGGTGCAGCATCCGGGCGAATCTGTGTTCGACGGGCATCTTGATATTTCCGAAGCGCCTGTAACTCCCTAATAACAACCGCAGCTAAATTAGCTTTATCTGCAGTTACAGAAGCAAGAGATGCCTCCAGCTTAACAATACGACCCCTCTGTACTGTTAGGTCAGCACGACGTAAATCACGCAAACGCAGATCTAAAATAAAACGAGCGGCCTCCTTCGTACATTTAAGAACACTACATAATTCATCTATTGATGATGATACATCACCATCGGTAGCAAGAATCTTAACAAGGACAGAAATATTCAACATAGCAAGTAATCGAGCATTCTCAATCATCAAATCATGTTCAATCTTATCACCCTGTAGACCAAGCAGCTTGGCTTCCTCACCCTCCCGCCAAGAGATCCAAGACTTAAGCAACGTGAGAAGATTTGTCGGACGAAAAGCTATATCATCGACACTGTTACGTACTGTAATGTTCAAGTTATAAGAACTACGCGAATGCAGAGATTTGATAACAGCATCTAAAGCAGGTTTATTATCAACACCCACATGTATCTCTTTAATCGTACCATTATTCTCATCATAAATCAAATCAAACGAACGGATCATCCGAGCTTCAGTTAAAGCTGGAATTGTCTTTTCGGCAAATTTAGTAACTCGCCAGCTATCAGGCCAACCTACAATTTTTATAGACGTAATCTTGGGGTCAAAATCATCAGGACCCACGGTATAGTCACAAGCGTATTCTAATCGACCAGACCCGCGTTCGTAAAGAGAATAAACATCATCAGGGGATGATAAAAGAATACCACCAGAAATACAGTCAGGTCCCTGTATATGCTTAAGAACAGTACGAAGTGTTGCAGACTCACCAGATCTAGCTACATAAATCAAAGCATCAATCACTTCTTTCAGATTATGTGATGGTAGTGTGTTTTTTAGACCAACAGCAATACCGTCAGAACCATTAAGTAGGATCAGTGGTAGGCGTGAGCTGAAAATCAAAGGTTCTTTCAATTCATCTGAGTAGTTAGGAACCATAGGCGCAACAGACAAACAAGAAAATACAGAATCTGTTATAGGAGCTAACCTAACCTCGGTATAGCGTTCTGCGGCAGGTGGATCAAATTCGTTACCGAAGGACCCCTGAGGTACAACCAAAGGGTATCGTTGAAAGGCTAGTCGAACAAGAGTTGAATACGTACTACTATGTGGATGATATTTTCCAGAACAATTATGAACCAACATACCATTTGCATAAAATTCATGCACAGACCCTACACCTATATCATAGGTTACTTGTGGCTCAGCTACCTCAACGGACAACACAGGAACTACGTGTAGATTACAATCAAGAACATACCCAGGCACATCCAAGTCACATTTATACAAAGCCGCATTAAGATTAGGACGCACACAAACAAGATCATCAGGCTTAAGATTGGCAGCAGACACCCACGCAAAATCCAGAGTCCTTGAACATATAACACGGAATTTTTGGTTACTAGTACAGGTCACCAAAGAACCCGAGGAAAGCTTTACCTGCAATAAAGTCTTTTCAGGCTGCTCAAATAAACCAGTCACAGGCTGTACACCTGTTGATGTACATACTAAAGAACCAAGAACTAAATCTTCTATAGGCACAAGCCCCGTAGGCGTAGAAACTAAAGTCCCGGCGACAAAACAATCTCCGGTCACACGCGCACTCTTTTTGAAGCATTTATCTGGTAAAGCACCAAGTTCATACATAGAATACAAAATACGACGTTGCGCAGGCTTTAGGCCATCACGATACTCGGGAATGGCCCTATCCTCAATTACATGGCAGCCATAACGATACATGGAAGATCTAACAAAATGCCCAATCTTCTGCTCTGTGATATCATTATCAGAAATAACACACTTTGGAGCTTTAGCTTTAGATCTCATACAGCATCACCATCTTCCTCGGTATCACCAGCGTCAATTCCCAACAATTCACGACGATACTGAACTTCACTACCCATCATGTGATCTATTTCCATATCATCATCGTCATCAATAGTCAACCGCACAAGTCTACGTTTTGAAGGATCCATTGCAATCAGTCTCAGTTGATCCGGACGAAGCTCTCCCCAGCCTTTAGCTCTAGTCAAAAGTACGCTACTTCGAGGCGTTGCCTTGAACTGAGAATACACGTCATCAGGAGTATCACCAAAAAACTTTTGGTCCTTATATGAACCTAAGTACAAAGGAGCATTTATAAAATATACGCGACCCTGCTCAACCCAGGGACGAAAGTATAAAACAAAAAGAGCAGAAAGTAACGATGCAATGTGATATCCATCATCATCAGCATCAGTCAACATGGCAATCTTACCTACCCTGCCCTTAGATGGGTCACAACGAGAACCAACAGGCGTACCTATTGTTGTAATAATATCCATCACAGAGGGACTCTTAAGAACTTTAGCCAAAGATACCCTACCTGTATTTAAGATCTTACCACGAATGGGTAGTATCTCCTGCCAATCAAAAGATGCAGGTTTTGCTGTGGTCCCCGCACTATCACCCTCAACGATAATAAGTTCACGATCCTCAGGACGAACCCAAGGCTTAGCTTGCTTAAGCTTTATAGGAAGATCAACACGAGCATCGCGTGCAACAATCTTCATAGATTTCACAGCTTTATTATCTTCAGATAACCGAGTAAAATTAGACTGAAATCTTTGAGATCTATCTAAGATAGCTTTAACAAGAGTCTTATTACGGGTAAAGAACTCAATAAGAGCAGGCTCTAACATATCACGAATAGGCTTAACTACGTCAGGACTCATTAATTTATTCTTTGTCTGACCCTCATAGACAGGATCCTGCATCTTAATCTGAATAGCAGCACGTAAACCAAACACTAGAAAACGAGCATCAATATCAACCTTACTATCCGTATTTACTGCTGAGGCTAAAGCAGCCTTCAAAGCACTGACATGAAAACCTGCCTCTTTTGTAAACGAGGAATTACAGTACGAACGTATATCAATTAAATCATTATCATACCAACATAGAGCCACAGACAAAGAAATCTGACACTTAGCATAAGATTCTATCAAAGCAGCTCGTGAATCTAAAACAGATGCCTCTAAGAAGAAGGGCTTGCCTAAAGCATCGGGTTCTTCATCACAAGATGAAACAAAATCAAGCATACCCCGCGATGATTTGTAAGTAGTTGAAACACCATCAACAACAACATCTAAAGTTAAACCAGGATTTAGATATGAAAGATCCCGAGCTTCTTCTTGCAACCTATCCAAACTAGGATGATAATCAGCAAATAATACTTTATCTAACCGAAACGCAATCACAGTACCGCACCCAAGGCTAATATTCTTATCAGGCACAGTTTTCTTTATATCACCTAAGGCCATGCCTTGACAAAAACTCTGATAATGCCATCTATTTGAACGAAAAGTCCAAAAAGCGAAATACTCAGACAAAGCATTTGTAGCCGAGGCACCAACACCGTTCATGCCAGAAGATGTTTTATAGCTATCAGCATCAAATTTAGCACCAGCATGAATACGAGTAAACACCGTAGTAGCTGCAGGGAGACCTGTTGCTTCATGAATATCTACAGGTATGCCACGCCCCTTGTCTGCAACATAAAATGTCCACGTAGTTGTATCAACCGTGATTTTAATATAATCACCATGGCCATCTAAGTACTCATCAATAGCGTTATCAATAACCTCACGAAGACATCGAAAAGCACCCTCATGCTCGGTAGAACCAACATACATACCAGGTCGTCTACGAATAGCTTCAGGGAAATCAAGAACACGAATAGACTTAGCTGAGTATTTATCAGCAGGCATATATCTCCTTAAAAGCTAGTTATCTGACACGAAGAGCAGGTATAGTAAATACCTGAGTTAGATCATGTACATTTGTAACAATGATCTCTTCTCCAGATTTACGTTGAAAACCAACAACGCGAACCTGAATCGGCCTACCAGCTTTTCTAACAGAAATAACGTCACCTAACTGATATCCAAAGCGCTCTCCATGCTTTTTTGCCAAGAACGAGCGATGAACTTCAAAACCAACAACAGAAGTCTCTTCAAAAGATAACGAATCTAACTGTTCTATAATTTCGGCCACAGCGGCAGGAGCTTGATCATGATCTAATAAAAAAGCGTCACAACCAGACTGATCGGCCTGAGGTATAAATTCCTCAAGAGGGAGTGTAACAGGAATTGGCTGCTCTGTAAGGGTCAAACGAGGACAGTGCTCCCGCTGTTTCAAATCACCCATAAACACAGCGTCACGCCTTCTCGGATCATTCCACGAAAGAAACTTAATGCAGGAGCCACAAAAAAAGCCAAAAGGAACATCACGTTTATCTGGACCAGCATCAAAATAGCGCAAGTCTAAAGAACTAACATCATGACAAGGCACTGCGTCTGGAACATGATCTTTAGATATTTCGTCATCTACAAGAACGGACGTATCTTTAACACCCATCCTACGAGATAAAGCTGCAAGCTTTGACAAGGTATCGGTAGTGCTAACACCTTCAGCAGAAGTAGGTGTTAGCACTAATCCAGGTCTAGGACGGGGAAAGGCTGATGGTAACATTACGAACCGCCATGGCGTCTAAAGAGCTGTAGCGCTCAATAAAATTTGCTTCCAACAAACGACGCCTACGGAATGATTTTTTACAGGATCCTCTGTATGAAATACCCTTGCGCTTTAACAAACACGCAATTTCCTTAGACGACATATCCTTTAATTTACGTCTATCCTCAGGAAGATGACCGGTATGATAAGCATAGCTTAACAGTGAAGCCTGCGCAGCCGGGGAACATGCATGTAATTCGTCTCCATGAACACTCTGCCAAATAAGAGCCAAGGCACGCCTGAAAACAGCACGCTGTGTGCTATCTGATAGCTTTATATGCGTATCATGGACCCAACGACGAGCATGAGCACCTCGATATTTAGAGGCATGCACAATAGACTTCAAAGTAGATGGAGATACCAACCCAACAAAAATAGCCTGAACATTATCAGATCCAAGAGCGTTCAGGTCTACACCACAACTAATTGTCGGGCCACTCCGATGAGAAGGCACAATAAATGTATCAGTACACCCCTCAAGCAGAACAATCAAAGAACTGTCCGGAAGAGGAAATGTATCTAAAGGATTAACATCTTGCACGAGTACAGGCTTCTTTGGAACACCAGGGGCCAAAGAAACATGAAAAACTCTTTCTGCTCTAGGACTATGAAATGAAGATGATACGAGCATAGCCACAACGGGCACACAAATAGCAAATCTACGCACAAATTTCCTTCCTGTCGTGCAGGCAGCTCTGTAACCGGGAACACACCGCCTACAGACCGACCTCCTTAGTACCTAATTATTAAAGGCGTTAATGGGTGAGTGTACAAATATAAAAGAGGTTGTCACTTCTGGCAACCTCTTAAATTAAGTTATCTATACCAAAACGATAAGAGTCAAACAGAATTACGCTGTCTCAACGAGTAGATCGTATGATAGGGCTGCCCCAGTTCCTGGGCTATCTGCATTGTCGTCATACCTTTGGCAACTAATTCAAGCACTCGTGGAAGTTCTTCAGAGGGCTTCTTACGCGCCTTAGACGTACCGGAGATCAACCTACTGCGACGAGGCACCCGCAGGCGATTTTGACGGCAGTAATGGTCTACATAGGAAAAATCACGACCAACCTCAGAAGCAATCTCACCGACGGTACGACCTTCAGTAGCTAACGCCTCAATACGTTGATGAAGTTGTGAAATGCTCTCTTGTCGAAAGATACCGTAGCTCTGAACAATCTGACGAACACGCTCACGGGACAAGGAAACGCAGCACCCAATATCGTCATAAGTAGCACCACTCTTAGCTAGTGCTAATATAAAAGAATCTCGCGAATAGCTACTAGAAGCGCTACCACCAGAAGAGTCTACCCTATTCTTATCAAGTGTATCCATGATTACCCCAAAATAGATGTTGCACTAAAATACCAGTAACATATAAAATACACTTTTTATGTGTGATTGTCAAGAGCAATTATGCTTGTATGCCTGAATGGGCAAACCCGTATAACGAGACACATACGAGGCACCAACCGGAAAAAATCCAAGATTATTAACCAGGTGGATAGAAGAGTTATTTGTAGTATGAACAGTTGAATACATATCCTTAGTGGGTATATAATCAAGCAGCATATTACACATAGTCGTGGCTATATGTTTACCGGCGTAATCTGGTGCGACAACCACATAGCCAAGTTCTATAACATTTGGACAATTCTGTAATAACCAAACATAAAACAAAGAGGAGCGTCTAAAAAGAGCACGAGAAGATGTTTGTGACAAAAATTTTAATGAGGCTGTACCAACAATACGAGACCCCTCCTTAGCTAAAACAATAAAGCTAGATCTCTGCATAAAATGATCATAATACTCTTGGAGCGAAGCATTCGCAGCAAGAACACCCAAAAGTGTACGAGAGCCAGATCTAATCAACTGCATAACATGGAGTGCTGATAGGGCATCCAGACTATCCGTAGGAACAAGAAAATATGTCACCATTACGCACCGACCGATCTTACGTACACAACAAGATACCCATTGTCCTGTTTAACAGTACGAAAATGACTAAACGCAGACATCTCACCAAAGGGTATCTGTGATGATAAAAAATTCCTCTTATGCTCCGTGGCCTGCTGAAAAGCACAATCAACGGATGAGTCAGACAACAAGGAATCACTACTAGCAGTACAGGAAAAAACATAATGATATCTAGTACCAACAAAAATAGACAGATTACGATACACGTCAAAAAATGTTGTCAGGGATGTCTTAATTAAAAAGACATTAAATGACAAAAAACCCAGCTTTATTTGGGCAATAGATCTAAACAAGGCAAAAACAAAACAAAAGCTTTCAGAAAAACAACAAAAAGCCAAATCATAAAACCCATACACGGCTAGAGCACCTTGACGCAGTTGCACAGAATGCGAGGAGGAACACAAATAAGGACGCCCCTCTGAACTATACAGAAAACATGAATGAAACAGCAGTAAACAAACCTTAGAAAGGAAACCACGAAAATCACGAATATGTACTACAAGGAGCACCTTGTGCAGGTACTCCCGTGAGATAAACAACGGAAACAAGTAAACAGACTCAAAAGACAAATTCTACCCCCTCCTCAGGATTGAGAGCAGATTAAGCCCATGATCCAAAGCGCCACCAACAAAATGATTAATAGCACGCAGAAAGATCTTCTGCACTACCAAAAAACCCTGGAAACCGCAAAAAACAAAAAGAACCACCAACAGATCTCTTGGAGCATCTCCAGAAAAATTCATGGTCTCGTGCAAATACAGCAACTGAGCACCAAGGGACAAACCAGAAGGAACCTGAGTTAGGGCAACCAAAGAATGGACATACAGAAAGATCAAAGGAAATACCACAGATCCACCAACAAAAAAGAACATAGTCTTAGACGCAAGAGCATGCATCAAAAGATAGCCACGGACAGTCTGTTTGTCATCAGGATCTACCGAAACCTTATAGCAGTAGGGCATAAAATTGCGGTCATTATAAATAGCTGAATCTAAATTTTCGGCTGCAAACTCAGCCATCCGCGATTCTTCTGTCTCAGGAGCAACCACAGTATGAGGAACGTCAGGTAGTTCAACACAGGACTCAGACGAAGATCCAGAGCAAGCAAGCAACGTTGACGAATGAAGTCCTGCCATCTTGGCTACCTGCATATAGTTCATACCGAAACAAGCGTCTACATGCTTCATGCAGTAACTAACAATAACACCACTTTTGATACCCAAATCATTACGAAGAAATGCTAAGATATCAGTATCAGACATACCAGGACAGACTTCCCGCGTCTTTTCCATAAGAGAAGTTTCCCACGAAGAACGCTCAATATCCTCAAACATTTCCTGATCAAGAGCATCATTCGTAGTTGACATTGTATACTCCTAGAAAGACGACCAAACTGACCTATCTTTAATATACATTAACTTTGTATAAAAGTCAAGTAGTTTTGCTCAAGTTTGCATAGTTTTGCGTAGATTTATTGGAGCAGCTACGAACCCTATCATATGATTTAGCAGCAAACTTCATGACAGCCTCTTAACTAAGTATACAAACGATATACATTAATTTTGCATATTTGTAAAATAATAAAAAGCACAGGTACAATATGCACCTGCGCTCCATTTACACAAGCAAAAACTTAATTTTTACCGTAGATCATCTCGCCGTTTTCAAACACAAGCAAAGAACCAGAAGAGATTGGTTCCCATGCCTTATTTTGTGTAAGACCATGAGTAGTGACAACATAACCAGTCAGAGGCTCATCTGATGGCTCTGCATCAGCGATAGTACCATCAGCGAGGAGGGGCTCAACAGGGCAAATATCCAGCCCAAAAGCACTACCCTTATCCTTGTAAACAAAAGTACAGGCCCCATCGCTGAACACGAGATTCATGTTCCCATCATCGTTGAAAGTACGGAGAAAGGACTCAAGCTCAGTAAAATTGTAAAAATCAAGATCCAACTGATGCAAAACAGTAGCGACAGAGCAAAGCAATTGCTCTGAATCAGTCTCGCCCTTGACCGGGTATGTCAGCTTGTTAGGTTCAATCAATCCAAAAAGTGTACCATTATGAGCAAACACCCAATGATGCTCACGATAATCCAACTCAAAAGGATGTGTGTTTAGAAGAGTATGACTGCCACAAGAAGCAAACCGAACATGACCCAAAACAATATCAGAAACCCAAGTAGGATCAGTCGCAATCTTAGTTGCGGCTGCACTTGTAACAGCACTAACAGGCTCTTTAGCGATATCCCACACATTACCGCCAACACGATTGACCCGAGCAAATCCCCATCCGTGAGGATTACCCTTAGCACGAGCCTGAAACAACGGCATAATACCATTCAGGCGAGCAGCCTTGTTGAAATTCATAGCAAGAAGCTCACACATAGCAAATCTTTCGGTTGAGAGTTCTAATACAATATACGAAAAACATGTACGTTTGTCAAGGCTCGGGAAGCGCAGATACAAAAGCATCTCGAAGAACCGAGTCTGTTATAGAGGCATCAGAACACAACAACGCCTTAGTCTCGTCAAACGCATTTCGTACTGTGTCTTGAACAGCCTGAAGCACAATAGGATCCATAACACGGAAAGATGTGCCAGACACTTGCGGACATATACGCTGTATATGTGACATTATGGAAAGTAAACAAAAACTACTCAGATGATTCGCAGAATCTATAGCAAAATCATAAAGCCAAGCATACACCGATTGATAAATACGCTCTGACACAAATAAAACAGTAGGATCCAACGCACCGTGCGGACGTAACAGAGCCATCACGATATTAAAAGAACATTGTAGAGCTAAAGGCAAATCAGATATTGAATTAGAACAAAAACCAACTAAAGCATCTCTCAAGATCTGAACTAAAGATATACCAGTACTAGTAGAATATGGGCTCAGATCACACATATGTGGAAATAGAGGCTGCTCTAACAAATCAGGAGTAGCACAAGCAGCAAAAACAATATAAGTAGGATCAGTAGTACCCAAATCAGCCTCAGCAACAAAATTAGATGCACCTATGCGAACATGAGAAAAATGAGAAGCTATCTGAGGATCAACAGAGGATAAATAAACAGATTTATACAAAAACAATAAAACATTAGCATAAGCACAATCAGATACACTAAGAAAATATAGTTCATCCCCATCTGTATGCATCCCAGCAAAATGCAAACTCATGTTTTGGTCATACACAAAAGCAGACCTGCTGGAATCAAGAGAAAAACAATAATCTGTAGAGTGACTTAGAGTAACATCCTGATACTCAAGCGAGGGAGTAGGAGAATCATACTCCTGTTTGTATTGAGGTGTTCCACCTCAATACAAACAGGACGCAGAACAAATAAATGCTCATGCGCCCTATTAGAACTACCGTCAGGATTAAAGGATAAAACATTACGGCTGTACTTAGTTAGTCTCAAAGCAAGTAAGTGCATCCTTTAATAATACAACACCTCTGCCATAAATGCAAGGATCAACCTCGTAAACGAGACTCTACATCTGTGACATCTCGTGTATCCACGGCGTAACCTGGACGAATAAAGCCAATAAAACCATCAACCTTTGCCTGTTCCTCATTATAAAACTTACCAGCAGGACCATCCAAGTAATGCACAAGACCAGTCTTTGCTTTAACGGAAGCAGGCAGAGTAACTAGATCTGTATAGTGCGCATGCACGCCTGACTTGAAAGCAGCCGTCTCGCAGTCATGAAAAATCAAGTCAGCCTGTTCATAGAACACTTTTATCTGACTAGGACAAAACTGGGTATCTGTTGTAAAGAAAACACGATACCCTTCCTCGGATGTCACCAAAATGCCAAATGAGTCAGTCAAGGCTCGTCCATTCATGACATGAACAGTCTGAACAGGATCAAACGAAATACCTTCCCAAGTAAACGACTCATTAGGCTCAATAGGATGTAGATCAAAGTAATCAGCAAAAGTATTCACATGACCTTCAATAGACTCCAACGTACCGCGAAGAACATGCGCCCATAGCTTCGTAAGAACGGTACTAATACCATAAAGCTTTGGCTTAGGTGCCCGAGAAACACCTCCCCAAGGATAGCGGTTAAACGCCAACCACTCAAGCCCATGGACATGGTCACCGTGCAAATGACTGATATAGACACCATCTACATCAAAAGCACCCAGATTAGCGTATTGTGCTAGCGAGTAGGGCGCTGTAGCACCACAGTCAACCAACAAACGCTTACCTGTATTTGATTGAATCACAGCCTGACACTGCCATAGACCAGCAGGAGCAAACGCGGAACCAGCACCAGCCCAAAGAATTTTCATAAAAATACCTCCAAGAACAAAGATACGTCAAAATCTAAAAATCAACAGATGCAAAAATAAAGATGTGATATTAATCACAACGGTACATCTAAACCAGCAAGATCCTCGGGTATACTGTAAGCTACAGACAATTTACGAGCCAAATAAGAATCCACTAACTCAGAATTATCGGATATAGCCAATTTAGAGAATATAAAATCACTACCAGCTAAGGACAGCAAGCCAAAAAGATCTAAAACGTTTAGCTCACAACCTAGCCCAACAACTCGCGTTGTGCCCACCAAGGTATCATGGTACATATGGTAATGACCATGTAAAATAAGTCGTGGCTGTATCGCAGCAGCTACGTTATCTAACGTAGCACGATTAGCCTCCCCTGCACTATATAAGTGCTTCAAATTAAAATCAATTGAAGTAGGAGCATCATGACAGACAAGAACATCACACCTAGGAGCACACAAAGTATGCATAATATCCTTGTAGCCAATACACTCCAGACCAGGAAAAACAGTAGCGCCAAGGACACGAGAAATGGCATCAATGGAATAAGCACCACCTAAAAAGACAAAATGTAACTTCTCAAAGATAAAATGAAATCCACGCGCTGCCCAAAACAACGAGGGTAATAGCTCATGAAAAGATAATACATCAGCGCGATGAGGCAGCATATAATGATCTTCATGATTACCATCAATAAAAACAACAGGTATCCCTGTCTCTTGAGCTAGCCGAGAACAAACACGAAGAAATCTACGAAACGCGGGAATACGCGGAAAATAACCAAAATCACCAACCTGAAGAATCCTATCAACAGATTGGAGACAAGCCAACTTAAACGCTAGCTCTATAGCAGCGATATCACCATGAATGTCACCAACGACTAAAATCTTCATACAAAAATATCAGATAATGATGTTTGACGCGCAGTCGTTAAACCCGACTCCTGCATTAAAACAGCAAGAACATACGAATTAGGCATAATATGAGGATTTAGTTTATTAAATTCCTGTTCAGATAACCCAAAATAACGACAAAGAAACAGACCAACAGCACCACTACGAGAGACACCAGCAGCACAATGAACATAAATAGGAGTTTCTGATACATCAGAAACATAGTCTAAAATATTACGGGCCTGAGCCGAAGTAAACAATATAGAGGCACCATCAGCTATATTAGGCGTAGAGTCAGTAAAAACAAGAGACAGTACAGAATCAACTCCAAGACAAGATAAACCAAGCTTAGCTGTCTCTGTGTCTGCCCAAATACCTCCACTATATGATGCATATGCCAAATCTGTATCTAAGGTTACTTCATCACAAATAGAAATAAGTTTAGCTCCTGGCACATATAAAGCAGGAAATGCCCACCTATGATGCAGCACAGACAACACCATCGCGGCACGAGGTACCACACGAACAAAAGTAGGCTTAGCTCTAAGCATACTGACAAGTATACAAAAAAGTAACCATAAATGAAACTATTTAGTTGGTGCTTTTGTTGTTGGAACTTTAACAGGCAGTTCTTTTGGAACCTGAAGCATAGCAACAGGAACACGCAAACGACGAATCTCACCAAATTCAGAGTGGTAGTCTACAACCTCAGTGGCTCGCTGCGCCCTGTAACCCTCACCGGCAGCATAAGCGTCACGTGGGGGCATGATAGGATGATTCTCAACAAGAAGCCCTTCGGACTCATCACGAGTAGTCAAATAAGTACCACCTTGACGTGTCTGATGAATATGGCCACAATGACCATATCGGTACTTAGTCTGCCCCCACAATTCAGGGAAATCTGCAGATACAACAGATTGCAACCTGCGTGCCTGTATGCGGTCACCATGGGTAAACACAAGAAAGGTCTTTCCATGTACAATAGGGATTATGTTACTCGTAGGAACAACAATATGTACCTGAGGAGATTTCTCGTAAGCAGCCGCCAAAATCATAGAGGCAGCACAACTTGTATGATAATCATGATTACCAGGAACAAAAACAACTTCAACTTCAGGAGCGCGACGAGCTGCTTCTTCTATAATAGAACGAAAAGCGAGCACGCCAAGCTGCAATGTATGCATCCAGCGACTGTCAACATCAAGGATATTCCCAGAACGCTCTGTGACAGGTGTGCGTGAATCTGCGTGCCAAAAATCGCCTAAGGAAGCTATGAGTATTTTCTGGACTTCACCGGGCGCAGGTAAACAATACTCAGCAGCACGCTTCAGTAAATTAAGACCTGCTTTAGTATCGTAGTCATCATCATTTGTTTCCTTACCCCAAGCGCGCATACCTAAATGATGATCGCTAAGCATCCAAGTGCGTAATATATTTTCTCTAGGTAGCTTTCGACAAACAGGTATCTTGGGAGCGGCACCCCGGACCTGATCTGCAAATTCTTGAGCCCACGCCTCAAATTCAGCTACATCAGGATGAAGACGACGCCACTCTTCTATAATACCCTTTTCGGAATGCACATGAACAGTTGTTTTGCTCATACGCATGCTTAGTGGGATAGGTACTTTAACTAATGATGAGTGCTCACCAGCATTTATGCAACGCTGCTCTACTCGCTTGTAGACATCGCGAACAGTACTACGAGCAAGCCCAAGCTGAGTCGCAGCGGTCCTTATAGCACCTGTAGAAATCACAGCAGCTATAATATCACGCTCTTTGGATGTCTCAACAAAGTGACTCAACTCAACAGGTATACTAACGCTAGAACGACTCATGGATACCCCCATGAGTCGTTATTTACGTATAGGAAGAATGTCCAATCAGATTTAATACAAATCTGGGCAAATCGAACACACAGGTGCTGCCATAAAGGCATTGAACTTTCGGATAGCTCGATCATTCAGGCACGTTTTCAATGTATCCATAGAACAATTCTGGACATCAAACACATGAAGTATATGATATACAAACGACAAACGTGATGGGTGTGACCAAGAATTATCATTTGCAGATATGGCAGAAATGAAACACTGCAGAAATTGGATCTGAAAATAAGTGGAAAAAGCTATAACACGAGAAGATACGCTGCTGTACCGACTATGAGACATAACATAAGAAGGCACATCATCAATACGCCTCTTAAGCGTCTTAAGATACGCACCTGCGATAACTTTATACAAATGTGATATATCATCTGTAGAGTAAACAAGAGATGGACGTTCAAAACCAACAGCATCAAACCAGATATCGTTAAAGTAGCCGAGCATCTCAATACCAGGCGCAATGAACTTACGGTCTGAAATCTCAAAAAACCTAGTCACACTCTCATACAATTTTGACGCAATGTGACGTGCAACGGTATCTGCATCATGATTACTTAGAAGCTCTACAATTTCTTGAGTATACTCAGATTTCACAGTCTTATCCAAATAAGACAAAGTGTCTTCTTCAGAAGCTCCAGTTAAAACAGTCACAGCAACAGCAGGAATAAAACCACGAGATACTTCACCGAAAAGGTCCTGACGTGCATCCACGACATCAGAATACTGACTCAAATTATCCATGTCCAAAAGACGATCAAAAATTGACGCCCCACTCACCCGACCATAGGAATAGGACAAAGTATGCAGTAACTCACGCTTATCCTCATTACCACGATAAGTAGTACGAGAAGACTGAAATTCACGCAAGGTCCTGATAGACGAAGACCAAGGAGACACAGAAATCCGATGTACCATAACCTTAAAAATCTTTAAGCTCTTCAAAGCCAAAGGAAGCCAAATCCTTTGATACTCATGATAGTGCTGACGAGTAAAGAATAGCTTTAACAACTTAGGTACATCTAGAGCAGTAGCTCGGCACAAACGAAACAATACAAGACCAACAAGTTCTGCAAAACCTGGCGTAGCTGCTCTTCTAGAGTCTTCAACACAAATACCGGGATACTCATCATTTCGGATATTGATATAACCAATAAAACGAATATCCTTATTATAGAAATTAAGACGCAAAAATGAATTGCGAGATAAGTTTCTAGCGTTTAAGCCAATCCAAAAATCACCAAACTTAGCTACAGGCATGTCAATATCAGGAAGAGATCCCGACCCAGGTAAGGGTTTATTATTCCCAATATAACCAATATCTAAATCAGAAGGAATCCCATGAAGGCAGCGACGATATGCGGGACGATCATGGAAGGATAGCTGCGTATCCAAGGCTACTAGCCATGACAGTAATACATCTTTATTAGCTGCAATCCACACAGGATCACATGCTAAATGAGCACACGTCATATACTCCTTCATTATAGCATAAACATATGAAGGATTTACAGAATTTAAGTAATCACCACCAATACCACGATATTCAATAACACCATGAGATTGAAATTTAACTAAATTAATACTGACATGCCTATGCTTCGCAGCTAACCCTGTAAGACGTAAAATACCCCGAGCAGCCTCAGGCAAAAGAATATGATCTAAGCCTAATGAGGCAATACCGCAAAAAGATTTCAAGCGGGCTAGGGCATAAGAAAACAAGGACATGGTTGGAAAGCAATAGCTGTTTCCAAGGCGATTTACATGACGTAGATCACGCTGATCCAAGCAAGAAGTCAGCAACAAAAAAACCAAAGGATTAAAGTCATCACGAGTAATGGAAGAGGACGAAAATGTAAAATGGAGACCACAACTATCATTTGTTAAGCCGTTAACACGTTTTAACAAATCAAAAGATCTGCACAGTAACTTCTCACTATCTAAAATAGAAACAACAGGGCTAACAACTTCAACAGGTAAGAAACGTGACCCATCAGTCAAATCCTCATAGTCTTCCTGCTGAGGATCAATAGATCCATCACGAGTAAAATGCCAGCATGTATAGTCAGCTTCCCCTTGATGCTTGTGACCAGCATAAACATTACAGACAGCCCCAATAGGCTGATCAAACTCACGCTGAAAAGCCGATGCTAAATCTTCACGAGAAGCACCAGGAACAGCAATAACGGTTTCAAACTCGAAACCGCAAGAATAACCGGCACGAGATAATTCAAGATCACTCATGACAGGTACATCAAGGCTTTTATGTGCAAGAGTCAGACGCATAGATTCCTTATATATTTAAGCAACAACTGTCAAGTGTTACCTGCAACAATAGACTGAAGATCAGAAATAATGCTAGTAGTATGCACAATATTCTTCACATAGTTATAAACTACATGCAGATCTCGCATCTCTTGATGCCGACTGTGAACAAGAGCACGCAGAATAGAAACAAAATGAGATGATGTTAAAAAGTCAAGCAAAGATTTTGCCCAAACAACGCGCTCTTCCGGTGTTCTTCCAGCAGTCAACCAGCGTCGAGGAGATACTGCAATCTGATGCAAGGGAAGAAAAGAACCAACAGTAGAGTGTCCTAAATGCTCTTTCCTAAAAGACAGCACTAAACCATGAACGGTATCTTTAGTGCAACGCATTTTAATACTGGGTTCCTGCGGTGAAGACCTAGGGTGAGGACCATCAAGGTCACAAACAGGGTATGTATTACTAGCAGCAGAACTAGTTGGGATCAACTCCTGCTCTGCAAAATAACGAGCAACAACTAAAGAGAGGCGCTCATGCTTAAGATGAGTAGCAGCAATCAAAGCACCCGATAAATGCTTCGCAATACCAATCAGAAGCTCCGGTGTTAGTAAAGTCAGCCAAGCACCGCCAATACCACGATACTCAACTAACTTGTTGTTGTTAGACAACTTGCAAGTATTCACAGATACATACTTACCATAGTTGTGTAAAATTCGCTGCGACTCACATAAAGTAGCAACACTCTCCTTGCGGGTCAATGTATGATGTTTTCTATGTGCATCAAAGCCGCCAACAGCGGATAAGGTCAGCCGTGTTGTTGCCTGACAGTAATGATTTGAAGAACGCCCAAAGTAGTTAAGTAACCCCATATCATCAGCCAGAGCACAAAACACATTAGGACGAAAAGTATCCCGTGAAAGACCAAGACACGAAAGTGATATATGTAACCCAGTAGATGGTCCTGTTTTACCACCAATACTCTGAACTAAGGCAAAAACAGACGTTAATTCGGCCAAAGCCTGATCATCCAGGACTGAAAATGTAGGAGAAATCAATTCAACAGGGCATGAACAACGATGAGATGTTGTTATTGAACTATCTGATGTAACAGACCACTTATCATAGCTACGCGGACCATTATGATGAACACCATAGCCACCAGCTTGATCTGATACGCGACTAGACCCAAGAACAGCCAGAAGTCTATCTCGCACAGCAGTCCAATCAAGAGGGCTCGCAAACTCCAATTCCACACCAAATTTGGATTTGAATGTCTCCAAATTTGTAAGTATGGATGGTAACGTAGCTACACGAGCATAGGACTCTAAAAAGTTCATGCAAATTCTCCCAAAAGGATTGGCTTTATCGCACGACAACCCAACTGACGAGACAACTCATGAACAGCGCCCGTAACATACCAAGCACGTCGCATCGTTGTTGACAACTGAGCACCTGACTGTACTAGAGACTTCCTCAAAGAACGAGTAATTCCTACCGTGTCGGAGTCAAACGAGCGCATTAGAAAGGGTGCAAGAAGTCTGCGAAGTTCTGCATAGGGAGTGAAATCAGTAGGCTGTGCAAAAACAGACATCACGTTCTCAACAGTAACAAAACTGAGTGCATCATTCCTAATGTAGTCAGAAAGGGTCGTGCAGTTCAAAGAACACTCAGGAAACAAGCAAACAAGAAGCATGTTGCGCGATACAATTTTCGTATCTTCCATACCAACCTGACGGAAAACACGATGAATATCCGAAGGACCGCAAGGATTTCCCTGGTGCAGAGCATCATCCATTATCTGAGTAACAACACGCTGAGTCATCGCAGGAAATGTTGTAGTACTCATATAGAACAAGACAGAATCCTTAGAACGTTGCATAGCAACACGTCGGACTCTATCTGACACGGAAGATACCCAGAGAGTATGGAGAGAAGCACGGTACATCTGGCGATATCGCGAAGTGCGCAGCACACGATTCAGAGAGGCTACAGAAGTCACCAACGGGGTAGCAGCAGAGGCATACTCACGCAAGAGACGCCCAGGGCTACAAGAACGCAGGGCTGCAATCAAAGAAGAAGAAAAGTCATTAGGGACAAAAGTCACCTGTGACCACTGATACAAAGACTCAAGTGCGCAAAAAATATCAAGCGCCTGACTCCGGTTTACACCAGAAGTAGATTGACGGATATTCCAGGATTCACCCGTCTTCTCCAAAGTTACCAAAGATGTACCAGAAGGCTCACTAAAACCAACAGAGGACAATGCACGAGGAGCCTTCATAATAAACAACGAATTATCTCGCAGGTAAGCAGCATATGAAACACCCCGTACACGAGGCAACTTCCAGTAAAGGCCGCGAGAAGCTTCTGCATCAAGCAAAGAAGGAAAAACAGTTACGCGAGACGAGGGGAATAAAGAGTTTGATGGGTCCGTAGCTTGCAAAGCATAGCACAAGCGAGACTCGTAGATCGCAGACAGCAAGGGATGATCCAAAACACCACTAGCCACAAGAAAAGCTACACCAATACGACGAAACAAATCCTGCATAAAGGGCTCAGGATGCTCCAACCAGTTACCACCAGGAGAACGATACTCCATATAACCACGGCTAGATAAATTACTGGTATTAACAGAGTACCTGTCACTATAACCACTATCTCTAATAGCCTGTGCCATGCGTGTTCGCAAAGAACCACCCGACGCATTTAGAGCAGTTCGTACCAAATCAGGATTGTTACCCAACAATGACGTATAGAATACGTTAGCATAGCTATTATTCAAACGCCCACACTGAGACAAAACAAAGTGATCATCAACCAAAAGGCTAAAAAGCAGAGGATCAAAGTTTTCTCGATGAGGTGTATGAGCAGAAGAGACACCGACATGCATGCCACAGGATTCGTTTGTGTATGCCCTAATAGGTGTTTCACCATGTGCCCACCTATGGACTTTTAGATAAGTAGAAAACATATCCTGATAATCCATCACAGGAGATACCAGTTCCAAATCAAAGGAACCAGTATCCCCATCGTCATCAAAATCAACATCATCCGGATCTAGCGAGCCATCACCTGTGAAATGCCACTTAGTGTAACCATCGCCACGATGATCACCATACTCACGTGTAACGTGTCCAACCTCGCCACCAACAGCAGGAATGAAACTCTCAACACAATGCTGCAGATAACCACGCTCAGAATCAAAATCAGAACGATCTGGGTGCGTACCCGCAAGAATCATCTCATACTCGGCACCCAAACGAATTCCATGATGAGTAAGATCTGCGTCAGACACGCTATCAAAGAGCTTAAGAGGAGAACGAAACAACTCGGGTGTGATTACAGAAGTAGGCATAGACAAAAAATAAGTTAACTATGCGAGCCTGTCAAGGCCAAAACCAAAAACATACAAGTATTGGAACAAAAACACGTATATGTGGATAAAATGTTGATAAAATGTTTACTAATACTGATAGCCCGCACAAAATACATTGAAAATGTTGACAGTGGGGGTAAATGTACGTAGTTTATGCGAACGATGCCGTTCACCATAGTTACATGCTTCTATAAACTGTTTCAGGATGCAGGTATCCGAGAAACTGTCAGAAACGAAGTAGCACGAGCTATTATACGTGGATGTGTCCGCATAAAATCCTATAGAGATCAGCGCAAAGCTATCAAAAACTTGATAGGTGACACTAGCGAACATCAAGTATATATAAAAGTTCAAGAACTCAAGCACTGCTATGAGATGCAGGTGCTTCTATGGAGAGCACTTTACTGTTACATTGATACACAAGATATCTCCAAAGCAGCCTACCTATACCAGATGTCTCTGGCCGATCTAACTTGGGTCATACAACTACTATCAGAAACGCACGAGTTACAGCAAATACCCGATGTAGCACCAGCACACTGGACAACAACCCCAATAACACAACAAGATGTCTACGACATTGTACAGCACAGACGGGTACAAAGTACAATCCAAGGTCTACTACGCTACTCCAAAAGCGGTGTTGTTTGGGCGTTTGATCAAGGTATAACTAAAGAAGACTTAAAAGCGGATTTAGAATATAAGGCTATTGCTACTATACTTAGATATGAAGCAAGTCGCAGAGCAAAATGGCATCTCATAAATGTAGTTGTAATTTCTATGGGAAATGAACTAAACAACAAAACACGTAAGTCTACATCGTTAGAATCCGGAAGAATTGTTGAAGAAACAGTAGCTGGGCCAAAAGAAAATGAACCCCAGCACACCCATGCGGCAGCTATGCAACGCATAGTATCATTGGTTAGTACAAATGATGAAGGTGATGAATTTGAAATATCACGTGTGCCGTCAGATAATGATTTTGCAAGCCTAAGAAAAGTAACAGACATTATTGAGTGCATGAAAGAATCCCTCAATAAGCGCATACTTGACTACTTAGACGTAACAGTACTCGGAACACATAATGAACCATTTGAAACGTGGATTGAACAGCAAGAAATAGAACATAAGCACCAACTAACTGATGATGCTATTGTCAAAAAAGCACGACAATTCTTCAAACTGACAGCTAAAGATATCAAACTAATGCAAGAGGCCCTAGTTGTCTGAGATACCTGTTACAGATGCTCCCATTCACCAAGTACTCAATGCCCTTAACCGTATTGAAGCAGAAAAGCATAGAACTAAAAAAATTGAAATTTTACAAGAGCTCAAAGATAATCAAATAGCTCAGTGGATGTTCTATATAGACAGTCCTGTTAATAGACACTTTGGTATTAAAGTGTCTACAGAGGCTACACGACTATACTCAGGAACAGCTAAACCCGACGAAATGCTGACAAGGTTTGAGCAGTTTCAACAAATACTTGAAAAATTACTACAATTAAAAATCACAAAACAAGATGCACTAGAACAGCTAGAACATTTATTAGAATCCTGCTCATACACAGAGCTATTCCGTGAAGGTGTTTGGTACACCCGTTTAATAAACAACGGACTCAGATTGGGCCTGCCTACATCAGCAGTAACAGAATGCTGGCCAGACCTCAAAATCACATCAACACTACCATACGCTCGATCTATACTTGATACAACAGGATCTGTATCCGAGCACAAAAGAAAACAAATACAATATCCTTGCGTAGCAGAGCCTATTGTTGGTGGCATCCTCGCATCTGTAATCGTAGTTAACAGCAATTCATATGTTACAGCATTTGGAAGCCGTAAAATACCATGTTTGCAGCCATGGGCAGACACACTTGCTAGTTTTCTTATGGACGCACCACCACTTGTAATTAATGGTGAGTTTATTACAAAAAAAGCATATGATGGGCTATCACGAACAAAACAACGAGAGCGCGTAATACAGCTATGCAAAACAAGTATTTTTAATCAAGATGATAATACAGATCAGGCTAAGCAAGAACTCGTATTTATAATCTATGATATATTTACACTAGTATCTCTTCATACAGGTATGTTCACACTACCCTATGGGCATGCTAAGGAGTCTTCCTTTTGCCGCTCTACAATACTATCAGCTTTAGCAAAAAAAGCTAGCCACCTAGACGTAACAATTAGATGTGTACATCAAATACTATGTTTTAACTTTGACGACTTAGAAGAAGCTCATAGGTTTTATTTAACACAAGGCTTCGCAGGAAGCATAATAAAGCCCTGTAAGGCACCCATAGTATTTAGACCATCTGAGTGCTTATTCAAATGGAAAGAAACAAAAAAGCAGATAGGATATATATTATCTATCTTCCACATCAAAGAAACTATAGGAATTGAAGTTTTTGTACCCGATACAGGAATGACAGAACATCTGTACATACCGAATAAAGATGTGCGTGACTGGTTTCAAGAACACAAAAATAACCTAAACGGATACGCAGTTGAATTTAAGGCCACATCCACAGAAGGTACAGCAAAACTATGTGTACTAACTAAGTTAGTAGCTACACAAGAACCACTATCAGATGTGCAAATTGCTGCCTTGAGTGAACGCTTCGGGATAGCACTAAATAGTGCAGAACAAATGTCCTTAAAGCAGTTTCAGACAGCGGCATATGACCTAACAGAGGAAGATAATGTCTAAATCATATCTAGAATACGTAAGTGAAGCTATTGAGGCATATAAAAACAAAGATGCAAAGACATTAGCTGCCTGTAAGCAATTAGCATTTACAGCACGAAGGTACCAAAAACAGAATAGCCAAAGCACAGATACAGTACTTAATCTCTACCCAATACTAGGTATTCATCAGTTAACAGAACTCACTTGTAAGTATGAAGTCACATCAATTGAACAGTTCTATCAAGCCGTTCAGTCATATCAGCTAACAGATGTTATCGCTACAAATGCCTTGTGGCAGTGGCGTGCAGCGAAACAACGAATCCTGCGCACTAGCACCACAAATATTGTTGAACACATCAAACGTACACTCGCCAGAGTAGGCATAAAAACAACTGTAGTAGGGGAGTTCTCTAGACACAAGGATACAATAGCTAATCTAGAGTTTTGTATTGAAGTAGGATCACAAGATGAAATACTTTTAGCAAAAGCTACACTACAACAAGAATTGCTAGCTGAAACTAAAATTACAGATATAGGTCTGAGTATAGATCTCAAAACAGACATATTTGATATTAACTGTTTCCTATATTTTGGAACACATCAAAATTTCTGCACGTGTTCAATATATCATATTGGACCTAAATGTTTTATTGATAAATTAAATCATAAGCTAGTTAGTCGTGGCTATGAATTAACAAGCACAGGATTACAAACACTAGAAGGCTTGCAAGTACCGTGTAGGTCGGAGAAGACTATATGGGATATAGTTGGATCTACCATACCCCCAACATCAGCACGTGATAGTATTGATGACATCATGTATGATACTACAAATCTCGTAACATATAAAACGAGTACAGGTGACACAGGAATAACCTATAGAGCAAAAGACTCAGCAAAAATAAAGCATTGCTTAGAAAATAAGAGTTTAACGCATGTAGCACTTATTATACAAGAGAATTCCTTAGATGCAGTAACACAAGCTATAGACCAGATACACATACTAGTCAAAGATAGTGCTATTCCTGTCTATACAGGACTACTAGTAACATCAAACACACTAGAACATCTAAGTCTTGCAGCTAAAGTAGATTTTCTTATCATAGAAGATGATGAAATCAATGCTCTATACAAAATAACACTACCCAAAGCAAGAAAGGTAGCTAAAAACATTATCATACGAAATCCCTTCATGTTCTCCCAAGGGATGTGTCTGACCAACTCATCTTTCCCAAAAGATGAAATTCTTACTATTCTAAACAAAAACAAAATAGCTATTGAGATAACAGGTAACTGCAACTACGCAGGAACGCCTGTTGACGCATGGAAAGACGTAATACAGACAAGGTGCGCTATAACCATAGGTTCGGCACAGTACGCAAAACAACAAACACAAAGCATAGTCTCAGCTAGAATAAAGTGCTGTCAAGCTCTCATAAGCCAACAACGTTTAATGGATGCGGCAGCCTTTGAAGAGTGGCTTAGGTAAAATAGACTACACCTCCTATCAGGAGGTGTCTTATGGACTTAGAATCTGAGCTGCAACAGAAAAAGAGTAGTTTAATACGCATTGGAGTAATCGGTGTTATCCTGGTAGTACTGGGTGCTGTTATAGGACGAACATCCGCGCCTCTTGAAGGAGTTTATAGCTCCAAATGGGCACGAACCATAGACAGCTTAAAAGTTGTCAATGAACAACAGAAAAAACTTGCAGATACGGCTAAGATCCGCATTGACTCCCTACAGATCATTCTAAAAAAACAAAAAGAGCTAACTGCTAGCTTGTATGCCGATGTAGTTAATGCTAAGTCAAATAGGACAGTAGAACATAACAAAGTCCTTGTACTAAATGATGCAGATCTCATTGCTAAATTTCAAGATGAGATAAGCAAAGTTAAACAAGGACACTAATGGGTGCTCCACACAAACGTGAGGGCCATACTGTTAAAAAGTATGAAAATGGCCGTTTCACATGTGAAATCTGTGGTAGAAACTATAGCCTTACAGCTTTAGATGAGCACCACAAAATACCCCAAGAGATTGGTGGCCCCAACACAGATGACAACATAGCATCTCTCTGTGATGGCTGCCACCAGACATTACATCGCATTGCATTTGATCTAGTGTCTCTTAGCAAAAAGAAACGCTCCGCCCAAGAAGAAGCCACAGATTACTTAACAGCGCTTGAAGTATCTGATGTAGGAACAAGTACAGCAAAATTACTTGAGTTTGCTGTTTACCTAGCGCAAGCTAAGACACTAAAAAAAGATAAGTCATTAGCTGTTCCTGATGGCGATGTAACTATTGAACTACCTCAAAGGTACAAAGCCTTACTCATACAAGCAGGTAGAGAAGTCAAAGATGGTGCAGGAAAACGACTAGGTATGAAGGGCATAGTCACACTGGCAGCACTAGACTATCTAAAAAAGAGGCATCCCGAGCTTAAAGCTGAAATAGAAAAATACATATTTGATGGAATTATCTATGCACAACGCTCTAAAGTAGACATAGAACAAACTGCAAACAAATATCAGTTTGAAGTACAAAACCTTTAGCTGTTGACAAGCAGACAAAAGTTAACTAAATTAGTTCTATGAAAGAACTAATTGAAGTAGACAAAGCTACTTGGGAAGCTCTAGTTGAGCTTCTTAATGCTACGGAACTGGCTCGATTCAGTTACACAACTCAAGAATCTGTGAACCAGAAAAGCGAAGCTGCCAGAAAAGCTCTCCAAGCCTCGTGAGTCGCTTTGAAGAAACTCTTGATGCGGAGCAGCTAAAAGAACTAGATCGCCGCTCAGGGAGGCTTGTGGCCGCTCTGACACCTGTTGCGAACAGTGGCTGGATCTCCAATATGAGACCATCACAAGCGATCCTGTGCTGCATAGGTTCAGGACCGTGGCGAATTGAGCGACGAACGCTTATAGAAAAAGGCGCTTTAGATATTTTAGGTAAAAATGACCTAGTAGAAAAATCTATAGAGCTAGATGCATATTTTCCATTAGAGTGGCAAAAATATTTAGTACAAGACATTGTTCTATATACAGTAAGTACAAAATACCATAAATTTGATACTCTTGTACAGTATCAGCCGTCTAGGGATGCGTTACGGGACTTAGAAAATGCTCTCAATAAAGACCTGTACAACTTTCCTAAAGTCATATGTATGTTTGTTCGTGATTACTTAGAGTTACCCATAGTTCCACGAGATAGACATGTCAACGCTAAACTAAAAGAGTACGGGATACCTCAAAACACACGTTTAGTCACAGAATCTCTTATCCGCATAGTCAATACTATGTCTGTGAACTCTTATGCTAGAGCTTTGTTTGAAGAAAAGAGTAGTAATCCTCAACATCTTTTGATAGAAGATCATCCTCTTTACTCTTAGTAGTTCTTAGTTACTCTTTACAGTAATCTTAACTACTTATATTTACTTACATATGCTGGAAGGGTTTGTTAGATTCAAGGAGATTGATGCGCCTCCCCAAACCCCTCCATAACTTTCCTTGCCCAGAGATGGCTAAAAGCTCAACTCTGTAAGTAATAATTAAGGATGGTAAGGTGGCGCATCGCTCTGCCCTCAGATCTAACAAGCCTTCCGGATATGCCGTATAGGGCTTGCTGAGTTCTTAGGCTAACCCACCCGCCTCCCGCCGTTAGATCGGCATGTACCCAAGACTTTTTCAAGTCGCCGCAAGCTTCTGAGAAGTCCTTTGCGTGTAGAGGTGCCTGTAGTTTCCTACAGAGGGGTGTTGTATCACCCCAGATAGTGATCCGTAGGCCATCTACGGCAGCAGACAGGGCTCGTCCCTGTTGGTGGGTTCCAGTGTCTCCCACGCGGCTGTTAAGAATTTACAGCAATCATTTCCAAAATCTCGGGCTTCTTCAATTTTTTTTATTTTACATGTAAATCTATAAGATGAAAACAGTAAAAGCTCTTACACGAAATACACAACTAACTCATGATTTTGACGTGTCTTTTCATGGACCCGATGCGACCTTATCTTGTGAGTCTGGAGGCTTTGAAGATAATACTTCATTGGTACTGTTTTTGTTTCTGCTCTTGCGTGATCATTTGCCCTCCGGTGTTGTTGAGGAACTTGTGCGTGAGAGCAGCGTTGCTCCTGAGGCTGGTGTGCGTTACAGTAATGCGTACTTAGCCCAGTACGCTACTAACTTAGCATTACGTCTATTGTGTATAGATGTACCTGAAGTTACACCTATTTTTGATGGTGTTAAGATAACAGAATGGTTGAATCAGAACCAGATAAGCATCATTAATAGATTTCATCGTCATCAGCCGAAGGGATTGGAGCTGTGTCCAAAAGCTGTTGATGGCTCTGGTTGGGCTTTAGTTACATTTTCTTCTGCTCATCTTAGTTTCCCTTTTCCCTGCGTGCTTGTTGGTCGGAACTATATTTTAGTACCATCTGGGACTACTAATCTTCGCATTGAGTGGGACAGCGCTTCTAGTTTATGGACTCTTTGGAACCCTACAACTGAAGATACTCATGTACAAGAGAAACATAAAATCAACTATGTGCTGAAACCTAATAACACGCAAGATGAGTGTCGTCAGTTAAGTAATTTGTTAGGTGTTGCTGTTGATAGACTATCCTCTATGAGGATTTTAGATGCTCGTGGTTGTAGCATTCCTCGTGTTATACGGCTAGATTTATCAACAGGTGCTGCCTTAGTTGGAATTTCTGCGTTTCCTGAAAGTAAGGCCGATCATCCTAAACCTACTACGGATGTTCCTGGCTGCACAGATGCTGTCCTGGGTACTTTATTAGAAGCACATGTTAATCTTTCTGGGTGCTTTTTGCACTTCCCTCAATATGAGCCCTCATGGGAGCCTATTGCTGATATAGTTATTCCTTTATGTACATCTGCAGGTTGATGCTTGTTTTATTTTGAAAGGATTTCATGAGTGAGCTGTCTTAAGGGATGGGGGATTCTGTACGCAGACCACTCAGACGTGACGGATTCCACTGAGACAAACGTTGAACGAGCTGTAGCATGTCTGAAAACTCATTTCAGTGAGGTCACTGATGTTCCTATGGAGTACTCCTGTGCTGTTATGGGCGAGTGCTGTGAAGAAGAATGTTGCGATGAATAAATAAAATTGATGTCTAACAAGTGGTGTAGCTGACACAACCGAGATACACGCATCTCATACATGTGGGTTCTTAGGCTAACCCACCCGCCGTCGCACTTCTCACGCTTGCGTGAGGCTCTGGTATAAGAAAAGTTTTGTTCTTTTGAAAAAATCTTGACTTCTTCAATTTTTTGTGTATACTTATGTTTATGAGAACGACAACACAAGCACAGGCGGCTAAAGCCGAACAAGGTAATACAATTACCAGTGCTCAGACATGTGGGTATAATAGCTTACGTGTCCGTGTGGGTCAAAGTTCTCAGGTTGATCTGCCTTAAAGAAAGGCAACAAATCTAAGAGACCTTGGCCCACTTCTCCGGAAGCGGGCCTTTTTGTTTTTGTGCATTCTTGAAACAAAAGAAGATAAAAACAAAACTCTTGACAAATCTACATAAATTGAGTATCTTTAGAATATCAGCACAGAGCAAGAGCATCGACAGCGTCACAAGACAATATCGGTAATCAAGCGAAGTGTCATTCATCTTTGACAGTTTTGGTGGGCGCATTGCCCAAGTGAGTGTTAAGCAATCATCTTCATTGGGAGGTTGGCCTAAAAGCAGCCATCCTATAATGAGTGACGAGCAGAACCGAACAGTAAAGGCTTTAGAGGAAACATCCTGTGACTGGGAGAGCTCACATGTCTTGAAAGACAGCACGTGGGTGTTGACACCGAATATGAAGCAGGGTGCTAAAGTTCTTGGGGAAGGTTGATAGGAAAGTCGCATGGGAGTCGCGTCCCTGGCAACGTCAAAATGGCTAAGACTGAAACTATCTTTTAATGTGAAGTCCATCATAGCAATATGTTCACCTTAGTGACAGCCTGTCTATTCCGATGCACTCGGACGGCAGAGAGACTTGATTTGTGGTTGGTTTGTCTCTTTCTGTCGGACTCGGTCAATCAATCTTGTGTAGTCTTTGGCGTATAAGCACACCAATGGAAGTGATCGTAGATTACAGTACTTGTGAAACTAAACGCTCGGGTGGTAGCCAACCCACAGAGGCGCTAAGGGGTACAATGGAAAGTTGTACCTGTCGATAGGGACCTAAGCTACCCCTACAGGGAAATGAGTCGGGTGATCCGAATGATACCTTGTACAGCCGTAGTAATACGGTCTTCTCGGAACTTGCGTGAAATTAAACCACACGGGAAGAGAAGCGTAAGTGCGCTTTGAAATAAGCTAGACAATAAGTACTGTTTTTTACTGCAGGCTCACGCTTGCGTGAGTCTGAAACGCCATCTCAGTGAGAGTGCTGATGGCATTATGCATGATAGAATGCTGGTATTGCATAACTTGTACCTTAGCCAACCTAGGGAATCAAGTCCAGAATCGTAGCGTTGGGACTCAACCGAGTCGGTGAAATTCCTGTCGGTTATTTGGGGTATAGCTCAGTAGGTAGTAGCTCCGTGCTGTTAACACGGTGGTCAAAGGTTCGAGTCCTTTTACCCCAGCTATCGAACTTTAGTTTTAGTTCGTGGTCAAACTTTGTATAAATCTGGTAAAACGGGAAGGTAGGACGCTGGGTCTGAAAACCCTGGGTATCAGTTCGATTCTGATAGTGTGCTTTTGTTCTTCCGCTGAAATGGACACTAAGCGGACGTGGTGCTGGGACCTTTAAGTTACAGGTAATGCTGGGCGGCGGTCAAAATCGGACAGAACCTTGTAGGTTGTATTGGGTCGCTCCCTATACAGCAAGTGGACTGGGCACCGCAGCGGAGGAACTTTGTTGCTGGTCCTATCGTCTAATTGGTTAGGACACCACCCTCTCACGGTGGGAGTGTGGAGTTCAAGTCTCCCTAGGACTATAAATAAGTGTAGTTTTGCATTAAGCAGACTTTGAAATAAGAGTGCTTAATGTTTAGCTGCATGAAGTCCGGTAGTCGCCCTGAGTAGCCAGCGGAGACGTTGACCTTTGGGTGAAGCTGAAATAATTGCTTCCTACCGGCATTTTGCTTTGCTTATATGTACAATGTAATAACGCTATACATATAAGTGAATTGTGACTAGTTCTTCGTTAGGAGAATCCTCACAAGCCGCGCATTAGTCTAAATGGTAAAGACATTCCGGAATCATTCCGGAAAATGTTGGTTCGAATCCAGCACGTGGCATGATGGGATAGCTCAATTGGTAGAGCGGCTCGCCCCCTTTAGGGATCGGGTGTGAAGGAGACTTCGTCGGTTGATGGTTCGAATCCATCGCTCATCTATCTGTATAATAAGTAGTTGCGAACTTATTATTGTGCGCTTGAGCACTAGCCTGTATAAGGTTTTCTTTATACAGAAAGCAGAGCAACTTGGGAGTAGCCAAGTTATATTAACCTACTCGCAATCATGATCAAGATTAAATAGAATCCGTTCTTGCTCGGGGCATATTGCAGACCGCCCATAGGTTTCAGACGTTATTGAAAATCTATGAATGTTTCTGCTAGACAATAAGCATTTCATATGGAGACTCTATGTCCCTGCACGCATGCATCTAGTTAGCGCTTGCTCTGCTTGCACGATATACAGAACAGTTGATATATGTGAATGCTGAGTTGCTGTTTCCTGTGTAAATAGGTTACAGTTTGGTAGCATTTTGTGAAAGCAACTTACTACCACGAGGATGATACAGGTAATCTCGTAAAAACTGTATCAATGCCAGTGTAGCTCAGTTGGTAGAGCAGTTGCTTTGTAAGCATCAGGTCGCGAGTCCAAGTCTCGCCGCTGGCTCTTGTTCCTTGCTGTTAAGAATGAAGTTCATCTTACCTAAAACAAGATATTTTGGATTCGAATCCAAAATACGCTTAACCGCGTATGGCTTTGGTGCCAATTTCTTCATTTTGCTTGTTTGCAGGAACAAACTTTTCAGTCATGCTGTTCTGACATCAGGTTCATCCTTTTAAGATATTTTCCCGATGTTGATTTGTTTGCTGACTGATTTACTGTAGAAAGGTCAGTGCTGTTAGAGATCGGTTACTTCCAATTTCAAGGACGAGGTCACAGGTTCGAGTCCTGTTCCTGGCTTTTAATGCCGGGATAGCTCAGTTGGTTAGAGCGCGTAAACTATCCGGTTTCGTTTGTTTGCCTGACTGTTAATGGCCCTTAGCTCATCTGGTAGAGCGCTACTCTGATATGGTAGAGGTGCTTGGTTCGAGTCCAAGAGGGCCAATTCTTTATACTTGCTGTTAGTCTTCAGATACATCTTTGGCTTGTAAAACCTGAAGACAGTTGTTTGCAGTATGAAGATATGCACGAGTAGGTCAGTGGTAGACCACCTGCTTGCCAAGTAGGATGTCGTGGGTCCGAAACCCATCTCGTGCTTAGATGCGTAAATGAAATATGTCAACAAATGCTTCTATCATATCTAGTAATCCGTGTATTCCATCTGGAGTTTATCCTGTGAAATCACCATCACCAGCCACACCTCCGAAGCATACATAAAAGTCCTATCTCAGTATAACCTTACGAGCTAGCTGCCCTTGTTAGTGATAATAAGGAAGGTCAGGTCAAAGTCCTGGAGCGCCCCCGTTAGGCACAATAAGGAGCTTACGGTAACGGTACTGAGATAGGCAATGCACCAGTAATTCAGTGGTAGAATCTCTGCCTTCCAAGCAGTTGGTCCCCAGTTCGATCCTGGGTTGGTGCTTTTGTTCATGGTGATGCTTGAGCAATAAATAGTATACTTTCATCACAGAGTATAATATAAATCTCCCGTGCATAAGAAGATGCGGAAATTCGGATAACGCAGCTTATGTGCTAACGGACACTGGTGTTGATCGCACCCTGTTAGGGAGTTTTTGATCAGTACGTTTTCAGATCAAAACATTATTGGGTTGGATTGTAGTACGGCTACTACAGATGGACTGTAAATCCATTGCCTTTCGGCTTTGCCTGTTCGAATCCGGAGCAACCCACTTCATTTTTCATAATCACCATTGTTAAGGGAGTTACTTATGCCTACCATCGTTGAGAATGCTCACGGTGTTCGGGCTTACGAATTTGGAGATGAAGTGTCTCTTCGTAGGCTTGTTCTTGCGTCCTTGCTGACTGAAGATTCTTCAGACATGCAAAAGCAAATCGCTGACTTGGTGCCTCGTGTAAGTCCTACGTCTGTGATGAATCTGGCGATCACAGCTCGTAAGGATTATGCGCTACGCAAGGTTCCCTTGTTTTTGGTTCGTGAGATGTCTCGCTATGAAAACCATCGTCCCTATGTAGCAGATACTCTAGCTCAAGTTATTGAGCGTGCTGATGAGATGAGCACTTTTCTATCCATGTATTGGGCAGGAAAGAATGTAGGCGAGGGGCGTGAGCCTCTTGCTAGGCAGGTTAAGCTTGGGTTGGGGCGTGCTTTTGGGAAGTTCAATGCTTTCTCTTTGGCTCGTTATGATCGTAATAGTGCTGCATTTTCCATGCAGGATGTTATTAGGATCGCGCATCCTCGACCTGAGTCTCCTGAGCAGGAAGTACTCTTTCGACAGATTGCTAAGGGTGAAGCTCTTCCTCCTGTAAAGGATTGGGAACACGAGCTATCTCAGTCAAAGGACAAGAAGGCTTCATGGGTTTCTCTTTTGGAGAACAAGCAGCTTGGTGGCCTTGCTCTGTTGAAGAACTTGCGTAACATGCTGCAAGCCGGTGTCTCTCAAAGTTTGATTGTCTCAACTATTGCTCAGCATCCGTTCAAGTATGTTTTGCCCTTTCGGTTCATCTCTGCTCTTCGTGAGCTTGTGCTATCTGATGTAGTTGTCTCTAACGAACTGCGGGATGCTTTAGAACAAGCAATGTTTCGCGGTTTGGTGGATTTTCCTAAGCTTGACGGAGATACCGTGTTCCTTGTTGATGTGTCTGGGTCTATGAGTCATCCTCTTGGGATGTCTTTCTCAGATCGGCACGGTAGGACTCATGCTAGCTCTATGACTCGATCTGATGGCGCTGCTGCTTTGACTATGATGCTGAATGAAATTTGTGATGTACCTCACATCTTTAAGTTTCATACGCGAATCATTCCAATTTCCGGGTCTCGCGGTTTTGCTCTAGGGTCTCAAGTTAACTATGCGCGGCAAAACACACGTCTGGGTGACTGCTTAAAGCAGGCTCAGCATGAGATGTTGGTTAAGGGAATCACTCCTAAGCGTTTGATTGTTTTAACGGATGAGGAGTCTCAGGATCCTGTTGGGGAAGGATTCGCTCAGTATAACTACATGATCAACGTGAAGTCGGCTTCTTACAGTATTGCTTATAAGTCATGGATCCGCATGACTGGCTTTAGTGAGCATATTGTTAAGCTGCTTGTTGGGCATGAGCGGTTAGATAAGTATGTTAAGGAACATGTAGCATTGTGAATTTCTGCCTGCAGTGCCTTGAGGGGAGGGTATTGTGGGTAGATTTTGTTCGGGCGAGTAGCTCAGATGGCTAGAGCAGTTGGTTCTTAACCAACGGGTCGTGGGTTCGAGTCCCACCTCGCCCATAGCTTGAATACATGCTGTTTGACTTCGGATACATCAACTAGATGGTCGCAGGTTCGAATCCTGTTAAGGCTTTGAAAGAAGCTTTATAGCTCAGTTGGTAGAGCACCAAGCTAAATTTCCGATTTCTTTTGTTTGCTGTATTTGAGTTTTTGGGGATGTCGTCTAGTGGTCTAGTTTTCATGGTGGCTACTTGAGTTCGAATCTCAGCCTCCCTATTACTTAGATCTGTTGACACAAATCTTTGACTGTTGTATATTTGGTTGTGTTAGCCCAGATGGTGGAACTAGGTAGACACTGGGGTCTTAAAAACCCTTGACTGTAATGTCGTGCGGGTTCAAATCCCGCTTTGGGCACTTTATATAATGTGGTGCATTGCCCTCTAGGCGTGGTTACTAGGCTAAGTTGCGGGCATCTCAGAAGACACTTGACATCCATGCAATAGTATAGTATATTTGTTTTACTGGGGCTATAGGCTAGGGGTAAACCTGCGCGTCTGCAACGCGCCTTCCCCGGTTCGATTCCGGGTGGCTCCACTTCTTTGATATCTTTGAATTCGGGGGTGTATTGGTTTCGACAGATTCTGTGAGAATGATAGCGCGTGTCGAGGGTCCAGGTGGCCTCGTAAAAACCTGGAAAAAGTCAAACGGCGAAGAGATCTACTCTTACGCTCTGGCTGTCTGAGAAATCAGATACCAGAACCTTGCAATGAGATGCTGTTGTAGTTGCTTGGTATAATCTAGACGGCTGGGTTACAGTAATGTTTGTAGTCTGTAACTAAGAAAATCAAACTACGGTGTGTATGAGTCTGTTCTTCGACGCATGCGCAGTTAAGATCAAAAGAAGAACTACACACGTAGTGTTTTCATTTAAGTAGTTTTTGGACGCGGGTTCGAGTCCCGCCACCTCCATTGTGTAAATGAGATCTATTTAAGGAGATCTCTATGTCGGATGTAGTAAAAGATTTGTTACCTGATGAATATAACAGGGTACTTTCTTCAAATTCTGTGTCTGTAGTTGATTTTTGGGCTTCATGGTGTGGTCCGTGTACCGCGTTAGCTCCTGTCTACGAGGATATTGCCTCGGAGTATCAGACGAAAGCTAATTTTTACAAACTTGATGCTGGAGAACATACTGCTTTCGCAAAACAATTAGGGATACGAACGATTCCTACCTTGCAATTTCTGAGTAAAGGTACTATTGTTCAAACCCTTACAGGTGCTACTACGAAAGACGCTATCATGGCTGCTCTTTTGCAGGCACTCTCTCTCATTTAACTCTGCTTTTAGCAGATATAGACTTGCCTAGATTAGTTTCTAGACAGCATTCGAGTGAAATCGAATGGCCCATACAGGGCAAAATAGCAGCAGAACTGCTATTCACCAACTTAGAGAAAGTAGATACTATGAGCACCAAGATTGCTCTTGCAAATGTTCTTCGCATCGTTGCCGAGAACAAGGATTCGCTGACCAAGGAGATCCTTGCGGATGTTCTTGATGGTGTTGCTGATGGCTTGGAGTCGGATGTTACTGTTGGAATCTCGCTTCAGCGTGCTCCGCAGGCTCCTGGAACCAAGGCACCTACCGCTCCAGCTACTTCTGCTTCTGACACGGATGCCACTTCTGAAGAAGGCTATGAAGCTGTCACCGAAGGCTTCATCGAGGCTGGTGACGAGTGGAAACTTCGTGATGGTTTGACGCACACTGATGGTCGTGAGGTCACCTGGCGTGAAGTTACTGCTGACCTTGTTGGAAAGCCTGTCACTGACTTTAGCAAGTCACTCCTTCGTCGTCCTGATGAGGACGCTTTTGAGGATGTCACCGAAGGCTTCATCGAAGCTGGTGACCAGTGGAAGCTCAGTGCTGGTTTGAAGCACCGCGATGGCCGTCCCACTGTGTGGCGCACTGTGGAAGATTCTCTTGTCGGCAAGGACGTTGCCGAGTTCGAGAAGTCTCAGTTCCGTCGCAAGGCTTAAGCCTCTTTCCCTTGTTATACTACGGGTTTTACTCTTAGTGTAGCAAGGGATTTTTGTATACTGCCGAGGTGGTGGAATTGGTAGATCACGGTAGACTCAAAATCTACTGCCTGTAATGGGCGTGAGGGTTCAAGTCCCTCTCTCGGTACTACTTGTAGTTCAGCAGTTTGTTAAGATGGATTCTCAAGAATATGATTGGTCATAATTTAATAGGCCGTACATTTGAGAAAATAGGAGATCTCAATGAGTAACAGGAGAAAGACTTTGGTGGATGTTAGGCGAGAGTTCAACATCACAATTCCAGGTCCTGTTCCGAAGCAGCCGGAATTCAATGATCACATCCAATGTACTTGTGATCATTGCAAGGCTTATCTTGGGACATACCAAGTAGATCCTGTAGATCAGGATGAATTTGGAATTGACTTAGTTCAGTGAATATCGCAGGTTGTCGGTACTAATTGTTGGAGAGTTCGCATAACTGGTAGTGCAGCACTGTGCTAAGGTGCCGTCCGCAAGGATATGAGGGTCCGAATCCCTCACTCTCCGTTTCTTTGAAAGGTTGGTCATGGAAAATGTTGTAGTGGATTCTCCTTGTGAGAAGCTGGCAGATTTTGCGTTAAGTATGCTTGAGTTTAATTTCTCTTTAGGTCCGTTTCCTCTTCAAGGTTTGCTTGATCGCGGTATTTATCTTGATGATGTCCTTCGTGATCCTTTGTGTGTTTTTAATGAACGCTAAGGTGGTGTAGAATGCCAATGTCTGAAGAAGAAATCCGTGAATGGGAAGAAACTCGTGATCTTGAGAAAGAGATCATAGCTGGTGTTGATGAGTTCCTTAAGACGGGACCTGCTCGTATTACTCAAGTTCGTCGTGAGATTAAGCAAGAGTCCTAAGAACTAACTGGGGCGTAGTTCAATGGCAGTAACAACGGTTTTTGGAGCCGTATATGCAGGTTCGATCCCTGCCACCCCAACTTTTACGTTACTGATGCCCTTTCGTCCAATGGCAAGACACTGCTCTCTGGAAGCAGCTATCCTCGTTCGAATCGGGGAAGGGCAATTCTTTTGGTGTGCTGGAATAAGACAGTAAGAGATGGTTATGAGTCAGAGTAGCTGCTGATTACTTAGCCTGTAAGCTACTGCTACAAAGAAATATTTAGTAGTTTGGATACGGCAGTATGTTCAGCTATCCTACTAGAGCAACGAACGGTATCCTGCCGGGTATTGGTTTACTTTGTCGAGATGCCTAGCGTGCTGAGGTGTGGGTTGGGTTTATAACACAATTGGTTAGTGTAGCGCCCTTTTAAGGCGCGAATCTGAGTTCAAACCTCAGTGGACCCATTATTTGTGATTAAGCTACGCAGTGTCTAAGCAGTTAGACAAAATGTGAAAAGATTGGCGCACTTTTGTCGTTAATCTGGAGTAGCAAGATTAGCGTGCTGTACGTGCGATTGGTATTTAGGATATTACCTATCTTCCTTCCTACTTGTCCGGCTGTTCTTTTCTGTTGGTTTCCTGGGCCAACATTAACGTATAACTTAGGTACTTATCTATGGATATCTTAAATAAGCGTATTAGTCCAGAAGCATTTGGGGTATACGTGGGTCGTCCTTCTCGTTGGGGAAATCCTTTTGAGATATGTCCTGGAGTAACTAGGGAAGCTGCTTGTTCAGCGTTTGAATCTTGGGCGTTTTCTCCAGAACAAGCATCGTTTCGGGAAGATGTTCGTCAACATCTTCGAGGTAACAATTTAATTTGTTGGTGCTTTCCTAAACGTTGTCATGCAGAAACGTTACGGAAAATAGCGTTAACAAAAACAGATGCTGACTTGTTTAGAGTTGCACCTCTGTTTGGTTTGTAAATGCGCCTTGTTAGCTCAATCGGATAGAGCACCTGATTACGAATCAGGAGGTTGAGCGTTCGAATCGCTCATAAGGCATTTTGTAGGAGGAGGTATACATGAATCCGAATGGTCGTAAGCGTAAGCCTCGCACAACAGGTGGAGAGATTAGTGGCTTTGCTTTGGATTGTCATGGGAATCCTTGGGGATTGAGTCCACGTATTCGACGCAAGCTGAATGCGCGTATCGCTCAAGGTCTCTGTGCCGCTTGTGGAAAGAACCCTTGCGCGTGTAAATCTTTTCGCGTTGATACTGAAGAGCGTACTTTCTTTTACGGTGAGACGGAGAGGGAACGCCTGCAACGGAAGGTACTTAAGCCCGAACTACAAGGCATTAACGGTTGTGATCATTTTCGAGCTGGTGGCTTTGGACAGCGTGACCCGAACGATTTGCCTGCACAATATCTAAGACAGGATCCGCGCACACCTATAGAGGAATGATATATGTCAAAAGTAACCGTTGAACAGGCTGTGACTGTTCTAAATGAAGCTCTTGCTTTAGATCCAAAGGCCATAGGTGCCTTACTGGCTACACGCATTTCCTGTAATGCCGAGTTGTCTGAACATCCAACAGTTCAAGTTTGCGAGGATGCTCCTGGTAAAACTACTGTAGGTATTCTAGGTTTGCTCAATGGTATTTTTGGTGTTACATCTAAGGGAAATGGTTTTATTAAGGCATCCCTTAGCGATTCTGGTGCTGTAGAATCATTTCATGCTAGTGGTTCCTAATTACGCTGGTGGAGCTCGATGAGACGGGGATAGCATCATCACTATTACTACTGGCTTGTAGCTCAGTGGATAGAGCAACGGACTTCTAATCCGTGGGTCGAGAGTTCAAGTCTCTCCAGGCCAATTTGTCTGCATAGCTCAACTGGATAGAGCGCAAGTTTCCTAAATTTGAGGTTGATCGTTCAATTCGATCTGCAGACATGTTTGTAAATTAACGGTAGAGACACTCACTTGGACTGGAGTTAACTAGTGACCTACCCGAACGAAAAATATGTTGAAAAGTTTCAAAGCCTGATGCACAGTAACCGTGGTCAGGCTTCTGTTGTTTCTGGGATACTGGGTCTCCCTTTAACTCAAGTTATTTATGCTTGTTTTTATTTGCGGGGTTTGCCTACAATTCTTAGTGATATATTTCCACAAGCTGCTGAGCGTGATACGTCAGGTATTGATTTTTACTGGGAATTCACAGATGAGCATAAATCTGTTCTTTCTACATTTTATCTTGAATCTGGATTTAAGCGTAATGATATATGTACATTTTTTAATATAGCTCGTGGTAGTGCTACATCTTTTTTCTCGCGACAATTAGGTACTTTGCGTAAGCAAGGTAACGCCTACATGACAGATGATCACAAGATTATTCGGCATAAGTTAGCTTTTGATATGAGAATAGCCTTTACAGATTTGATTGATAGGTTATCTTTATTAGAAACCGCTGCTGAGCGGGCTAGTAATGCAACACATGCATCTGACGTAGTTGTTACTCCTGATGCACCAGCAGTACCTAAGCAGAAGTCTTGGTATTCGCGATTCTTGGAGGTTATTCATGTACGATGATATTAAGGCCAAGGTACTATCCTTGGCCTCTGATGTTTCTGGGATGCCTGAGGAGACTATTCGTAAAAGTGGTTACTTATGTAACGTCATGGAGTATGAAGTTTACATACAGCTACTTCCTGTTTTAGAAGCATTTTTTCATATTAAGTACGATATGCGTAAGTATGAAATAGATAGCATTGAGGGCTTGTGTCTTTTGACGCGGGATTTGATTTTGATACCCGCTTAACGTAAATTTAATCTATGATTTTCACACAAGCTATTTTAGACCTACAGACAGCCTTGCGTGCTGCTGGTTATCATGTTGAAGAGACACCTGCTGAGTCTTCTGGGTGGCTTGCCTATTTGCCGGATCGGGATACGACATTAAAGTGCTGTCATAGCAGTGGTAAACCACCTGCTCTATGCATTACAGCCGATGATATCCAGCTTCCGACTACTTCTTACAAGGCTGCTACCTTCTCTATTCGTGGGCAGGCTGGTGAGTCGGAAGATACATGGATGCAGATTCAGGTATACAGTGTAGCCTTTAAGGCACCTGACGATGTCATGCGTGCTATTCCGCTCTCTGCTGAATTGTGCCGTTCTGCGTGGAATGCTGTCGTAACTGCTGTAACTCCCGTTTTGCCCGTTCAGGATACATCTATCTGTTATGACGATTATCCTGATGTTGTATATGATGAGTGTTTTAATTCTTATCGTAAACCGCGACAATGTACACTTGGTTTTGACTTGGCTCTCCCTAGTAGTTGTACTGAGTGCCACAAACCTCTACTTTGGAATCGTCCCACTAATAGGCGTCCACCTCATTTGCCATTTTGTAGTAAGGTTTGTGCTTCGAACTTTAATGGTCATGATTTTGGGCGCAGATAAGCATTTGTGTTTTTTGACGATAGGAAATATATGCTTGAATTCAAAACTGCTGCTGAGGAAGCTGCCTATTATGAACGCGAGAAGATACAGAAAGCCTTAATGGGCTTAGATCTTGATCGTTCTGTTTCTGTGATTATGCGAGACGTGCTGGTTAAACTGCACGGCAAGATAAATCCAGCGTCTGTTCAAAAGTATTTAGTGACAGAGTTGGGTATACTGTAAGTGCTTGGTTTGCTCTTCTGTGATCTAAAGTTTTGTTTTTTGTAGAAAACTCTTGCATCTGTCTAAATTTTGTTGTATACTTCTTTCTGTAGACACGACCTTGTGTCTCAGCACACTTTACTAGATAAAAGAAAATGACTCTCTCACATCCAACAGTCCCGACAATGCATCTAAGCTCCTGGCTTATGTTGCTATCGTTTATGCTGTTTATTTGTGTGAGTCCTTCATTTTCTTGTTGATCTAGCTAACCTAGTCATCTAAGAAGAAAGAGGGAGCCTCACACAAGCCTCCCTCCCAACTGACGTTGTGGTTGAGTGGCTTAAACAGCAGTCTGCAAAACTGTCTACGCGGGTTCGAATCCCGCCAACGTCTTGCGAGATATCCGAGATATCTTATTACAATTTAGGTTACATAGTAACCTTCCGGGTGTGGCCGTAGCTCAATTGGTAGAGCTTCTGTTTGTGGAACAGACGGTTATGGGTTCAAATCCCATCGGTCACCTGATACGGGAGTATCGTCTTTGACATTTTTGACTCTGTTTGGAGTTAGTGTTTGCGCAGATGGTGAAACTGGTAACCACGTTCGTTTCAGAGGCGAATGGAGCAATCCTTGAGGGTTCAAGTCCCTCTCTGTGCAATCTAGATATGCCCTCGTAGCTGAGGTGGTTTAGCGCTGGACTGAAAATCCGGGTACATTGGTTCGATTCCAATCGTGGGCACTTGTTACTGCGGAGATGGTGAAATTGGTAACCACGCTGCCCTAAGAAGGCGGTGGAGCAATCCTTGAGGGTTCAAGTCCCTCTTTCCGCACTTGTTGTGATAGACGTGTAGCTCAATTGGCTAGAGTTGCAGACTCCAAATCTGCCGGATGTAGGTTCAACTCCTACTGCGTCTGTTTTATTGTAAATGAAGTCTTGCCAGGTGTCTGGCGTCTTCTTAACTTAGGAATGTATGCCTGATACAAAAGTTGCTTTGCATGTAGAAATTCCTGATGATATTCTGAAGTTGATCCAAGGTAAAGCAAACATATTGATTCATGGTCGTGCTGGTACAGGTAAGTCAACTATTTTGCGAGCAATAACTGCTAAATACCAAAATAGTGTTGTTTTGTCTCCTACGGGCATAGCAGCATTAAATGTGGGTGGTCAAACGATTCATTCATTTTTTGGTTTAGGCTTTGGTTTTCTGCAGCCTAAAGATGTGCGTTCTTGCTATCGTCAAAAATCCGTGCTGGAGAAGCATCCGATCATTATTATTGATGAAGTATCTATGGTACGCTCTGATGTCTTTACCGCGATAGACGTAGCCTTAAGGAAGACTCTTGGTGTTAAGCGTCCTTTTGGTGGCCTTCAGGTAATACTGCTTGGTGATACAGGTCAACTACCTCCTGTTGTTGTTTCAAACGAAAAAGCATTCTTTCCTGATGGAACATCTATGTTTTTTCGTTCTCAGTCTTTTGCCGATGCTCTTTTTGAGCATGTTGAACTAAACCATGTGTATAGGCAGACACATGCCGGGTTTATTGAGTTTTTGACCCGTATTAGGAATCTGTCTGTGACTCCTCGTGACATGCACGATTTTAATGCACGTGTTTCTGTGTGTAATACAGAAGAGTCTTTAGGTGATCATATAATTCTATGTTTAACCAATAGAGCTGCCGAAGAGGTGAATGCTTCTAGATATCAAGAAATCCAATCTCCTGAGCATGTGTATCATGCAAACATCACAGGTTCTATAGCTGAAAGGGATTTTCCTACAGCCGAGTCCTTGAGATTGAAATGTGGCACTAAAGTGCTGATGCTTAGAAATGATAGTGATGGTCGTTGGGTTAATGGTACCATGGCTGTTGTTAGTAAGCTTTTGCCTCGTCAGATCTGGGTGACGATAAAAGGTAAGGAACATGAAGTTACTAAAGAAGTTTGGGAGAAGTTTAAGTACGACGTATCTGGTCAGGCTATACGTAAAACAGTAGCGGGGTCATTTGAACAATTTCCCTTGAAGCTTGCTTGGGCAATTACGGTACATAAGTCGCAAGGTATGACTTTAAGTCGTTTTCATTTGGATTTAAGTACTCCTCCTTTTGAGCACGGGCAACTTTACGTGGCCCTATCGCGTGCTGAGGGTCTTGATAGTATCTCATTGTCCCGTGCTCTTGAGATGACTGATGTAAAAGTTGATCGTGACTTGCTTTTAACCTAATTTTAGTTTGGAGTAACTATGTCAGTTGAATTTATCTATGAAGAAGGATGTCTTCAGGCTGAAGAGGAAATCATTTCTGAAGTACGTGAAATTCTACGTGCTCGGGTGAAGGCAGAGGCTATTAAGTCTGATGCCCGAGATGCCAAAAATAGACTTGTTGTTAAGAAAGAACATGTTCCTGATCTATCTAAGATAGGTTCTCATCTATTTGACGTGATTTGCTTGTAAATTTTAGACTTAACGGGATGTAGCTCAACTGGTAGAGTACCTGCTTTGGGAGCAGGTTGTTGCAGGTTCAAATCCTGTCATCCCGACTTTTCTGGAGGTGCTTGTTTGTATTTTGATCTTACTTGGTAAATTGTTTTATATTGGGTTATGCCTAGGTGGTGGAATTTGGTAGACACATGCGCCTTAGGAGCGCACGCCGCGAGGTATGAGGGTTCAAGTCCCTCCCTGGGTACTCGTTGAAAGGATACATTGATGCCTGATGATGTGTTTGACACTACAGAGACGCTGGTAATTAATTTATTCGGCGGTCCTTGTTCCGGTAAGTCTACGCTAGCTGCTCAACTCTTTAGTTCTCTGAAAGCTCGTGGCGTGTCTTGCGAGTATAACGTGGAATACGCTAAGCGAAAAACGTGGGAGCGCTCCTTGTTTATGCTTCAGGATCAATTTTACGTATCGGCAAAACAGCATCATGAGCTCCTTATGGCATCACAGGGATGTTCTGTTATTGTCACAGATTCTCCTTTGATTCTTGGTGCTGCCTATATGTCTCCTCGGGATGCTGAATCTGGCTTAGCTGATACTCTTTGTCAGTATTCTCGTCTCTTCAAGAACTTCAACGTTTTCCTTGATAGATCCACACTTAAATACGATACTGTTGGTAGAAATCAAGAATATACTGAAGCCATTGCGTTGGATCGTAGAATCTTACAAATCCTTCATGATTATCCTATAATGGCTGGCTGTCCTTGGACAAATGCTGAAGGTATCGCTATGGTCCTTACAAATAATAAAACACCTCCTGAACTGGCTGCTCATGTGATAAATACTTTGAGTACCTATGGTGTGATTTTGTAAATAGTTTGTGTTTGAGTTTGGAGGAACATATGCCTGATGTATCTGTTGGTGTTGCGATAACATTGAAAATTGGAGATAGCTCGTTTGAACTATCTAGAGATGATGCTTTAGCTGTATATACTACTCTTGGGGCTGCTCTAGGTATTCCTGCTGTGCAAAGTTCCCTGCCTGCTTTTGCTCCCTGTACAACTCCTTGGAAGTATCCTATGTATCCTGCGCCGTATTCGCCGGATATTGTTTATACTACTGCAGGTCCTGTAACTGTATCTGTGTCCGCTCCTGTGATGCAGCAAGATTAGTTTTGAGTTTGGAGGGATAGGCTAATTGGTAAGTCAGTTCTCTTGAAAAGAACCGTCCTAACGGACTTGGGGGTTCGAGACCCTCTCCCTCCGCTGTAAGTAGCTTGATTCGAAGAGTTTCAATAGTACCTATTGGTTATGTAAAGTTATAACATCTTATTATGGTTACTTCCTTTTTGATTTTCAAATTGTGGTTGGCTCCTCTATCCGTTAATTCAGATGATGCTTTTGGAGCTAAGCTTACATTACAAGTTGGTTCAGATCTGTGGTTAAAGGTTCGTGTGAAAGATGAGGGTGTTGATCTGAATAAACTGCAGCTCAAAGATGGCACACCTAAATTTCGCTTCTGGGCAGAAACGGATTTTTAGTATGGTTTATATCAGTATTGAAGAAACACCAATAGAATTACTCGATGCTTTAGATGAATGCTTTTGGGATATTTTAGCATGACGGCTACTCTCCAAAATATAAAGTATTGGTTGATCTATTCTTCTGTGATTTTTATTTTGCTTTTAGGTTTGTTGCACTATTTAGATATCTTGAGCCTTTTAGGCATATCTGTTGTTCTCAGGTACTTGTGCGGTATTTGCAATAGTATTTATAGGAATACCTGTCGTTAGCCTTTGGAGAAGTCGCTCAATTGGTAGAGCAGCACTCTCGAAAAGTGCCGTCCTAACGGATCTGTGGGTTCAAGTCCCTCCTTCTCCGCTCTGTGTGCCAAAGGTGCTATCCACGCATTTTCGACATATTTTGTGTTTTTGCCTTGACAAGCCTACATGTTTACTCTATTTTTCAAGTATCGTTCACCCTAACCTTACTCGAAAGTTGGTTCATGTACGCTGCTAAGGTAGTTAAACTTGATTTGGATAATGCTGGTATTCGTGTTATCCCGTGGGAAGAGGCGGAGAGGCTGCAGGTTGCTATGAAGGAGCAGTTTGGTACTTCCTTGCGTGGCTTTTCTCATATTTCAAAGAAAGCCTGTCCTACATTGGAGACGATGTGCTCTTTGAAGCTGTCGTGTGGCACCGTGAGCATCCCCTTTGCTTCTGTGCCTGAGTTGTACGAGCATATCACCCGAGCTGTTGATCGCAAGACTTGGAAGCATCGGTCTACTAAGGAACTCCTGAAAGACTCTAAGTGGCGTGCTGCTCATCCGGAGCGTGTTAAGAGTCTTAACACCTCATTACGCAGCGAACACACTGCTGTCGTTACAACCGCTCCTACTCAGACGGCTGCTGACTCTACACCAAGGGCCGACGTTCTGTCTCTGGCTACTGCTATTAGCGACTCAGGAACATCCGCTCTTTTTGATGCCCTGTCTCGTTCTGAGCAGGAACGTCTTGTTTTTGTTGTGTACAAGACGGGTGCTTATACCTATGATGGTCTTGCTGAGTACCTCCATGTGTCTACTCAGGTGATCAAGAACAACCTGTGTCAGTATAGGAAGCATCACGGTATTCCCCCTCTGCCATCTGGAAAGAAATCTATGAATGTTCTTTCGCTGAACATTTAAGTCGTTGGAAGCGTAAAGCGTAATTGGTTGACCGCCCTGGTTTAGAAAACCAGTATCCGAAAGGGTTTGTAGGTTCGAGTCCTACCGCTTCCGTTTTTAATTCACCTGAACTTGAGGTATCAGATGCGTATCAATAAACTTATCCAGTTTGACTTGGATAATGCTGGAACTTATGTTGTTAGCTGGGATGAGGCTTGCGCTCTCCATACGGCATTACAGCCGGTTGCGTTCCAAGTCCGTAAGCTTCCTACAAGTGTCGATACTAAGGTGTGTTTGGCTACATCCTGTACTCTACAGTTGGCTACTACATCTACTGTAATTCCTTATGAGCAAGTTCCTGCATTGTATAATGCTCTGTCTGAGGAACTGGGTATCAAAACTGCGCGTAAGGGCCGACGCAGATCTTATGATGAGTTGCTTGCTGATGTCTCTTGGTGCTCTAAGAATCCAGATCGTGTCAAAAAGGCTCGTGAGTATGTTCAGAGACGCCGCTTGTCTGCAGTGGTTCCTAAACGATCAGCACCCACAATTGCTCTAGCTCAACAGATTCACGAATCGGGCTCATCTCTTTTGTTTCACTCGTTGTCTCAAGGTGATCGTGATGCTATGATTTCCGGGTTGTATAGCACAGGATCCTATACATATAAAGAGCTTGCTGCTTATCTCTGGGTGTCTATTAGTACCATTCAGAAACACTTACAGCAGTATCGTCGGTGCTCTGGGCTGCCTAAGTATATAAGACCTACTAGAGCTGATCTCACTCTGGCTTTGTGATATTCTTGGGCCTTTAGCTCAGTTGATTTGTAAACATGAGCTTGGAATCAAGATGTAGGTAACGCATACGAAAAGTGCAGAGACTAACGCCCTATGCAATTCGCAGTAACAACTACATTAGTGCTGACATCTATACCCGTTGTGCTGCTGTAGTTTATTAGTCTTCAATAATGCACAAGTTTCTGTAAATAATAAGTGTGGGGATTGCAGCTCAATGGTTCGTAGCACCGGCCTTATAAGCCGTTGGTTGTGGGTTCGACTCCCATCAGTCCCACTTGGTCCTGGGTTCAAGTCCCAGAAGGCCCACTTGGATTGTAAATAACTCTTAACTTTATGTTTGGAGTTTTTATGATGCCTCTTACGTTTACAATAGATTTTGATGGTACTTGTGTAGATCACAGGTTTCCTAGGATAGGTCCATCGCTACCTGATGCTGTAGAAACAATGCAGGAGATGGCTCGTAGAGGTCACCGGCTGATCTTAGATACTATGCGCTCTGATTTTGAGGGTCCCTATCTAACTGAGGCTATTGCTTGGTTTCGCTCTAATGACATTCCACTGTTCGCTGTTAATGAAAATAAGGAACAGTTATCTTGGACAACAAGTCCAAAGATTCACTGTGACTACAGCATAGATGATCGAAATTTGGGATCACCTTTAATGCAGGTACCTTGGATGAAGAGCCCTGGTGTTGACTGGGAGCAAGTACATGCTTTGTTGTTGCAGGATACTCGGTACTAGCTTATGGCACGCTCTACGTTTCCTATAAATTCAGCTATCCTTGTATTTGAACAAGGATCTTCTGATTTTAAGCGTGCTACATCTGCTGATAGCTTGGTAGCATCTATGTCCGATGTGCTTCAAGATTTGCGCAACGTAGTAAAGCATGATAGGTTACAGTCTGGTGCCTTTGACTTCAGTCGGCTATCTGAGAAATATGATGTCTCCTTAGCTACTATCCAGTGTATTGTTGATGAGGTTCGTCGTGGCATGTATGAAACTCTAAGTAATCAAGGTATTGATATAGATTCAATTTAATGAAAATCTGGGAGGACTTGATGTCACACGATTCTTTACACATGCCAGAGTGTAACTTTCCGCATGGTGACTTAGGTCAGCCCGGTTGCATTTGTATTGTTGCAAATCGTAATTATGTCAAAGATCTTGAGGATAAAGCTTGTGCTTTTGAGCAGATTAAATCTGTTGTTGAAAAGCTGCAGCAGGATTTAACGCAGAAGCATTATAATCGCTGGGATTGCTTAGACGCAGCTATGCGAATAATTGATGTTGCTTCTGTTGCTACAACAGGAAAGTACGTAGACTAAACGCGCATTAGCTCATTAGGTAGAGCGGGATTTTCATAAGGTCTAGGTGGCAAGTTCGAATCTTGCATGCGCGACTTTAGTTGTAAATAAGCCTTGTACCATTAACTACGAGGCACATATATATATGTCAGATGAGTCCCTTACAAAAGTTCAGCATCGTGTATCTTCTATCCTGCATGTGCAGGTGGGTGAATCAGGTGTCTGGGAGCCTACTACAGATCAGCTTGATGCTCTAGTCAGTCAGTTTGTTTCGGCAGTAAACACAAATGTAGCTCTTGCAGTAGTAGCTACTCGTAAGGGCGTGACTGCTCAGTGTATCCATATTCCAGATACCGATGCTGCTATACTGCATGTTGAGGCAGGCGCACCTGGATGGGAGCCGTTACCATCCGAGCTTAAAGATCTAACAGATTTGTTTGAGAAAGCAGCTACTTCTGACGGTAGTATTGCTGTAGTAGCTACTCGTACCGGTGTGACTGCTCATGTTGTGGATTTATCCAATCCTGATTCTGAGGCATTTCCTGAGTTTCTATATGACACTGATTGCGAGGATGCGTCATGAATCTCTATGAACATGCTGTGAGCGAATTTGAGTTGCTTGAGCAGAATTTGGACAGTGATCCAGATAAGCATCCTATCATTTTAGAATTCAAAGCTGAAATTCTTTCTCTAGTTAAGCGTTTTGCGGACTCTGGTCCATCTGGTGGTTCTGCTCCCTTTTATGCGTCTGCCGTATCTCGGGCTATTAAAGATCTCTTTATGTTTGATCCTATTGGTCCCCTCACAGGAGATGATAGTGAGTGGGTAGATACATCTGAAATTAGTGGCCTGTCTGAAGGAACGCTATGGCAGAATAAGCGGCTATCTTCTGTGTTTAAGGATGGTAATGATCCGGCTCATTACTTGGATGCTGTTGTATTCCAAGGTGAGTCTGATTATGATCGTTTCAGTGGTCATGTTGATAATGTTTCCAGTGTTTGGTGTATTAAGAGTTTTCCTTTTAGACCCAAAACATTCACAATAGACGTGTATCGTGTTCCTAGTGAGACAGATCCAGATCGTGTCAGTTGCCGTGAAGGTGATTATTTATACCACATTAAAGATCCTTCACAGTTAGAGGCTGTTCGCGACTACTATGATGAGAAGATATCTCGGATATCTTCAATAGACTCAACATCGGCTGTAGGCGCGCAAGTTGATGCTGTTTGCTGCCCAAAGACAGTAAAGTTGGACTAATTTTGTTTGCATCTTGACATTTTCAGATATTGGTAGTATATTTCTTTTAGCGGGATAGAGCAGTTGGTAGCTTGCTTGGTTCATACCCAAGAGGTCGTTGGTTCAAATCCAACTCCCGCAACTTTTCTTAGTGCATACTTAAACTCAATATACTGTTAGTTTTCGGATACATCTTCGCCATACATGAAGACCTCCTGAAAGGGTAATCCGATTACGTAAGTTTGTTATTGAGGTTACTTGAGGGCGGATAGATTAGCGGCTAAATCCATACGTTTACACCGTATTGACCGTGGGTTCGAGTCCCACTTCGCCCATTAAGTGTAAATAGTACCTATGGCTAAATGTTTGAATTGTGGTACTGATTTGCTTGGAAAATATCAAAGAAAATTTTGTTCTCACTCATGTTCTGCTACGTATAACCAAACAGGTCGTTCTAGCAACAATAAAAATACACGAGTTAACAAGATTTGTTTTCAGAAAGCGCATATAGCACAATGTTCTATATGCGGAAAGACAATTAAACGCGAATCAACATGTTGTGCCCCTTGTGCTAAGCGTCAGCGTAGATGTAATTCATATATCTCACATGGTCCCTATGCTGGGTGTTTAACATCCTTGCCATACATTGCGTCGATACATGGACGACGTATTGTTCGGTATACTGATGCTTTAGGTAAGAAAAGAAGTACATCTTTAGCGCGCTATCTAATGTCACTTTACCTTGGTTATATACCAACTAATGCGTGGGATGTAGATCATATAGATCAAGATCCTACAAATGATCGTATATCTAATCTACAGTTGATATCAAAACAAGCTAATCTGTCTAAGGGTGGTAAACATAATTCACGGCATGTTATTCATGCAACGTGCGCTGTATGTGGCGCTGTTGTTCAAAAACCGGGTCTTATTGCTTATTATCCGAGGGATACTATTTTTACTTGTTCTCGTATGTGTGCTGGTCATATCTCACACATGCGAAAAACTATGTCTCTTTCAGAGCTTCATTTACGTAATGCTGCTTTTGATGTTGATGTGCCTAGACAAAGTGTTCCTATCATTGAATATAAGCGTATTGAGAGATTATCACCAGATTTAGAATTCGTATTGAATATCCTGCTTGCTTATGGGCAGGACTACTATCCTAGTAAATGTTCTGCTTGAAGTAACTACGACTGGTCCTAAGGGGAGGTAGCTTCGGTTGCCTCCCTTTTCTTTTGAGTATTGTCTTGACATACATACAAAATTAATGTATATTGTGATTACTGCTCTACCGGTGAACACTCGTACTTATGGGTATTTTACAGTGGCTTTAGTCATAACAAAACAGCAATTTAAGTCTATGGTTCTGGCTATGCCGACTAGGGCCTCATCAGGTAGTCGGTCTGCTGCTTGGTATAGTTTTTTGGATTTTCATATAAATGCTTACATTAAAATACTTCCATTAAAATTTAGTTTTATGAATCTTGGTGATCGCTATAAGGGCATAGATGACCCTACTCTTATTCTAGCTAATGTTGCTCTTGTATCAGAGTCTTGGCTGCATCAAGGTTATTTTACAGCTTTTCGCGAGTATCTTGAGGATGTCACTGATGTAGCTGATCGTGTTTTTGTTGTAGAGGATATAATGAATCCCGTTCTTTTGGCTTCATTAGGCTGTCATGGTTATTCACCTGTTATATCTACTGTACATTATGATTCAACTACTATTGTGTATCCAACATTAGCTCGAATGTATAAACAATCAAAGTGAGAGGTGCTTGATAATGGCGGCTGTTGACGTTCGTTCTTTCATAGGAAAGCCTGTTGAGTTGCGTAAGGTCTCTGGTGCTCTCTACCGAGGAACCTTTTGGCGCACAGGTATTAATCGCTATGCATTAGTGCATGTTACATTTATCAGCAAGCACGGTACAGAGACTACTCCTGGGAGTAGTGAGACTCGTAGAATTAAGCTGGAAGATATTTCTACAATAAAGTTCCTTGCTTAGTTGACAAACATACAAAATTAATGTATATTGTGTTTATCACTTTAGCAAAAAGGATACTCTAATGTCTCTTCGTCGGTTTACCTGGATGCTTGCTAATCTCAACGAAATTCATCCTGTGCGCGGGGTCTCCTTTCAAGGTTCGGAGGACCACGGGCAGATTGAGATTAAGTTCAACACAGAGTCCGTTTCAGACAGTTTCACTCTAGTTCTTTATGGCAAGAGCACCAAGAATACCATCAATGTTGGTCTTGACCGTGTTAGTGCGCCACGTATGGATAACATTCATCCGAATACCCTTGGTCGTATCTTCTCTACTGTCGGGTCGTTCTCGCACAAGAACCTCAGCCTCCCTCGTAATTATGTAAGTGTTCGGAAAGCAATTATGTCTGCTGGTTTTTCGTCCTATTTGTGGGCTGGTTCCATGTTTAATAAAGCCTAATTCAACTACACCACGAAACCTAGGAACTCATCATGGCACGCTTTGATCTTACCCAGTTCGAGACACTCTCCGGATCTGTCAACGCAATTCGTTACGAGGCAGGCGAGCGCCTCACCAAGTTGGGTGTACCGAAGGCTCCCTTCTCCCTGTCCGTGTCGAAGCTCAAGCACATCCTCCGGAACATGGAAGAGCACAACCGTGCTACTGTGCAGGAGGTTCGGATTCTTAAGCGCGAATTCGATCTTGTTGATAAGCACGATCAGTACGAAACCGCAGCGGAACGTATCATCCGCTATCACATGATGCGGCGTTTCTTGGCGGCTGCGGAGTTCCACGCCCAGCTCTGGACCACCATTCACGAACTGCGCAGGCGGCTGGAGATCCTTGAAGCTGAAGGTGCCACGCAGTTTTCGGAGGGTTCTCATGTCAACTGAAGCAGGTCGTTTGATCGACATGAAGCAGCGCAGGAAGTACCTTCGCACTCGGTACAAGGTCTTGCTTGACGAAGCGTCTCGCGTGTACAAGCCATACACTGGTCGCTTCTGTGATCCGGACGATGACCCCACGTTTGACCGCAATATGGCTATTTACGAGCACGCACAGGAGCGTCTCCGTGAAGCTAAGTGCGAACTGGATGCCTTTGAGTTGGAATTTGCTTGTTGCTATCCGCAGTGTGTTAATCTGACACAGATAAAATTAATGTAACTTTACTTAGGAGTTATTATGGTTGAGTTTCAAGCCCAATTCACTCTCGCACACCAATCTATCCGGAGAGTTCTTATGTCAACTGAAGCTGGTCGTTTGATCAACAAGCACGGATTTCAGATCACCGACAAGCACGTGTCTTGTGGTGAGTCTGTTCCTGTGTCGCTGTTCCGTCACAGCCTCGGTCACATGTCCATTGCCGAAGCCAGAACTCTTCTATCCGACCTCGGCAAGGTCATCGCGGTCGCTGATAGTCTCAACTCCAAATCAACTCCGAGGTAATACATGGGAACCATCGTCATCTGTCGAGGTAAGTCGAACTCGTCTCTCATCTTCCCTGTTGAGCTATCTGTCAGCCACGGACTGATCTCGTTGGTTAACGAGGAGTTTCGTGTTCTCAACGAGAACCTCGCCTCGCTCCAGTTTGACGGCATTGTTCCCATGTTCTCTATCCACGACATGGACGACAGCTTTAACTTCAATAAGGAGAATCTGGGGTTCTTCGGTGTTAGCTGCGGCATCCTCATGTCGCTCACTGAGTTTGTGTCTCACGTCTCCCATGCGGAGATCTCACGTGTGACCGAGCAGTATGTCCTTGCCAAGTCCATGCTCAAGCTCCATATTGGTGGGAAGCCCCAGGTGGTTAGGCGTATCATCAATGGGAATCGTGTGCGCGTGGCATACTCCGAGGCTGAACTTGTTGCTGCCGTTGGTAAGACACAGTTTTCTCGGGACGCTGTGCTTCGCAAGTATGCGGCCATCTTCAAGGCCTTCGTTCAAGCCGGGGCACACGTCAACTTTGGTGCATTTGATAAGGAAGTCGGCAGAATACTCATTCGCGCTGTTGAGTGCAGGGAGCGTGAACTTGCTCGTGGAAATAGTTGACAATAATACAAAATTAATGTATATTGTGTTTATCACTTCAGCAAGGAGTTACGAATGATTACGAAGCAGCAGTTGACAGATGCTTTAATTACTACTTGGGGTACACTTGAAGATGCTGGTGACAGCCTTGCTGTCATTATGCCTGTACCTAAGGAATCATCGGATGCTCGTATAATGCTCACGTTTTCTGTGTTTTCTGATGATGCTGTGGATTTTGCTATATCTGGCATACCTGTGGAGACTCTTGATTACTTTAAGGAGACTCTTAAGTGCTTGTTGTCTATCTCAGCAGTTGAGGATAACTTTAAGCCTTACGAAAATTCAGATATCCGTATTTTTATTCAAACGGACGTGGATACAGGTTTAGTTGTCAAATGTATCATTTATTGCGAATTGAACTATAAATAAATAAATTTAATAAAGGAAATCCTATGTCGATTGCTATTTGTAGGTTGACTCTTCGGGCTCATTGGTTGTTTCCTCTTGTGCTTGGGGATGCTATTAGCACTTTAGAGGAAGCACAGCGTGTCATTAAGGATCTTAATGTACACATTCCTGGTGCTGATACCATTACGCTGCTTTATTTTTTGTCAGGCACGAATGCGGCGATTATATCTGAGTCCCCTTCGTCCTGTGCTCCATGAATTGCTTGCAGGAAGTATTTCTTGTTTAGCTAAAAATTTTGCGGTTGACCAATATCGCTTGAATAGTTCTTTGCAGGGACACTCTTACTATAAGAAAACAAACTCCTCTCGTATTAAGCTGACTGAGGCAGATTTGCGTCGAGCCCTGCTTGTATCTCGACAGGCATTTAACACTAAGTTTCAAGAACTACTCCTTAGTACTAATAAACTGGCAGATATTGTTCCTATGTCTACTGATTCTGTTGCTGGGGTGCTTCATCAAGTATACCTTAAAGCTTATGACGCAGAGTGCAATGCGGCTGCTCGTCACGCTGTGGCCTGTGTCGCAGGTGCGGGTGTTCGTCGTAGGCGCACTTAAGATTAATTTCATGTTGACAAGTATACATTAGAAATGTATACTTGTTTTTGTACTTAAACTTTAACTGTGGCTGTACTTTAATGTCTGTTCAAAAATATCCACGAACGTATCATGCGCCCTGGTCTGATTGTCTTGCTTCAGATGACAAGTACATCGGGTCGTTGGTTGCCTTTGATGGTAAGCGTGTTATTGTTACAGAGAAAATGGATGGTGAGAACACTACGCTTATGTCTGACCGGGCTTTTGCTCGCAGCATTGATTCCGTTCATCATTACAGTCGTGATTGGGTTAAGGCATTTTGGGCTACAATCAAAAATGATATTCCTAAGGACTGGCGTATCTGTGGTGAGAATTTGTGGGCACAACACGCTATTGCCTACAACGACCTCAAGTCTTTCTTTATGGGGTTTTCTGTCTGGGATGACAGGAACATCTCATTGTCCTGGGATGCTACTCTTGAGTGGTTTGACCTTCTGGGTGTTACTCCAGTAACAGCCATCTATGATGGCCTCTACGATGTTGCTGCTATCATGGATGCTTTTGATGCTTATAAGAAAACAGCAGGTCATGACGTAGAGGGGTATGTCATTCGCGTGGCAGATGAGATTGCTTATGCTGATTTCAGGACGCACATGTGCAAGTACGTTCGTAAGAATCTTGTTCAGCTTGATACGGCTCATTGGCTGTATGGCGGTCGTGCTGTCATTCCAAATAAACTCTATACTGAAAGCACCTAATGCTCAAGTTTCTTCTGTTCCTTGGATTCTTTACTGTACTGACCGGGTGCGATACATCGGATCATGCTATAAAGGCACCTTGTTCTAGCTATACAATTAAAATTGATTCCGTGCTTTTTCGTGAGGCATATATCACTTTGGTTCCTACCTGCAGTTTGGCTGTGCCTATTAAATGTATTCAAAACCAAGATCACTTTGGTTACGGAGATACGGTTATTGGTGTAGAGACTCGGGACCTAAGCGATTCTTCTTTTAGCGGGTATGCTATCTGGGATACGCTAAAGCGGTATCATAAGTGAGTCCACATGTAATAAATGCTACTGTGGACAACATTTTGATGGTTGTTTCTACACCGACAACTATTACACTGCTTGCTTCAAATAATCCGAAGCTGCGTCGTTGGAGTGGATTGACAGGTATGTTTGGGCAGATCTTTTGGATCACATCTAACTGTACTTGGGAGCGTTGGGGGATGTGTTTGGTATCTTTCTATATGGCTTTGATCTATGTTAGGTCTTTCCTTACTTATTGGTTGATTCCACATAAGCATGATTTTTATGATATGTGGATGCAGTATATACATGCTCCTCATATTTTAGTTCATTTCAAACACGGGAGGCACTGATGGGTTGCTGGGATGGAATATGCGCTCTTTCTAACTTAAGTATCCCTGGGGGTGCTAAGGTTACGGAGGAATTCTAGTGGCTATTACTTATATGGTGGGTGATCTAGTAGATCTTGCCGCTAATGGTACCTTTAGTGTTGTGGTTCACGGCGCGAATTGCAAACAAACTATGAATAGTGGTGTGGCTAAAGCGCTACGTGATAAGTGGCCTCAGGTATATGCTGCTGACCTTGCATATAGTACGGCAGGTAATCCTTTGAAGCTTGGCCGTTATTCTCAGGCATATGTAGATTGTGGCACCATAAAAATTGCTATTATCAACGCTTATATTCAGTTTGACTTTGGATACGATGGAGCACGTTACGTAGAGTACTGCGCTATTCACGATGTATTTTCTGGGCTTGCTGCTCACTATAGGTCGTGTGCAGCACAACCCGTGATTGGATTGCCTCGTATTGGTTGTGGTCGTGCTGGTGGGAAGTGGGACATCGTATCTGGTATTTTAGATGCAACTATGCCTGATTTTGATCTACGTGTCGTAGATTTACCTCAACCTGAAGTATGGTACAATCGGGTTTTAGCTGGAGGTAGGTCGTGATGCTATGTTATCAAAACAATAAAGTTTTGTAAAACTTGGGATTTTCTTGTTTTGACTCTTGACATAGATACTTCTTTATAGTATATTGTACTTACTGTTGAATGCAGCAAGTTTTGACGGGTCACCCACGCAATGGGTTCGAGCCTAATTAGTAGGTAAACTACTATCGTCAGATTGCGAAACAAACTGCATGACACGGTAACCGGGTGGTTAACTCAATTGGTTAGAGTACCTGCCTGTCTCGCAGGATGTTAAGAGTTCGAATCTCTTACCGCTCGTATAAGACCTCTAGGTTTTCCTGGGGGTCTTTTTTTGTTTTGGTAGTAAATCAGAAGAAAACCACTGGAGGTCTTCGTGAAATATGCTATCAGCTACCGTGATCTAAACGGTACCAAGTTTACTACAGTTGTTGCTGAGACATCTTTGAAAGTTGAGCCTGTTTATCTGCTTCGGATCTTTGAAGAGCGGGTACGTAAAATACCTGATTTATTGGCATCTAAGAATTTTCGTCTTGCTGATGCTGACATTATTTTGGATACAAATACAGTACACACCAGTCGCGGTGATGTTATTCTGAACGCTCCTTCTGTTCTTTTATTTGTTCAGGTGAACTCTTCCGATTATTGTACTCTTGCACTTTATGTTGCAGCCGTACTGTTTGAGACAGTGGGCGTGTCATGGAGTGGGGACTCTACTCGTGATTCGCTGGAAGAGTTATTAGATCTTCAAGCCAGTATGAATGATGTTGCTTTTGCAAAACAGAACATACATTCTGTTGCATCTGGCGAAGCGATGCAGACATCGTTCTTTTTTCGTAACTTGACTGATCCAGCAAAGAAGCTGACATCAAACTCCGACACTTGTGTGTGGCTCCGTAACTATCTGTGGGCCGCTAAGGAGGAGCTTGGGGAGCTGGCTGAACTGATACCTCAGAAGTGGTGGTCTAAGAATGAATTTGATATGGAGTCTGCTCGGGAAGAATTTATTGATGTTGTCCATTTTGTCCTTAGCATTGGATTAGCTCTGGGACTAGACAAAGATGGTATTCTTGCTGTGTACCGTAAAAAGAATGCGGTTAACTTAAAGCGTCAAGCTGGCGGTTACACGGCTCGTGGTAATGGTTGACAATAATACATTTTTAATGTATCTTTAATCCATGACTATCTTGTATCTTCTGATGATGTCGTTCTCTGCTCTTCTCTGTACCAAGGAAGAGCATTTGTTTGTTCATACTTTGGATGCTCAACTCTCTTCTGCTGACGGTCAATATCATCGCACGGCTTTCCCTCGTGCGGATCTTGCCTTTGATAGTAGCGCTGATTTGTTTGAGAGTTTGGTACATCGTGATTCTGGATACATCCTACAGGGCGTAACTTGGATGTGGGATCTTAAACCGGGGCATGTGCTGGTTCTTCGTGTTCGTCCGTTTAAGACAGAGGGTGCTTGTATTGAACTATATGAGGCACAGGTTGTTGTTTACTATGCTGATGTTTTCAGGTTGCCTGCAGTGAGGCGTAATATTGAACGATCTTTCGCCAAGTGAAACACTAGAACTGGCTGAGTTTCTTTCTTGCTACTCGAAAGATGAACAGGGTGCGGCTTTGTCTTTAGATGATGCTCTGCGTGTTGTTGAATCTACCGATGCTTATGCTCTGCAATTGTCACCTAATGATTACTTGGTTTATTTGAAGCTTATTCAATCAATCCAAGAAAATGGTCCCCTGATGCCTGTAAGTAAATTACCAGATGCTATATCTAAGTTTATACTAGATATGTTTAATCATGGTTATACGCTTATGGAGCAGCAGGTCTTGTTGCGATCGGTGCATCGTGTGCAGTTAATTTGGTTTATTTTAGGTGCTTCCTTGACATTCGGGCTCTGTTTCTTTATATTTCGATGATGCCTCTTTCTACTCCTTTGGGAAATTTAGACCCATCATCTACTATGTTTTCTGTGTTTGTTTACGGAAGTTTACTTCCTGGATTACACAATCACATCCTGATTAGGCACGCCGAGTGTATTGGGGATGGTGAGATTTCCGGCGTCTTGTTTTCTATGGGTGCTTTTCCTGCTATTGTCCCTTTGCGCTTCTTTAAGGATAAGACGCTTACAAACACAGTAAAAGGTAAAGTCTATCAGGTAGATAGAGATACCATGTCTGATTTAGATACTCTTGAGGGTTACACGCCTGGGTCTCATAGCAATTTATATGATCGGGCTATTGTTCCTGTTCACATGAAGAGTGGATCTACCTTGGATGCTTTTGTTTATCAAGCATCTCATTATATTGTATCTAATATCGCTCAAGGACAGAATCCTATTGTGCCTGAGGGTGACTGGGCTACGTATGCTCGGCACTACGTTACACCTGCTATGGTTAAGCACCAAAGGTCTTAATAATGTCTCGTGCTGTAATTGATATTGCTACAAGTGGTACCGATCCTAAGTTGCATGCTATCTTGGAACTTTGTATTATCAAAGTTGATGAAAGTTACAATGTAATAGATACTTTATCCTTGCGTATTAGGCATAAGAATCTTGTTGTAGCTCCAGAGGCTGTTGCTTTTAACGGGTTAGATCTCCGTGAATCTATTGATTGGACTGATGAGTCGGCTGCACGAGATACAATTTGTTTATTTCTTTCTCATAGTTCGTTTGATGCGATTCAGTCCGGTGCTCGTATTGCAAAGTGTACATATACAGGTTTAGGCGCGGCTCAGGATGCTTTGTTTTTGCGCTCTTTTCTTGGTGAGACTGTGTACACTGCCTTGTTTATGCCTCGTATTTCTGAGTTAGGTACTTTAGCTGAGGCTTGTGTTATAGAAGGACTGATACCACAACCCAGGTCTTCGTCTATGTTAGAGTTGGCTTATGCTGCTGGTGTTGATGTTCCTGATGAAGGTACACACTCTGCTAATTTGGATGCTCAGATGGCACGTGACTTAGGCCGAGCTCTCTTTTTGCAGTTACGTAATGCGGGATCTCGTTTGCGTGGTGAGGAACCCTGTGCTACATTTGATGTGAATGTATAACTAACTTATAGTGTTTGTCAAATACTAAAACCCGCTTAATGCGGGTTTTTTGTTTTCAAGTTTTGCATAAATGTGATTTCGCGATGATTCTCTCTGTTTTTGAACAAAAGTCTTTTTGTCATGACAGATGCAACATCACACATTCTGGATCCTTATAGTCGTTCGCTTAGTATTGCGAGTGATACTTTTGAGGTTACTGGGTCTGTTGCAACTCATGAGGGTCGTCTTGTTGAAGCCCGTAGTCTGTTTTCGGATTTCTCATCTGAGAGAAAGCGTATTGGGACAGATTTTTTTGAGGTTAACGCTGCTGAGGAAGACGCCTCTGCTTTTAGGAATCGTGTTGATATTTCATGGTTAGCTTCCGCTGCTGATACATTTAAGGTCAGCCCGGACATTGGTGATTATGTATTAACCACCGTAGGCATTGTGACGAGTGATCTCCCTAATAAGAATATGCAGGGATTCACCAAGCAAGAGCTTACTTATTTTGACCCCATAATTGGAAGACCTACATATAAAACATTCGTTGGTGCTGGTTTGCACTACGAGCACCAGAATAAGGATCCCTTAAAAGCTAAGGGGGTAATCCTTGATTCTATGATTACATATATACCTAAATACGATGTATTTAAGGTATTAGTTCTTGCTGCTTGGGATCGCACTAAAGATGTGGATCTTGTAAAGCAGATTATGAGTGGCGAACGCAGTGGCTACTCAATGGGATGCTTAGTTAAAGCATTTGTTTGTTCTGTATCTGGTCAGATTGTAACTCCGGATAAAGGACCCTATCGTAGAGGCCAAATCGTATATGTCGATGGGCAGCCTCGTTTATGCTACCACTTATGCACGGGTAGCAACTTTTTTGAGATGTCCTCCGTTGGCAACCCCGCAGATGTTTCTGCCATTGGAGATCGTCTTGGTGTTTTGAAGTCTTGAATTTTTGAGGGCAGACAGCCACGCCCAGAACTTTCGATAGCAGTGGCCTACAAGTTAATACGAAGGCTATCGGAATAGTCAACAAGGAAACCATACGATGAGGCAATCATCTAAGATTCAGAAAGGCTTCGCAGAGTTTGAACGACTCATGCTTGCTGAAGCCGCTGGTGAAGCCCCTGAGTCGGTTCCTGCTCCTGCGCCTGCTCCTGTAGCAGAGCCTGCTCCTGTAGAAACAGCTCCAGCACCTACTGCTGATCCTGCTGCTCTTCCATCGGAACCTGCTCCAGCTCCTGTAGCAGATCCTGCTGCTCTTCCACCAGAACCTGCTCCTGTAGCAGATCCTGCTTTGGAAGCTCCAGCACCTGTTGAGCCGGTTACCGCCCCTGTAGCTGAAAACCAGACAAATGATATTGATGCAGATCTAGATCTGTCCGATCTAGAGGGATTAGAGCCTGCTGAGCCCGCTCCTGCGGCATTGGCACCAGAAGCTCCGGCACCTACTGCTGATCCTACTGCTCTTCCACCAGAACCTGCTCCTGTAGCGGATCCTGCTTTGGAAGCTCCAGCACCCGCACCTGCACAAGAAAATCCTGCTAATTTTACAGTTGCTTGTGCTTCTGTCGAAGATGTTATGGAGCACTTGGAAGCTCTTGCTTCTGCTGGTTCCGAGGATCCTGTAGCACAATTAGTTGCTACTGGTGCTGTTCATCGTATTGAAGTTCCTTCGGCTGACGTAGACATGGTTGCTTTTGCTTCCGCTATTGATGCTCTGGAAGATGAAGATGACGACGACAAGGAGAATGTAGAAGTCTCTGAGGATGGTACAAATCATGTACACGTCACTACAGTTGACGCAGATCTAGAAGACGAAGATGACTACCGTGAGCTAGATCGCATTCTTAATGAGCTGTTTAATGGCGGTGATAGTGCTGAGGTATTTGATGAAGGTTCTGATGAGGGTGCAATCCCTACAGAAGAGCCCGAAACTACTGAGGATTCTGAGGTTGGGGATGAGGTAACTCCCTCTACAGACGAATCTGAAGAGGCTGAAGCTGAGACCGATCCCATAGTTCCCGAGGGTGATGAGTCTGCTACCCCCGAAGTTTCTGATGAAGAAGAGCAGGCTAATGCTTCAACACAATCTGGCGCGGGTGAAGCCGTTGCCAAGGAGGATAACGACATGGTTGTTCGACCTGTGGCTGATGAAGAGGCAATTGCCTCGGCCACCCCTGATCAAGTACAGCTTGTACTAAGTAACACACCTGAGCCAACTTGGAATGTGATTGTTGCTGGCGTAGCCGCTGCTTCAATTGCACTCAAAGATCAGGCAGATCCAGCACGTTCCGCTACTGTTTTTGGTACTCAGAAGTATCATGACGGTTTGCTGCGGGCCATGGCTTCTCAGGGAATTCTTCCTGTGTTGCAAAGTGTTAATGCGACACTTTATGGGAATGAATTCCGTAAGTCAGAGTTGGCTCAAGAAATTCGTGCCTCTGTTGAGCAAGAGAGTTTGGAAGCTACTGCTTCTACTCTTGTTGATATGCGTGATAAGTTTCTTGATCGTTGCAACTTGGTAGCTGTGGGATCCTCCAAGGGATTCTTTGCCAAGGTAAAGAATCCTATGACAGGTAAGCTGGCTTTTGCTCTAGCGTCTGTCGGGGTACCTGATGCTGATGCTAACCGTATGGCTAAGGCTTTAGTTCTGGCTTCTGCTCCTGAGATGTTCAAGGTTATCGCTGATGAAGCTACTAATCTGATGGACAAGCCGGATGATACTGTTGAAGCACTCCGCGAGAATATTGATGACTCGTCTGACATTGATCGTGATGAGGTAAAGGCTACACCCGATTCTGTCACAGATGAAGAGTGCGATGCTTGCAATACACGTGCTACTGCATCCGCTAGCTTTGCTTCTCGCTTGAGTCGCCAGGCTGGTGCTTTTGGGGTTCCCGCTGCTCAAACTACTACTGCTAGTGCTCAACCAAGTTTTGCCAAGATATTTGGCAAGCTTAGCATGCACTAATTGATTCTTTAATGCAATAAAAATTGCATAAAGTTTTGCACACCGTATAAACACCGAATTACACCGTTTTTTAATAAAACTTCTGCTCAAAGGAGAACATTACAATGTTCAATCTAGCGAATTTCCGTCATCTTCAGACAGTTACTCGTTCTGTAACTCCCGGTGCTTCGATCACCGCAGAGGGACAGATCTTGAAGTCCATTCTTACTCAGGGTCAGGAGACTCTGCAGCCCGCTACTGGTGCAGCCGGTGAAGTTCTTGTTGGATTTGCTATCCAGCGTAATCTTCGTCCTAGCACTAAGGTTGTGGTTGAGACTCTCGCTGTAAGCGTTGCTGCTGGTGGCACTGTTACCCTGTCTCACTCGAACTTGGTTTCGAGTACTCTGCGCGTTCATAACGAAGCCACGGGTACAGACGTAGTTGTTACAACAGGCTACACTGTGAATTTGACTTCCGGTGTTGTGACTTTTGTTGCTGCTACGACTGCAAGCGTTACCTTCACCTATGTCTACAATCTGACTGCTGTTGAAGCTGACATTCTGTTTAAGAATGCTCCTATTGGCTCCAATGCTTCCTCTGTCTGGGGAACTGCTACAGTTGCTGTTGGCTTCGGTGAGATCAGCACAGATCAGTATGATACCACTAAGGATTACACCGTTGCCGGTACTTTGCGTGTTGGCGCTGCTGGTGTAATCACTCTGGATACCGCTGGTACTGGAACAGCCACTGCAATTCCTGGTGGTCGCGTTATCAAGGCCCCGACCTCTGATGATCCGCTGCTCACTATCGGTTTCAACTTCGCTGGCTGATAATAACCTGAGCAAAAATTCACCAAGGAGAATATTACAATGAAAAAGACATGGATTGCTACTAAGAATCAGGCCCCTGTATCGGGCAATGCGGCGTTTTCGCCTGAAAGTATTGCTCGCGCTGTTGGCGCTGAGGGTACTTGGTCGGCGGAAGCTGCTGTCGCTAATGATGGCGAGTTGAATGCTGGCAGCAAGCAGGAGCTTATGCGCCTTGCTGGCTTGCTTGCACAGGCAGCCGGTGCCGGTGTGGCTCAGGCTCACGTAGAAGAAGATACTTCTGCCGACGAAGCAAAGCAAGCAATTGCTTCTGCTTTCTCCGATAAGGAAGGCCATCAGTGGCAGGCAGTTGGTGAGTATCTTGGTGACCAGGTCGAACAGACTCTTGGTCGTGTTGGATTTACTCGTCGTCTTCTGCAGTTCAAGCAGTTGGCTAAGGGTGAAGTGCCCCGTGTTCGCTTCCGTGAGCGTGACTCTGATGTGTACTTCTTGACCGATGACCCAACTGTTGTGGCTTCACAGCCTCGTCAGCAGTTTGAGTTCCCGCCCATTTTCAAGTTGGCCTTCCGCGCTAACATTGATGTGCAAGAAATTGCTCTTGATCCGGGTGACATCCTGGAAGATCGTTACAATGACGGTCTTGAGCAGTTGATGGTTGGTGAAGACCGTGCATTCAAGCGCTTGGCTGATACCGTTGCTCCTATGTACAACCCTTACGTGTTCTTCCCCTCATTGACTCCTGCAGTCTTCATGGGAATGAAGAACGAAGTTGAGAAGTGGGGTGGACTTCCTGTGACCAATACTCTTCTGAGCATTGATCTGTGGAATGATATCACAACTGATCAGGAGTTTGTATCATGGTGGTCCGAGATCTCGAAGCACGAGATCAACTTGGAAGGTAACTTGGGTCGTATCGGTGGTGTTGAGATCATCACTGATGGCTGGCGCAACAAGCGTTTCCAGGTGTTGAACAGCGGCGAAATCTATATGCTTTCGCACCCGAAGACCCTTGGTATGATCCTTCAGTTGGATCAGTTGGATGTTCAGTCCACCAATGGCTTCAACCTGGGACAGACATGGAAGGGCTGGCTGATGACTCAGATGGAGTCTATCGTCCTCCCCAACCCGTATGGTATCATTCGCGGTCAGCGCACCTGATATTAAGTTTGATATTTTTTACAAGGGGCATTTGGGAAACCAAATGTCCTTTTTTGTTTTCACTTCTATTGGAAAACATATGTGAGGATTTGCCATGGTTACAGAACGTGATATTTGTGTTCTTACAACGTATCTTAAAGATGCCGGTTGTTCTGACGTAGCTTTAGCTATGGAAATGGCTTTGTTCTCAGAAGAGTCTGCTGATCTTGGTGAGGGTGTTACTGAGGCTGCTGCCGATACATCTGACGTGTCTTTAGGTTCTTTATCTTTAAGAATACCCCAGATATCTAGTGAGACAAAAGATAGTTATCGTGTTATTGCGTCATCTCTGTTAAAAAACAGTAGTGTTGATGTACAGAAGCGTGCTCGTACTCTCTTGAAGGTTCTTGGTTAATATGGCAGGTCGTGGCTTTAGTGGATCTGTTCCTGTAGGTACTCCTGTATTTGTAAATGTTACAGGTACTAAAACTACATCTTTACTTGATTCTTATGGTAAACGAAATGCGGCTGAAAGTATTGATATTGTTGATAGTTCTGGGATAAGTCGTACTATAATAGGGCCTTATCAGATACCATCCGATGCAACGAAATCTTGGTATCTAGATGTTTGGGATGGTGAAGCTAAAGTTTATCGTACTCTGTTAATACCCTCCAGTACTATATTTGACGTAACTGATTGGTCACCATCTTCTCAAACAACACAACTTAATGTTATAACAAATGAGCCACCTGCTGGTGTTATCAATGGCACTAATAGGGCTTTTAGCCTAGCAAATTCACCTATAGCAAATTCTGTTGTTGTGTCTATCAATGGTATGCAGCTACAGCCAGGGCAGGCTAATGATTATACGTTAGTGTCAAAGACTATAATATTTGCAGTTGCTCCGACACCTGGTGACATCATTCTTGTTGATTATTGTAGGTAATTGTTGATAACATGTTACTAAAATGTGCATACATGCGTAAATATAGGTATGTACACTTTCTAGGGAGTTAGTTATGCCTGCTAAATACTATTTGCTGAAGCGTCCGGAGCCTCGTTTTGATGGTCGGATGACTACTGTTATTGATAAAGAAACACGTAGGGTGGTAGATACTATTCCTGATCTTACTCAGGGTGTGTACCGATCTGCTTGGGCTACCTATGAGTTAGCGCTTCAGTCTGTAACTCGTGGCGCTGATATCTTGACCGTTTTGCAGTTGCGTAAGAAGCTGCAAGATGCCGCTGATCCAGAAGATGCTAATTATGATTCTAAGTTTTTAGTTGTTACAGATGCTGAACATAAACTGATCATTGATGCTGTTCGCAACTTTGATTGGACATTTTCATCAGATAAGGGTAGTTTAGGAAGTTCGTTCTTTGTTACTTGGACTGAATTGTTTGAAACTGTTCTTGATCCGGACAGTGCAAATTATGGCTTTTCTGATTATGATATTTCTCGTCCGTCAGATGCCTATGTCGCAGATGCATCTGCTTTTGATGCTAGGAAGTCCTTAGTTGCTGAAAGGTTCCGTCAGGCTAAAGAGCGATATGCTGCATCTAAGACTAATCAAGATGCTCCCTTTGCTGATGCTGTAGAACCCACGGAACCTGCACTTCTAGATGTGTCAGGTTCCATTGGGGATGGAGAACTTGCTGCTGTGTGATTTATGTAGGGCCGAAAGGCCCTTTTATTTTGGAGTTTTATATGCATGATTTTGATAGCTTAACTGATGTTCTTAATAATTTAATAGATATGTCATCAGATATGATGTCTACGCCTGTTGCTTCCTCCGAGGACTCAGGTGAGTCTGTTGATAGCATTGCTTTTATTTTATCTGCTTTAGTTGACGATATGCTTGTTCGGAGTGCCTATGATGAGTTGGATTGGGTTTTAACTTCTTTACGTGATACCAATTTAGAGAGTACATCGTGTTTAGTCTTGTCTGCTTTACTCTTAACTTGTGACTACTCATCAGTTAAGCGTGATATTTTGAGTGATTGGTATCTTAAGTGGATTAGTCAAAATAGGAGTGAGATGGCTGCGTTTTATTTAGCGCAATTGCTTGCTCCCAAGGAACCCGAAAATGAACATCATACAGCATCTTCTTCCGGACAATCAGCATCTTCCCACAAAGACAACTAAGCATCAAGTTGTTATTCATCATACTGCGGGTAACAGCGACCCTATTCAGGTTATTGACGGCTGGTCTGCCGATACAGCTCGCATAGCGACTCCTTACATAATTGGTGGTAAATCTTCAGCGGGTGACACTAAATATGAGGGTGCTATAGTAAAGGCATTTGATCCTGAGTGGGATGCCTATCATTTAGGTCAAGTTCCTGGTGATCCTAAGAATATCACGAGAACCTCCTTTGGCATTGAAATCTGTAACTGGGGGTATTTGACTGTAAAAAATGGCCAGTATTACAATTATGTAAATAAGGTTGTTCCTTTAGCTCAGGTTATTGATCTTGGGTTCAAGTTTCGTGGTTATCAGTTCTGGCATGCTTACACTGATGCTCAGGTTGCAGCTCTACATGATCTTCTAATTGCACTGATTAAGAATAGGTTTCATTGGACGTACCAAGCTAAGACATGGGATGCAAAATCGTTTGATTTTAATCCAGCAGCTTTTGCTGATGATAGCATTGGTACACATGCTAATTATAGGACAGACAAGTGGGACTGTAGTCCACAACCAAAATTGATAGAAATGCTTAATGGGTTAAACTCGGAGTTAGTCTAATGTCTAGTGAAGTTGTAGCTGCTACCCCAAAGTTAGATCGTTTCTCTTTGTGGAAGTCTGATTCTGACTTGGCTGGTATACCTTTTGGCTTTGAGTTTGAGTTTGCTTCACGTTTGGGCCGTGAAGATTTTGCGTCTGAGCTTAGTGACTCCTTAAATATATCTACTGATCATATTGCTACATACGATGGGTACCACAGCAGTGATGAGGACGATAAGGACTATACTCTCTGGAATGTTGAAGGTGACTCTTCTATACATACTAGAGGAAACGAGACAGATATTGAGTTGGTGACACCTCCTCGTAACATTGCGTATTGGTCTTCACATTTGGAGACTGTCCTAGATTTGATTAAGGAACATGGGCGTACTGTAAAAGGTACAGGTGCTCATATTACTTTTTCTTATAGAGATTTGGATAATATTGACCCTATAAAGTTTGCTCTTCTTATTAATGACATTAGCATAGCAGATACGTTTGGTAGGGCTCTGCATCATTATGCTGCTTTGTATCTAGCCAATGTGCGTAAGTATGTTTTTGACCACTATGAAATATCTGGTAAGAATATACCAGACATACTTGAAGATATCTGCTCTGAAAAGCCTTCTGAGATATACGAGACAGAAAAATTTACATCTATTAACTTATCTAAGTTAGATAATGATCCACCCTTGATTGAAGTTCGCAGTCCCGGTGGCTATGACTATGAGAATAAAGGATCTGATTTTTTACGTGTGTGTCGTATAATAGCTAGTGCTTTGATAGTAGCGTGTGACAATGCTGCTTACCCTGACGTTTATGCTCACAAATTTGGTAAGTTGCTCGCTGTCGGTCAGTTTGATACGCCATTAGTTTCTAATGGTGTTCCAGATCAATTAGGTTCCCGTTCACAGTTATGGCAGTATCAGTGGTCTGTGTCACTAGGTAATACTTCTTACACTATGCGCGCTCGGTTGGGTTTTTCTTCAGCTATTGACTATGTAATTAGTGCTGATATGGCTTTGTGTGTTTTATATGATCCGGATGAACCTACAATACGCTTAGATTGTGATCATGCTGATATAAATCAAGCATCTCGTAACATGAAAACGCTGTTTCCTATTGCTAAATTAATTCAGTTGATCAGGCTAACACCTGTTGGTAGCTATCTCCCTGGTGTACCTGCGGATATAATAGATAAGTGCAACCAAAGTGCTGCTACACTTGGTGATGAAAATACTAAGATATCTGATTATTTTGGTAAGAAGCCTTCTGCTAAGGTACATACATCTAATAACATAAGTATGTTACTTAGTATTTTTGTTAAGCCAACAGCTACATCTATGATTAAAGCTGCTCGCTTGGCTGCTCTTCGGACTGCTGCTACATATCAAATTGAGTACCTAAATAAGTTTGTTGGTGCTCTTGCTGATAATGCTTCATCCTATATTGAAAATCATTTCAAAGATGCTCAACAGTTGTATGAAGCATCTCCCGAGATACTAGGGAACTTAGCTAAGTACGCCGGTAAGCAGGATGACCCATCAGCGTTGCACAATATATTTCGTGCTGTTGGTTCAGATTTGATTAAACTACCGTCTAGCATGTATACAGAACTTGCAAGGGATTTTGTTGCGTCTGTGCCCTTAGAGTCTGATAAAGTGTTAGATATTCTAAGTGGTGCTGTGTCCTCGATAGGTTCGTCCAATTTACCTGCTCCTATTAAGTTATCCATGTCTGCTCAGTTGCAGACACGGGTAGACGAGTATATAGAACAAGCACCCGAGCCGGAGTTGCTTAGAGGTCTGTATTTAAGCATAGCAAATGCAAGCAAAGATAGGACAGAACTTCAGAAATTGTGCATCCTTTGTTGTCAAAAGCCGAAACTTAAAGCACTCCTGCTTGGTCAAGTTTTAGGTAATTTTGATTATTTCATCCATGCTTTATCTTCTAAACCCGTAGATCTTTGTAACCTTATTTGGGTAGTTGATGACTTAGACATACCAGATACTGAAAAGTTGCTACTCTGGCGTTCTCAACATAATTCAACACCAAGGAATCAGTTACTAAAGCTTGCTGATTCTAGGGATACAGAACCTTTAATAAAGTGGGATTTAGCTGCTGGTGTTGATGAGGAGTCTAGAACTCAGACACGTAAGGACCATGCTGTTATTTTGTTTGCTGCTATGCTCAAGAGTGGCTCTGTTGCTCTAAGTGCTTATGACGGCATTATGACTATGTATGCATCACTTCCCGAGAATTTACGTATGGGTTGTACTCGGTATGTATTCTCGCAGTTAACTGGCTTTTTATCTTCTCCCCGTACAAAGTTGTGGTTGGTTTTAAGTGGTTATTTGCTAAGTATGGTTGATGGTCTAGCCACCTGCACCGAATCAGACACAGCCTTAGTTCGTCGGGCACATACGTTGCCTAAGTTTACAGAAGATGTTGACTTATACCTCGGTGAGGGTTCGCAGTTCTGGCGGAAAGATCGCCCACAACACTGTGGTAAACTGCACTCTATTTTACAACAGTCCTTGTTTATTGATGATACTCCTGTGACACTACAGCAGTTAGCTACTAACAATTTTACTCTTGGTGCTGGTACTCCTGGTGTTGTGTCTTATATGTTTGGTGGAGAGAAGAAGCAGTTAGCTGAGTTTAACATCAGTCTTCTGCAGAACTACGCTCGTGCTCTGATACGGGTAGAGGCAACTATAAAAGACCGGCCCACTGCGTAGTTTGTAGTTGACAGATTTGACAGGCATACTTATATTAAAGGTATGCCACGTCTTACTGTTCGGGATAGTGTCGGTGTTTCTCTACAGAGTGTTACTTTCACTAAAAGCATGGTAGAGGATTTACTGCGTTGTGGTGATCATGAATCCGTTGCATCGTACATAGGTAAGACTATAGCTGCTCATTATAGGGAGCAGTTATTTTTGCCTGAGTTCTGTCATTGTGTGGATGATCCTGTGGTGGTGCCTGATGACTTCCTCATGGGCTATGAGTTTGAGTTTATTTCTGCCGTATCACGTGAGTTTGCCGCTGAAATTTTTACGCATGTCTTGTCTAGTGTGTATAACCCGTGCTGTGATGCCGCCCGTTTCCATGTCACAGCTTGCTCTGGCTACCATGCAGTAGAACGTTCTAAGGGGATTTGGATCTTTGAGCATGATGGTTCGGTTAAGCCTACAGACGCATACCCATCGGTCATTGAGCTTATAACACCCCCTATGAAGGCAGACGCTTGTTTTGCTTTTTTACCGTTAATCTTTAGCTTTATTTCTGCTATCGGTCAGACCAATGCTTCTTGCGGTCTCCACTTTACTGTTGGTAGCCCAAAATTACGTTCTTGCTTGGACGGGTTAGAGTTTTTTACTCGGTTTTCTTCAAGTAACGTTCTATCTGAGTTTAATCGTGAGGATAATCACTACTGTGCTCCTGTGACTATTAATCGGGACTGGTTCAAGCGAGCATCGCTGGAGAAACATGCCGTATCTCGTGACCTTGATATAAGTATGGTTGAGGATCGGGAGAAGTACCGTTCTATCAATTTTTCTAAATTAGGTAGGGGCCTTATTGAGCTACGTGCCATGGGTGGAGCTCAGTATGAGTCAAAACTGAAATCAGTTCTATCTGTAAGTAAGCATTTTTTAGATACTGCCTGTCGTGCTACGTGTTTTAGTTATAAAGACAAGTCGCACAATTACCGATATTTGGCTCGTGAGCTTGGAATTCCTCATGTAGATGGCGCTGGGATTTCCGCTCAGAAGCCTCCAGATTTGCTGTCGCAAGCAGTTCCTATTATCAGAGAACTAGGTCTTCAGCTTTTTGCTGGATGTGCTCAGCGTGATCCGGACGTAGCTTTTTTTGCTGGTACTCGGGATACAAAGACTGATAAGCCTTGGTTACATATTCTTACAGTTTTCCAGTACTTTGCAGCGCAGTTTTCGTTCAAGGGCTATATTGTAAATCTACGAGCTTACATTAATCCTTTTGGAACTCTTGTTTTTGCTGTATCTAGGGCTCTTCCTGATAGCGGTAAGTTTCAGCAAAGATCCTTGTTGTGTAGAACTATTAGCTATCTAGCAGAGCATCTACCTAGGATGCTTGGTTTTGCTTGTTTTGTGTCTTGGGATTCCAGTGATGCGGTTTCTTTTGTTTCTAAGCTACGTCAAACGAGTAGCATCTTTGTTAATTTGCGCAAAAGTCTAGCTTTGCGAGATCCAAATCACATAGCTATAAGTCCACGAACTCCTTTTGTAGGCTACCCGCAATCTACTGTAAGACTGCAAGAGCTTTTTGGAACGTCAATTGAACCGTTAACTGCGTTGCATAATAATGTTCCCTACGTGCAGAGTTCTGAGTTCCTGTTTCAGTATTTAGTTCATTTGCGTTCTGCTTATCTGTTACACATGGAAAATCCTACAACGAATGAGTTTGGGTCTACTTTTGTTAAATGCTTAGCTGCGGCTGTGCAGGACGGTGTTCCAGATATTAAACTTTTGCAAGAGGTTTATTTGCTTTCTTCGTATACTAGCGGACGGAGGCATAGTTTATATTATCATAAATATACCTCTGACTCAAGTATAAGAAGTAGTAAAGTAAATGCTCTGTTGCTTTTATCTCTAGCTCGTCAGTACGCTTTTCGGGTACGACCCTTTGTGTCTGAATTAAGTGGCACGGAATTGTCGGGTATCATTAGGGAACTCGTATCGTTGTGGGAGATTCAGGCTGCTGTTGCTGTAGAAGCACAGTGTGCTACGTCTGTATCCTGTGATATTTTAATTGTTATTAGGCTATGTATAGAAATGCACCCATCAGCTATCAGTTTTATTATTGATGCCTTAACAGATATTGCTAGTTGTCCGTCGCCGGTTGCTTCTGATAGTAGTAAGAGGGACTATCTTGTATGTTTGGTTGAGTCGTTACTGTCTAACATGTCTGTACCACTAGCTACTCGTAGATTCTTTTTTGAAGCTATCTTTTGTGGTAGCCGTTCTGTAGTAGAACATAATACTTACTCACTAAGCTCTCCTTGTATTCCTAACGTGAAAGCCCTGCTAGTTGATATTATGCAGGATTATTTGTGTACCGGAAATCTTCGTTTGCTTCGTATTCTCGTTTATGCTGGTCGTGGCTTTTGTAATACTGCTGATACTAAAACGGGAAAGTGTATTGTCACATCTGCTCTTTGGACAGCATTGGGTCCTGTTAGTTGCGGTTTCTCTTCATTGCATGATTTAATTCGTATCACACATGAGATTAGTGATACTTGCAGTAGTGATACGTACACAGGTATTAAGAATGCTCTTGTGCGTGCTTGGGGTAGAATTAAATCGTTGTGTAAGTACCCAACAGGTACCAAATTTTGCAGTTCCGTTGACGTGTGTGCTCGATACCTTCGTTATTCTCTTTGGCGTTCTACTTTTAAGGAACTCCTTTATAATAAGCCTGCGTACTTCAAAAGCCGCATGATTGTGGCCTCTCGTATTGAGGCTCTTTTTATGCTTCAGGATAAAATAAACTAGAGACTTCTTCCAGTTCTCTGCGGTAAATGGTAAGGATACTGCTGGTGACAGCAACTGCATTTACTACAGAGATCTTGTTAGGAGTATCTAGAAATGAGTTTTGCCCTTCCTTCTGCATATCAAGAGTTCATCGCTAAGTCCCGTTATTCTCGCTGGTTGGAGAATGAGAATCGTCGTGAGACTTGGGATGAGACAATTGATAGGTATCTTAATTTCTTCTTTGATCACCATAAGCCTACAGCATCTGCTTTTCTATCCCTAGATGATCAGGGTGCTGGTCTAAAGCAAGACTTACGCAATGCTATGCTTCATTTAGAGGCTCTACCAGCTATGCGTTGTTTGATGACAGCCGGACCTGCCTTAGATCGTGATAATGTTGCTGGTTACAACTGCTCGTATGTTGCCATTGATCACATCAAAGCCTTTTCTGAGGCGATGTACGTACTTATGTGCGGTGCAGGCGCAGGATTTTCTGTAGAGCGTCAGTTTGTATCTAAGTTACCTGAAATAGCCGAGTCATTTCATCCATCGGATACTGTTATTATTGTAGAGGATAGTCGGATTGGGTGGGCAAAAGCCCTAGATGAGCTTCTTTACTTGCTTTATGGTGGCCAAATTCCTCGTTGGGATGTTTCTCGTGTGCGTCCTGCGGGATCCCGTCTTAAGATCTTTGGCGGTCGTGCTTCTGGTCCTGAACCCTTGGAGAAACTATTTAAGTTTGCTGTTGCTTTGTTCCAAAAAGCTGCTGGGCGTAAGCTGGAGTCAATTGAGTGCCATGATCTCATGTGCAAAATTGCAGATATTGTTGTCGTTGGTGGTGTTCGTAGAGCTGCACTTCTATCCCTATCGAACTTGTCTGATTTAAGGATGCGTGATGCTAAGTCAGGATCCTGGTGGGATTACGCTCCTCATCGGAAGCTTGCTAATAATTCTGTTGCCTATACGGAGCGTCCTGATATTGGGCACTTTATGGAGGAGTGGGTATCTTTGTATAAATCCTACTCTGGTGAACGTGGCATCTTCAACAGAGAAGCTGCCCGAAAGCTCGCTGCTCGTTACGGTAAGAGAGACCCGAATCAGCAGTTTGGGTGTAATCCGTGCTGCTTTACTGGTGATACTTTGATTGCTGTTGCTGATGGTAGGAATGCTGTCAGCATTCATGATTTAGCTGAACAGAGTGCTGGTTCAGTTCCTTTTCTTGTTTACAGTGCTCGGCTGAATCGTCGTGGTGACAAGGTTAATTCTTGGGTTACTGAGATAAAGTCGGCTGTAGCTAAGAAGACAGGCACAAAGCCTGTTGTTCTTGTAACATTATCTAATGGTTCTTCCTTCCGTTGTACTGATGACCATTTATTGGCTACTCCTGCTGGAACTTATGTGATGGCTAAAGACGCCTTAGGTGCTGTACTCGTGTCTTATACGGATAATTCCTCTGATATTACTGTTGTATCTATTGAGGATGCGGGTATCGAAGATATCTTTGATTTGACTGTTGAGGATAATCACAATTTTTATATTATTACATCTACAGAGGATGCTTCTTATAATAATTGTGAAGGTATTCTGGTTCATAACTCAGAGATCATTCTTCGATCCATGCAGTTCTGCAATCTATCTACTATTGTTTTGCGTCCTGATGATACAAAAGATGACATTCGTAAGAAGATTCGCCTAGCTGCTATTTTTGGAACTATGCAGTCAACGTTGACTAATTTTCGGTATCTGCGGAAAAAGTGGCGGCAGAACACTGAGGAGGAAGCTCTTATCGGTGTATCCATGACAGGCATCTTTGATCATCCTCTCATGGGTGCCGTATCGTCAGAAGAGCGTGATACATTCCTGCAGGAGCTTCGTCTTATTGTGGAGAGTGTTAATAAGGAATTTGCTGAGATCTTTCATGTGAGTCCTGCGGCTGCTGGGACTTGCATTAAACCAGAAGGCACCGTTTCTGAGTTGGTTGGGTCGGCTTCAGGCATCCACCCGCGATTCTCTAAGTATTATATCCGGTCTGTTCGCGGTGACAACAAGGATCCTCTAACTAGTTTCTTGAAGACCACAGGTGTTAAGTGGGAACCCGAGATTGGTAAAGAAGATTCTACCACAGTGTTTTACTTCCCTGTTAAAGCTCCTGATGTTTGTGTAACCCGAGATGATCTTACGGCTATTGATCAGTTGAAGATCTGGAAGGCATATCAAGATCACTACTGTGAGCATAAGCCATCTATTACGGTATATGTTCGTGAGAATGAGTGGCTTGAAGTGGGTGCTTGGGTTTGGGATAACTTTGATATGATGTCTGGTGTTTCATTCTTGCCTTATGACAATGGTGTGTATCAGCAAGCACCCTATACCGTATGTACAGAGGAAGAGTACCTGGCTTTGAAGGAGAAGACCCCTGTAATTGATTGGGCCGCTCTTGAAGCTGTGGAGACCGATGACGCTGCTGTTGCCGGTATTCGTGAGTATGCTTGCACAGGTGGGGGTTGTGAGCTCCGTTAATCTTTGCTAGAAGATTGATAAGGCCCAGTCTTTATAGGCTGGGCTTTTTTATTACCCACTTCTTTGTATGGCCGTAGACTACAATGTAACGAATCTTAGCCCCAGACCTGTTGCTGTATCTCCGTCTGAGGCAGCAAAGATTACAGCACCGACTCATATTAAGATGCTGGCTAAGAATGCTATTCAGACGTATCTGGAAAGGTTCTTTTCTGAGCGTGGTGACTTGCGTGAGATTGTAGCGAATCTATTTCCCGAAGGTACCAAGTACATTACAGATAAATCGTTTAATTTTGATGAAGATCAAACAAAAGTGAGTTTGAAGTTATCAAAGTTTTATGAAGAGATGCAAGCAAGTATTCCGTGTATTGTTATAGCAGATACCGGGATGTCTAGTAAACGTCAGGGGCTTGGATATCACTCGGGCATGCAACGAGATAATAATGGGGACACTGTTAGGCACTTTCATATTATACGAGAGGTGCAGATTACCATATCCGTAGCAACATTTGATCAAGATTCAACAAATGGCTTTATGGATTTACTCGGCTTGGCTTTTGGTGATATGAACGGCGTTTTATCTGGTAGCTATTTGTATCCAGAGGATCCTGTACAATCTTGGGAACTTCGGTTTCCTATGAACATTGAATTGGGTACTACTGAGAAAATGGCCCGGCAGGATGACCCTAAGAATCAAATATGGATGTCGCTACTAACTATACCTGTAACTTTTGAGCATTTGTTCTGCATGCGTGTGCTTCGTCCTATGAATGCTGATGTGGCTATGGCTACACCATACAATGTGCCAACGACGGCATTCGTTAATTTTTCAGATACAGTTCGTGTTGGTTCAAAAGTGCATGGCTTTGTTTCAGGTATGCCTGTAGGTGCTACTTTAATTAGCAGTGATCCATCAAGAGCACTCATAAGTCGTGGGACTATGCCTACTGAATATGTATTAACAATACGTTCTCCCGGTACGTTTTATTTAAGACTCGTTTCAGATCATACCGTTCAGGGTGTCCCCGGCGAAGGTGTGACGCATCAAATTCTATTAGAAAAGAAGATAACAGCGACATACTAGTTACAAAACTAGTGCATTTTGTCACTTTTATCTGTTAATAACATTGAAATCTCTTCTTAGAAGATACACCGTAATTACCAAAAAAGAATAGAAGGAATATCCATGGCAACATCACTGAATCCGGGTCGTTATGTACCAGTAGGTGCGTACACTTCGGAAATCGTTCAGGCTTCGGGTACAAATCTGGATACGGCTACCCGTATTCCTACTTATATTGGTGTCGGTAGCCGACTGATCAATCAAGCGAATCTTCAGATCAGCCGCGCTTATATCAACGATGCACCTCTGACTTTTACTGCTACTAGCCCACATACAGCAGCTCTTTCGCCTTTGGCCGTATGCAATAAGAGCATGACGACTATCGTTGATTCAAAGGCAGTAGCTGTTCGTAGTGACCTTTGGTACTTCAATAGCGACGGATCTACTGTTGTTATTGCTGATGCTGCCTACAGATCTGGTGAAGTTTATACGATTTCATATCAATCTGCCGATGCTTCTATTGGTGATGCCATGCCGTATGCAGGCATTCGTGAAATAACATCTGTTGGTACTTTTGCTAGTCAATCGCAGTTTGAGCGTAACACAGATTTTTATCTGTCAACATCTGTTGGTTCTGTTGGTGCTAAGATCGACTCATCTACAGGTGAATATGTTCAGTATACTAATAGTGCTGCTACGTTTACGGCTGTTACCCATACATCGGGTGCTGGATCGGCCAAAGTAGCTCTAGACGCATACACTGAATTCAATCATAACTACAGTCGTTCCTATACACTTCAGGTGACAGCAAGCTCAAGCACTGCTTATACGTTTGCTTGGACAGCAACACCTATTGCTTCTGGTAATGATGCGGCTCCTTCTGTGCCCTTAACATCTGCTGTAGCTGCACCGACATTTTTGGTGGATTCTACTTTAGTCCAGACTCAAACGGTCACTCTAGAATATGGTGTGAAGGTTGATTTTGACTTCTCCGGTAGTACTTCATTTGTTGTTGGTGACACTTACACATTCAGTGCTTATGCTCCGGCTCTTATTGAGCCCCATTCTGCATTTGCCAATAAAAATCAGTATGCTGTTGCAACTGATGTGATTGCTGCTGATGATAATACAGGTGTTGGTTCCCTTGTAGCTGACGTAGATGGTTACACAGGAACTACAAATCTAAATGTTCAGTTGAACGTTGTTTCTGTAGATCCCGCTATCAGTGCAGCCTCTGTTCCGACGGGTACTGTTACATTGACAGGTACTCCTGTAGATGGGCAGGCTTTTGTTATCAGCAATGGACTTGCTGGTACCAAGAAGGTAACACGTACTTTTGAGTTTGATACCGATGGTGTTCGCTCTGTTGCGGATTCTACTTTGGTACCCGTGTCTACCGTTGCTGCTACCTATTCTGTAGGTGGTATTGCTTTTGGAACTGCTAGCGCTCCTGTTATCCCGGCAGACGGCGATGTCTTAGTGCTGAATGATGGTTCTAGCACTTATACATTTGAGTTTGATTCCGACAATAACTTGACAAACCGTAGTGCTATTCGTGTTGTAATTGATACAACATCTCTGCTAACGGCTGCTAATTTAGCATCTGCTATCAATAGCTCGGCTGTGCGCCTAACGGCTGCTAATGATGTGTCCTCTACTTATGGTAAGATCACACTTACTAATAAAGTTGCTGGAACAATTGGTAACGCTGCTAATTCCTATACAGGATCGGCTGCTGTTATTCTTACGCAGCCCACAAACGGAACAGATGCCTCGGTTAATCTTAGTGCAACTACCACAGCGTTGATCTCTGCGCTTAATAGTGCAAGCACCGCTTTGGGCATGGTCGCTACTTCAGATGATTCTACTGTAGGTTTAGTGCATCTTACCTATGGTGCTCAGTTTACGTTGACCGCTCTTCCAACGGCTGCTGACACGGTAACTGTTGCTTTGGGATCCACAACCAACGTGTTTACCTTCCGTGCTCTTGCGGATGCTACAGGAGCTACAGATGTAGCTATCGGTACTACCGTAGCAGCTACTGTTGCTAATTTGGCAGCAAAGCTAAGTGCTGAGGTGTCTTACTTAGTGGCCCATACAGATGTAACCGTAACTGTTGCTCATGCTTATGGTAGATCTCTTACTCTGAGTAAGACTTCTTCTGTTGTAACAATTCTTTCTAGCGTTGTTGATAATGCTTCGGCTAGTTCTGTCGGGAATGTGGCAATCACAGCAGTCAGCACTCTTTCTAATGTTACTTTGGCTGGAATGTCTGGCGGTGTTGTTGCTGCTGATGCACCCGATCACCTGACATTTGCTTGGGGTGTTGGTGGTGATATCTTTGCAGGTGGTACATTCACGGTTGCTGAAACAGATAAAGCAACTAAGGAGTTTACTCTTGTTCGTGGTATCAAGGTGAAGCTGAGTCAGGCCATTGCTTCTCATGCTGCCGGATCTGTCGTTTTTCATTCCCAACCTGCTGTTGCAGATCTTCTGACTGTTACCGATGGCTTGGGTGAGTCAGCTCATGTTTTTGAGTTCAGCACGACAGGAACAGTTACTTCTGGTCATACGGCTGTTCTGATTGGTAGTTCTATTGCAACAACCGCTGCTAATCTAGTAGCTACTGTGAATGCTGCTACTACAGCTCTAGCAATAACTGCTTCGCTGTCCGGAAGTACCGTTACATTGGTAAACGATAAGACAGGCACAGGCTCGTCTAATGCTTACAATACAGCGATCACTACAACAAGTACACATCTAGCCACAACAGGATTTGCTGGTGGTAAGGAGAACTACGCTGTTGGTGATGTATACACATTCACGGTTAAGGCTCCTCGTAAGTTTCCTACTGCTTATGATAGCCGAACTGTAGAATTTACTGTGTCTCAGGTTGGACTTACTGGTAGTGGTGTTACAACGGATAACGGTTATGTAGCGTTTACCTATTCGTCGTCTACTCCCGAGGGTGGCTTTGGGAGTGTTACTGCGGCTACATCCAGCTACGGTTACTTCTCTCTACCTGGCCAGCTTACCTATGCTGCACGTAATACAATCCCGACGGTGTCTGGTGCTAACCGATTCGCAGTAGGTGATAAGTTCACAACTAAGTTTGTGAACAATGAGGTCATCTATTGGGATTTGGATACTAAAGTATCTGAGTCTTTTACTGCTGATGACATTTTAGTTGATCGTAGTGGTGCCGTGACAGGATCTATTGGTGCTCTATATATTGCTTTGGAGTCCACACCAGTAACAAAGTATGGTGTCAAAGCTACTATGAGTGGAGTAACTTTTGCCGATTATACATTGTCTGGAAATCAGATTCTGTTGACAGCAACGTCTACTGCGTCAATCAGTGGTACCCTAGTTTTCAATTATGTATCTGTCGGTTCAGAGCCTTCTCTAGGATCAACTTACTACATCTCTGGCAACTACAAGAGACCTGCTAGTAAGTATAATACGCTTCTTACGTATTCTACTTATGAAGATGCTCGTGATGCTCTGGCCCCCATGACTGCCAGTAATAACTTGGCAATCATGAATGAGCTGGCTTGGTCTCAGTCCTATACGCCGGTTAAGGTAGGCTTCATTCAGATTCAAGATTCGGATGATGATGGTGTGATCAGTACAGATGACGTGACCAACGCTTTGGAAGCAGCCGCATCTGTATCAGGCATTACTGAGGTTACCCCTATCGGTTTGTCATCCTTCTTAAGTAAGATTATGGCTTTTGATGAGAAGGGTCAGGATCCATTTGAGAAGCGTGAGCATATCACCTGGTACGGATTCCCTATTGGAACTGCTGTTGGAGATTCCAATACAGTAGGTACCCTTGTGTATTATGCCCAGAACACGTTGAAGAGCTACGGGTCCGCGCTAACACACGGTCGTCGTGTAATGATAGGTCACACTAAGGCTACCATGACGATAACTCTGTACGATGGAACAGATACTTCGGTAACGTTGGATGGTTCATTCATCAATGGTGCTGCTTGTGCTCTTTGGGCTGCTCGTCCGAATAACTCTACAACGCTATTGAAGAAAAATCTTCTTGGCTTTGATACCATTGATACCTATTCGGATACCGATAACAACACTCTTGGTGCCGCAAGCATCATCTGGTTGAAGCCTAATGGGGCGGGTGTTTATCAGTTCATGGAAGATATCACTATTGATAATTCCGATGCTACTTTCCAGAGCTTGCTTGCTACTGGTACTAAGTTGGATGCTGAGCGTGTTGTTCGTAGAGAGATGGATGCTGGTCTTGTTGGTGTTGTTGCCGATACACCGGAATCTGGTGTAGCTCTGGTTCGGACTAAGTTGGTAACTATCCTTTCCGGTTTAGTGTCCCAGGGACTCATTGCTCCCTACCAGACATCGGATGGATCACCTCGTGCTATCTCGTCTGCTGATATTTTAGTCTATGTGGATTCGTCGGATCCAACTCTTTACAATTTCTTCTACGTCATCTACTCGCGCACTGTGATCAAGAGACTGTACGGTATGTATTCCGTAAACAAAAATCTCTTTACCTCCTCTGCGTCGTAAGTGAAGTTTTGAAATTCACAGATCACACCGATTTATACTCAAAGTAGGACTCCGTGAAAGTAATTAGACGACCAACTCTGTTTGAAATTACAGCAGCTCTTGCCAAGTCCGGTTATATGGATATGGCAACAGATCTGGCTGCTAAAGCAGGTGTTGACGTTGATGATTTGCTTACTTCTCGTTTGAACAAACTTGTTAAACCCAAGTATGTTCGTGAGAAAGTTAAGTCTGCTTATTTGTATCCAAAGCAAGCGGGCTTAACTGAGCAAGAGCAGAAAGATTTGCTTATCTCTTTTATTGAGAATTTGCAGAAATCCCCGAAGTATGCATTGCTTCCGAGTCTTGATGAGGCTGCTGGGAATTTTCTCCGGGTAGTTCTTCCTGGTAATCATCCAATTTGGTCCTATAAGATCTCTTTGGGTGATTACCGCTCTTTGGGTTTGGATCAGGTTGTTTCGGAATCTTCATTGATTGGAGCTTATGTCCGTAAGCCGCGTGCTGACGTACAAGACAAGCTCAGTGATTCATCTAATCACAATTAAACATCAGAACTGAGGTAAACTCTATGAGCGGTAGCTACAGTAATCTTACAGGAGGTCTTGGGTACGGAAATACAGGTATCCAGACCGATAATTCTATAATTAATAGTGATAATGGTCATTTTTCGTGGGACTCTACACACGCCCCCTATCAGCCAACAACCATGGTTTATCATGGTATGTCTATTGCAGTAACGCCTCCAGGTGGCACTACAACGGAAATTGGACGTGTGCAGTCGTGGAATCCACAAGGTATGACACGTCAGGTTACACACAAAAGTGAGATATCCAAGACAGACTGGGGTCGTCCTGTGGATATCATTCCCGGCAAGGCTGACGGCTATACGATCAGCATGTCTAGGATTGAAGTTTGGAATAATGAGCTGGAAATTGTTCTTGGTTACTCGGAGCCTTGGCGTGATCTGATGGATCAGCAGTTCCCTGTGGATTTCTATGAATTCCTGTATAAAGGTAATAAGCTGTATCGTTGCTGGGTATATCCAAATGCTTGGTGCCAGTCATATTCACGACAGGATATATCAGCAGACGGTGATGGTATTGTATCTGTTAACGCAGACTTTGCTCATATGCCTAAGCTTCTGCTACCTGGCGTAGATACAATCTTCTCTGCTGGTAGTAACCCCTTAACGGCTGTCGGCTAACCCCTAACCACCTAGATACACTAAACAAAGGAAATTACAATGGGAATGTCAATGTTCAATAATAACATCGGGCTGGCTATCGGCAAGTCGCTCGCAAATGATCAGAAGCAGAAGCTGGGCTATCGTGGAGATATGTACTTCGCTGATGCTCTTCCTCTGAATCGTTCGGAGGCTAAGGTTATGATTGGTTATGATCGTAGCTTAGGTCGCCCATCTCTGAATCAGGTTAGCAGTTTTGTGCTGGCTAAGTTTGACGGTGAAGTGGATCCCAAGTTGGCTTCAGTTCAGTACCACGAGAAGGGTTTTCAGCATGCAGTTACTGTTGCTGGTGTCTTGATGAGCAAGCGTTTGCCCGCTGAAGAGAGCAAGCAGATGGAGGCTTTATCCTCTACTATGTTCTTGGATACTACTCTAGGAGAGACTTGGGAAATCAAGGCCGATAACGGTCATGATTATCTTGAGTGTGTACGTGATGAAGATATTGGTTCTATACTTAAAGCCGCCCGTGGAAAGCATGTTGTATCTGCTTCTTGCAGTTTTGCTAGTGTAGCTACGGGTTCTGTTGAGTTCAATGTAGGTGATACTGTTGAATTTATCGGTAACGGTATTCTGCGTGTAGGTGTTGTCAAGTCTAAGACTGACAGCAAGGTTACTATTTCGTCTGATGATCAGTCCCTGATTGTTGATGCTGAATCTGTTATCAAGGTTGTTGAACTAAGCCCAAAGAGTGCTGAAGAGCAGCGTAAGGTTGTGTTTGACTACTTTAAGCAGGTTTATGGTCCCGAGCACGCTCGTGAGTTTGTTAAAGAGATGAAGTAAGTTAGAATTAATCGCTGTATTACTCTAAGGCTAATTTCGGTTAGCCTTTTTTGTGCTCTTCCTGTTGACAAGCATACAAAATTAATGTATATTTGTTCTTGTCACCTCAATAGCAAGGATTACAAATGAAGATCACTGAACTAACAGACGCTCAATGCAAGAAGATTGCTCAGCATAATCCTGATTGGATGGCTAAGAATCGTCCTGCTTGGATAGCTGAAAATCGCCCTTATTGGATGGCTAAACATTGCCCGGAAGTAATGGCAAAGTATACTTTTGATGTTCCTGCAGATATTCTTAAATATCTGTGAGATACTATTGACATTCATACAAAATTAATGTATATTGTGTTTATGAAAATCGGACCTGCTTCTGCAACTGGAAATACTTATCCCCACCGTCAGATTCTATTGGCGACGGGGTGGCAGTGGAATGGGCAGCTTCGTTGCTGGCAGAAAGCACGCTACGAGGAAGGGAGTTTGACTCTTTCCGGCGTAACAATCACAGTACACTGGGATCTTGTAGATCACCTTACGCAGATGATTGCGGATCTGAAGCGTCCTGTTGAGTTTAAGAATTCACATACGTATGCTCGTTCTATGTCACAGAAGAGTCAACTTCCTGACTTGGAGAGAGAGTTGCGTTGTGAGCTGGCTTTGCGTAACAACTGAATCCTAAAAGGAGTACACGTTTATGTTTCACATTCATTCTTTCAGCGCATCCTCTGTGACTGGTGCTACTGTTACTCAGCATGTAGATAAGTACTGGTACCCGGAGGTGCATACGCATCAAGTATGTGCCTGTGGTGTGTCAAAGGTTCGTGTTACGAAGCTGCCTTTCGTCCTTACAGAGTCTCTGGCATGGCGTTCTGTAGTCGCCTACCTTAGAATTGTTGCTTCACAGAATCCAAAGCATACCCTGATCGTGGCTATGGCTGAGTTGAATGTCCTGTTCGATCAGTATGCTGAAAAAGTTGCAGCTAAGGAAGCGCAAGCAAACGTTCCAAAGGGTTCGTAGCTGCTCTGGTGTTAGTAATCAGCAAAAAGCTAATATTGATGCTGCCGTTGCTATAGTTTCAAATAAAGGCGCAGCATTGATATTCTTTCTGACTATAAAGATCTTTAACTTAGGAGGCTGTGTTTATGTTTGGGGATGTAACTATGTTTATTTTCTGTTTTGGTGGTGTGCTGCTCATCTGTACTTTGTGGTTCCTTGTTAAGCCATCAGTGTCAACTAAGAATAAGGATCTGGTATTTTGCTTTGCTGTTGCCTGTGCATTCTTAGCTGGTGGTTTATTCGGACTACACATTTTTCAAAGCTTCTTAGCTTTGGGTATTTCGTTGTTGATCTTGATAAAGTGTAGAGTTTCCCGATTTAATTCTTGGCTTGAGCGATATCGTAAATAATTTAGTTGACAAGCATACAAATTGAATGTATATTTGTTCTTGTCACCTCAACACGGAGTTCAACATGAGTCACCCTACTGTTACTGAAGCCGCTGATAAGTTTCGCGCTGCCGTGGAAGCTGCACCTGATGTCACTGTGGCTGTAATGTCTATTCAGTTGGAGCAGATGACTGAGCAGCAGGAACATTTTCGTAGTATTACGAAGGATCTTGAGCATCTTCCTTATGCAGATTTTGGTGTCATCTTTGAGGATGCTGTAAACCGTGTTGTTGTCGTGGAAGATATCATTGCTGGTCGCAAGGGGGAGTACAAGTATACTTCTGCTCTTCATGACGGTAAGCGTTGGCGTTGGCGTTGCGCCTCTTCCTACTGGGATAAGGTGGAGCTTGCTTATATGCAGGGCATCGCTGAGCAGCGGCTCGGTCTGAACAATCAGTTTGTTCTGTTCGCTGATCGCATGCTCACACCTGAGAAGTAAACAAAGTATCAATAGGAGTTTCTATGTGGACACTACTTGTTTTTGTACATGTCATGACGCCTTATGGGGCGTCGGATCCGGCTGCATCGTCACTTGAGATTCGTGGTTTCTCTTCTGAGCAGAATTGCCTGTCGCAGGGACCGAAAGCAGTTAAAACTGCAGTTCGTGCCAATCCCGGTTCTGCTCGGATCAGTGCCACCTTCACTTGCCTTGAAGTGCGTTAATTGCTATGCTGAGCCTTTCTGTGGAACGCTATAATAGGCTAACAGCGCCGCCTGCTGTCGGTAGGCATGTAGTTATTATACACAGCACACCGACAGGTCCTGTTGCCGGTCGTAGAGGCTGCGTTGCTCGATTAAAGAATAGGTATGCTGGGGGCTTTTGTGAAGTAGATGCGCTGGTTGAACTCACAGACGGTACTTGTGAGTTCTGGTGGAACTGTGCTTACGCTTAAACTGCATAAAAGTATGTATGCGAATTAACCTCTAGTAAAGATATCTCTAGAGGTTTTTCTATGCCTGATGCTGAGCAGCCCTTACGCTATGTTGACTTTGACGGCAAGATACGAGAAGTATCTGCTGCTGTTTTAGATAACTTGGACGATTATATTCCTCAAGAAGCGTCGGCTGCCTCTGAGAGGGAGCTTAACTAATGCTGTTTGCCCTGGGTGCTCAGTTTGAAAAAGATTCTAATCATTTAGATGAATCCATTGTGAGCAATATTCGCTGTGGTTTTGAAGCTGAGTTCGCATCTGAAGTATCTTACGATACTTGTGGTGAATACTTAGAAGAAAACCTACAAGATAGAACAGGTGCTGTTATTATAGCTAAGAGTTATGGGGCGTCTCATAATAGTTCTTATGAGGATTGGTCTGTAGAATCTGATAGCTCTATCCCAACAGCAATACAGTATCCTAACCAGGTTGAAATTGTATCTCCGATTCAAGATGTAGAAAAGACTATAGATGACCTTGGTGTTGTTTTTGAACTGATTAAGAGTCATGGCAAGACAGCGCAGGCTACGGGTCTTCACATGACATTTAGCATTAAAGATGTTAATTTATATGAGGATAAATTTGACCATTTGAAGTTTTTGTTTCTTGTTGGTGAGAGCTATTACGCTAAGTTTTTTGGACGTGTTGCTTATGGCTATGCTCTGGAGTTTTTAACAGTATTCAAGCAAAAACTTCTTGCTTATTTGTATCAGGTTGACAAAGTAACTATAACGCCTTCTGATTGTGCTGAGTTTGTACGAATACATGCAAGTCAGCCTTTTGCTGGGTTTTCTGAGAATATCAAAGCTGTAGGTGAAGATAATAAAGGTCTTTACACACTATTCGCTGCATATAAAGAAGCTAGTGCTAATTTATCTGATCGGTACCAATCAGTTAATACTCAGCATCTAACTAAAGACGCTTCTCGTATTGAGTTTCGGCTTCCTGGTGGGGCTGGGTATGAGAATAAGTTTGAGCAGTGCTCTAGGCTAATGCGTGTTCTGGCTAATGCTCTATGGGTATCTCGTGCTGGGATGACTCAATATAATGATTATTATATTAAGAAACTGACTCGTTTAGTGCTGGCGGCACAAGAAGAGGCACGCTCTGATAAGGCTACTCTTAATCAGACTGATACAAATAGAACATTTCGTATTCAAACTACACAAGAGGGTCGTAATACTGTACATCAGTTAATGCGGTTTGAAAAGACACGTATGCAAAAGCCTACAGCTACGGCTGTTGCTTCTTTTGTATTTTCGGGGAGTGATGTTAAGCACATCGGCGTGCATCGTGCTATCAATGGTGATGCAAATGAAGCTTTTTTTGACTGTGTGAGGAAATTTTCTGAAGCGCAGTTGTGGTCTATTGCCGGTGCAGTTCACTGCATTGAAGGGCAGGAAGCTGTGTGTGATGGTTTAGATCGTCCTGAGTTGAATACTCTTGTTTTAGCTATTCAAGCAAGACCAACGTTAGATTTTCCTGATATTAGATCTAATGATCCACAAGACTGGTCTATTGTACCTCGTATCGTAGAAAAGATCGGTCAGTTATCTGGGAAGTCTCGTGTGTGGGCGTCTGCTTTTGCTCTTAATTATGTTGTTATGGGTTGCTTACAGTTTGCTCATAACATTGGTAGCTTTCCTACGTCGGATACTGAGTTCAAATCTATTGGACAGCTTGTTATATGGGCTAAGTCTGCACTATCTCCTGAGAGTCTTGTTTACTTTAAGTTTTGGGTATGGGCGAAGCTAGATTCAAACTATGATTATTCTGCCGATAATGCTCTTGATGATCTCACTTCTGGGTTTATGCTGGCCCACATTGGTAGTACTGCAGTGCTAAAACGTACATCTATGGGCTATATGAGTTTTGGTACTGTGCTCAGTTTAGCTCGTTATCGTAAACTAAGTAATTCTCTATCTAAGGATATTCTTAATGTCTTCCCTTCGACAACTAATGTGTCGTTTATCATTAAGGGTATAATTTCCTTAAAGGCTGTGTCCAATCCTTTAGATTGTGCTGGTTTAATTGTATTATTAAAGGATTGCATACAGTCAAAGCCTGCAGTTTCTGAGTGTCAATCTGTTTTGTACATAGTGTACAAAACTTATGGTCTGACTACATTTACAGAGCTGCTTTTTAAGTGTACAAGACAGCTCGCTACTTTTGATGGTAGCGCTGCTGCCGATGGCGACAGTTCTTACATACTGGAAGATATACTAAGCCCTATAACATCTTCAGATATCCCAGATTCAGCCAAATTAGATATAGAAAAAGCTATAGCAACTACTGTAAACTCTGAGTTGCGTAAAGGTAGTGAAAAAATTAGTGTTTATGATATTCTGTTGGAAGCTGAGTCTCGGGATACATTGTCTATACCTGATACGTTGCATATTCTAGATAGCGCTACAGAAAGTGATCTTGAAACTTTCAGAAGTAGCTCCGTTGTTGCTTTTAAGCTAGCAAGAGCAGCTTGGCTTTTGAATAGATCTGGATTAAAACTTCCAGTAAATAAAGCTCTTGCTGTGATATACTTAAAAAATCCTGTTTGGTTCGGTGCTCTTGCTGCTGTAGCACTTATACCAAACTCAAACATGTATAATCATGACTACACGTGGCTTTTTGGTATTAAGCCTACAGCTTTTCTTCGAGATCTTTTCACTAAGGCTGATACTCTTTTTCCGTACATTAAGCGGACTATGTCTGCTGCAAGTCACATAGATTTCTGTTCTTTATTGCAGCATGTACCTGTCGTAGATAAGCACTTGGCGTTTGGTAAGGATGCTTTGAATTTTCTGCTCAAGTCTCTAGCTTTAGGTCTCATGAAATATCCTTGGGATAATAAATCTGTTTTTTACGAGTTTCCTTCTTATGAGACACGAGAGTATACAGGTACTCTACTTCCTGTTTTGGATTATCTTGCAGGTCAAGAGACCAAGCACCGCAGGACAACAATACGATTAGCTAGCCTGAATTTTATACCACTAGACTTCCGTGTTGGTGATGCTTACGAAGGGACAGAGCCCGGTCCTTATTTTAATCTTAAGGTATCTCGCACGGATGTTCAGACATGGCGCTCATCCTTTGCCGAAAAGTTGAGTGAAAAGGAACCGTTTGATTATCCTGTAGAAAAACCTGTATCTGACACAGGTGTAGTTTCAGAAGATAAATCTGTACCTCCGGAGGTTTTATACAAGGTCCGGAAGTATAGCATTACAGATAATTACGATCTGACAAGAGAAGATGTAAGGTCATTTATTGATAATGCCTCAAAAGATGATTTGCTTAAATTCTTTACGTCTATTTTTGCGGATCCTGCTCTTATCTATAGAGACTTTGTCGAATTTAATAGTATTCGTGATACAGCTAGAGTAAGTACAAACCCAGCAGTATGGCAGGCTATTCATGAGTTTGTTTTAGGCTATTCTTCAGTAAATCGTGGAGTGATTGCCATTGCTGATTGGCTGATGTATGTATTTGCTGCTCATCGTACAGATGCTGATGAAACAGTGCCTTCTACTTTATATGGTGCGTCATATTCACAAGTTTTATATGATACCTTAACTATGGTAGCAGACGGCAGTAACGTTGCTTATATACCATATTCATTACTTAGTACATACACGTTTGCCCTTGCTCTTAAAGATAGCAACCCGGATATTTATAGGATGCTAACTAGTAATCTTGCTATTAAGGCTATTAAGCAAAATGTACGTAAACATGTTAATACACGTCTGCGTACATTACCGGATGCTGCGATTGACACGTACAACAGCAAGCATGTAGTGTCGGCTAGCATTACTCCGATATTATACACGGAGGATAGAACACCTTTGGGTGATTATTTACTTCAGTTAGTAGGTCGTAGTAAAGTAGCTTCTGAAGTGTATAAACTTCATCAGGAGCATCAGCTAGATAGCACAAAACCAGAGCCTGTCTATCCTTGGCGTTCGGCCTTCGCGTAGACCACTTCTTGATATGGACATTGTAACTGCTGCTCAATTTGATAGAGATCTGAGTAAAAATCTGTCTAGTCTTCCTGTTCGTTGCGGCTTTGAGGCTGAGTTTGCTTCTGCCTTGCCTCATGATCGTATCCCTACAATACTTGAAGCGTTTCTGCAGAATCCGGGGAAGACGGATATTGAAGGCATACCAGAGCGTCTTGGCCCTCGCCCTGGTATTGAAGTAAACAATAGCTATGGTGCGTCTCATGGTGGTTCCTACAAATCTTGGTCTGTAGAAACTGATAGTACTATTCATGTTGATAATCATCATTCCTATCGCATTGAGCTTGTTAGTCCTATTTTGACTCTCCCTGATATGATTCACGGGCTCAAGGCTGTAATGGCTATGCTCCGTAGTAATGTTGAATTACCTTCAGAGTATGTAGATCAAGACGTTGTATCTTTAGGTGAGACAGATAAAGAAACAGGTTGTCATCTTACGTTCTCTATTAAAGATATAGACTTATCTAAAGTTGACGTACTTAAGCTAGCGGTCCTGCTCGGGGAGGATCATTGGGGTGATGTATTCGGTCGCCATAATAATGGTTGGGCTGAAGAGGCGTTAGATCATTTCAAGAATTGGGTTACGACAAAAGAGATTAAGGATCCCAGAGATTTAGCCGCCGCTGTGTCAGATCTATGCAATAGATCTGCATTAGATGTCCAGGATTCGGAATTATTTAAGTGGTTGGATAACAGGATGGAGAAGTATCGCTCTATTAACATGAGTAAAACTCGTCAAGGTGTTTTAGAGTTCCGATTACCTGGTGGTAAGGATTATCAGTATAAAGATGATAAGCTAGCTATCGTTGCGGAACGTTTCGCTTATGCTTTTTATGCCTCGGCGGACCCTACCGCTTATGCTGATTACTACAAACAGAAACTTGTACGTATTGCTTTGAAGTTTATGGCTACACCTGAAGCACAGCAGCGTAGCGCTACACAGATATACGATGAATCTAAAGTTTTTATGCGTGTTCGTTCTACTGGTGGTAGTTCTTATTTATGTTTGATGCCTGATGATAAACCCTTGTCCGCACCTGCTATGGCTTTTGCTCTTAAATCTCTTGGCGAGGGTGCCTACAGTATTGAGCAAGATGTCCCAGAGCAGCAGAGTTTTAGATCTATCACGGGTACTATTAATTTGGTTAAGACTAACTCAATCTTGGGATATGTTAGTTATGCTTTGATTAATACTAAGTTCAAATTAAGTGATACTGTTGTATCCTCCCTATTAAGGTCATTTCTCTTACCACGCAGCGTACCAGATACACGCTCGGTGCAGCATTATATCTATCTGCCCCATACGTCTGTAGATGAATTATCTGTTTCAAAGTTTGCTACTACTACAATTGACGTGAATTGGCCTGAGTCCATAAAAGAGGCTGTTCAAAAAGAAAAAGATGCGAGTAGTGAGTGGCTGGCCCCTGGTGGTTCGTTATATTTGAGCCGAATAGTAGCTGCTATACGGAATTCTAAGGCATCAGACATCATTAAGTTACATGCTCAGTATAATGATCAATTAAATACATTGATTTATGGTGATTTTCGCGGTGTTCATTTAGACCAGTTAGCTGGTGATCCGTTAGCTAAGAATAAGTTTGATCTTATGCACACGGTTGAAGCTCCTGCTGCTGACATAGCTAATTACCTAAACTCCTCAGACTATCAACGTGAGGTACAAACAGCGTGGGGAGAACGGTTTAATGGTAATAGGCCGATACCATTTATAATACTTAGTTCGTTATCTCAACTAGATGAGTCTTTTGTAGCTCGTTTGAAAACTCACTATTGGTTATTTGCTGAGTGTTTCCCTGGGACAGTTAAGAGCTACGCTGACGCGATTGACCCTGACGAGGTTTCTTTCTATTTAGATGTCTTGCGTTTATTACCCGAAGAGAAGAAAGAATCTTTAATTGTTCCCGTTAGTGCCTATATAGGTAGGCAGCTAGCTGGCACACTTAATGCTGATGCTCTTTCAGATGATATTTTTGTAAAAGAGCTTAATGTTCTATTAGAGCATGTATCGGATATTGCTGATACAGGTGCCAAAGATACTACAGAGGTAGAACTCCCTACTGTGCTTAGTACGGTTTCTACTAGAATAATTCTAAATATGCAGGGTATGGCTGCCCAGGCCATAAGTCCTGTATTGGGTATAATTTTCCCTAAGTTGCCTAATTTTGTTAAGTACATGGAGACCATGCATGCACATGCGCTGGTTGATTCTCTCACAGATGATATGTTATTAAATTATGATGGTACTGATTTTTCAAATAAGCTTCCTCCATTAACTATAAAAATATTTCTCTCAAATACAGCAAAACAGTTAGAGTCAGCCGGTGCTTATACCGGTACTGACGTTTCTGAGATAGCCACTGCTTTTGTTTTAGCTTATGCTAAGGGTATCATAGATACGATACCCAAGCAGCTAGACTCTACTGTAGTCTCACAGGCCGCTGTTCATTGTGTCTTAAACATGAAAAATGCTGCTATGGAGGGCAATGATGAACTCTATGTGAAACTTAATGTTTTTGTAGATCAAGGAACCCGGATTTTAGACATTGCACCTAAGCTTAAATCTGAATTGTATCGTGCTTACTTACACGACATGAGTAAAGAGAAAGAGACAGAAGATAGCTTAAAAGAAAAAGGTGCCTTGACATTAGCCGCCTTGATAGCTATCGGGTACGGTACTTATGGTGCTCAAGCTTTAGGTGCAGGATCGGCTACTTGTTTTAATGCTGCTGTAAAACATTATCGTGGTGCATGGACGAGTTCTGTAACAGATGATTTTTTACACCACATGAATGCGTTGTGTAATTTATCTCGCCCTCTGCCCGCGTGTTCTTTGTTTGATGCTATAAGTAAGCTGATCTCTACATACCCTACTACCGGGGATCCTGCGGCGGACAGTCTTAGGGGTATATTTTCAGATTATCAAGTGGCATCTACTAAAATAACAACTCAAAAAGATTTAATTGTTACATATCCTAAAATGCACATTGAGTTGCAGGATGCGCCTGTGGTACCGTATCCTGCTGATTTCTCTGCTCAGTATAGATTGACACCTAAGCAATTAGCTTCTTTCTTTGGCTCTCCTAGTGGTGAAGAGGTGGATCGTGCTTCTCTGGCACCCCTGCCGTTCAAAGCATCACATCTACTGATTACTAATCTGAATGCTTACACAGTTAAGCAGCTTGATGAGCTGTACTCTTGCCCGGCACCTAGTGCGGAGGCACAATCATTCGGTGATTCTTTGGCAAGGACTATATTTGCTGCTACTAAGTCTGGACCTTGTCCTGCTTCCTTGCTGACATCAAACATAGCACGTGCTTATATGACATCTACATCACCGGGTATGGGAACATTCTTGTTTCAGTATATAGAATCTATTTTAATACCTGACGATGATTTTCGTAGATTTAATATGTTTACTGGTGGTACGAGTAATCCTGAATTGGGGTCTGTTCTGTTCTCCTCGTTGCTACCTTTCTATTCTATTTATGCTTCTATTACCCATGTGGGTAGGCAACATGTTTCATTTGTTGATTTATTGGACGCCTTTATAGGTGATCATGCAGTATCTCCAGAAGCTTTCTGCTCTAAGGAATTTGTTGCTCTGTATAAATTCTGTGTTCATGTTGGTATTGTTAATAAGATTAGCTCTGATTCTTTACCTGATGCATTATTTGAGGTATATACGGGCCTTAAATTGCATACGCATGTTGCTTTGATTGATGCTTTGATACATGAGCATAAGAAATCCCATAAAGTAACATCACTATTTCCTATGTATGGGTACCCTTATTATGGCGACTGATTATACTGTTGTAACGGCATCTCAGTTCGATAGAGATCTTCATAGTATTAGTTCTGACTGGTCTAAGTATAAGGGTCCTGCTGTTCGCTGCGGCTTTGAAGCTGAAATGGCTTCTGCTTTATGGTGGTCTGATTTTGCAGATAAGTTACAATTGGCTCTAGGCATCAATAGGAGTAGCATAGTTGTAAGTGAGCGTTACGGCGCATCTCATGATGGGGATTACCGCTATTGGTCGGTAGAGTCAGACACATCAATTCAGGTTGATCCGGAGCACCAGTGTCAGATTGAAGTAGTCTCCCCGATACTTGGAATAGATGCTATGCTGGGGTCTTTGGAGAAGGTCTGCTCGTTGATGGCAACTAAGCAGAGTGGTAAGGCTCTAGCTATTTCAAATAACTCTACTGGATTGCATATAACATTCAGTCTAGAGGATACTAACCTAACTAAGGTCAATGTTGCTAAGCTGTACCTGTTGCTGGGTGAGGATTACTGGAGATTGGTTTTTGGGCGTAATGATACAAGCTATGCAAAATCTGTAAAGCCTGCTTTGCTCGCTATGGTAGCTGAATTGTCTCGTTCTTCTGGCATGAAGAGCATGCAACAGTTTGATCTTGATAAGTTCTATCAAGAGATGCGCAGTGATGACATTGGTCGCTATGGTACTATTAATATTTCCAATATAGTTAGCCAGAAAGACTTCCCCGATAAGCAGCGTATCGAGTTTAGGTTGCCTGGTGGTGCTGGTTATGAGCACAAGTTTTCATTATTAGCACGTGTAGCTCGTAGGTTTGCTTATGCTTTGTACGCATCAACCTGTGATGCTTATGATGATGTTTTTGCACTTAAATTGTACAAGTTCCTAGATAAGTATAAAGAAGCTACTCATGAGGATGACCATCGTGTTAAAGCTATAGCAAATACCCATGGATTCTCTTTAGTAGATTTTCCTGCAAATATGGATCAGAGTCGTGTTCGGTTATTTAGTTTCATTTATACTGGAAGTAGCCTTACGCACATAGAGGCGGATAATCCTGCTGCTGGATTCTCATCTGAGATAGAGAGTCAGATAGAGGCGTTGGCTGAGAAGTATGGTGGTCGAAGCATTTCTCTCGGGAGTCACGAGTTCAGCTTAAAGCCGGAAGTCTTGCTAACGCTGGACCATGGATCTTCGCAGAGATTGGCTTACGGTAAGTATACTGAAACATTGTTACATCTATTTGGGTTAACTACGAGCGTGCAGCTTTCTCAGTTTACTATGCAGGCTCTTGCAGAAAATTCAAATTGTACAGATATACTGTTTTCCATTATTTCTACTATGGCTGTAGGACCTCGGGGTGCTGCTGGTTGTTCATATGCTAACTTAGGTTTCTTCTTATCTCAACATGGTGGTGATTCAGATCCTTATGTAATCTATAATAAAGATTACTTTCTTGATCATCCTGTTTATTTAGATTACTTCCTTGCTGGTTTTGGTGTAGAACCTAAAGACGGTATCTCTGATTCTTATTTGAGTGCTCTTCGTGGTATCTTGCAGTATGGTATGATACCGTCTGGTATTACCTCTAGTTTTGTTGGTAAGATAGCTGAAGCCGCTTTTGTGGCGAGTGACTCAGTAGATGCTAAGATGCTGCTAAGTTCTTTAGCTACGAAGGGTTATTTAGTAAATGCGTCACAGGCTAGCCATGCTTTTGTACAAGAAGTACTGTCTGATACAGCTAAAGTTGATGCATTATTCATGAGAAGAGATGTGGCAGAAATGAACCTTGGTTTTATTTATGGTGTAATAAATAAACTGGGTTTTGCTTCTGAGGTGCGTCCTGCTTTAATTCAGATAATCAAAGATCACGGCGGTTGGCGTGCATCCGAGACGTTTCCTCGTAATGCCTTAACGTTAGATTTATCTAACGCAGAACTGAACGAGATAGGTATAACAAATATACCTGGTATTAATCTGCATCCTGATATGCACACGATAAATGAGATACTCGTTGGACTTAAGAATCAGAACTATCCTAGAGACAGCATTTCTGCTTTTTTTAATGGTCCCGACGTATTGAGTTATATTAAAACAGAAGATTTTATTGATGATGATGATTTCTGCATAAAATTAGTATCTGGTTGGCTTGCTAATTATGAAAACGTTCACGGTTCCCTTGTTGAGAATGAGATACTGCATAATGCGGGTATCGCATTTTGGTTTACATCCGCGCTGCATGAATTTGACAAACACTTGTTATCTGTTCTTAGCTGGGGTGACGTAGATACTATTTATACCACAGTATTACATAGTAGTTATGCTAACGAGTTATTCCATAAGATTTTATCTAGTAGTGCTGCGTCTAAAGAGTTGCCAGCATTTATGCGTGCCTACTTAACTTATGTGAGTTCTGCCAGTAGTGGTGGTATCACTAATGGTGCAATGGATGCTCCTCCAAGTATCTATGTACCTTTGTTGAATGAGGCAGGTGTTAAAATACTAACTGCGTTTTTTGAGAAAGGCTTTATTTTTGAGCCTACGTTTAAGGCGTTGGCAATGACAGTAGACGCCTTTGTAGCATCTTCCTACATAACCGAGATAGCGCCACACTGTTTATTGCTGGATAAAGTGTTCTCAACCTATAAGAGTAAGTCTGTTGACCCTACTAATGAGAATGGCTTTTTGACTAATCGCATTGAGTCTCTTAGACGTGCGGGTTTTGATGTGCGTGATGTGGCACCAATAGCTACTAAAGAGTTACAGCATGAGACAGCACCCTATGTTCATGAGTTCTCTGCACCCTTTCAACCATCTCGTGGTGAGCGTAGATCTGTAGAAGATACAATTTCTTATATTGCAAACCCTCCGTTTCATAAATCTGACTTCTTTGGTGCTGTTGAAGCTATGCCTGCTGAAGATATGCCTGATCTTTTTGTGAAGATACAGTCGGGAGCACCCGTTGTTAAAGCTATGGGTTTTGGTCTGTTGACATCTGCGTCTATATACCCGATGGATGATCAGGGGAATCGCTTGATTAAACCTGAGGTACTATTAGAGGGTCTTAAATACCCAGATTTTACTACCAACTTAGTGCTTGCTCTGGTGTCAGACGCTAAAGCAGAGACACACAGTTCTAGTACGACACATAGAGTGTACGGTTATACTTGGAGTGATTTTTTCTATTTGCTGTTATCTCCTGATACTAAGCTAGGTCCTGTGACCTTTGATACTAAAGATTACTTAGTGATGCTTGGTTATTTTGCAGCTTTTGTTAATCCATCTATCCTGTTATCTGAGAGATCTTTGGGATTTTATAAAACATTAGTAAATGAGATACCAGGAAGGTATGCTGATCCTAGGACAGAGTCTTCTATTAAGCTTCTGTTGCATAAATTTGCCCGAGGTCTTGTTGAGTTTGATCCTGTTAATCACGTGCGTGTTTTAGATCCCAATATGCCTTATCCGTTGCTTCGCTATGTGGCTAAGAATCTGTCAACAACCGCATACCTGCATAATTTCTTTGAAAACTTTTGTAAGTAGCTAGGAATAATTATCCTATGAATACAAAGCCTGTTAAACTAGGTCATACACGTATGGGGTTTGAAGCTGAGTGTTTCTTAGATACGCGCAAATTGCAGTCTGTTCATTTGGATGTAGGTACAGCCTTATCTAAATTCGTAGGACATCATAGTCGTATCAATGATCAGCTCGGTGAGGGTAAACTTCAACATCCTAATTACTCTTACTGGAATTTAACAGATGACAGTACCATACAAATACCCAATACGTCTGCCCAGGGCGTTGAGGTTGTATCTCCTATATTATCGTACCCGCAGTTCAGTTCTTCTGTTGAACATGTTTTTGATTTTATAGATGCCTTTGGTGGAACTAATGAAAGCTGCGGTTTTCATATTGGTGTTAGCTTGGATGGTGTAGATCTGTCTGAGACTCTTGATGTCTTAAAACTGGTTGTGTTTATTGGCGAAGCTCATATAGCTCAGATGTTTGCTCGCTTTGACAATGACTATGCTCAGCGTCTAGAGCCTTTTGTATCTGATTATTTGAGTTCTTTTCATGACGTTACAGATCAGATAAAAGAGCTAGTAAAAAGACCTTTGTATCCTGTATCTAGCAGTACGGAGCATGTTATTCCGTGGGATAAGTATTTTAGCTTTAATTTTACAAAGATAAAATCTAAAAACTATATTGAATTTAGATTAATTGGTGGTGCTGACTACCATAAAAAAGCTAAGGATGTTTTGGTAGTTGCTCGGAGACTGGCTTGGGCGGTATCTGTTGCATGCGATCCAGAAGCCCTGAAAAGTGACTATGTGAATAAGCTACTGAGGATAGCTAGTTTGAGTCCTATTAGCTCTGTGTCTACCCATGTTCGTTTGAAGTTGGATGGAAATCAATGCCATATTGACGTTCCTCCCCCTTCCGATGCTTATGCAAGAACAGCGCTGCGTGATCATTTAACGCTCTCAGCCACTAAGTCTAATGCCGGCAGCTATGCGATCACGGCATGCTCTACAGATGATTTATCCGGTATTTACCGCGACTCTTTGTATGCGTTGCTAACGACAGGTGTGGGTGGTAACTTTAAGTTTACTATCTCGCCTAAAGCTGATCGTAATGTCTTTTGGATAGTATTCTCGCTGTTGGATTTAGTTTCTTCTAATAAGGCTTTGTTGTATCTGCTTACAGCATGTCCCTCTGTATTTTATGTACTGGCTTCCGATGTTACATCTAAGGCTGTGGGTCGTGTTTTAGCATTATCGCATGATGCTTCAACTGCAATAGCTCTGCGCAGAGCGTTAGCGAAATGTAATCTAGCTGATGTAATATCTGTGTATACTGCCCTGCATATGGTACCAACGCATATGGATCCTTCTGAGTTCTTAGGTGCCCTAGTAGACACTGGTGTTGATATTTTAGATTTGCCCGACTACGCTAAGTATGTTCCTACTGTTTTTGACTCTGCACTAGAGTCGTTCTCTTATTTGGATCTTGTTGCACATAAATATCGTGATCTTGGTGTTATTCTGCAGATTCTAACATCACTGAATCCTGTGTTGCTTATGAACTCAGATCTGTTTCCTGTGGATAGCTCAAGTTCTTTAGCTCGTATGCTTTTAGAGCAGTGCCCCTCTGACTTTGACCCGTCCTATGCTGTTTCGTATCTACCTACTCTAGTCAGTATTCTCCAGCAGTATACAACAGAAGATCTTCCTATCTTCTTTCATTTGTTCGATATAGGCGTTGCTTTTGAGCGTCCTTATATTTTTGGATTGATCACAGCGCTAAAAAGCTACAATGTGGATAAGTCGTGGACAAAATGTTTACAGTTGCCTTGAAATCACTGTAAATATAGTTCATGAGCCGTGAGGAATTACTAAAGTTACTTCTTAGCATTGTAGCTATGCTTCGTTTGGGTAAGGCTAAACGAGCCTCGTTGCTTGTTGCTGAGTTATCTTTATATATTCCGGAGTCTCTTAAAGAGGGTCAGGTATTTCTACAGGCGTGTAAGGATATCCGGTTAGGGAAGCAGAATAATCTGCCTAAAAGTCAGTTTATGGATCTTATTGGACAGGCTTATGCTTTTGCTCAAGAATTACTTCCTTCTGTTCGCGTCCCTGACGATGTTGTGCTCCCTAGTAAACGTGCTCGGCGCATATGTATTGGTAACTCTTTTGATGCTTTGAGGATTCTTCAAAAAGAGGATCTACTTAAGAATCTTAGATACATACACGCTCTGGCTTATGACGATGTTTACGCTCTGCGCATGATTAGAACTATAGATGCTGTGCGCGTACAAGATTCTACTCTGAGATATCAACCTATTATTCTTAGTAATTCATACATAGCTGATGATGCTATTGCTCAGTATGCTACAGACTTAGGTATGCAGCTAATTCTACGTAGGTATATTCTGCTGACACGAGCACCTATCCTAACATCCGATATCAGAGATTACTTTAGATGTTCTGATGTGCCCGATGGATTTAAGCCAATAGGGCATGCTCAACGGATTGAGGGGTCTACCTATGGTATTTTGTATCTACCGGAAGCTCTGCTTCAGCATCCAGGAACATCAATAAGGAAATGGTCTGTCGTATGAAAGATAATCTAATAAGTCTGTATGATTGTTTTGACCTATCTGAGGAGATTGAAATGACTAAGTCTTTACTCGGTCCATCTTTTGCTGTATTGATTTTGCTTGTTTATACAGTTATTGTGTCTATCAGCATATGATACTTATCGCTATTTTAGCTTATATAGCTTTGCTGTTATTAGATGATGGCACAGATACTAACATGCTCCTTTATATTCTACCAAGGTGGATATTTCGTTTAGTTATATCCTGTTCTTTGGTTCTTGTAGTTATTTATACTCTATCTGTTAAATACACAGTTGAAGCCACTTCTTTTAGGCAAGTTTATTTTACCGTGCATGATAGATATTTAACTACAGCACAAACTCTTGATTCAAGTTCTAGGACTTCCCTACAGGTTGAGTCAATTCAACCAGCGTCTCAGGACGATGTTTCTATAATACCACATTCAACAAAATAAAGGTGTATCATGCCAAAGCCTAAGTCCAAGCGTCCTGATTTCGCACAGCCCCAGGGTGATCCTGATTCACAGTTGCTCGCAGAAGCTCTTCCAGGAATACCCGGAACTGAAGGAATGCGCCGACTGACTCCCGAGGAAGAGGCTACAGCTCTTCCTTTGCCTGTAAAGGAACCTGCTGTGAAGAGGACAATTCCAAAGTGGCTTCCTCGTGAGTTAGATCTGACTGCTCTTCCTGAGGGAATGGAGGAGTATGTACACCCCGACCTCAAGTCCGCTATTGAGGAATCTCCGTTACAGACTGAAGGACTGGATGAGGTTCTTCGCGAAATTGAGAAGGAACAAGCCGTTGATTCACCTGTTCGTAGGCATTCTTCTTTTGCACAAGTACAGCCACCGGAAGTAACTGATGCTCCTGTGATTCCGCAGCAACTTCCTACCACACCAGTACCTCCTGTGCAACAATATCGACCTGCTGAGCCACCACGTCCTCCAGTTATGGCTTCTGGTGCTCGTCCCCCTGTAGCTACACGCCAAGCAGTTCCTACTAAGCCTCAGATTAAGCGACACCCTGTGTTTGATTCGCTTCTTCGGGATTTTGGTCTATCACAGGAATTGAAGTTTGAAGTCTATAAGGGGCATAAGTTTACCTTTCGACAGTACAATGCGGAACAAAATACTTTCTGTATTTCTTTGGCTGATACCCTGTCCACATCAGCGCTTGAGTATAACGAGAGGATACGCCAAAATTTAGTAGCTGTGTCTCTTGTTGCTGTTGATGACCAACCGATCTATGAGATCCTAGATTATAATCCACGAGATGCTGGGTTTGTTATGACGGATCCGTTTAATCTTCCAAGTAAGCTATCTATGCTGCTGGTTGAACATGTGCGTAAGTTGTTCTTAGAGCAGTTTGCTCCTGGCGTGATTATTGATTTGTGGTCTATTTATGACTCACTGTTTCCTGCTTCAGCCATTAAAGATACAGCAGCTTCTCCTGATGAAGTTTGGCGGTTCAAGTGTCCTGTCACTGGATGCACTTATTCTGTAGATGCTGTGCCTGAATTTGATGGCCAGGGTTTGCCTAGAAAGCACTTCTGCCCAGAGCACGGTAACGAGTTGTCTATCATGGGGCAGGTAGCAGAGCTGGAGAATGTCCCTTTGGCATAAAGCTCACGGAGGGCGTACCTGCTCTAGCTCTCCGTGGGCATGTAGGGGCTGCCTACAACCTCTTGCCCAATGATTCTACACTGCTCTTAGCTACAGAAGAGCAGCTTTTATTTGCTGATCACTATAAGCGTGTTCAAATGGACATGATGTTTGATCGTTTGGCGAAACTTCTAGGAGTGAAGTATTCGGCTCTTGACCTACAAGAACTTGTTCGTGCTCTTGCTAACCCTAAACGGAAGGTACGTAAGGGTAAAGATGGAAAACCAGATCTACCTAAGGATTTATTCGTACCGCTAGCTCTACTTGTGAACCCGCAATCTATTGAGATTCTAAAGAATGCTGCTAAGGGGATGAAGCTTCGAGCTAGGGGTGATGGTGATCTATCTGGGATGGATAAGGATGCGTACCAGGAACTGATGGAGAGATCTCTTCAGAAAACGATTAAAGATGCTGTTGCAGCACTGAATACTGAGGCTGACCATGATAAACCTATTCCTACGAAGACATAATGCCTGAATCTATGTCTACAGGATCCGTTGTACCTGGAGCTCATGGTCCACATGTTGGTGTTAGTTCCTCCTCACAGCCATCGGGGCCGACAAGTCCTTTGATCTCGGGCAAGTCGGCCAATGATTACGCTTTCATGACTCGTGAGATGGAACGAGATAGAAAGCTGTATGATGCCGATTGGCAACGTCGCATAAAAGCTGAGAAGGCTCTATATGCGACAATGATTAAATCGCAGAAAGGCATGAACCAGAACATATCGGGTATCTCTACGGATTCCAAGGCATTCTGGGCTCGTACCTCTGCTGAGTTTAATCGGACTATTCGTGGTATGGCGATCTCTATTAAGAGAGAGATGTCTGAAGTATCTAAGAATCTTGAGAGCTCTATGGACAAGATGATAAGTCTGTCCATGCAGAGACAAAAGAAGGCTGATGATGCTCTTCGTGCTGCTGTTAAGCAGGGTGATCTGTATACATATCAATTAGCTTCTTACAAGGCGAAAAATGAGTCAAATCGTCTGAATCATGCAACAACATATAAGCGTAAGAATATAGAGTTGCAAGAAGCTTCGCGTGCTAAGACTGTTTATGAAACAAAGATGTCTCGTGGTGAAACATTATCACCTGAAGACTATCGTGCGTATGAACGCTTAACTGGTGAAATACGTGATCTTGAGCGTGAGATGAAGAAGCTAAACATGGTTAATATGTTTTTAGCTAAAGGTATTACTGATGTAGAGCAGGCTATGCGAGCTGCTGACATAGAACTCGATTATGCTGAGAAGCACTTCAAATCTATGGAACAGCGTATGAGTGAGTGGAAAGTTAATTCCATGGAGGCTGCTAATCATACACTCACATTTGCTAACGCGCTTCATCATTTGGGTGAAGCTTTCCGTGTCCTGTACAAAGATTACGCATTATTCACAGATCAAGCTTACAAGATGAACGGTGTGATGGATTTGAATAATCTGTCATTTGCTACATTGGCAAAGAATACAGTTTCTCTTGAGGTATCTAATGCTAAGCTTAGGTTATTTGCTGCCACTGCCGGTATATCCACTGAAGAGTTTGATCAATTGAATGGTAAGCTGTTTAATACTTATACTATGATGGATAAGTTTGGTAAGCTAGATAATCGCAAATATGAAATGATGGGTAGGGAACTACTTAGTTATAGTCGCCAAACGGGTGCCTCCTTAGATGAGACTATTGGGATACATGCTAAGCTGCGCATGCAATTTGGTAAGACTAATAGTGAAGCTATTCGTTCTATGCATTCTATCATAGCTGCACAGAAAGAAACACAGTCCGCTACATCCAATGCTTTTGGTGACTTTGCTACGTTCAATGATGACTTTCAAAAGTCAATTGAATCTGTAATTGATGGTTACAGCGGTTTTAAGCTTGATATTTCTGGTGTGACATCGTTGTTCAAAGATCAGGTTCAAGTAGCTGCTAAATTGGGATATACGTATCAACAAAGTTTTGATATAGCTAAGAAGTTTACAGGTCTTCTGACTAAAAAGAATAGTAGCTATATGTCATATCATACAGGGCAGATAGTACTGTCTCAAGCAGAGGAGTTATTTGGTGGTGAGCAGGGGCTGAAATCTTTGCAGGATATGAAGCCTGATGAACGTGGAAAATATATTGAAAAAGTTCTGGGAACCGGGAAGGGTAAGGCGTCGGGATTTAAGACTAGCGATATTCAAGACTTATCTAATGCTGTAACAAATACTATGTACGGCCCGGCTGCCATTCAAGCTGCTGATATGCTTGAAGGGTCTACTCCTATGATTGCTGCTAAACTTCAACAACTGGATACCATGCAGCAGCAGGGTCTGGGGTCTGGTCCTGCATTCAAGGCTATTATGGGTGAGCAGGGTGGCCCAGATGCTATGCGTGAGTATCAGATGATGCAGGATATGCTAAAGAATCGTGGATCAAAGTCTTATACCCAGCTTGGTGCTGAGTTAAAAGCTACTAATGATAAGAATGGTGAGAAACAAGCTCCGGATAAGGCAGCTACCTTTTTGGATCCCACTAATTTGTGGAATCATTTCAAAGATTTTTGGGATAAATCGCCATTAGGCCAACTTGGTAAGTTTGCTGCCGTTCTTACCGGTGCTGTTGTGCTAAACACTATGGCACTCGGTGTGAATACTATTGCACTATTGGGGAATACTGGTGGTAAGGCTGCTGGCGTTTTAGGTTCTATTGGTAGAAAAATTCCGGGTATCCGTGGTATTCTAGGACCTGCAAAAATACCTGGAGGTGTTGCTGGTGAGGTAGAGTCCGGTGTACTGAAAAAGTCTAGTAGCTTAGGTAAAGTCGCTAAGGTTGCGAGTAAGTTTGGAACTCCCGGTAAGCTTCTTGCTGGGGCAGCTCTTGCTGCTGGTGGTATATGGGGTTTAACTAAGCTCTGGGATCATTATTCGAACAAGTCACCTCAGGATCAGTCAAAAGAGCAGCAGGCGGAGTTAGACGCCCAGAATTTACTTGGCAATACCGGTGATCAGGTTGACGAGCAGAAGAAAACAAATGAGAAACTTGACAAGATAAGTGACAATTTGGGTAAGGGCGGTGCGGGTTCCGGTGGTGGCCTAATGGGCACTGTGGGCACTGTCGCCGCTGGTGCTACTGGGGTTGCTGGTGGTTTAGCTGCCTATTTTGGTATAAAGGGTTTACTCTCTAGCGGTGCTGATGACGCTGCTATAGCAGCCAAAGCTGCAGAAGCAGCCACGGGTGCTAAAACAGCCGAAGCTGTAGGCGAGGGGGCTAAAGCTGCATCTGCAGGCGCTAAGACTGTATCCAAGTTGACACCGTTTCTTGAGGCGCTAGGACCAATAGCAACTTATTTAACAACAGAAGGTCCTGATGGCCGCAAGATGGCTGCTGCTACAGGCGCTGCTCTTGGTGGAACAGCGGGATTGATAGGGGGTGGTGGCTTACTATCTGCTGTCTTGGGTACTGCTGGCATGATAGGTGGTGAGCATCTAGGTACAGGGATCTATGATACGTGGCTTGCGGATAAGACACTAATAAAAGGTAATGCTCATATGCCATCATTAGCAAAATCACCTACGGATTTTGATGCTAATACTGTTGCTGGTGCTGTAGGGCAGTCTACTGCTGGTACTGGAGCCTCATCAGGTACTATTGGTTCTAATGGCAAGCCTGTATCTACCACAGGAACTCCTTCTGGTGTAGGTACTGGATCCTTTACTAATGTCGGAAGGGATGGTACTGCTGAATTGACGTTGAAAGTTAAAGTTGCAAATATGCACCACGCTGTCCGTACTGTTTTACGTGATGACTATAATACTCAACACTCTGATTCTGGGATGGCTCGCACTGCATGGGAGCCCTCAGTAATCGGTGGTGCCGTTCCAGGAACTTAAATACATGCATATTCTTGAAATATCTGAACAGATTGGCTTTTTAGCTGTTGTTCGTTCTACAACAGGTGAAGTTGTTATATCAACTAATCCACCTATTTTCTTATCTAATAATGCTCCTCGTATCTTAGCAGATAATAAAGAGACAGCATCTAAAATCATACATACAAGTAACATTAAATCTCTTGTAGATAATAAACTTGTAACGGTACTCACACCAACTTGTTAAGGATGCACTAAATGCTTCTATCCCTTTTAGTTTCTTTGTTGATATCAGCAGCACCTGTAGCTTACGATTCTGGGTCAACTATTACAATGACCGTACCAACTATATGTATGGATAGGTCTGATTTTCAGTACTCTGTTGTAGGGTTAACGGATAGATCATCCTATGTTGGTATTGTAGAAGCACAAAATACGCTGATAAAGAGTTATCAGTCACAGATAGCTACATGTAGCTCTATTGTAGCTCAGAAGGACATAGTTATTTCTTCGGACTCTACTAGGTTGTCGTTAGTACAAGCACAGAAGGATATTGCTCGTGATAGTACTAAGGCGGCTATTAAGCAATCTTTTTGGCAGGGGTTCCGTTGGGGATCGGGTAGTGTTGTTGCTGCTGAGGCAGTAGCTATTATTGTTATCCTGGTGAAATATGCCTTATAGTCTTGAAACCTGTTACGTACCTGGTGACTCATCTGCACAGTTTGCTGCTTTAGCTGATTCATTAGATGCGGCATCCACTGAAGCTCAAACAGCTATAGATAAGGTTCTTGCTGATCCTAAGTTAACTGCTGTTTTAGCTTCGTTTCAAGATGGTGTGACATCACATAATAGTGTGCTCACGTCTCCTGACGTATCTACTGTTGATGATCTATTAAACGATATTGGTGCCCTTGGTTTTACTGCCACAGATCGGGACTATCAAAAAGTAACAGAAGCTAAAGGTTTTATGTTTGTTGATAGTAATTTATACCTTGTTAATCAGTATGATGCTAACTCAGTAACACAACATGCACCGTCATCCACATACTCTATTGCTGGATTAGGTAAAGGGGTTACAGATATTGATTTAGATTATTTAGGTGTTAAATCATCCTCGGATTATAATAAGAGTCTAGTACAAAAGTCTGGTTCCTATAATCAGACAGCTTATAAGGCAAATACAAAAACATCTTCATCTACAACAGGAACTGAGTATCAGACTGATGGTAATGTTTCTATTATGCGTGAGGCTTTGCGTGCTGCTGGTGGTGATATTGATAGTATGCGGTTAATTTTTGCTGCTGGTAAGAGTAAAGGTTATGCTGTAGTTTGGTCTGTTGTCTCTCAAGAGGAGGTCAGTGTTGATGATGCGGATACCGGTGATTATGATAAAATTCGTGAAAGACATGACTATCCTTTATATGATGACCAAATAACATTTTATGCTTCTAAAAAAATAGCTATTGTTTCTCAGGAAACTTTTGTAGGTATAAACATATCAAAAGATTCTGCTGTTACTGCTGTTAAGGCTACCTATAAGAGTAAGCACGGTGTAGAGTTAGCATACGACCCATCGTTGTTTTGTCGCGTATTCAAATTTTGCTTAAATAATGTTATTAGCTCAGCTCCTTTATTTATTACCGCAGGTCTAGATGTATCTAAATTAAGTTCTACCAGTTATTCTTTAGGCATCTCTATATCTGGGTATGCTATTGTAGTTGATGTAACAGGTGATCGGGGTACAGGCACAATTGGTACATATACAGCCCAGTCTGTAGCATCTTGTATTACAGCGCAGCTTGGGGATATATTAAGTGTACGTGTTTTTGGCAATGAAATTGTTTTTACAGCAAAAGTAAAAGGCTCATCTGCGTTTATTCAGTTTTTTGATACAACATACAGTGCCTCATCTGTTTTAGGGATAGACGGGTCTATCTATCAATTACAAACTATAGCTAAAACTAAATCTTCGGCCTCGTCTTTAAGAACTCTTAAGTCTCTTGTTGTTGGTGGTGGGGCATCTAATCTGGCAGATACTGCACTATCTGGGACACTTTACTCAGATTGCAGCCGTTATGGTTTTACAGATGAACAAAAGAAAGCGTTGATTAATGGTGCATATTATTGGACTTCTTTGAATTCATACTCATCACGTTCTAAGGTTGCATTTACTGCAGTAGCTTCAGATCTAGCTGCTGTTACAACTACGATAAATAAAACTAAATATATAAATGATACAAAAGATGCTATTGCTTTATTAGGGCAGGATACATTTTTTATGGAAATGCCTGAGATAGATGTCAGACTCTTAGATTTGTTTATAGCGGAATTTGAGACTACTGGAGTTGTTTCTTTATTAGCTGAGCGGATTAATGTATATGATTTATCATTTAACATACCTGTATCTGTTGGTTTTTCTTACTTAGGTCAAGTAGTTGAGAAATCATCTTCATCTGGCGGCGTTAGTACAGTACAAACACAAGTTAGCTATATTACGGCCTTTCATGAGAATATATCACCTGTTTGGAAACTCTATAATGAGATTGATTGGTTGGAGTCGCGTGCATCTGATCTTGATACAGATGATTTTATTTCAGAATTGGCTACAGATCTTGGATTAGCTGCAGGTGTTACGTATACAACATCATCTACTACCTCTGTTGGTGATTCCTCATCAAGTTCTACAAATGTTGGTGATTTTGACTTAGCCTTACGCATGCAAGATCCTAATTGGGGAAATAGCATTCTAGATGCTATTGCTGCCGCTAGTGTAATTACAATACCACAGGCTTGGCTTAATAAACAGGAAGCTAAGGTAGATAAATATCTTACGGGTATTGAGAATGATATTACAGACTGGATGGATGACAAGATGTCATCTCTTCTCGGCACTTTAGGTCTTGACGATGACATAGCTGAAGCTCTTCGTAATTATAAACGATTACTGAATGGGCTCAAGACTATTACTCGTGTGCTGAAAACAGCTACTGCTTTTGTACAGCGTCAGCAGCAAGTATATAAGAACATACTTAAAATACTAAACGCCGGTATTAATTTCACATCAAATATGTATGCTAATTTTGAGATCAATACAAAATATGTTAGTTGCTATGCGTCTGGTAGCGGTAGTGTTGCATTGTCCGCTGCTTTTCAGAAATTAGTTAACGTTTTGAATAAAATTCTTGAATATATTAACAATATGCTTATGAAATTAGCGAAAATCGTGGATAAGTTCTTTACAGCACTTAACTGTACTATACAGACACTGTTCTCGTTTTTCTCTGCAACACTCTCATACTCTACGACAGCAGCAGGTGCCTACTCTGTACTTGGGGTGTCTCTTACGGTCAGTACTCAATTACACTGTACTATTAGCCTAGGTTATACGCCAGATACAACATTGATAACTTTGCTTGGTCAGGTGCAAAATCAGATCAATGCTTTGATAGGATCGTTACACTTAAGCACGATTACCATACATACGCATGCTGACACGACAGACTCACTTAAGGCCAAGGTCGCGGGCATAGGTGTAGGGGACTTGATTTCTCAGTTTGAGCAGAAGTTGGCTGCTCTTAAGAACTGTATTTAGCACTTGACAGAGGTACATACTTAGTGTAACTTTGCTCTGTGCCATGTTTTAGTCTTACTAACGCAACTCGGGTTTCAGGATAATCCATTCGATGTCCTTATATGATCCCGATCTGGTAGAAAGTAGAAACTACTATTTAGCACTACTGCGTGATTGCTCAGACTCGGCTATCTCCCGTTGCTACGAGTTGGCTATTTTATCTGTTGTCTTGCCTTGTAGCGTCTTCTTCTTCCTTCTCTGCCTGTATCATGTGGCACTTATTTCATATCTGTGCTTTATGCTTCTATCCTGCGCGTGTCCCTTAGTGTGTTTACCCTTTGCTCGAAGTGCTGCAAAGTTTCAACAAAGGCAGGGTTTGTTCCTTCTCCAGGAACGTTCTGAGAACAGTTGGCCTGCATGGCGAGCTTCTGTGTATCGGGCTCGTAGTTCTGTTCTTTTGGCTTACAGGCGACGGTATTTTAGTTTCTTTAGGGGCTACTTTGGATAAGTCTGTGTACTCAACATTGCTTCAGAAGTGCTTGAATAGGATTCTACTGCGACTTGCCTGTACTTTCGTTGCAAGCGTTGTTGGCATGTTTGCGGTTGCCTGCACTGGTTATATGTTGTTTCCTACTGGAAGTGCTCTGCTCCAGATACTCGGGATTATAATCAATAGTTCTGGTTGGTCTTGCTGTTTGTATTTTTTGTGGAGTCACTGTTCCGCTTTGCTGGTGGAGTATCGTGCTCTATCTCACGACCTTTTTGCTGAGCAGGAGGATCCATGGGAATCCTGTCTTGCGCTAGATATGGCATGTTTCTTCTTGCATAAGAACTACTTGTCTTTATCTAAGATAATTTGACGTAGGGCTTGACAAGTATGCAAGTTAAGTGTATCTTTTACTAACACTCAACAGCATAAGGAAATCAATGCCAACAGCTAGTTCTAGAGATGATAAGTCTCCTAATTTGATTCTTCGTCTTACTTTGGCTGCTGTAGCAGCTCTTGTGATCATCTTGTGGTTGGGGGTTGTTGGCCCTTACTGCATGTCGTCACGTAATGATACTTTGGTGATCGCTTGGCCGGTCGCTACCATCCTCGGTGTGCTTGCTGGAGCAATCTATGCAATTCACTGGGTTTCCACCAACACAGAAAGAAAGGATAGTAATCATGAATAGGTCGTTGAAGGCAGACCTCATTGCGGGTATTGCGGGTATTGCCGCTCTTGTGGTCCTCTTGGGTTTGCTGTACGGAGGTATCATTCGAACTCCGAAGAATATCCCGCCAGGCAATGTTGGCATCGTCGTAGACAAGTACGGCTCGAATGCTGGTGTGGAAAAGAACGTGGTGTACCCTGGCACGATCTGGCCGACTTTCAATCAGCATGTGTATCTGTATCCGACGTTCCGACAGACGAAGAACTTCGTGAAGTCTCCGGATGAGGACAGTAAGACTGATGAGTCTTTTGTCTTCAAGTCTGCCGATGGTATTCAGTTCCGTGCTGATGTTGGTGTTTCGTATAACTTGGATCCTCGCTATGTGCCTCATCTGTTCCAGTTGTATCGTGGTGGTTTGAACGAGATCAATCAGCGGGTATTCCGCAATATCCTTCGTAAGGATCTGATCTATTACGGGGGTAAGGATTCGGCTACTACTCTGATTGGTGCTGGTGTCTCTACTCTGTTTGACAGTATCCAGGCATCGCTTACTCGTCAGGTTGCTGGTCTTGGTGTGGTTCAGGTTGAGGTTTTTGTTCTTGGCGACTTGGCACCTACGGATGCTAAGTATGCTGAGTCTATCTCTAGCAAGGCTATTGAGGCACAGAAGGCTGCTGCTTCACAGGCTAAGATCCAGACGGCTCGTATGGATTCCAGTAGCAAGGTTATTGCAGCCGCAGGTGAGGCAGAATCCAATCGACGCATCGCTTCGTCCATCACACCTGAGCTCATTGACTACATCAAGGCCAATGCCTGGAATGGTGCCAATCCTCAGGTTGTATCTGGGGCTGGCGGCGGTGTGATTGTGCAGTTGCCAACTAGCGCTGCTGCAGCTTCAGGTAAGCATCACAAGTAGTTCTACCAAAGTGATTGACAGTGCATCTATGTAATGCTATACTAAGGATCTACCAATGTTGGTAGATCCTTTTTGGTTTATACTTCTTGGGGTGATCAGGAGATACTGATGAAGCTCTTAATTGTAGATGACAGCCTAGACATCCTTTCTGGCATTACAGAATACTTGTCCCTGGTTCATACAGTTACTGCTTTTGGTGATTCTAGTGAGGCTTTTGATTACATGCAACAACAGCATCTTATTGATCTCCTGATTACAGATTATGAAATGCCTGGTTACTCTGGGTTGCAGTTAGCTGAGGCTGCTTCTACACTGTTTCCAGCCGTGCCTGTAATTGTGATGACAGGTGCTTCGGATATCTCTTCACTTGAGAGGAGTCTTTATATTCAGCATATCTTACGCAAACCTTTTTCCCTTAGTAAGGTAGCAGCTATCGTTCAGAGATTTGCTGCTGAGTTAATGCTTGATTAAATAATCGAGGTGCTCTTATGTCAAAGAAGCGACCTCAAGAACCTGTTCTTGAGTTTTTTATTGTTAAGGCTGCTGATGGTAGATACTTCAAATCTCGTGGTAGCTTGGTGGATAAGAACTGGGTAACTGATATACATAATGCTCAAGTGTACTTAACTGCGGGACCCGCAAAAGCACAAGTTACTTGGCTTCTACATAACTGTCCAGAGCTTGGCGTCCCTGAAGTCGTTGTTTTAGAGGCACGCTTGGCTGGTTCTATAAAAACTAAAGTTGGTGCAAAACTGTCGGCTGCTTATGAACGATTGACCGAACGTTTGCAGTCTTATGATTCAGATATCCAAGATCTAGAGCTAGAAATTTCTGATTCTGATTCTGATATTGCGCGTAAATTGTTAGGGAATCAGGTGGCCGACTTGAAGGCCAAACGTCGCAAGGTAGACCGTGATGCCTCTGTAATGCATAACCGTCTATCTCGTGTCAGAACTACGCTCAGGAGATCCGATGCAGATTTTGACTTCGAAAGACACTCTAGGGAAGACGCTAGTTAAGTCTCTCGCTTTTACTCTAGCTGCTGGTGCAACCACTTATATTTTGACTGAATTGCGTCAGCAGCTTTTCCGTAAACTGACAACATCCTTCACTGCTAAACGGTCTGAGTCGGCTCTGGCTTACTCTTTAGTGGCTAAGTGGCTTGTTGATGATCACATACTTGATGTAACAAGGCATTCAACTCTATCCTCCTTCTGGGAGGGGCATCGTTCGGGGTTTGAGGTAACTAGAAGATTGCCGCCTGCTGGGACGTACTATGCTAAATATAGGGGTGTACACCTCAAGATTGAGTTGACTGATGCCGAGAAGAATTCTGATCGTAATCAGACTTCCGAACCCGTTATACAGGTTACAGCTTTTCATGATGTTCATAAGGTTTTATCAAAAAAAGTGGCATCTCTATTTGCTGATGAGTTTGATACAGAGCGCTTACGAATTGAAGACGACCATAGTGATCAAATTATTCTTCGAGAGAAGCGTCCTCTGGACTCTGTTGTACTTGATCCAGAGGTGCGCGAGAAGCTTGTACATCACTTGGATTGGTGGAAAAACGCTAAACCTTTGTATGCTAAACACGGTATCATCTACAAAACAGGTATTCTCTTAGAAGGTCCTCCCGGAACAGGCAAGACAAGTTTGGCACAAGCCATTGCTTCCTACTTGGATTTCCCTTTGATCTCTATGTCGGCTACAACATTAGCGTCTGGTAAGATAGATAGGGTTCGTAGCTGCATTCAGAAGAACTCTGTTGTTCTTATTGAAGATATTGATCGTGAGGGCCTAGGTAAAGCTAAGAAGTCTCAGCCGCACCGTGGAGATGAGGATGGGGAGGAAGCAGAAGACTTGGGTGACGAGGAGGAGATGCCTAAATCTAGTGTTTTACCTCCTGCGTCATCTGATGGTGAGATTGGTAAATTGATGAAAACTGCCATCCTTGGTCCTCTTCTGGGCATTTTAGATGGTATCGCCTCGCCTGAGGGGGTTGTTTTTATTATATCATCTAACAGAACAGAGGTTCTAGATCCTGCGCTTCTTCGTCCCGGTCGTATTGATCTGCGCTTGTATTTAGACTATTTTACAGCAGAGAGTGCTGTAGAGCTCGGTGCTAAGTTTGGTGCTGATTTTGACACGGTTATGGATCTTGGTCGTACTGTTTGGATGGAGCCGGGAAAGCTGCAGTTGGCGTTATTGCAGCTTGAGAAAGATAAAGATCAGACTCCTGTATGAGAACGATCATAGCTGGAAGTCGTGACATAACAGATATGTCAGAGCTAGAGATCGCTCTTCGTTCTTGTGGCTGGATACCGTCTACAGTTCTATGTGGCATGGCTAAAGGTGTAGATACCTTAGGTCGATTATGGGCCGTAGCACAAAGTATTCCTGTGGAAGAGTATCCTGCTGAGTGGCGTTCATCTGATGGCTCTTTAGATCGTCGTGCTGGAATTAGGCGTAATTGCGTTATGGGAGACCATGCAGACGCCTTATTAGCTCTTTGGGATGGCAAATCTCATGGAACGCGCCACATGATTAATTATGCTAAACAAAAAGGGCTGCACATTTTTGTTAGAATCGTGCAGCCCTCAATGCCCAGTATTTGTGATTTTCTATAGCTAGGTTATCGACGATGACTTGCAAATGATCCTGGTGTCAAAACACCGTGTCGTTGAATTGCGACATCGTCTAGAAATTTCTGGTAACCCTCATTATCTAAATTGTTTAGGTGCTCAAACCACGGGCCATCCTCTTCTTCTTGCGCCATGCGCATCCTGTCAATGCCATCAAAGCTACGCATCCATCGGTAGAAAGTTCGGATACATAGGCACACAATAAGTATCCCCATGAGACCTGCAAAAAATACAGCGAGTGCAAAAAGAGTACTGTCGATGAATTCCATGGTTGTACCTCTTTCAGGAAGTTAGTACAGACAATATACATTAATTTTGCATATTTGTCAATACGTATCTCATACCTTCTCGCCCGTAGGGAAGAGGACAGCCTCCAGATGATTCCACATATCATCGTGCTCGCCATTATACAGGGCTGTACGAAAATCGTTGTATTCTGTTCTGTACATATCCATCTGGCGGGATCGTTCGCTAGCCGAGAATTCAGCATTCGTGATGCGATCAGCCAGCTTCACAATGATAGCATCTTTGTTCTGACGGATCTTGGGATAAGTCTTTTCATGTCGCTCATGGCGATTACGGCCAATTTCATCTGTGACGCAGTAGACGATTTCAGCAACGCGCTCACCAAATTCGGTGGCAATCTCGCGATACTTCACACCGGCATCTTCAACTGTGTCGTGTAGAAGAGCTCCCATGTGTTGATAGATGCCGTCGGTGGGGTCAGCAAGACAGATACCGAAGCGGGTGAGTACAGTAGACGCACTCAGAATATGCTGAGCATACGGGAGATTCCCATACTTCTGATCCTTATGTGCGCGGATAGCAAAGTTGAGAGCTTTTTGGTACCTGTGCGTGCAGTTGATTACAGTGTCCACTGTGTGCTCCTTTGTTGTTCTAGTTCACAATTACAATATAGTTTCTATTTGTATTTTTGTCAAGTAGGATTGTTAACAACCTCTTTAAGGGCGTATGTCAACAGTACATCTACTTTTTTTCTACGATTCTACTGGTAGGGCATCAGTATATCGTGAAATGCTGCGAAGCCCGAGTGATGCTGTGGCTCTTGCACGTGTTGAAGATGCTCAGGATTGGCTTGTTTATTCAGGGGCACCTGATGTTTTGCGCTCTTTTGTTCAATTTGTGGGTTCCACTAAACAGCCAACTCGAAACACTATTGTAGCTGCTGCTACAACAACATTTCATGGTACGGTTAAATTGACAGTACAGGCTTCTGACTTCCACGCATCTGCAGCACCACAGACACGTCCTGGTGCTGGTGTGTATCCTAAAAATATAAACCCTCAAGGTAAGATGCTTTGGGATCGTCTTATGGCTATGCCTAGGGTTGCCGATAACTTAGCAGGCCAGCAAGATCGTGCTGCCTGGGCAATTGCGGTGCAGCTTTATTTTAATAAAGCATCTCATGCTAATATTGTTCCGTTTTCAGAAGATACTCGTGTTTCTCGCTTACCTCAACATCAAAGTGAGCAGCCCTTAACTCAGAAGGGTATACAAGAAGGATACCTAATTAGGTCCTTTGTTCAACAGTTACATAAAAATCTAAAAACATATAATTTCGTAAGTAGCGCATCATCCGACTGGTTTATTCGTGATGTTGTGTATGCAAACAACAAGTATAACATTGCTATCTCGAAATCTGTTCCTATCAACAGGTCTGTCGAGGATCCTTTGGCTTCTATTAAGCGTTATCTGGTATCTCGTGAGGGTTTTGCTCCCTACCCGAGAATGCAGAACACCTTGGTGTACCGCTTATCAGGTACAGGTTATATGCTAGTATCTTTATCTGAAAATCCGTTGCATCTGCAGTTTATAACAATTTTGGCTTTCTCTCGATCATTTTTAGAAGGTGCTCTTGGGCTTCGTCCTAATGCTTTGAACAAAGATGATCTGTTAAAGAAGCTCCGAGACTATACTCGTGAACACCTCTTATCAGACGCTAACTATCACGTTTGAGGTGGCATGAGTAAGGACTTTTTAATTGTACATCCTATTACCTGTAAGACGGTAACAAAGCCTATTAAGGATGTGGATATTCCGGTTGGTGCTATTATTCGTAGTACTAATATGGCGGAAGAGTACGTAGTTGTATCTCCTGATACACTGGTGGATACCCTTATAGCTGTAGATATAGATAAGCACCCTCATGCTATTAAGCGTAAACCTTCCGTTATAGCAACAAAAGAAGAGTTTACTACTATTGAGAGTAGGCTTAAATCCGCAATTTCTCAATATACAGATCTCCCCGTTGTTCGGCTAAAGAACATGAAGGTGATAAGAGATCTCGGGCTGGCTAGTACGTGGGGACATGCAGATACACCTGCTTGGTTACATAAAATCAATACTGAGATTGTAATTCATCCATCTCTTGTAGTAGAGCCCTTCTTAAAGGGTAATGAACGACATCTTGGTCTAGTTTATCATCACTTGAGTTGAGGGTACAATGTATACAGTTCAGCTAAATCCTGCCGTATTTGATTCGGCATCGTCTCCATTTCCTGCATTTCTCAATGCTCCCGTTGAAGCTCGGAATAGAGTGCGTGTTCCTTTAGATACTATGGATGGAAATCCTTGTAACTATGAGTGGAGTCCTAAGCCTGTACCACTCGGACCTGCTGATTCACCTATAGTACGTGAGCGTCGTGTTCTTTACATCGGATTGCAGCCAATACAATTGATAGATTCTATTGTAGAGACTGGTTGGACGGCAAATAGCTATTTAGCTCGTTTGCTTGCTCATTATGTGGATACGGGACTTATCCTTGTTAAGAAAGACGGTACTGTAGTAACAACAGCAGCTTTGATTGCATTTGCTAAGGATAACTAATGAGTTCCATATTTAATCCTATATCACCAAATGCTCGTTATGTATCACTTTGGGTGACATTGCTTGATAATTACATGCATGAATTTCAAACAGTAGCAGATGATTGGGCACATTTTCGACGTGCTCTTACTAAGTACAGTATGGATAAAAAAGAATCCTTGGTTAAGCAGTTTATTGAGAAGAATGTGGCTGAGAAATTTGTATCCATTTATGGTAGTGGTGAAGTATCTGCTTCGGACATCGTACCTCGTGAGAGCATAGAGTCATTCTGCGAGATAATTATGACACGTTTGGATCCGGAGACTCTTCAATATGTATAATGTTGAAATAGCAAAGAACGACAAGTTTCGTTTAGTGGCTGCGGGAGCATCTTGCACAGTAAGTATTCAAGATATTACTGTTGGTACAACAACAGAACTTAAGTACTATAGCAACGTATCCGCTGCTTGGGTAGCCCAATCGTCTTTGAATCCTATGGTTGTGTCATCTACAGATACATCTATATATTTTTATGTGTTTGATGCCTCTGTAATAGCAACTGCTGCAACTGCTCAGCAGTTCCTTATTTTAACACGGGATAGCACAGGTTCCTTAATAGATGCTATGGTGTTATTTGTTGGGTCCTCTGCTCAAAATGCTGTAGCTCGTATCGGTTATGCTGTAGCACCATATAAGAAAACGATTTCAAGAACAACAGATACTGAAATTACTGTAAGTTCATATTCAGATACTGCTGGTACCAAAGAAGTGCTTCGCTATGATATTCAGCAAGATACTTCAGGTAACCAACCAGAAGAAACTCAGATAGATACTTCAAGCTTGATAAGTTAATGGGAGATTTTGATATGCCTCATGATAATGTTAACCGTGCATTAGCTGTGCTAACTAGCTATTTGGAGAAATCTGGGCATCAGCTTGCTACTGCGTCTAATGCTGATGACGTACTAAACGCTTTTGATGCCATGCGTCAGAATCTCAGAGAAGAAGCGTATCGAACTCTTCTTGAGAATAAGCAAAAGTTATTTAATGACTTGCGTAGTGTGACAACAAGTTTTGGGTTGACTATCCAGTCCATGGCTGCTCTTGGCCAGGATACAAAACTCATGCAAAAGCTACAAGGAACCATCACTAAGATCACAGCCGATCTGTCGTTTACCGGCGAGGACGATGTTAATCAGGATGGCATCCGGGATAGTGCTGATATTGAAGAGCAGCCCAATCCAGCAGCACAAGATTTAAGTGTAGATCCTGCGATACAGAAGTCCGATGAGTTGTTTCAGTCGTTGGCTCTTAATAGTCAAGCACCGGCTGTTCCTGCGGAAGATGCTGCAACAGATGCTTTGCAGCAGAATCAGGGTGGCTTTGCTGATGATGTGGATACCGATGATATGGAGACATCAACCCCCGGTAGTGGTGGTCTTGCTGATGATTTAGATGAAACGAAATCTCTAGATCAAGCTGTGGAAGACGCTACTAAAGAAAAAGAAGCTCCCGCAGAGCAGTCTGAAGAACAACCTGCTGAAGGTGAGGACGGTAGTGATCCATTTGCGTCTGTACCTGAGGATGGTAATGCTGGCGGTTCTCCTTTTGATGGTACCTCTAATGATGATACCGGAAATGTTGGTAGTGGTGGTACTCCTGTTGCTGACGAGGGTGGAGCTCCATCTGATGATCAACTCAATGACTTGTTCAATCAGGAGTTTCCTCCTGCAAAGAAGGCAGCACCTGCTGCACAACAAGCACAGTCTAGCGTAGCTTTAACATCTTTTGATGGCTTGTCTGCTATTAAGAAAATTCCGCTTCTGGTAGCAACGGCTGCTGATGGTACAACAGCTTTTTATAAGGCGGCTGCTTCCTATATGGATGGTGACACCGAAACTGTAGCTTCAATGTTAGCTCAGATTAAAGAACAGCGAGGTGCCACAGCGGCTGTTAAGTCGCTAGCTCGGCTTATCCAAGAGTCAAATCTGGTTGAGTCCTATCGTATATAATGTGAAATTAGGCAGATAAATGAATAAAAGCACGTATTTGCGTGCTTTTATTTTGTATGATATGCAAATTTTTAACATTTGAGTATGAATTGTTATATAACATCTATAGGGGATGTTAATTAAATTACCAATTTAATTGGAGTTGCCTTATGGCTGCACGAAAGAAATCAGCTACCAGAATAGTAAGTTCTGAGTTTGAAAATCTACGGGCTTATTCGCAAGCAGAAGCTGTCGGAAGTGATTTTGATCCGGATGATTTGGTTACCCAAGCAATCAGTGCTGATCTAGACTCATCTGTATTTGAAGCTTTGGATGAGCGAGAGATACCAAGAGCACGAAATGTATTTGAGTTTTGTACGGGTCGTCAGTTTATGAATTCGACACCATTCCCTCGTCAGATTCAGATACTTACTCATTTATTTGGTGATGCCTGTTATGACTGTAGTGATCAAGATCTGTTGTATGATATGTATGATCAGGATCTTGGAGAGATTCAAGATAGGATTCAATTTTTGGATCACGGTAGATGCCCTAAGTGCGGGAAAACTAGATTAGACTTCTATAAGTCTAATGACTGGAAATTTCCACAAGCTGCTGCTCTACTGTGCGGTCAGCGTTCAGGCAAAAACGTAGCTCTTGTATTTGCTGCACATTATCAAAATCATCGTTACTTAACACTAGAGCGTAATGGTTATCGTGTATCTCCATCCAAGTTTTTTGGTTTAACTCCGACATTCCTTCGTATGAGTTTTACAGCTATCACTTTGGAACAGGCTACGCAGAATATCTGGGAGCAGTTCATTGCGAACCGTAATGAATCTCCATGGTATCGTGAATATCATGATTTTCTACGAGATGCTGGTAAGCGTATGGGTATTGAGTTGTTTACGTCTAATGCTACGTATACAACATACCACCATAAAAACTTAGGTATCTCTTGTGCTGTTCCTGATTGTCGTAAGTTACGTGGGCGCACACGGTATTTTACATCAGTCGATGAGATTGGCTGGTTTGACTCTAAAATTGATGTAACTCAGGCTAAGAAACTGGGTGATGCCGAAGAAGTTTGGCAGTCTTTGAATAATAGTTTAGCTACTATTCGTAATGCTGCTACAAAGTTATTTGAGGGTGGTGAGTATGATACCCCTATGGGTATTGCATTTGATATCAGTAGTCCTTCTGACATTAATGATGTCATGTGTCGTACTATTCGTAAATCTCGTAATGAACCACGTATTTTCACAGGTCACTGGGCTACATGGGAGTTCAATCCCAACTACAGTAGAGACTCCGAGTTTATTAGACTAGAGTTTGCAAAGAACTATGACAATGCCCTGCGTGATTACGGTGCTATACCACCAGTAGCCGATTCACCCTGGATGCCCGACCCAAAACCCATTATTGCTTGTGTTCGAACGAAATCCGACAAGCCTGTTATTTCTGTGAAGAAAGAAATATCCACTGATAACTTTGGTCAAACATCTGTTTGGTATTCATTAAACAAAGCGTTTGATCCGTATACTCCTAGAATCATGTCTTTTGACTACGGTCTTAACAATAACGGTTTTGGTTGTATTCTTGCATCGGCTACACCTGCAGGGGAGTTAAAGATAGACCATTGTATGTATCTGAAACCTGAGAAGGATCAGCAGATTAATTTAGGTAAGATGTTTAGAGATTTCATTTTGCCTTTAGCTACACAGACAACGACTGCTTTAGTGGCCTTTGACCAATGGAATTCTATTGGTGACGTGCAAGAATTACGCGATGCTAATATCGAGGCGCATAAGTACTCATTGAAGCCCTTAGACTTTATTCAAATCAAACAAGATATCATGAACATGAAAGTAAGCTTACCTCCATCAGAGGTGAGTTTGGACGTATTTGTGAACAGATCAACAGAAGATGATCTTGTAGAACAGTCGTTTTTGAAGAATAATTTCGCATTAATCCTGCAGATCATGACAGTGCGTGATATTTCTGGCAAGTTACTAAAACCAAAGTATGGTGATGATGACCTATTCCGTGCCTTCTGCTTGGCTGTTCACTTTTATCAAGACCCCCGTGTTTTGCAAAAGTTACGCAACGCTGGTCTGGGCTCAGGAAGACTCGGTGGCGCTGGTGTTGCTGTGCTTGGGTGTTTCTCTGGTGCAAGCACTAACCCTATAGAAGCGTACCAACGGTATCTAGATAGAGGAAATCCTAACACAGCTAAGTCTAGAATTACATCCGCAGGCTACTCAACACCTAGGAAGTTGAGCTTGTTTGCTGATGATAATGGTCCCGGTTATTAAAACTAGTTGACAAATTTACATAAATAATGTAAATTTGACTCATGGTTTACTCCTGTACGACTTGGGTCTGTTTTGACTGCATGACCGTAGCTCGCAGGCGCTGCCAGGGTAGCGGTGCTGTGTGCCCCACTTGTCATAAGAGCATGGTTTCTTTAGGTACACGTTGGCGTGTTCCGAAGAGATCTCGTATGTCTTGGAAAAAGTTTCAGGAAATGCTTTTCGGCGTGTCCCTTTTATTAAGGAACGCTATTAAGGAACGCTATCATGAAACACTTGGTAGGTTATTAAATACAAAGGAGATCACAACTAATGGTTAAAAATAATCTTCCGGACTTGCTTCTTTCTATGCAGAAGGATCACGTTCCTTTCTATAAACTGCTCCAGACAATGATTACTCTCAGTAAGGTTATCTTTAGGGGTGTCCCTGTGCATGGACAGGCCATCTGGCTGGCAGCTCTGATTGAACAGGCTACTGCGGGTACTGTATCGGCTGACGCATGGAGTATCCAGCTAGTAGAAAGAAATCTGTTCCTCTTGAATTTTCTTCCGAAGACATCTTTGGGTACGTTTACCATTTCTCTTGTGGTTGTATCCTCTTTGGACAACCCTGGGATGTTTCTCAATGTTGAGAATGTGAACAGTCCAGAAGAGTCAACATTAACTTTGATCTCAGACTGGCACTCTTCTTTGGATCAGATTCTGTTTTCTTTTCTACGTACTCGAAGTGATATAGAGGAACTTGTCTGATGTCTACTGCAACTGGGGAGTAGCTATATGAAAAAAATAACATCTGTAGATGTTCTGGCGTCCTTTCATGTTGGTGGTGATGTAGCTGATCCTGATATGGATAGGCTGCTGGAGAGCATCATGGGACCTATGTGTGTTCCTAAGGATACGCATGATCCATACCTCCTAGCTATGATTAAGGTTCCCTGCGGTTCTAACGGACCCCTTCAATGGGATATCGTTTTAGAGCCGTATAACGCTAAATTTTACATTGGTGTGATCACTGTTTGGGGGCAGTTGCGCGACTGCTCTCAGGAGATTCTTGGTGAGTGGTTTAAGAATACTTTGACAGAATTAAGTGCTCATGGTCTTGTATTCAATGCTGTCTGCTCTGTGACGCTTAAGTCTAGCGAACCGTCTACGGGTGGTGTTATATTCAATGCTGTTTGCTCTACTACTGGATTCGCAAAACCTCATATAGTCACATCCATATGGTTGGATGATGCGGGAGATACTAATGCTGCTTGACATTGCTATTGGCGACGCATACGGAGCAGGGTTTGAGTTTGCTCCCCAAGATGAAGTCAATCAGCTTAATACAGTAACTGAATACCGTAGGCACCATCTCGGCGGTGACCATGCTCTTCCTTTGGGCTGCTACACTGATGATACCCAAATGTCTATCGCTGTTGCAGAGCTTTTGCTCACTGGTGGTCCGTACACGCGAGAAGCTTTTGCTGATGCTTTTGTAACTACATTTAGGCGTGATCCCCGACGCGGGTATGCTGAACGCTTCTATGATTTATTGGTGACCTGTGAAAACGGTGCAGATCTGCTGTCTAGGATCCAACCTAACAGCATTCGTAATGGTGCGTTAATGCGTTCTGTGCCTCTTGGGTTGCTTCATGATGCTGCTACTGTTTTGCGAGTTGCCGATATCCAGGCATCAGTTACACATGATACGTTCATAGGGCGGCTATCATCTCAGGTTGTTGGTTTGATGTCTCACGCTCTGCTTCAGGGTGAGAAGATTGAGAGTCTACCAAAGATTGTTTGGAACGATCTTCACTATGCTCTGGTACTGCGCAGTGCGGATGCCGGTCGTGTAGCCTGTGATGCTGAGCAGACCATCCAAGCAGTTTGGACAGCACTCTCTGGAAATCATACGGCTGTAGACATGTTGAAGCAGGCTATTTCTTTCGGGGGTGATACTGATTCCGTTGCTGCTGTTGCCTTGGGGCTGGCATCTCTGACTGATGAAGTTGAGAGCTTCTATCCTACATTTTTGCTGACTGGGTTGGAAGCTAAAGCAGATAATCTAAATTTCGGTTTAGAGTTTCTCAATACCTTGGACATCAAACTGTTATCCTTGAGGATTTTTCAGCATGAAATCTAATCATACTTTTGTGCTTTGCGCTGAGACCTATCGTACAAAAGAGCAGTCCTATGACGCAGATGACTACGTTGTAGATGGTATTAAGCTGGTCTATTTTCCATTTAGTGCCGGTGAGGTCAAAAATTTGCAGGAGTCCTCTGGTGGTGAAAATCGCACAGAGGTTCTCTCAAAGCTTTTGCAGTCAACATTGAAGTTGTTCACTGAGCAATTGAAAAATCCTCTTGCTGCATCCCAGATGGCAAAAACATTTCCGAGGTTTGATTCTCTTCGTCAGTCTGAGCACGGGTATTGGTACCACATTACTACGAACGCTGACTTGGCAAAGCGGCCCAAGGAATTTAATTCCAATGCTTTTACGGAGGAACAGCTCTTGGGTGTCTCCGAGGAAGAGAATGATCTGGAGAACGTTTCTTTCTACTTCAACAGTGATGGCGATTTAATTGAAGGTCCTCCGGATAAGTTTATGCTATCTTTGGGCGCTGCTTGACTTTAGGTGCCCACTACTTGGCATAGTAGATTTCTGGGACTACCTTAGGTTGGCCACCTCCTTTTTGATATGCTCTTGTGACGCTCCTAAGCATCTGTTGTCATGGAAGTGTGATTGGTGCTTAGGGGCTATTTTCTAGAATAGGTAACTTAATGTTTTTCAAAAAGCTATTGGCTGCTCTCTGTAATGTACGCTTTACCCAAGAGCCTCTAGATACTTTTACTTTTGTATTGTATCTGTCGCCTGAAGATAGGGCTTTGTGGCCCAAAGCTTTAGCTGATCTGAATGATCTGCTAGTTTTAACAGGCACGAAATCTTCGGAACCTCATCTTGGTATTGCGTGCCGTTTGGATCCTTGGTGCAATAGCATTTCTGGTAAATGTACTCACGAGTTATTGTATCAGGTTGTGTCCTGGTCTTTTGAACATGGTTTTCACATAAACACGGCAATTTAGCTATGTCATCAATTGAAATACAGTTAGAGATCGCTAATTCAACTATAGCCGCACTCAAATCTGTTATTGCTGATCTGCAGCGGGAGATTGTTGGGTTGCGTAGTTCTAACGTTCCTACTGATGTATTACCTATAATACACCAGCAGGGCTAAGGTAGAAAGTATGTTAATTTTTACTTGGAGGAAATACTCGTATGTCTAAGTTGTTTTCTTTCTTTGCGTTTTGTCTGCTCTTAAGTCTTGGTGGCTGTTTCGGTTACGGATTTAAGGTTTCAGGCCAGGTATCTTTTCAGGAGGTCTATCGTGTAAACTACTATAGTCCTTTGTTAGGGGATGATTTTATTACCATAGACTTCTGTGGTCCCTTGAATCGTTCTGTCATTTCAGCAAAAGATCTTGAGCTTATCAAAGCTGGTCCTTGTACTGTTACTTCCGCGAATAGAAGGCTTGCTTCTATATTTCAACCAGATGATACTATTGTTAGCGTGATACCCGTTACGTCGAGGGACGTTCCAAATGCCAGATAAGTCCATTGAAGGTTGTTTTAAGCGTCTTTCTCGTGCTTTAGGTGATGAGAATCTCGCATCAGATCTTGATACCATTAAGCAACATGTTGAGCTGCTTGAAGAGAAGAATATCTTTTCTGCATCTGATGACTTGGTCCGGGATATAGTTTCTTCTAAGAACTGGGACGAGGGCTTCCCTGGATCTGCCGCACAGCATTTCGGTGAGAATACTATAGCTCTTCTTGAGTTCCCCGGTGATACTGCATTTATTCGGGAACTTGACGAGAATTATGTTACTGTCAACTGTCGCATGGTTGATCCTGCTCGGGATCATCTTTTATCTTTTAAGGATACTAAGAATCAGTATTTAGATCGTACTGCTACGTTGCCTACGCTTCATTCAAAATACTATGTTGTTGCCCATAATGCACCAGGTGTTGGGTGGGTTGGTGGTGAGTATCAACTACTTGAGGATACGTCATGTATTTATTTAGATGCAACAAAAGCTATTAGGTGCTGGGTATTTCGTACATCCGGTACTAATAATGTGCTTCGTACCAGTTTGCTGCGGCAGATCTCGCGGCTAAAACATGAGCTAACTAATCTGCAGGAGAGTTCCCGGATAAAGAATCTGGAGCTTGATGCCCTTCACCATGTTTGGTGTACTGGCTTGTGTTCTGGTGGTCAGCATAGGCATACCCCAAATGATTTGACTCCTGAGATGCTGCGATCTGCTATTTATCAAGTATCGGCTATGGTATCCCGTGGTCCTGCAGGAGAGCTTCGGAAGCAGTGGTATAAAACTTTAGCTGGTTGGAAGATTGAGGTTCAAAATGAAGATTAAAACGCCTGATGGTATGGCAACATTGCTTGAAACATATTTACCTACACGTGAAGAGAAGCGTCCTTATGGTCTACCTCCTATGGTTGTTCCAAGTGGCCCTGCTATGAGCCGTGTTCGCTTCTCTAGCGGTGAGGAGCGTGAGTACGCTGTAAAAGACTGCCAAGTACAGAAAGGCTTGCAGTGATTTCATTAATACGGGAGAACTATGAATGAAAGTATGTATGTACACTTCTAATATGCTTAATTAATGACTAGGATTAATGTAGGAATTAAGCCGAAGGAATTGCCCAATAAATTACTATTGGCGGAACATAGGGAAATAAAAAGAATTCCTAATATGGTTAGATCTGGTAGGACTAATATGCAAAATATCCCTACTAAGTTCACTTTAGGGACGGGCCATGTGAAATTCTTCTATAACAAGTTAGGGTACCTTAAGAAAAGGTATACTGAAATATATCTTGAATGCATTAGCAGATCATTAAATGTCACATGCTATAATGATTCATTTGATGGAATATCTGACGAATTAATGAACGACTATGAAGAATCTTTGAATGATAGGAATATCTTATTAGCTAGGATTAATTCAAAAGGTTTTAAGTTACTAAACCAACAATGCTGAAGTTTATGTTAGATGACACACTAGGTCCATCAAGGGAGTCTTGGACGGCATCTTAAGATATAGGAAGTAGATTTTCAACCCACTAATCTTTGAGACTTCTTGAAAGTACCTTGACAAATATACACAAGTAGTGTATATTTTAAGTATGCCTGATACTGAAATTTTTAACGCTTTGCTTAACGAACAGCTCGCACGAATCATTGATGCTACGAAGGCTCATCGTCTTAGCTGGCAGCAGTCTGCTACAAGTAACAATACCTATAGGTTGGATTTTAAGGACATCTCTTTGCGCTTAGGGGATCTCCGTGCGTTTACGACAAATCGTGTCATTCTGGCAGTTAGGTATCGTGAACAAAGTTCTACAGGCAGTTTTAGTAGGACTATCATTTATAGTAGTATTGAATATCCAAAAATTATTGAGCTGCTGAATGTCATTATGGTGTATCTACCCGTGTTGGCTTCAGCGCCAGCTAATGTGTTTACCAGTGTTATCGACGCTCTAAGCTCTTTGTCAGACTAACCCATGATGCCTCAAGATATTCGTTTAGCTCTATCTGATATCATTTCTGGTACGTATAAGTATGATATCAAATGGTATAAGTCAGGTAATATCTATACTGCTAACAGGGGTGCTGTTAGGCTTGTACTTACAGACGCTAGAGAAGTTTGTACTGTTTGTGGTGCCTTTCTTCCCGATTACGGTTACTGTGGCGCTACTGAATCAGATCATGTTCCTGGCTCCGTTCAACTTGTTGTGAAGTATCCGACGGAAGCCACACAATGTACTGTTGTTGTACCTGCCGATGACGAGCTAAAAGAAAGAGTTGCTGCTATAGTAACTCTACGTGCTCAAGAATCTGTTAGGCACTGGCCTCCCTGCCGTTCCTTGACAGCAGCCCTCGCTCGTTTTCAATCTTAAGCAGAAAGTGTACTAATGGAAATCCATAAGAATCGTGATCGTGCTCCTTACACGTTTGCCAACATCAATCTGTTGGGTCGCTGTAATGCTAATTGTTTTTTCTGCCTTGGAAAAGACATTGCAGACCAACTGGCTGGGTTGGATCAGATGTCTGTGCCATTCTCTGAGTGGGCAAACTTTGAGACATTTCTAACCCGCTGCACTGAATTGGGTGTGCATAAGCTGTACATGACTGGGCAGACGGCTGATGGTCTGCAATACAAGTACCTTGGGGAACTTGTGGATTATCTCCAGTCTCGTGACTTCACGGTGGGCTTGCGGTCTAACGGTCTTCTTGCTCTACAGAAGATGTCTATCATCAATAAGATGCAGGATGAGATTGCTTATTCCATTCATTCTCTGCGTCCGGAGGTGAACAAACTTATTGGTGCTCCCATTCACCTGGACTGGGAGAAGATTATTCCTGCTAGTGGCGACAATGTTCGAGTGTCTATTGTGGTTAATAGGTATAATGCTGACGAGGTACTTGATGTCATTAAGTATATCTCTCAGTTTAAGAATGTTCGCTACGTCCAAGTTCGTCGTATCTCGACGGATCTGCGGTTTGATCTTCTTAAGGAAGATGTTGAGGTCTATGAGGGTTTGTATAACAACATTGCTACTCAGTATCCTAAGGTTGGTGAGTTTTACTTGTCTCAGGATCATATCATTCACGGTATGCACTGTTTCTTTTGGCGCACGGTGGAGACAAACATTAACAGTTTGAACTATTTTACCGATGGTACTTGCTCTGATGAATATTTTGTCGTAGAGGGCTATCTGAAGAACCGCGTACAGAAAGAAGTCATCTGATGCCTATTGAAGATTATATCAAGCAACTACATGACTACACATTGTTCGGTCGCTATAATTGGAAGTTTGATGAGTCTGTGTTTACTCTTGATTTGGGCGCGGTGTGCTTTTACGTTGCTCTTGGTCCTTTGGACACCCCTTACTTGACTGTGCATTTTGTGACGACTATTTCCCAAGCAGATTCTCTGGGAAAGCAACTTGTCGGGTATACCGTGTGTAAGTATACAGCAATGGATACTGTAGGTGTTGATTCTTTGTATGCTTTGCTTTGGTCTTTGCGCCCCATTACTGTATCTCCTGATATTGGAATCAAGGAGCCTTTTACCTGTGTTGACGCTGCCTTTGACTATGCGTTCAAACAGGCAAGTCCGGAGTCATCTAACGAAAGTACTGATCATGCCTAAGGCGCGTCTATTTGCTTTTTTCTGCTGTCTTTTTGCTCTGTGTAGCTGTAAGCCAGCTCCGATTGAGAATGATGTCCATATGGCCAACATTACATACAGCACTGTTCAGTATGTGGCAGCATCCTCTTCAGAGCCTGCTCATGTTCGTGTTCTAAGCCAGGACAGTCCCAGTAAGAGCACAGAATACTATGACTACGGCTCGTCTAGCTGTGATGCTCGGTGCCAGTTTGATGCTTTTTATATTAAGGCATATAATCAATCCGGTGTTGTTTCTTGGTGTAAACAAGGTGATATCCGTGTTATTGCTAGAGCTTGTGCCGCTTGCACGTCTATGCCTGATCCTCTCGACACACCTACTGATTCTACGGACTCAACAAGTCAGCCTTAAGATTTATATACATTGAACGTAAGTACCTCTTTATGTAATTTGGAGGTACTTTTCAATGCCAAGCGTTCGTGAATATGTAGAATCTCGTGCTTCTCAGCTAGGAATGAACAAAACTAATGTTCAGTATATCCTAGGTAACTTAGCAACTGCATCTATTGCTGGTGAAGTATCTGCAAGTGACTTGTATCAGTCGATGGCTGATCGTGCTTTGCAGTCTTTAGCTAAGCGGCTCAAGCGTGATGCTGATACGGAAAAGAAGCATAAGGAAGAATTTGAAGCTAATCGTCCCGCAAAGCGTCCTTTTGGAACTAATGATTCAGCCTTGGAAGAGGCTAAGGATCCGTTCACGGGGGAGCGTTTGAAGAAGGTGTATCTCCTAGGTGATCGTGAGGCACTTATGAATGAACACTCTAAGGTTGTTTATCCTATTCCAGATCTATCCAAAGTAGAGGGGGAAGACAAGGCATGAGTGCTACTGACATGATATCTGCTACATTAGCCACTACCGGAGTGCCCCATTTGGTCATTGCCGAAGACACCCGAATAGATGCCAAAGTTACTATTCGTATTAAGCGCTTGCTAGATTTGACGGAACGTGGTCAGATACGCTGGGTGGCTACAGGTAGAGGTGACATATTCACTACGTATAACAAAGATGTTCAGTGCTCTGTGGTAGCTGTTGGTTTTGGGGAAGTTCCTGATGAGTATGCTCTGACTGTTTCATTCATTGGCGGTTCCTTAGGGGATCCTGAATTTAAGTACGAGGAAGTTCACTCCCCTGAGTATCCTCTGATTGTTAAGCTTTTTGACGCAGCTTCAAAGCACAATATCCCAGAGAGCACGAGTACCTGGCCCTATCCTAAGTACTCTAACATATCAGATGCTCTTTCTGGTTTGCTGTCTGGTATTTAGTAATGTATGTTGTATACGCATCACAGGTGCTAAAATCATTTAATATACCATATATTGTGGTATCCTCATTAGGTGTAGCACTACCTAGGCATATACTGCAGTTTACTTTGAAGGATAAGCATCTTACAGGTGATGGTACCTCCTACTGGGTTTATACCGGAATTACGTCTGTCGGACATACTATAATCTCTGTTAAGATGCAAGGTCCCATTATACACGCGGCTGTTTGGCATAGCGGCTTAGAAGTTGGCTCTGTTGAGCTGGACACTATTACCGAGCTTCCAGAATCTTTGATAAATAAAGTATCTGGTGTGCTTAATATAATATCTTGACATATATATATATATATATAATTAATGTATATTTGAGCTAAGGGGTACTGCAAATGTCTAACACTAACACTAACACTAACACTAACACTAATTTTGTCTCTAGCCTATTGGGTAGCGCACATGTGGCTCATATTGCAGTTGCTTCGGAATCACAAAAGCCACGATCCTGTGTGTTTGTTGATGGCGCTACTCCTACTTTCGATTTTTCTGGCTTCTGTGATCGCGCAAAGGTTAATGCTGAGCAGGAAGCTGTAAAAGTTTTTCATGTGCAGAAAAGCTATGCTAGGTTTAATCTGACATTTGACTACAAGGGGGCGGATCATAAGGGCTTAGCCGGTGTCGTGATTTGTAGCATGGATAATGGAGAACATTTTCAAATTAGTCTTCGTCCATCCGGAAACAGCCCTTTTGAGCATCGTGTTGTAGTTGAGCACAATGCAGATCATAAAGTGTACGATGAATCTGGCAAGGTGCTTAAATGGGTAGATGAAGAAGCTGAACGTTCTCGTCAGATGACTTCTGTTGTTTTTACTGGTATTTTTGTTTCTAGCAACAATGCCGAGGACATTGGTAGTTCCGCATTCTTTAATAAGCTGTTTACTGCTGTTGCTGAGAATGCTCCATACACAGAACAGCAAGATTCTTTGATTAAGCGTGTAAAGCGTATCTAGTTCTTACTCACACCTTTTGAATAAAAACACCTGTACTTCTTAAAGAGACACAGGTGTTTTTATTTTAAGGATAGTGCATGCCTTCATTTGTAAAAGTTGGAGACGCTCCTAGTCAGAATTACTTTGGCACCAATATGATGTCAACAGCCCCTATGGCTGTTGCTAAGTCTGGCAAGCGCTCTGCATCAAATCTTGGGTATACAGGCACAGCTCAAGCTGATGTCATGTTCAATACAGATAGATACGCACCAAACGTAGAGTCCTTGGAGCGTGAAAGTCTTTTAGATGATATTACACCTAAAACTGATTATGCCCAAGCACAGCTATTCAACAGAATCTATCGTGATGATTCTGTAGCGGGTCAGGGCACGGATATGATTGCTACCCTTCCCTGGTCAGATATGACCTTGTCCGGTATTGATGATCCAGCAATCATGCGCATCTATGAAGAAACCGTAGAGCAGTTGGATCCTGTTCAGTTGATGCCTGAGATAACACGCGAGTTTCTTAAGTTTGGACGCCACTCATCTACTTTGCTATTTGATGAGGATAATGGAACATTCTTTGATATGTTCGCACATGATCCGCAGTTCTTAGAGATCACTCCTATTCCTATTCGTGGCTGGGATCCTAAGATTGATTGGGTTTGTGCTCCTGATATGCGAAAGTTCCTTGAGTCCAAGGATGACCGTGATAAAGCCGCTAAAGGCAGCTTGCCAGATAACCTACGCAGGGCTCTTCTTACAGGTAAGGCTGCTTTAGATCCAGCAACAACCTTGTATGTACCTCGTCGTGTTAATACCTATGATCATAAAGGTACATCTATATATTTTCGTATCTTACCGTATTATGCTATTGAAAAGCATTTACAGGCAGGTACTATTACAATGGCCCGCCGTCGTATTCGTTCTATTCTGCACGCCTCTGTAGGTATTGATAACGTGTGGGAACCCACGATGGACGAGTTGGATGAAGTCCAACGTATTTTTGTTCAGACAGAAGAGGATCCCACTGGTGCTGTTGTTGTTACTCGTAATGGTATAACGGTATCCGAATACCGTAATGGTGGTGACTTTTGGAAGTTGTCGGAGGAACAAGATTCTCTGCGTGCTGCAAAGCTTGCCGCTATGGGCTTATCTGACACCTTCTTGACTGGGGAAGCTAGCTATACAACAACGGAAGCTACACTGTCCGTGTTCATGGAGAGCATTAAAGTCATGCGCTCCTATATTGCACAGAAGGTCTGGGAGCATACGATCTTTGATAGATTAGCTCGTGCTCATCAGTTTCTGCGCCGTACACCTGCTGAACTATCACACCATGTTCGTACCACAGCATCCATGTCCTTTGAAGATGCTATGGATATTCCACGTAACAGTTTATTGCTGCCTACGATTCACTGGAACAAAAATCTATCGCCTGAGTCGGATACTTCTTACATTGATATTTTGGAGAAGATAGAGCAGCATGGGGTGCCTATTTCTCTGAAGACATGGGCATCTGCTGGTGGCTTAGACCTGTCTTCTTTGATGGAGCAGTTGCCAGAAGATGCTAAGCTTCGTGGGCAAATTGACAAGCTGCATCCTGAAGAGGGTGAGGGTGGCGAAGGCGGTGGGAGCGGAGGTGGCGACTTTGGTGGAGCATTTAGTTCTACTGTTGCTACGCCTTCTACATACTTCTGGCAGCCTGCTATTAGATCTGTAGCTTATGCCTCTGGGAATATGTCCGCTGATCAACCTGTCATGGATTTAACACCGTCTGAGTGGGCTTCTGTTGTCAGCTATGTAACCAAAGACAACCGTCGCATGGGCATCCTAAAGGATAACGCCGCATTGTCTCGGTACCTGGGTGAGCGGTTTTCTGAGGCTACAGCAAAGATAGAAACATCAAAGTTTCTTTTGAATAGACTTGGTTTCGCTACTGTTCCTGTTGCTCGTGAGACTGTTGAACGTCTTGCGAATCTATATGAGACACAATCAAAAGTAGCACAGGCTAGTCATAATAAGGATCTTATTAGATTGGTTCGTGCTGAGATTATCAAACTTACCGATATATACAACCGTTCTTCTCAACAGACGAGTTTAGGGTCGTCTTCTTCGGGTCCCAGTGCTCGTATAACTGATGGTTTTGCTTCTGTGAGCAATAATATGGTTAGTGCTAGCCAGGGACCCAAGATCAAGGATGAGACCTCCAAGCTTACTATGTATTCCGGATTGGGCTAGTTCTAATGTCGCATAATGCCAATGATTATCGTGAGGCAGCAAATATCAGTCCCGTGGATCCTGATATTCGTGCTTATATGTTTCAAGATTTATCTAGGATCAAGGATGATATCGCTACTATTGATTCTAGAATAAATGAAGCTGTAAGAGAGGCGAATGACCGTACCGAGTACGCTCTTCAGCAGATTCGGACTCATTTTGAAGAAGAGATACGGCGTTTATCTAATATGTATTCAGCCGTTGCTGAGAAGTTATCTGCCGCAGTAACTATTACTAATGCTAACGCGGAGGGTATTGCGGAGTTACGTAGCTTAGTTTCAAGTCTTAAAGATTCTATAGCTCGCTTGGAGGGTATTGATGGTCGTGTTGATACTATCATTCAAGCAAAAGTTGCAGATACATTTAAGAATATAGAGTACTTGATAGATAATAAAATAATGAAGCAGCAGAATTTAGAGAATGCAGAGATGCCTAGAAGCGAGCTTCGTTCTGTTCCTACAAAGGTATCTGATATAGATAAACGATTAATCACATTAGAGCGTAAAATGTGGCTAATCAATTTACTTGGTATAATAATCATGGGTATCGTTGCTTCTTTTGGCAAAGAATTAGCCCAACTGTTGTTTAAGTTCCCTCGTTGAGTGCAGGATCTATCATGGTAACACCGTTTCACGATCTTACAGTAGAAAACGTAGACAGATTGGATAACATACTGCATACGGCAGCATCGTTTTTTGTTCTGTGCGTTGGGTTCTCTAAAGAGCAAGCGTCCGCTTTTACAAAAGCATACCGACGAGAGTTTTCTGCTAACTGGTTATCGTTGCAGCATAATACCTGCCATGTAGAATCTACTGTTATTGCTTATGTTGATAAATCTTTATTTGATGCTGTTCTAGGTGAGTTACAATATATACCTGCTGTTATTATGTTGAATGAAGATGTAACATATACTAAGATAACAAAACGATATGTTAGAAAAACTCATACTCCTCTGATACGTGTAACATCTGAGCCTAAGGCCGTTGTTGAGCTATGCCGGGATGACTATTATAATAATGTTTGTGCTACTATAACAGCAACTGACTTAAGTAATTCTGAAGTTGTTTGTCCTACGTTAGATTATGCGCTGCTGGTTAGTTTACGCATGAATAAAGATATAATACAGAGAGCTAAAGATGTATCCGGATCAGCTACAACGGCTATCCCTCTTGAAGCCTTAGATCTTGATGCAGAATCAGCCGTGGATGCCGTTCAGGAGAATCCACCTAAAGGGCATACTTACGGGTTATCTAAACTGAAATCTTTATGCACAAAAGGTAATGCTACAATAGCTGTTGCTCGTGCTGCTATTCTATTGTTTTTACTTTGTGCCTCGGTGGCCCTATAATGGGAATACGATCAGTACGACAACCTGCCCCATCGCAGCAATGGAGAGATGACGGTAATAGTGTCATGTCTCGTACTGACGGTTTAGTGGGGCCTGGTCGTGAAATAGCTGAAGGTCTGATTAAACAGGTAGTCCAGTTAAATTCTAATGCCCTGAGTATAGATACTCGGTACTTTTACTACTACAAGCGTAAGTCCTCGGGGCGTACCTGCTCGTGCCTGTTAGCTGATCAGACTTCTCCTGATGGTACTTGTAATGTATGTTTTGGTACTGGTATTCCCGGTGGTTATGACAAGTTCGGTACCTACTCTGATATTTTAGATTATACGACACCTGAGATGAATATGTCGGGTGTTGTTCCTGACCTAGGTTCTCGTCCTGTCTTACTTGTTCTGGATCCTCAGAACCTATCTGGCTGGTTTGAGGCTACCTTTGCGACTCATCGTAATAAGGGTTATGTTGATTCTATTAGATTTATCTACTCAAGCAAGAGTGGCTATTCTACGGTTACACCCACGATACGTGTCTCTGGGTCTTCGGTTAGTACCGCGATACCATTAACAGAAGCAAATTTAACATCTATAATTAGTACATCTACTGCGTTTACTATTCGTGTGACTATGACACGCACATCCTTAGATGTGATTTCTCCGGCTTTTTCAAATATCTATTTTAGATACGGGTTGTTGAATAAGAAGGATTTGATGATTCGCGGTGACATACCAACTAATACAGAAACCGTTAATCTACAAGAATACGGTTTTGAGGAACAGTTTGGCGTTACACAGATTGTGTTTGATAATAGGATAACGGCTTATACACAGGATGATTTCTTATACTACCCTGAGCAGGACAAAGTATATAAAATTACAGAAGTAGCTCCTAAGTATGCTATAGGTCGTTATATGGGTTTTGATGTGAACTGTCGTGTTGCACAGCAGTTTGAGATATACCGTAAGTTTCCACTGTAACTACGTATTGATGTTTTATTTACCTTATTAACTGTTAGGAGATTACTCATGACAACATCTACATATATCTACTACAAGTCTGTTCCAGAAAATGCAGAAGGTGACTCCCGTGGTTGTCTTCTATCTGGTATGATAACTAAAGATGATACTGTTGATCTATCTGAGTTCGGCTTTACCGAATCCTGTGGAAGAGTGTATGTAAAATTTCTACATAATTCTAATTATGTATTTGTTCCTGGATCTTATTTGTATGATGTTCTCAATTCTGTCTACTACAGATGTTTGGAACTACATTCCGCAATGACTGAAGCTGAATTTGGTTTTAATATTCCTGCGTTTGCTACTATATTAATTTGTCGTGTCCTTGGTGACTTTGAAGTACCTGAGGGTATTGTTATCGCAGCTACTTGTGATTCTGTAGAAGCTAAGCATGTGTTTGGTTCTGATTTATCGGGTGTTAGCTTAGATAATAATTCACCCGTTGTATTGATGTGACAAAAGCTAAACACCTATGACTATCTATCTACATTTTGTTGCATTAAGCTGGTTGGTAGCTCTTTTTGTTAAGACGCCTATAGCTTTTCATCTATCAAAAGTAATAGGACGTGCTGTTGCTTGTCCTCTTTGCTTAGGTTGGTATCTTGGTTTTGCCCTAGGTATTGTTCATCTATGTACAGGTTTAGTTACTTTTGATTGGTATTTCCCAGCTATTTCTGCCATGGTAACTAGTGGTTCAGCTTTCAGTATACGTGTACTACTAGATATTGTAGATGCTCTACATACACGTGTGCTTCTATGGGAATCTAAATAATGAGTTGCTGTAGTGGGAAATTGCAGCCCTTGACTACAAAAGCTACTGTATGTCCCCACTGTGGAAGATACTCTACTACTCGATCTGGCACCCAAATATGTCCGAAATGTAAGAACATCTTTTTAGTTCGGACACAGGCAAGGACTGCATGAATAAGATCAAAGCTACCACAGGCGTTGCTCCTGAAGATTATCACGACACCGTGTTTCAAATAATCGACGGAGAAAGGCCGAAACATAAGTATGTACAAGCAATCAAGATCTACGGGGACGACGATGTCGCAGATACCCCTGAGAGACGAGGCTTGGTTCAAACTCGTGTGCTTCTTGATCTTGATGATCCACAGGCAGAAGGATCTGAAGTATGTCTCTCACCAAAAGATTTGAAGCGTCCTGATATCTTTCCAACTTTGATACACGACCCAAAGATGTGGCGTGCTTCCTATGATACACCTATTCCTGAATTAGCTGTTGCTGCTTGGGATATGGTAGAGCGTAACATATTTAATATAGCTACTGCTGGTATCGGTCAGCAGTTTAATCTAGAACGTGATGCTAATAAAGTTCTGAATGCTATTAAAGTTATGCTTAGTGGTTACTTTGGTGGATTTGTTCTTATACAATTACTTGGGTGGATTAAGAAGAAGCTGTTTGAGCGTATTCATCAACTAAATCCGCCTACTCCTGTATCTGTTGATTCTAAATTAGCCGACATTCGTATACACGGTTTGAAAGGTGTATACGATTCACGGTCATTCAATCGTTTTTATACAGGAGCTTCTTCTGATAATCCTGACGAGTTGGCTTCTGTTAATGTATTAGATGCTTTATCCAGAACATTTCCTCATAGACCTGTAGCGTTGGTATCTATACTTCGTGACGGTAAGATTGAGCATCAGCCTCTCTTCCGACATGACTTCGAGATGGCTAAAGACGTGTTTGTTGATTCTCAGGTAAGTATTAAGTCTGTTGTTGCTTTAGCTATATCTATGAACATGGATAAGGCTGATGATCACGATATTAAAGTTATACTTGAGTTTTGTGCAGATAAGTCGAAGTATACTGCCTCTGTGTCTGTAGGTGGTGGCAAGATTGATGTGTCTGATGTAAAATGTGAAAAGGCAGGTACCCTGTCACCTCACCCTGTTATTGAGACTCGTGGCACTCTGCGTGATGACTTGCTATCAAATTTTATTGGTAGTATTAAATCTCATGGGTTGTTTGCTCATAAAAGTCACACTAAGTCTGCTATTCTTCCTTTCCATGTCGCTCGTAGCCTTGTAGCGCACCTAGATACCTGTGATTTGAAGTATAAGCTGCAGACAAATTCAGCTAGTGATACGGGGATTGAGATTATGGTGCTGGACCCTGCGGGCGAGCATCCACGTCTCATCGGGTACATAACAGATAAATCTATGGGTACTCCTGAGACTTTGGATAACTTCGCACCCTCTGATAAATTCAAGTCACTGGATGTTGATTCCATATTACAAGGTGAGTCACCTGTGATTGTCTTGGGAACTAATCCGTTGACCTCCTTCGCCGCTGCAACAAAGCGGGACGAGTATCTGAGTCAGTTTATAAAAGATAGTTTAGAACATAACCGTAGAGTTAAATATACATCTACCATATTTGGTGTTAAGGATATATTTATTACTACGGATGTATCAACATTAAGTGAACCTTTGTCTGATCGTAAAGTTGTTGTTGATTTCCCTATAGATCTACCTAAAGGGTATGACTTTGAGAACTTCAAAACAACTGCTGTTGGTACGTTTACATCAAGAACTCCTTCTTCTATTCAAATGGCTCTTGTCGATGGCAAGAATGTTGGCGGAACACCAACAGTAAACATTGTGTATTCCTTTAAGGGTTCCGATGTTGACTTAGCTATTGAACTTCTTTATACAGTGCTTCAGCTTTCAATCCATCAATGAGGTAATTACGATGTCCGGTGAACTTGATAACCTTGCTATTGCCCTAGCTTCTGCTGGTGTACAGCACACTTATGTAAAGTCGAAACCTGAAACTATGGCAGAGCTCTCACAGGCTCTAGCTTCTGCCGGCTTGAAGCATATGCTTGTTGGTGCTCCTAATGAAGCTATCGCGGCAGGTCCGGGAAAGCGCATCTCGATCACTTACGAGACCTGGGATGATGAGTCCTTGGGTGCTGGTGAGACAGATGATAAGGGGTGGGAGAACGAAGAAGGTATAGAGTTCAGTGACGACGGTGATGAAACCGCTGTTGATCAAGCTGTTGACTTCCTGAAAAAGGAAAGCGCTACTGAATTCTCTGCTTCTTCTTTTACTCATGGTGGTTGGTATTCAACAAGTAGCAACGATAGTGATCGTGATCTACAGACAGGTGAATTGACTACTTACTCCTATCATCTGAATGACGGATGGACTGATGAAGAGAAACAGGCTATCTATGATGGTGTTACAGGGGTAGGCTCTTCTAATGAAGCTGAAGCTTCCATTTCGGGTATTAAATGGCGATCTGAGACAGTATACCCTAATGATGATGAGGGTGCTTTCCTTCGTGGTACTAGTCCGGCAGGGGAAGAAGTTGAAGCTTTACTTGGTACTGACGCAGATAATGCTGCGATTCGTGCTAACAAGCAGAGAATCTTAAGTACAGGTGATACTACCGGATGTCCTATTCGTCTTGTTCATCCGCATTCTAATGAAGCTGAAGCTGCTGCTTCTACAGTAATAACGGCTGCGGGCTATACGAACCTAGATGCCTCTACCGTAGCGAAGATTGGGCGTGATCTCCCCTTCAAAATTAACAAGGGAAGCGTAAGCGGCTCACCTACCTTTAGCGGTTCGGGTTGGGCTCGTGAAGAAGCTACTAATGTAATTGAGAAGCTCAAGAGCGCTGGGGCGGATTACTGGATTTATAGTTATCAGACCCCTATTCTTGCTAGGCTGGACAATCAGTGGTATGATATTCCTGGTAAATACTCTCCAACAACAACTCGTCATCAGGGTGGTCTCTCTCGCCAATTCGATGCTAAGGCATTTGATGCGTCTGTTACGGACTCAAATGTCCGTCGTCCCGTAGCTCCTGGTGGGCTGGATCTAGATGCAGAAGCGTCCTTCAACCTAGGTGCTCTATCTCATGCTCTGGCTACTGCTGGTGTTAAGCATACTATTGTAACTGCGTTTGAACCTTCAGCGCCTATTGATGTTGTGATTACTTCGGGTACTGTAAAGAAGCAATTGACAATTAGACCTAATCGGTTTGCAGCAGATTATAATGTGAGTCAGTTGGTGGGTGCTATTGAGGCGTGGTCTACTAAATACATGGGACCATCTGAAGCAACAGCAGCTACTGAAGATGCTACTGAGCCTTTCTTTATCACTATCAAGCATGGTGCTAAAGAAGTTACTGTTAAGTATGTTCAGTCTCCTTATGATCCTGAAGCTAAGACTATTCGTAGTTTTGTACAAGCACTACATACAGTAGGTGGTCGGTACAAGGGAACGCAGTTTGTTGAAGTTCCCCATAATGAAGCAACAGCAGCTACTGAAGTACTTGCTTTTGGTGCAACACATCTCCCTGAAGCCGCTAGGACGAAGATTGAGCGCGGTCTTCCATTCAAAATTAATAAGGGCAGCGTTAGTGGCTCGCCAACTTTCCAAGGTGCTGGGTGGGCTGAAAATAACCAGGAAAGCATGCGTGTCATAGATAAGCTGCAGACTTTGGGTGCCGACTACTGGCTATATAGCTATGCAACTCCTATTGGAGCTCGTGTTAACGATCAGTGGTATATAATTCCTGGCAAGTACTCTCCAACAACAACTCGTCATCAGTATATCCTTTCTGATTTGAATGCACAAACGTTGGATGCCGGTACACCCTCTGCTAATGTCCGTCGTCCCGTAGCTCCTGGTGGATTGGATCTCGATTAATGCCCTCTTCCTATTACACCCCAGACAAGCATAACCCGTTTCTTCGCACTAGGAAGAAACGGTTATCTCACTTGTCTACTCTGCGTGATGCTGAATCTCGTCAGACGAGTTGGATGGATCGTCCTACTCCTGGGAGATTTCTTGCGCAGAATTTGAAGGATGTTGGTGATTTGCTTACGCATATCCAGATGCTTCAAGAAGAGGGATCTCTGGCTAATTCACCTAATTTGTTTAAGAATTACTTGGCTCGTGCGTCTAAAGAGCTTGTTGATCTGTGCAAGTTGATTACAGAGCGCATGAGAGGAGCACAGGATATGGAGATCTTAGAGGCTACAGCTTCTTTGATTAATGAGTTGGCACTATCTGAAACAGATGATGCCAAGTTAGAGGCGCTAGCTGCTTCCTTGGATGAGATTCAGCCTACAGGGACAGCAATATCGGCAGCCCTGTCTACCGCCAATGAGATGACTGTCACTGAAGATCGCTCTTCGTTAGACTTAGATCGGGGCAAGTTAGTTGTACACGCTGATTTTGATATATCTGTAGCTTTTGCTGGTAAACAGCCTATTGATTTTACAGTTAAAGCTGATCAGAAGATCGACTTTGATGACATCCAGCTTAAATCTGATTCGTGATTGGAAAGACAATGCTTCACTACGTAACTGCATCTCAAGTAACTAACCTAGGTAAATTCCGTGTCGTATCAAAGACACCTGCTGAGTGTTCTGCTGAAGAGATCAAGCAGTTTGCTACTTTGCTTGCTGAGGGTGGCCAAGTAGCATCTACGGGTATGGAGACGCGGATCAAGTTGGCTAAAGTTCTAGGTTTTGCTTATTCAGTAGACTCTAATGAACTTGTGGGTGTTTCAGCTCTAAAAGTACCGTTGGATTCATATCGCAAGTATGTTGAGAGGGGCGCGGGTGTTTCTCTACCTACTGAGGAATTTCCTTATGAGGTTGGCTGGTTGTACGTAAAGCCAGAATACCGTGGTGCTCGTGCAGGTCAGATGCTTAGGTATCTGCTTGTTCAGCCTGTATTAGGTATTAGAGCCGGGGCTTTTGCTACTATTAGACATGATAACTTTATGCCCCAGAGAATCATATCTAAGTATGGTTTTGATCATGCTGGGCATGTTTGGACTTCTGAGCAGACAGGCAATGCTATTGACTTGTTTACTCGTTCTGCTGATAAGGGTATTCTTCAATCTGTTGCTTCTGCTCAGATTGAGTATGAAGCTATCTATATGTCATCTGCTCTATCTCGTGTTTTGAGTGATTCTCATATAGAGGCTGTATGCAAGCGTGTTCCTGCTCTGGCCAGTGTTGCCGTTAAGGCTTTGGCTCTGGGATATACTCAAGCAGGCTCGGATCTGGCTGTCGCTATTGCAACAGAAGATGCAGACTTAGCAGCACATGCTCTGAATCTACTGAATACTGATGCTGAAGTAGATATGCACAAAGCTGATCCTGATTTTAAGATTTTAGGCGATATTGAATCAGCCCCATTTTCTCATGAACCGCATCCGGAGTTTGTTCATGACGAAGCTGAACATAGTGATGGCTGTGCGTGTCCTGAATGCACAGGAGTACCCAGTGCCGAAGATGTTTCCTCTGAGATAGGCTTGATCTTTCAAGCAGCAATTTCAGAACCTAAGGAAGATATCCACCCGGTCAAGCAATTAATTGATTTGGTGTCTGGGCTTAAAGCTGCTCGTACTGATCTTCCTCAGGTTGAGCTCGGAGCCAATCCTTCCTATAATCAAGTATGTTTAGAGCACTTAGGTAAATTGGGCTGCCCGGAACTCGGTGCTGTTGAATCTATTGTGAAGACACCTGATGTTTCTTTGGATATGAATGAAGCTCACGAGACATTCTTACGTTTAGATAAGACAATCCGTGAGAAGCTGTCAGAGGCTGATGGGCCTGAGGCTGATCGACTGCAGCGTGTGCTGATTAACCTAGAGACGCTGATGTCTGATATCTTTCAGTCTAATGTTGCGTTGGCTTCTGAGTATGTTCCGTTTGGTGGCGTGCTTCATCGGACAGGGGCCATCCGTGTTGTTGGTATACGTCCATTAGCTAATCGTACTGGAGTGTGGGAAATTCTTACTCACTTCCAAGATGGGACGATCTTAAAGAGTGTCGCTTCTAATAAGAGAAGCTTGGGTCTATGCATCAATATGCTTAAGCTAGATACCAAAGTTAATTTTAGGGGTACGTTAGGTCGTACTGTTAAAGACGGTATCCTTTTGCAAGATGGTCGTGAGTTAAAGCTTTTAGACAAGTCTTTTGTTAATGATAAAACTGCTGAAGTTGCTCATGAAGCTAAAGAGGGTTCACCTGTAAGCAGTGTAGCTTCTGTAGCTGTAGCAAGCACAGCAACAGACAGGCTGTACTCTAAGATTGAAGAGCGTCTAAAGTCCAGTAAGCCTGCTCTCAGATCCGCCTCTGTTACTATCTCTGAGCTAGCTGGGTCTGTTCTTGTTGTAATCCAGGATGTTGTTCTAAAGCCTGATGGTTTATCTAAGATTGTTGGGCGTGCTGTGACAGATAAGACTAAGAGCTTTACTCGTGCTTCTGGTACTGAGTTTGAGCTTGAGAAGTCTCCTGGTAAGTTTGGGCGTGTCGGGGATGTATCTATAAAGATCAACACAGGTAATGCTCGGCAGACACAGGATGCTCTCGGACTGATACGTCGTTTATTTAGTAACGCTTTGAGCTACGGTGGGAATACAGTTGTCGAGGCTACTGCTTCTGTTAATGATGATTTGAAGTCACAAGCTATTCGCGAGATAGCATCTTCATTGACTCGCCTTGCTGATAGGTCTAGGAATACATATTCTGCCATTCAGATACTGGCTAAGCAGGAATCTACCGGGAACGGTCTTGTAGACATCCCTGCCCAGGTTGAACAGGCTATAGCTAAGTGCTTTGAGTCGTTGTTCCATGTTGAGCAACTGGTCTTTCGTCAGTTGGCTCAGGATAAAGCTGTTATTGAACCTAGCTATAAGAGTCTAACTCCTGAAGAGAGCAAGGCTGTAGCATCCCTTTTCATACCTATCTACAGGAACAAAAATGTATCGGCTTACCGTACTGCTTTGTTCACAGTTGCTGATGCTTTCGGCAATTCAAAGCCACGTGTTCCTGGTGATTTGATCAAGTTAGCTCAGACACTGCCACCTGCTTGTGACTTCATTGAAGCTGCTGTGTCTGTGTGGGTACGTCTAATCACAAGATCTGTGCGACTTAGATCACCTTCAGTTTCCGAACCCCATGCATAAAATTTAAGAGTATAGTTCGCTTTTGACGCGGCAAGCAAACGATGCTGACCAGAAACTAAGGAGCCATAGCGATCATGTCCTTCAATAGCATTGTAAACAATTGGTTCGCTTGTAAGTGGTTCCCACGTGCCTTCGCGCATGCGGCGTACAAATTCATTAACAACATTCACGTGTACCCGGCGATTTTTATTTACACCTGTACTATCTTCTAGGTGTAGCTGGCTAATGAGTTCTGGAGATGCGCTGTAGACATTCAAGATACTCCCATCGGTCATCTCTTGTGGATTAACGTCACATAGCCGCAGAAAGTCTTGCATGGTTGCGATTGGCATAGTATTATCCTTTTACTTGCTGTTGTGTGTATGGATTCCCGCCTATAAACTACTAACATTTTTTTGAATGTCAAGAGCTATCAACTAATTTGTTTTGACATCCAAACATAGCCAGGCGTTTCATCCTGCTTAAGATCTGTGTAACCGCAGCGTTCATACCACTTGTGCATCCACGCTCTCTCTAGTACCTTTACGCATACCGTTGTAGCACCGTTTTCCCCGGCGTATGCTTCACCTAGCTTCAGGAGTTCTCTGCCGAGGCCCTGATGCCGAAGTCGGTCATGTACAAGTAGACTGGCAAGATATGCTGTACTTTCATCATCTGCGTATGTATAGACAATGATGCTTGCTTTGTCTACTATGTTCTTTTTTGTGATTTTAAGCTGCTTACGATTATCTACTTCGCTTGCTTGTAGTGACAGAGTCAAAGGTAGTGTTTTGATATTACCTACGATTTCAAACTCAGTTACACCTTCTACCGGACAAGCCGCGAGTAGTTCTTCTTTGTTGTATTCGTACTTGTATCCTGGGTGTTCTGCATATTCAATATCTAACGGATCTACGGTTACAGCAAGGAATAAGCTGCTACCGTTAACCGTCTGGTGGATATCAAAGATGTCTCCATCTTTCAGTTCAATATCATTTTTATCAAAATGCTTCATTGCGATTACATCCACAACAAATCAAAAGCAGTATGATTTCGCGTTTGGTAGTTCATGTTATTCACGCACTCATAGTTTTCAACAATTAAGTCATACTGCCTAGCTACACTAGCCAATTCACCTTTGTCCATGTCGGCAACGTCATGCTCGCAGGCCGTGCAGTTATCTGAATCTACGTGGATGTTAATATAGAGTCCGTTGTTTCCTAACAACGCGGCATCTTGCATAGCATTTATATAGATTTTCAGGAAAGCGTCAAAGCTAGCCAGCTTTTCCTGCATGTCCCTATGCTGTAATGCCAGCTCTTTGAGACTAGTCCCTACGTCCCGAGTCATGATTTTGTCCTTTCTAAATTACAGTCCGTGTAGCTCAAGGGAGATATTCTGTCTCTCTTTATTGCGTTATGAGTCTGTCCTATCAGCTCCGGGCCAGTAAAGGTTCGCAGTAGTTTTATGTGGCCTAGCCTCAAGATCTTTTACTCGCAGCTCAAAGGCATTTTGAAAAAAGAGGCGCTTCTTGAAAAGATCGTGAACGGCTGCGGAGGCTTTGTCATCACATGCCAGAGTGCGCCAGTACCGATCACGGCAAGCCTTCACTTCAACGTAGGCAAACGTAGAGATGTCAATTGCCGCCAAAATGTTCTTAAGTAGCTGCTGCTTGTCCACGTTGCGCCTCCGTTAGCGAAGATTGAATCATGGTTTTGTTCCTTTGTTTGATTATAGCCAGTGCAGAGTAAAGCTAAGGCTGCCCCAGCCCGAATAGAAGTCTGTGAGGAATAGCCCGTGACGAGCTACAGCACGAGTCAGGATACCTTCGTTATAGTCGAGAATGTCCAAGCCTATGTCAAAGTCCATCTCTGTGGAACCATGTGCCGCTTTGGCAAGCATCTCTTTCTTATGGAACGCCAGGAAAGCTGCAACATCGTCCAGTACCGTGGTCCCCATAGCACTGCGAAGTTCGTCCCCAATGTTCAGAGGGGTCTGTTCTGCGTTTTGCATGTTGTCTCCCATAAAAGAAAAGCAGACCTTGATTGATCTGCTTAAATATACATTAATTTTGTATGTATGTCAACTAGAAATTACAAGTCAGGACTCTTTTTACGTTTTTATATAAACCGTAAACAGGGAGGAGATCAAGAGCTACTTGTTTATAGCTTTGGTAGCCGCCGATGACACCTGTAGCAATAACGCTAGCAGCATGTAGTGCTGCCCCTGTGAAAAGAACAAGTTGGAGAGCAGTGATTAGCCTAGGTGATCTTTCATATTTTACATTTTCATACAGTCATAGTGCAGAGATGTGGAGCCCAAAGATGGAACTCTATCCTGGGTTATTTGCATCCAACGCTTACCAAAATCGACACATGATTGTGCCGTGGGGAATCCCTGAATAGCTGTTTGTGTCGTTGTCTTAGAGGCGTATGCGCCTGTTGATATGATTGTTGCAATGAGTACCCACATGTTATTTGCCTTCCTTAAAAGCTTTTTTTAGTTGTTCCTGCTGCCATTGGATCTTGTGTACTTTCTGCTGGTACAGATTATACAACCAGTGGCACCGGAACAGTCTATCTAGGCTCATTCTATCTGAGCAGTATTCCACTTCAGAGTAGAACCAGTTGAGAACAAGTTCTGGTGATGCTTTCTCTTCAGCTTCATCCGGGTGTAGCTTTTTCCAGTTGTGCCCACTCTCGCCCCAGTTAAACATCACAGAGGCACCCGATAGTCCGAAACCCCACTGCTGTAGCTGGATTAGGTATAAAGGTTTCCAGTATTTGAGATCGGACTTATGTTTGGCAACGTGGATGTATGCGCTTACAGTATCAAATTTGCGGATTCGCTCAATGCTATATTTCTTCATTAACTGCCGTGACACATAGCGTTGTAGCTTATAGGGCATTTGTTTCTCGTTTCTCACGTTTATCTAACAAAATTCCACCAACATTGTTTCACACACTAGTGATCACCGTTGGTTCCGATCACAAGAACAATATACATTAATTTTGTATTATTGTCAAGCATTAACAGCTACTTTTGACGCATCACACAGTTCCTGATGTACTCAAGTATATCAAAGTATACCTAAAATGAGCTATACTTAGCTATACTTAGCTATACTTTGATACTATTTAAGTTTGATACCAAAATTTGTGGATACAAAGGCATCCATGCGTTCTTTGTTGCCATGTGCATTTCGCCAGTTATCCATGTGATCTGCTATTGTTTGCTTACCGTGCTGGCGATAGACAACAAAAGCCACGAGGAGCAAACCGATGGAAATTCCAAGGCTAGTGGGAGCATTAAGTTCAAGCATGCCTAATTTGTAAATCCGGGTGAGCATTATTTGAATTGTCCTGCGCGTGTGATCTTCAAGCTGTGCGGGTGTAGCCATTTAGCAATATCTCTAGGACGCACGCAGAACTGACGGTGCCATCGTGCCTTCTCAATGCTATCCCAATCCATATCTGCCACTTCTGTCAGCGCGGCTATGACTTTTGTACTTTCGTGCCACGCTACACAAGAAGCACGACCTACTTCATATGTCCACAGAACCGTATCAACAATGATGTGTCGTTTAGTCATAGGTGCTGCTGCTTGATGCGCTTTTCAAGTTGCTCTCGAAATTTGTTCACAATGTCATCTACGGACAGTTGCTGTGTTTTAACTAATTCTTCAATACGGCCAACAGGTAGCAAGTCATCTTCTTTTCTGTCGTAGTACAAGAAATCGGAAACAAGATCCTTAATTGTATTAAATACTTGATCACGCATGTTGTATGCTTCCTTTAGTTTTTAACGTATTTATAGTTATGCCTGATGTACCTAGCGGCATTTTGTTTTCTTTGTTGGTCGTTTTCTAAAGCTATATGGGCTGTCAAATCCTTTTGATGCTGCGATAACTTTGTCTCTAAGTCATGCACGCTATTCCGTATAGATTATTTTTGTCTACATGTCAAGCTGAAATAGACATACGTGCCGAGTCCGTGCGGTATTCTTCGGCTACGGGTAAACAGGAGACTATGATTTTGCGGGTTTCTCGTTCTTTGCTAATAATTCGTCCAGTAAGTAGCTGGCCAACGCGGAATGCATCTGCTGGTACTCGAATGTTACGTACAGGCAACTTAGATAGGGGAACAAAACATTCTAGGCCATCTGTTGTTTGGACGATTACACCACGATCTAAGAGACGCATGATGGGTACTGCTATTGTTTTTCCAATTGGGTAGTTTGCACCGATCACATCCCAGGGATCCTGTTGCATTGCTTTGAGCGATACTTGAATGCGACAGTTTTGGATATCAATAACTGTTACTTTGCACCTAATTCTATCTCCTACCTGTAGGACAGTTGCTGGGTGCTTTACATTTCTAGACCAACTGATATCATGTAGATGTAGTAGGCAAATCACTTCTTCATCTGTTTCAACAAAAGCACCGAAAGTTGTAATTCCTGTAACAGTGCAGTCTACGATATCACCTACTTGCATTTTATTAGACATAATTAACGAAATTCCTCCAAGTGTTCCCATCAGTTGTTTTCCATAGGTCGCTCTGTTTGTGCCCTGGATCATTGCCCTGGTTTATTCCTAGCAGGGCGACAAACATGTATATTATCATGTTCATCACATAGCCGCCATCGTTTTTCAGGCGTCCACGTACCATCCCAACCATTAACATTTTCCCAATGCAGTTTGTCTGCACCACAATGATCGCACACCTTACCAAATACTTCTAGTACAGCATCTGCATCATCCCAGCCGGGGTCATCTTGGTCGGGCATGCAGTCGTGGCCCATGTCATGAGCGTAACTCATCAGTTATATGTTTACTTTCCAAAGATCTTTGTGGTCCAGGAGATAGGAAAGTATTTGATCAAAGCCAATATCCCTCGTGAATAGAAAGACTTGCATATTATCAGTAGGCACATGTTCTTTTGTTAAGCACTTTATTCTATAGTGGGTTGTTTCGTTTACTTCAGTCGGAATGTGTGCTATAGTTGTACGTTTATAGTCATCCTGCGTATCAATTTCAATATGGTACTTGTTGTTTTCTGCGTCTAAGAATTCAATAAGCGCTTTTGGTGTGTTCTGTTCTTCACAATCCCATGAATTCAAATCTGTTCTGCTTAAGCTAAAGACGGCGAGCGTGGTGCTCCAGCTTTCTGGTAGTATATGCTTCAGATAGTTACATAGTGCCTCTTGCGTGTGATCAAAGAGTTGTGGGGTACCACGTAGATTAGCATAGATGTTGTCGTATGCCATTTTAGGGTACGCTAGAGGGTGGTGATAAATATATTGAAAGACATAGTTATCAAATAAAGCTGCTGTTTTGTGTCTAAAGGCTGCTAGACATTTAGTACCAATAGCTATATACACATAGAAAAACAGACCACCGATTAGAAGGGCAGGCCAACCAGCAAAGGCTCGTGTTTTAACGCATATGATATGTGTTGTAGGCGCACTAAAATAAAATGCGCACACCGTAAAAATAGTTAGACTGACGATAATTCCCATAGATAGAAGCAAGTCTTGTGCGTCACGTGACTTATATACGTAAAGCCTTTCAATCTTGTGGTAGAGTTTGTTATGCGTAGTGTTCTTCAAATTTGGTTTGTATACATCATGTTTCTTAAGCTTATATGGTAGTATTCCAATTATAGCACCTATTGCTATACCTGGTGTGCTCATGAATAGAACTTGAGCTAGTAGCCAACTTACGGCACAGAGTCCGGCTGCTAATGTATTTGCTGTACCACAGGCGTCAAACCAGGTATGCCATGCATCTGCTGATACAATGTTTAGAGAGAAGCCTATAATTACGGAAATACTTCCGAAAAGGGCTGCTCCAACCTTCATAGCGGTTGACTGCTTCATGTTAATCACTTTTAGTCCTCAGTATGTATTGTTTGAGTAACAATCCGAAGCAATTCAGGTTCCCACGGAGTACAGAATGAGTGGTATCCTGAGCGTTCTACCCGAATACAATATCCTGGTTTACCTGGTTTCTTGTGAAGAATAGCATAAGACTCATCTTTAGCAAAGATTTGGCTCTGCGCATTAGCTTCTCTAAATATGAGTGTCTTTTTATGCTCCATAGCATCTTGCACCAGACGCTGGATATTTCCAGCATCCTGGAAAATGCCGATGAAGTCTTCGCAACCTGCGGCTATGCTGTGTGATACTTCATACCTATAGTTGAGCAATATCATTTATGCTCACTGCTGTCTATGGGTGAGAATAAGGTATCCGTGCGCGTTGTATCTGTCGTTTCGCTGTCTCTTGTCTCTACGTACAAGATATAGTTGTCAGATGTTTGGACAATAAACCGATATTTTTGATCGGGAATCGGAGTTACACGTCCTGTAGGGTAGTCTTTCTGGACAGACAATAGGCATTGTGTGTTGTCAAGTGGATCTACTTTGCTGCTTCTATGCTTGTTGCTGCATGCAGCAAGTGCAAGAACACTCAAGAGTACAAAAATCCTGTTTTTCATTTATGCCGCCCTCAACTCAGGTGCATAGGCAAAATCACGAAGCACTCGCTTCATAATGCGTTCATCAAACAAATCAATGAAGTCATCACAATGAAGCAGTAGTTCATTGGAAGTGCATGTAGAGGTGCCTACAAGCACTACCTGCTTCCCTAAGTCATCACGGATGTATTGAACAGCATCTACTAGATCACCATCACCGTTTGCCAGAATCAGCCGATCATAGGAATTGTTGTGGGCAAACTTGATAGCATCAGTAGCAATACCAACATCAATACCGCGCTCAACTGTGATATCACCGTTGCAGTGTCCACAAGTTTTGATTTTGGTGCTATAGGTAAATACCTGTGTGCGAATTTCTGTCGTAAGCCAAGTATGGAAGGCTGCTTGCTTTGGTTCATTGTGACAAGTAAACCAATGAGATCGGTCAATCTTTCCGAATTTGGCCTCAAGCATAACACGGATCTTTTTCAAATCAATGCTGGGGGATGACATTTTAGCGAGGGCAATCATAAAGCCCCCATCCATGATAAGCATATTCTTCATGGTATTAATCTTTCTTTATTACTATTATTGCATTTTATAGAAAGCAGGTACACTTATTTATGTATACCTGCTTAGTCATCGCTTAGGTTAGCGAGATACCTGATGATGCGTTCCACGACGGACACGCTCGGGATCAGCACGGAACTGTGGCTTGATCTTGCGCGTGCAACTGTTCCTGTACGCATCCCACACACTGGTGCGCAGAGTAGATGACTCCACATCCATATTCCATGCAGCCTGAAGCAGGCTTACAAGGAGTCCGTCAGTGAGGCTACGCAAGGCAGCTTCCCGACCATGTACGCGATCAAAGCGCTCCGTGCTGTCGTTGATTGCACTGCCCACAATCTTAGCCTTGTGTGCCGTGCCGTTCTGATACAACTCCAGAACAGCCTCAGTCGTGCGACGACGGAAGCGAGATCCTTTAACTTCCTGCTTTCGCTCGGCAGGAATCTTCGTATAGTTGAAGAACAGCTTCAACGTGGTGGCATCCGTCAGTTTGATCGTCAGCATTTATGTTTCCTTTTGGTTAGATGTTCTCTGTTCCACTAGTAGCCCCTGCGATATCAACAGGTGGCTTTCCTTCAATTTCAACTTGCACATGTACCTCAACACCTTCAGGTGTTTTAACCACAGGTGCTGCTGTCTGTGGTGCTTCTACCATAGACGGGAGAATGAATCCAGGGATATCATTCTCCTTAAGCTTACTCGTATCCACTTGGACAACGATCAGAGAAATACCTGTGGGGATAGTCTGTGCTCGAAGTCCAAGATGTCGCGAGTGCAGATCATATGTGCGTTCCAACTCATTGATCCGTGTGTTGATTTTCCGGAGACTCATGTGCTCTGTAGCAAGTGTTTTCAATCCAGCATTTAGCTCTGGGGATCGCTTAGTGTCCTCTTTGGAATCCATTTTGTAAACATTTGCACGAAGCACACCCATACGAGTTGTGGAAAGATCTCGATACATCAGGTACATCCCGAGATCCGTTTGGATGCGGTTTAGCAGTTCATTATTGCCCATTTCCACTTCGGCACTGATGCGATGTCGTCCAAGAGCACCAAGCACCAGATTGATGAGTTTCTTGTTCTGCGCTGCTGTGCTAGCTTCCCATACACCAACCACGGATGCGTCCGTTACGATCTCCTCATTGAAGAATGTTTCGGTTTTGTCCGGAAGTTGCGTGCGAGACAGAGTGACTGTGCTGCGATCAACATCAGGCCCAATGAGTGGCACCATATCTGTGTCCACAAAGGCAAATGCTGTCAGGTAGAACCGCTTCGGTGCTGACTCATGTCCCCAATCAGATGACGACTGGGTGACAGCGAATTTGATACCGATAAGAGCATCTGCTAGGGAGTGCTCTGAGAGTTGGCCAGCAAGCCCCAGGTTGATTCGGCATTCAGATGGGCGGAAGCGACGCATGCGTTCTCCATGACAAGGTTTCAAGTTAGGTAGAGTTAAATATACTTTTAATACGTACCGTTGTCAAGGTGACAAGTGGTTAAACTTCTTATTAGCCATGCCTACTACCCAAGAACAACAGTCTGATACTCAAGAGCGGCCTATCTGGGAGCGATATGGGCACTATCGCCCGTATGTAAGAAACTCCACAGAGTCAGCTCAAGATAAAGCTTTAACTAATTTTTTCTTTGCTGTGTCTGAGATAGACAAGTATCTTGGTGGTGATGCTGCCGAGCTTGTCACACGAGAGCATACTTGGAGCGGTATAAAGCCATCCCCTGATGGTGAGATTCCTGTTTTTGTGTATTATAACATAGATCGACGTAGACTACTTCAAACAGTAAAACAGTACTTTGAAGTAAAACTTCGTCTTCCTCTGTCTAGGATGGCTTCTAGCGTAGCTAATCGAATTAGATATGCGCGTGAGATAGAAAATCTAAAAGCTAAGAGTCTTGAGATTAATAAAGTTCTTACTCTGTTAAACGACAGGTATGTTTTTGCAGCTTTAGGTCAGCATATTCTAACAGTACCGGATCACACAGATAATAGGCTTGTACATGTATGGGAGTTCACTGAGTTGGGTTATGTCCGAGCTGCTGTGTACGCACTAGCGACTGCTGGGCTGCCATTCAACGGCCCCTTAAATGCCCAGCAGGCACAAGAATCTAATGTTGCTACTTCGCCTATAGATACTCATGAGATCAGCCATGCTCTGCAATTATTTTTCTCAGAAGCTACTAAGCAGAGAATTACTCTTCCAGCCATGCCTGAGGCTGAAGATTTTAATCGGGCTAATGATATATTTGCTTATGAGTTGTCTAATGCTACTACACCAACAGCATCAGATTATTTTAAGACGGTTTCAGAGATGTCGGGTGTTCCTTCTAAGTTTTTAGAGTCGGCTCAGTATTTGAGTGAGCATTTGGCTACTTCTTATAATCTTAAGCTGTATTTGATAGCAGTTGTACATGAGCAAGGATCGGCTGACTGGTCCTACTTCACAGATAAGCAAGCAGCTCAAATATACTTGGCGTATCGTGCCATTATATCTAATCCTATTGTTCGTTCACGTATAGATAAAGTTTTTGGTGAGAGTGAGTCGTTCAAGAGTTATAGTCAGTCTGACGATGTAGCTGACTTTGTATTCAATTTCCTCTTACATCCGGAAAAAGCTCATGTTAATATATTAACAGCTTTTTCTTTTGACGAGAAAACACGATACAGATCAACAGCAGACATTAAATCAATAGTCGGTTTATATTTAGCACGTGAGCAAAACACTGTTGTATTTTCTGAATTTGACGCTAAAGCTGTGCTAGAAGAGCTTCTTAATAACCGAGATCACATGGATGCTCACGGTGATGAACTTATGGAAGCCTTAACAACTACAGGTAAGTGGGCTAACATAATTGATTTAGCTTATTCTATATTTGGTGAGCAGAAGATGCTTCAGATAGGCAAAGCTCGTACTCTGGAGCTAGATGAAGATCCTGAAAAACGCATTATAAAATTTACCACCTTACTCAATATGTTGTTTACATGACACAAGATGAAACGTTCAATAAAGTTTATGATTTAGCTGCCGAGGGGCGCTCTGATGTTTTGATTGCACGTGAGCTAAATATGACATTAGCTCAAGTTATGCGGATACGATCTAGTTTTACTCCCGGTGGAGCACAGGCACATGAAGTACGACAAGTTCAACAGACAACTCAGTCTGTAAGCACTCCTCAAGGCAGTTTAACAGTAAGAGCAACTGCTATTTCTAACCAACAGCCTGCACCTGCTCAGAAAATTAAGCCTAAGGAGATGCTGGAGCGTCTCGCTATTGAGATAGATGAGTGTCTTGTCGTAGCCTTATCTGAGTATAAAGCAGATCCTACGTCGGAGACAGGTTATAATGCTTTATCCAGCTTAGCGACTACTTTTAAGGAATTGATTAAATCACGTGAATCTCTAGATGATCCACAAGAGATTGCTGAGTCTGTTGTGCTGCAGATTTTACGTCCTATGATATATGCGGTATTGAAAAGCTTGATTACATCTTTTGATCATGTAAACAAAGAATTATCTCTAACATTTAATTCAGATAATCAGAGGCATAAGTTCAAAGAGGCAATTCAAGATATGTTGAAGTCTCTGACATCTGATATAAAAGTAGATTATAATAGAGGTGTTCATACATTAGAAGATGTTTATGGTGTAGATTTATCCCATCTATTTTTGAAAAAGGCAGATTCTACTGATGTTTGAAGTTGCTTTAGCTGCGGATCCTACCAAAGTTAAGTTTGTTGGTCAGGGTGACTTGTCATCTGTTACAGTTGGCTTTGAGTTTGAGTTTATTTGCAAGACTCGTATATGGCCTGAACTAGGTAAGCGGGTAAGAGAGCAGTTAGGTCCTGTTGGTGCCGTTACTAATTTATATGGTAAGCACCACGGCAGGGAAGATACTTTAACTGCTTGGCATATTACGGGTGACACATCTATTAAAGATTATAATCTGGGTGATTCTGATGATGAGCCTCCTCGTGAGGCCGGTGAAACAGACGCTGCATATAATGCACGTATTGATAAAGCTCTGGGTGAGACAGGTGTAGAATTGGTATCTCCTGTGCTAAAAGCAACAGACGCGGTTGCCACGTTGAATAAAGCTCTAACGCTGCTTAAGAGTATCGACGCACGGACTAACAGCTCTTGCAGTATGCACGTTACGTTAGGTCATCCTAAGATAAAGGACTACTTAGACCCAATTAAATTTGCCATATTTTTGGGTGATGATAAAATTCTACAGCGTTTTGAGCGAACAAGTAATGAGTATGCTCATAGTATATTAGATGCTGTCCGGGAGTCCTTGGCAGATGCTAGTTCTTTTCACGAGAAAGTTCAAGATGCTGATACAGAGCAGGAATCTGATGATTCTTGGGATCCGGATCAGTTAGAACAGGAGATTGAACAGACACCTTTTGAAGTAATGAAGACCGAGTTGCTGTCGAAATCAGCTAAGGGCGCGGGCTTCATCCATGATGGTCGTAGGAAGCTACTGACATACTTGACCAAGTTTAATTCGGGTATCTATGATGATAGGTACCACTCGGTAAATTTGCAAAAAGTAAATTCAAATGTAGTGGAATATAGAGCTATTGGGTCTAATTATCTAGGCGAAAATCCGGCTGCTCTATCAGGCATGGTTCGTAGGATCATGTATGCGCTGCTCGTAGCTGTTGGCGACGTGTCTAGTCCTAAGCTAGATCAAGCCTATGCGGCTCTTCTAACTCGTAGATTTGGTTTGTCAGACCCCTCACGGGAGGACAAGTTGATAAAATCTGCGGGTGGGTCAGCAGGTTCTGTAACACCTTATGTGTTTACTAGAGCAATACCTATCGGTTCTGATTTGCACTTAGATGTGACAATGCAGGTTATACCAGACTATGCATTAAATTGCATACGTTTTTCTGTTGTATTTGCTGTTATTCGTGATAATGCAAGTGTTTTAGGTCATTCTCATGATTTGGTATCTCTTAAATATATAGGTAAAGTATCTTTTAACAGAGACGTTAAAACAGGAAAACTTACCTTCGGTGGTGCTAACCATACAGATGTTTCAATAGACCATCATACAAAAAGCGGATCTGCTGCCTATCTTACAAGGCAAGAGGTCGCTAAAATTTATGCAGAGATCAAAGCAATAATAGCAACGCCTACTAATCCTTATCTAAATAATGGCTGGAAAGCTCTTGCGATTACGTCACGTTCTTACGGTTTATCGCCTGCTGATGCCATTAATATTATCCGGGTTGGTCGTAGTTCCTTATTTTCTAAGGATAACAACGAAAGGCTTAAGGATTTAATGGCCTATTTAGTTGTCCAGCATATGAATCCTACTGATGTTCAATCAAAGTATGCTGAGAATAAAAATGAGCATGTTGATAGGGCTAGGACATTCCTAAAAGGAAATGCATTTGGTCAAGTAGTTAGTATGTATCATATGGATGTGGATGATCTAGTGGATAACTTGGGTATTGTTTTATATAAGAAAGCTAAGCAGCGTATAGTAGATCCGTTTAATCTAGATCTTTCTGGATTTGTACCAAATATGACATTGTATAATGTAGCTGGTAATTCGTTAGCTTTAGCTGGTATGGGTTACTTTACTAGTTATGCTGAGGTCGGTGATTTTATTGTTAATCACTTTGTAGCAAGTAACTCCGTAGTAGCTACGTTAGCAACACTCAGTTCTTATCTACTTAGTGCTGCGCTGAGGCTACGGGAGTATCTTCATGGCTTGACAGCTTACAATCTGTCACAGATGGCTACTGATTATGCTCGTTATGCTGGTATCTTAACACAAGAGTATTCTGATAAGATTTCCGCGCAGTTTAGGCTTGGGTCAAATTTCTCTACAATGCTCTTTAATGCCTCCCGTGATACTATTTGTGTTCAAATTGTGTTGTACGTGTATAAGTACAAATTCAATAATGCACTGTTGGGTAGTTCTGAAAATCTAGAGGAAGCTCTAGGTTTTCTTTACTCTACAGACCCTCGTCTGGTACATTTCTGGCAGCGTACTGTAGTTCCTGCTTTGTTGCACCAATCACAGCAATAAAAAACCGCTGATGGGCGCTCCATCAACGGTTAGAGCAGGTACCAAAGTCATCCGATACAAACACTTCGTTCGCACCGTTTTCTTCTGCTCATAAAGAAAAGATACAATTAATATGTGTCCCTGTCAACCTAATTTAGGTGGTTCCGGACACCAGTTGCTGATTAATGTATCCATCTCACCGTCTAAGAGCTTTCTGGGTAAGAGAGCCATAGGTCGTGTGTTCCAAGCACTTATTGCATCTTCTGTAGAGTATTTAGCTGGTCCCACACAGTAACAGTCGCAGCATCGTAGGTAAAACAGGTTGTTCTGCACGGCAAGTAGCCGTGCATGTAAAGATCCGCAGAACGGACATTCTGCAGGTATAACAGATCCTAGAGGCAACTCAGTGATCTCAGGCAACTCTGGCATCAGAACTTCTTTCTGTGGGCACCGTAACAAAAAAATTTCAACGTTTAGCACGCAACCAAGAGCTTGAAAAAAGTTCTCAACTTTTTGGTGCTCTTCTTGATTGCTTGCCTGCTATAAGTTCCGGTGAGATGAGGCTGGATCCTCTCAAAGAAGTTTTCATATCCAATGACTTAAAAGATGGTGATTGCCATGAGTGACGCAGAAGATCTTGTCGTTCGGCTGCCTAAGGAGAGTACCTTTAAGCTATCTCCTACAGTTGTCAACATGTTAAGTGATGACAGCGAATACGGGTTGATCTGTTTATTATCTGATCGTCAGTTATTCTTGAGCCGTCTGGATGAAGATGGCATAGATTTGCTGATTCACAGCATTGTTAAAAAGTTAGATCCTTTGCATAATTGGAGAGTTATTGATCGCATATTTGATATGCCACCTATCTACCGAACACTACAAGATTCTACTAAGAACTCTGTTCTTCATTATCTAGCACAGCGCGGTGTGGATATCTTTAGGCATGGTAACGTAGATGATTTTGTCTATAGAAATATCTATGGTAATACACCCATACATTGGTTGGCTAAATACCCAGAGTTCCATGAGCGCATAGCTGTGCTTCCCTATAGAGTAACGTCAGTCCCTAATGGCATGGGGTTAACAGCCCTGGATGTTATTGAAAAAATACGAGCAGATGCGGAAGCAGAGCAGATGCGCTTGTCTGTTGTAGCTAGAACAGAAGCTATTGCAAGCTTGCCTTTGAATTATAAATTATCTATAGATGATGGCTCCTTAACTGATTTTAGGGTTGGTTTTGAGTTTGAATTTGTGTCTGGGTTGAAGCATACACATATTGCTGAGTTGCTTCATTTATCTGGGCGTAAGGTTGGTGTTGTGCGAGATGATTACGGTATTCCTAGAGATGTAGGTTATGATTCTTGGCATGTAACAGGAGACCCATCTATTGCTGCACATGACGGAGATGATGGCATAGAGTTGATATCACCACCAATGATGTTTGGTGATATTCGTAAGACGCTTCAGTTTGTTTGGAAAATGCTTTCTGATATTAATGCCTATACAAATGAGTCTTGCGGATTACATATGACTATTAGTCATACGGGTAATGGCTTCAATACTCCTGGATTCAATCCTATTAAATTGGCGTTGTTTCTTGGTGATGATGATATATTAAAAACTATGGATAGGGAAGATAACTATAATTGTAGGTCTTTTTTAGCTTATGTTCGTGGTATTATTCACGCAGATCTAAAAACAGGATTTAAGCATATTATCGGTCAGCGAAGTAACCCGGATAAGCCCGCACACCTGCGTGATCATGAGACGCTAGAGAAGATACCAACTACGTATGACGCGGTATCTGTTGTAGATAAGATTGCTTTAGATCCTCGAATGAAACTTAGGTTAGTTAATTCGTTTGATAGAAATCTAAGTATAAATTTGGTTAAGTTGCAGCCGGGATTCGGGTCAACACCCCTGCTGGAGTATCGTGCGCCAGGTAACGGATGGTCCTACAAGAAACCAGAGATGTTTGAAAACATTGCTCGTAGGCTGGCAGCGTCGGCACAGGTAGCTCTACACCCGGAAGAAGCCTTAGACACGTACAAGGCTTTGATCGTCAGAGATATAATACACGGTTAGTAGAAAACCGCCTTGACAGGCATACGACTTTTAGTTATTATTGTCTGTATGCCTCAAGCAACATCCTACCATGATTTAACTCTTGACGAACTCTCTAACCACCCTGTCAAACTCGGCTTTGAATTTGAATTTGCTAGCGCACAGTCTCATCGACGTGTTGGTGAGGCTGTACGTGAGCTTTTCGGTGACGGCTCTGTTGGTGTTGTAGAAGATTGTTACAACGCACATCGCCATGGTGGCTACACGAAGTGGAACGTTACTGCCGATAGTTCCATCAACCCAACCCATGCTGCTGGTTATCGTGTGGAGTTGGTATCACCAATTCTCACGCCATCCGTGCTACATGACACATTGACGAAAGTTTTTGCGTATCTACGTGACGCACACGCTGTAACTAATTCGTCTACAGGTATGCATGTGACAGTATCACATCCTAATGTGAATGAAGAGTACAGCAGTTTTGATCCAATTAAGATGGGCATCTTTATGGATGACATCGGGATGACACTGAAGTATCGGGGTAATCTGAATACTCATTATGCTCAGAGCACAATGGCTTTGTTTGCACAAGGACATCGTGAAGGTTTCAACAACCATCGCATTCAGGCACGGGACTTGAATGTTCCCTGGTCTGGTGATCCTGAGATTTTATTTTTGTTGGCAACTAAGGAGCCACGAATTCGTCGTGTCTTGATTGAGGCAGAGAAATATCGCTCTATCAACCTCAGCAAGATCTGTAATCACTGTGTGGAGGTTCGTTCTCCTGGTGGTGACTACTTGGGTGCTGGTGCAGATGAAGCTATCGAAACGGCACGTAAGATCCTTTCGTCTCTTGTTTACGCATGCATCCCTGATGCTGGTTTTGATGAGTATCATACTCGTTTCATGTCGTTTTTTGAGTCGCGCATCAAGCCTCGTCCTTGTCCTCAACTTGTTAATAGCGTTGACCACGTGACCTTTACGGTTCCTGGTTATGCTAATATGCATGTCTGTGTTACCTTTCGTCGCAAGGCTTTGAACCATGAGGTTGACGGGTGGAACTTGATGCACAATCGTGCTGTCTTTATTCACAATATCAAAGTTAGTGCCATGTTGCCTGAATCCGAGGCCACTCGTAATGGTATCTTCAGCCCAGCTTCATCAACAGCTTCTCGTCAATTTGATATTAACGTGCAGTTTAATTCTCTCTGTGCGGAAGACTCTCTGCTCGATGAGAACTACGAGGAGTTCCTTCGTAGGCATGGCGATGTACTTCCTGTTACTCCTCAGAGTGTTAGCTTCTCAAGTACCCTGGTTGATGTAAACCAACACACGGCGGCTCTTGAGCTTGTATCCGCTATTCGGACTATGCTCGGTTCGCCTGCATTTAAGCAGGCGTTGACTTCTAATGTAACCGCTGCTCTGCAGCGTTCTATTCTTGATACAGGAATTCAGCGTATCTTGTCGTTTGTTCAGGTTGGCGCGGATGCTCCTTCTATTTTGAACAATGACTTGTGGACACGTCCGTTGAGCGCTCTGAATGAATCGTTGCAAGCAACTCGCCGTGCGGCAGAGCGTGCTTCTCAGATTGTGAACCAGGATCAGTTCAGTACAAAGCTGGCTGCTCGCTTGGCTGCTCTTCGGACTGCTGCTACGTCTAGCTCTTGGACAGGTTCTGCACCTATTTCTGCCGTTACTTCGGAGTCGTCCGCTAATCACGAGGATATTTCGGCAGATGGAAATATCTGGAGTATGGTTCGCCCAATGTTTAGAAATACGCATTTTGGGAAGCGCCTATGTGACATTGCTCGTGGGATTGATGGCCCGGTAGAGGGAGATCCACTAGCATCACCTGCTACAGTTTTGCATGATACAGCAGTGGCACTAAAGATCCTGCTTGATGCACCACCTGTTATGGATCTTCTGCGTTGTCTGCAATCGTCTATGCATGTATCTCATCGTGTAGCTCAGGCGCTTACTCGTCTTGTGGCTAATTATGTTCAGCCCCTAAGCTCTGAGTATATGCAAGGTTTGCCTGTGGCTGCTCGTAGTGGTGTAATTGCTGATTGCTTTAGCATTGCTGTTACGGTCTCTCGTTTGAGTGACTATGTTACTCATCCCGCCCTTGGAACAGAGGCAGAGCGACAAGCCTTTACTTCTTGGTTGACTGCCATTAAGACTCGTGTAGCTTGTACGCTGACTCGATTGGATGATATACATGGTGTGGCAGCCTTGGTACATAGCCCTATTCGTTTGGCTCATGCGATTGTCAATGTTGCTTCTGAGCATAGAATGACACCGATGTTGACGTTGCTCGCCCTTGAGACCGCTCATGTTGCTGATACGATTCTGCGTCCTACTCACGTTGGTCGTATCCGTACTGAGATTGCTCGTCTGACTTATGTAGCTGGGCCGGATGCTGATGATGGTGGTGACGAGGACGCATAAACCTCATAGGCTACTTTTGTAGTGTTTGAGGCATTCATGGGAGTAGCCTTGGGAGCCTTGTCTTGAAAGAGACAGGGCTTTTTCGTGCTCTGCTCTATGAAACAAAAAGCCGCTTGTCATAAAGCGGCTTTTTGTATTTGGATGCTCTTGCGGCTTACTTTATAACTTTGAGTCCCCATGGGCACTTGCACTGCATTCTAACGTTACGGGCCGCTATCCCAATAAGAGAAAATGGCAGTCTTGGGTGGCTGCATGGGTCTACAGAGCCACCCTTATGCACATAGCAGGGACAGTGGGTACATGTCGCAGGTTGTGGCCCGATATTGATGCGAGCTTCTCTAGCACGCTCTAACTCATCTAAATCTTGGTGCTTTATGTTCTCTTCAAACCTATCTCGACTGATAGCTTTTTTCTCTGCTACTGTTTGGCGACGATGCACCGTGTTTGATGGCCTCATGATACGAGAACATTTATCAGAGCAATACTTTTGCTTAGGTGAGTTGGGTACAAAAGTTTTGCAGCATACGGGGCAAGCTATAGCTTTTTTAGTTTTCCAAAGGGCTGTTGTCATACATACTGAATATAGGGAAGAGTGCTCGTTTAGTCAATCAAAAAGATAACTTCTGAGTATGGATACTGTAATATCTGCTGTTGTGCCCGGCGCAAAGTTAAATAATTTAGCTGTTGACCTCTCTAAGATAACGGTCGGCTTTGAATTTGAATTTATATCCCCAATTAGTCATCAGAGTTTTGCCGATGTTATGCGTGACACAGACCTAGATTATAAGATTGGTGCCGTAACAAAGGAATACGCTGGTCACAAAACTAAGTATCCCGGCAAAAATTTATATAGTTTCTGGCACATAACAGGTGATGATTCTATTGATACGGCTGCTGTGTCTGACGATACTAAGTCCCTTTACGGGATTGAAGTTATCTCACCTGTGTTACCGTTAGCTAAGGCTAAGAAGGCTCTTCTTGATATCGTAGCTATAATTAAACGTGCTGGTGGCACTACGAATGAATCTTGTGGTTTGCATATTACTTTTGGACATCCTTTACTGACTACCGATCTGATAAACTTTGATCCTCTAAAGTTCGCTGTATTTATGCAGGAAGATAAGGTACTGGAACGGTTTGATAGAGAACGAAATGAGTATGCTCAAAATTTCTCATCTAGGATATTAAAGGCTATGTACGAAGAAATGCACGAGCTAAAGAATCGTGTGTTCCAGAGAGAGCAGCCGAATTTTGAAGAGACGGACGAGGCTAATTACCCTGAAAATTATTATACTATTTTACCTAATGAGGTTACCGGGCCTGCTCTTACAGAGGAGAACTTACAAGAGTTCTTGACATCTCTACGAGTACGTCAGCGTTTTGCCCTGTACTCGCACTATCTGAGTATTAATTTGATAAAACTTCGTAACCACTGTGTGGAGGTTCGTTCTCCTGGTGGTGACTACTTGTCTCAAGATGCTCAAGGGCTTGCTCAGATGGTTCTACATATGGCTCGGTGCCTTGCAGTAGCTTTGGATCCAACCTTGCTTGAAACGCAATATGTATTAGCTGTTCGTAGAATGCTAAAACAGTATAATGCACCTAAGCAGGCTACAGATGCCAAACGTGCCCAGCAAGAATTAAACGTTAATGAGGTGAGTAAAGCATCAGGCCAGACCTCAATCAGCGGTAAGGTTAAGATAGCTGGTCAGTCTGTACTTGTTACCATAACACATGGTGCTCCAGATAATCCTAGAGCTGATGCTAGTGTTGCTTGGGCTGTTATGGTAGAAGAGAAACATCGTATTGCTCTACGCTTATATGTAGATAATTTTGGAATAACTGAAGTTGTGCTGCCCAGTAAGTATACTCTGCAGACATACCCTGTAGTAGCTGATGTCGCTCAAGAGGTATCTAACCAGATTATCCGAGCAGCATCTAAAATGGGTCCTGTTCCGGGCTTGGTGAAGATATCACCTAGCATATCTGCTTATAAGAAACTTTTAGCACGTTTCCCTAAGCTAGCTGCTATAAAAATGAATGTATCTACGTTCCAGTCTCGTATGCGTGAAAGCGGCTTGACGCCTGTGGATGCTTGATTCTGGACATTACCAATATTATCAACATAGTAATTGGAGTTTTCAATGAATCATGTATACGGTTGGAAAAAGGATACTAAGGATCCTCGGGATAAGATTTTTAGAGCTACTCCACCAACTCAGGGATTACCTGCCTCGGTAGATTTGCGACCCACCTGTCCGCCTGTTTTGGACCAGGGTCAGTTGGGTGCCTGTACGAGTCATGCTTTAGCTAATGCGCATTTGTTTGCTCAGATAAAAGAAACTGGTGGGCATGATGCCCTACCATCTAGGCTTTTTATTTATTACAAAGAACGTGAGCTAGAAAATACTATTGCAGAAGATTCTGGTGCCCAGATACGCGATGGTGCTAAAGTTCTTGCTTCTTTTGGTGCTCCTCCAGAATCGGACTGGCCCTATGATGTAACTAAGTTTGCTGTTGCTCCACCTCAGGTGGCTGTAGCGGACGCCACATCGCATAAAGCGCTTCAGTATCATAGCGTGATTCAAACTGAAAATGATATCAAGACAGCTCTCGCTAGTGGTTTTCCTATTGTTTTCGGTATAATGTTATTTCAGTCGTTTGAATCAGATGTAGTAGCTAAGACAGGTTTGGTTCCTCTGCCAAATCAAGCAGTTGAACCGTGCCTTGGTGGCCATGCAATTTTGATGGTTGGTTATGATGATACGAAGCGTTTGTTCACTATAATGAACTCTTGGGGTCCTGCTTGGGGTGATAAGGGATTCTTTTATCTTCCTTATGACTATGTCCTTCGTGCTGACTTAGCTCAAGACTTTTGGGTTATTTCTGTAGTTCAAGAATCTTGATCTGCCTTTAAGCTGCTCTGCGTGTGAACCTCTGGATGTAGTCCGGAGGTTTTTATGTTTCTTCTTACGCATGACTATGATTTTGGGGAGCGTGTAAAGCTCTGTCATGATGTAGAAGACTATCAAATTTGGATGGTTGTAGCTATTCAAACATCCCTAGACGGTCATCAAGACTACACTTTGGCATCTGGTGACACTGAATACATAGCTGCTTGCGATGAGTTGGCTCCTATATCCTCGGCACATAAGCCACCCTATTCAACACTTGTTGAGTCTAACTATGAGCTTGGTGCCGCTGTCTATATTGTTCATGATGAAGAAGCTCATTTATGTACAATTATGCGTATTAACGTTTGTTGGGATAACAGTATCCTTTATCAGGTATTGTGTGGTGCTGATTTTATGTATTGGGCAGTGAGTAATGAGCTGTCCGTAGATATGCCATCTGATCCTAGTATACTTGACGATGATAGTGCTTTTGATGACAGTCAAACAACCTCTGAATAAGGTACGTTTTATCTGATGGGGTGCTAGATGTTCATTCCTAATCATACTGCACAGGATAGTGCAGTCGCTGCTGTTGTCCCAAAGTTGGACCTTTCTCAGGTTGACTTGTCTAAGTTGACTGTTGGTTTTGAGTTTGAATTTGTATCTCGGTTATCACATAAATCATTTGCTAAGTCTCTTCAGCTTGCTCAACCTACCTGGAAGATTGGCACTGTTCAAGATAAGCACGGACTTCCTAAGAATGTGAAGGACGTTGAGAAATACTCTGTTTGGAATGTAACTAGTGATGAGACTGTTCAGGAAGATGCTGAAGACCTTCTATCCTTGACACCTCATTATAGTATTGAGTTGATCTCTCCTGTACTTCAGTTGAATCAAGTTGGTGATATTCTTACACGTGTTTTTTCCTTGATTAAATCTACTGGTGGTAAAACTAACGAGAGTTGCGGTTTGCACGTTACATTCGGCCACCCCGACATTAATTCTGCGTTAACAAAGTTTGATCCGTTGAAACTTGGTATTTTTCTCAGAGAGGATAATTTGTTATCTAGATTCGGTAGAACGGATAATGCATTTGCTGATAATTTATCTAAGCGTATTGTTCAAGCGATCAATACTGAGATAGGATCGTCTGGGGATCAAGTTACTACACTAAAAGGATTGAATGTCTTTGATCATACACCAACATCCATACCCACGACTGATAAAACAGGTCCGAAATTAACTGATGCTAATTTAGCTCAGATACTAGTAAGTCCGGCTTTCCGTAAGCGCATGGCTATGGTGGATCATTATACTAATATCAGCTTACAATACTTGTCTAAGCATCGTGTAGAGATTCGGGGCATGGGCGGCGATTATTTGAATGTTTCAGTCAAAGAGCTTACAGGACGAGTACTTCACATGGCCCGCTGCGTGGCTATCGCTCTGATGCCTACGGCTTATGTTCCGCAGTATGTTGCAGCCGTCCGTAGAATGATGCCTGTGTACAAAGCACCTAAGAAGCCTATGTGGACACCTGCTAAGTCCGACGGGGATGAGTGATGTTTATTCCTTTTGAAACTACCGCCGCAGTAGTTCCTGGTCTAGATTTTAGTGATGTTAACATATCTAGACTTACTGTTGGTTTTGAATTTGAATTCATATCTCCTATTAGTCACAAAAAGTTTGCACAAGCTTTAAGTAAAAAGTACCCAAGTTGGAAAATTGGTGTGATTTCCAGTATTTACAATGCTCATGAGCAACTTGGTGCTGCTATGTATAATTCTTGGAATATAACAGGGGACGGTTCTATTGACGCTTCTCCTAATGAATTTGGGATAGAGCTTATTTCTCCTGTATTGAAATTATCCCAAGTATCAAAAATACTTGAATCTGTATTTTCTTTACTCAAGGCGCTTAAGTGTGAAACAAATGATAGTTGTGGCTTGCATGTTACCTTTGGTCATCCGAAGATTACAGCAAATTTAACATATTTTAATCCTCTTAAGTTCGGTGTATTCTTGCAGGAGGATAAGTTATTAGCTCGTTTTGGTAGAACGGATAACGGTTTTTCCTTAAATACGTCAAAAGAGATATTGTATGAGTTACACGAAGAGATGTTCCGAGATGACGTTACTAGAGTTGGTACGTCTATTATCTCACCCTGGTCACGAACACAATATGATAAAGAAACTAGCCGGACAGGTCCTAAGGCGACTGATGCGAACTTAGCTAAAGTTTTATTAGATCCTAGGCTGCGTCGTAGGTTAATCCCAATAGATCATTACCAAAACATAAGTTTATCTAAAATTAAAAATAATCTAGTTGAAGTTCGTGGTATGGGTGGTAACTATTTAGCACAGAGTACTACAACACTTGTAAATATTGTTAAACACCTTGCTCGTTGTCTTGTGATCTCTTTATCGCCAACTGCATATCAGGCTCAATACATACTAGCTGTTAAACGGATGCTTAACGAGTACAACCCGAAAGACTCTGAGGTGGTTAAGCCGCAGGATTTAATACCTGACGATATAGACGCAGAATATCCTACGTTGGATCTCTGGTCATCTGATGGTGGTCGTTTAATTCTATTTGGAACTAAGGAGACTCCCAGTAGAGGAGACTTCAAATTAAGTACAAATAACAACAGTAGTATTCATTTACATAATACTACTTTATATATAAAACTAAGCATAGATAGCATTAAAGACGGGGTATCTTCTGATTTTGATTTTGAGCGTGTAGTTACTCAGGAGTTAGATTGGATCATAAGTATCTGTGTTAAGCTGAAAGCATCAATTAACAAACATACATCTATTCCAAGTTTGACTAAATTTGCTATTACCACAGACAATATTAAGAAAATAGAACACTACTTTCCTTGGGCAGTGCATCTTGAATTGCCCCCAGATATCTTACAGATAGCTTATATAGGTTTTATACAGTCTTCTGATTTTCGTACCTGCTCCATTAAAAATCGACAATATTTTATGCGTGAGTGGAAAGCCAAAGTCCGGTAACTTCTTTGTATGACTGACGCTAATTCATCTAGAGTTCGCCAAACATGGCAACGTGGGGAGCAGGCCGAGTTCCGTTTCTCTTTTGTTAACTCTTCCGGTGATGCTTTAGTTCCTTTGGATGCTAATAAATATCCGAATTATGCTTTTGTATCCCCATCGGGTCTTCAGATACAGACAGGGACAGCTCAAGCTTATGGCACTCCTGGGCAATATCGTGTTTTATGGACAATTCCTCAAGATAGTGAGTTATCTAATGATGAGATGTCCTGGCAGTTACAAGTAAACTTTGTTACGGCGCGCCGTTCTCAATTAACACATACCTTTGATTTCTTTGTTGTAGACAAGCAGGTAACAGCTACAGGTCGTAAAGATGTTGTAAACTTAGCTATTCAAGGATCACCTCATCGTTTGTTTTGGCGTGGTGATTTTGATCCGGCGGAGATTACATTGGAGTGTTATGCCTCTCCCTACGCAGATAACTCTGATCTAGCCCCAATTCCACATGCTGCTGCTCTAAATAAATCAGCTCTGACTAAAGTGATAGATGGTGATAGTATAGTTTACTATTATGAGATCCCCTCATCTGCGTTTACTTTATGGGATCCTTTGAACAATCTGTATACTGGTCTGTGGTCTGTTCGTGAGACATCTGTATCTGAACTCCAAGTGGAGTATGATCAGTTTCGTGTCATCAAGAAGCAGATGGTTCAGTACATACAGTCTATTCGTTTCATGGTGGATAGATTCCAGCATAGGTTAGGTACCCCTCAGCATATTAGTGATGGAGATCTCTGCGAGGCTCTTACGGAGGGCTTGGGCCTGTTTAACGGTTGGTTCCCTGTATCTAACTACAACTGGACTGACTTTCCTATGCAGTGCTCTACATACTGGATTATGCTTTCTACTTGGTGGATGCTGAATTCTCAACATATGCTCCAATCACAGCTCGCATTTTCTTTCTGTGTCACTGAGGATACTTATGTGTCTACAAATCGGGGTCTTGTGCAAGCTAAGTATTTGCGGCCAGGTGCCCTGGAGCATGATGTTCTAAAACTAGTAGCATCTATTGCTTTTCACCCAGATAGAGAAGCTGTTCTTACTGGTATTATAGCTAATTCTTCTGACATAAAAGACCAGAAATTAGGGTTATCTGAATTAGTTGCTTCTACAGCACCGGAAGTAGCAAGTAATTCAATTTTGAGCATGTTTTCCAACTATGAGTTATCTCAGTTTGCCACTCATGATGAGTGGCGTCGTATCTTAATTGATTGTTCAGATGCTTTGTTTACATTTATTAATGAAACTCTTCTTGCAAATACCATAATCAGCACAAATGCTAAGTTTGACACAAAATTTAAGCTGCTTACACCTTATGGTAGAGATGTTCCTACTTGTGTTTGGGACCTTGGTGCAAAGCCTGTCTATAGATTAGAAACAGCGCACGGGTACTCTTTGAAAGCAACAGGAAATCACCCGGTATTAGTTTTAGATAAAGAACTTAATGTACAAAACAAGAACTTAGCCGATATCTCTGTGGGTGATGTTGTCGCTATATCTAAGCGTCATGACAGTGCTGACGAGGATTGGGATATTGATTTATCGTTTTTGGTGGATGCTGTTAATAGATACACAATTAAAGGTGCTAAAAATTACGAACTTCCCAGAAAAATGACTCCTGCCTTAGCTCGGGTACTCGGCTACATTACGAGTGAGGGCTATATAAATACTGAGGGGATTATATCTTTCTGTAATATAAATCAAATTTTATTAGATGACTACGTTAAAAACTTCACGGAATGCTTTGGTGTTGCTCCGAAGTATAAAGGATTTCAGATAAGTAGTGCTGGAAATAAAGTACACTACTACGAAGAATCAAATCGTAAAATAGCCATGTTTTTGATTGGGTGCGGAGAGCAATTTAAGCAGGCACCTGACAAAGAAATTCCGTGGTCTATCATGGCAGCACCTCGTAGGTTAGCTCGTGAATTTATTCAAGCCTTTTTTGAGGGAGATGGGTCTTATACATCATATGATACGTCTAAGCAAAAAGGTAAAACTTTTATGAGCTTTGCATCCTCTAGTACAAAGATGCTAGATCAATTTCAAAGCCTGCTGCTTAGATTTGGGATTATTACATCTAAGCATAGATATGCGTCAGCACAAGTTCCGCAAATACATGTACCAAGTTCTGCTATTGATATCTATGCAGATACCATAGGTTTTTGGTATAAGGGTAGAGATCATAAGCCGCGTGTTCGTTACTATGAGCAAGTAGAAGCATACCCTGAGTTTGTTGGTACTTATATTAAGTCTCTTTTTTCCGGAGCTAATAAGGGTTGGCATACAGATTCAGAAACAGGTAAAAAGTTTAGAGTGTATTCTGGTTTGACTTTGAACGCAACTCAAGCTATTTTTGATAGCCGGTGTCCTACACAGAAAAATCTATTATTCTATTTAGAACAGCGTACAGAGTTGTTAGCTAAGTTAAAGCCTGACGTTCTAAAGAAACTTAAGTATTTAGCTGATCTTGACTTTCAGTGGGAATCTGTACACAGTATAGATACACTGGAAACAGAAGAATGCGTTATAGACCCTACTCTTCCAGATCGTGATACGGACTTAGCACACCACTTCTATGCTAATGGATTTGTTACCCATAACTCTGGCCAAGCCGTCACGCTAGATTATGATCAGACAGGTGCAATTGACTCTGCTATTCAGCGTTTGAGCGAGTGGTTGAATGCACATATTACTCCACAAAAGATTATGATTAGCCGTCAGCGTTCTGGTGTGGGTAGTTTGGGCATTCGTACTCAGCGTGCTTTTGGTGCATACAACCGTGTTCTCCGGTATGACTCGGCTCGTGGTATTGATTCCAACGTTGGGTTTGAAGGTGTTCTTAATGCAGCCGCGACTTACGGTATCTTCCTGCCTTAATACTATGACAAATACAAATACCATATCTTCTGTTTTATCTTTGTTCGCTGTAGATCATGTTGTAATTGCTGCTGAACAAAAGCCTATAACAGAAGAGATATATGCACATTATTATAAGCTATCAGGACCGCAGAGAGATATTTTTGGCTGTAGACGACAGTTCTGGAATATAAAATTTCGGTTACCTAGCATAGGTGTATGCACAGTATCCGGTAGTTCATCGCCTATTAAATTTGAGGCTACACTAGCCTGTGATGGCGCACAGGATCGTCATTTTATACTTACAAATAAACAAATAATTAGACCATTTACAACAGATGTTCTTATTGTAAATGATGATGTAATAGCAAAGATCAAAGCTGTTATTGCTCACCCAAGTGAGCTTGCAAACGATATTCTAATAACACCTGGTGCTGAAGCACACTTTATACACGACTTAATAGAAAAGTTCTGAGGAGTTACCTATGATTCGCGTTCCAACTGATCTTCCATACCACAGTATCGCCATAGCCGATGCTAATGACCCTATGGCACCTGCTAAATCTGGTGAGCCGACACAGAGTGGTACAATGGCTGCTCCTGTTAAGGATGCTGCTCCTCCTGTTGATGAAAACGGCCCTGAGCCGCAGAGCGCACCTTTACCAAATGCTGATGCTCCTAGGGCGCAGGGGTTCGGTGTTCCTGATAGCCAAACGGCAGATACCGCTCCGGGACTTACTGATATTGAGTTTGCAGAACTCAAATCTATCTTTGAGAATCTACAGAAAACTTCGGTTACCCGAGGTAAAGACGCGAAACAAGTCTACAAAGAAGTCGCTAAAGCTATCTGGCAGAAGTATGCTAAAAAGATATCGGCATCACAGCGTTCTGAGTTTAATAAACTGCCACCGATACGCTAGCTAATATTTCTTTCAAGCATTCTTGAGCCTACCTGAACGTATGCAGTATTCTGTGTACGTTTTTCTTTTGGTTCCTGCTCATCCTCGGCTTGTTGTTCTTCGCGTTGTTCTGCTTTTTTAATTTTGATCAGTCGCATTTAATCTTTAGTTGATTAGATCACATAACATGTTTTCATAATTTTCGTCTGTCTCATCCTGCGAAATGGCTCTATCATACTCCCTCAGTAACACATCAATGCCATTCAGGGCAAAGTTTACTTCTCTGGCCTTGCCATAGCGCAGGCAATCTAGTAGGCTTAACCATATATACAAATCAGGACTGCGCGTAGCTACGATTGGCACAGTTTTGAACAGAGGCTCAACGCTTATGCCTGTTATTCTTGCAGGTACTTCTGTTTCTACTGCATATTCCCACACAATAGGTGTGCCTGATACTATATGTGATAGATCTGCTATGGTGCTCTGTGACCATGCTGTAGGTAGGCCAAGAACTGAGTTCTCAGTGACCGCGCCAGGATAGACATAGGGAACAGCTCTTAGTACGTCTTTCGTGTTGCTTGAGAATACTCGTCCTGTTACTTTAGATACCAAGTGACCCGTAAGTAACCGTTCCAGGCTTTCAAGTAATTCTATTTCTGTTGTGGCACAGTAGTAGATAGCTTCTGCTTTATCGCCATGGCTTGTAGGCTCTGTTCCTCCTGACGTAATAAGGTAGCCCAAAAGCCCGAGGTCTTGAGGTTGCAGCATACTTTGAATATACAGTAAACAGAGCCTTTTGTCAATTAACTTCTTAGTATGAAAGATGCAACACAGCTTACGCTTCGTATCACGAGCCGACTTCGTGTTAATCTTATGTTTTGGTGGGCTGGTCAATGTGTTATTACACCAACTATCATAGCTTTTTTAATAACACATACATTTATGCTTGCCTGGTTACGTTTTAGCGTATCTGTCACCTATGATCCTGCTCGGGATAGTGTCCCAGCAGCTAAGAAAACATATGAAAAGCTTTTCATTCTAGGTAACAGACTTCGTGTTTTATTAGAACATCGCGGTGATTCAACCTATAGAACCGTGATACCCGCTTTGTTTTACATTCCTTTGGATACATATGCGCAAGATTGGACATTTAGCTGGTTGACATCCGGAATAACTCTACGAATTAGGTGTAAGTACCATGAGTAGTACTGCTGCTGTGTCTAGTATTTTATCTAAGCATAATGTACCTTATATTGTTGCTTATGCCACTGAAATGTCTAAGATACGTGACATTTCGGTTGCTGGCCCTTCCGAGTATGCCTCCAATACAACATCCCTTATCTCTGTGCTGCATACTTGCTGTGTTCCTCATATTTGTGTTGAGGCTAAGTATAGTAGGGAGAATGATTTCCTTCGTGGTGCTTTGGCAGAGAGAGACCTAAAGCATGATGTATATCTTATTCATGAGTGGGGTCCTGCTGCTCTTTATTTTAAGTACTGTCAAGATAACAATAAAGCTGAGTATCAAAAACTTGTAGATGCTTCTGGTACTGCATCTCCAGATAGAAATGATCTGTTTGATGCAATTTTAGAAGATAAGTATGTGCCTTCCCCTGGTGCTGTTGAGGAGTTTCTTAAGAATACATCGGAAGATCGCTTGCGGCAAGCGATCCGGGAAGATGACGAAAGTGATTCATCTGTAAATTTTAGTTTGAATAATCACGGTAAGCTTCTCCCTAGAAACACATGGGTAGGTCACTTCTGCTCAGATGCTCGTTCTATTGCATCTCATGGTTTTATGCATGGTGAACCTGACGCTTACTCCTTAGGATTAACAAGACTCAAGTCAGATGAGGCTCGATATGGACATACTGGGTATAATTTTGGCTTTGATGTTAAGACTATGCGCAAGAATTGGCAGCGAGGTGTTGCAAAATATGGCAAGGAGCTTGTATTATTTCAAACTTCAGGTGTGTCTGCTTATCACTCTGGTGATGAGGAGGACCAAATCATATTCTGGGGTCCTCATATAGAGTGGGTTGTGCCTATTGTTCCAGCTCCTGTAGAGAATTACGAGTATCAGTCTGATGACGATTATGCCGTACTCGCAACTGATGGTTCGTATGCTTTTCGCACGTCATCCGAAGTGCCTAATTCTGCTACTTATGGATTTAATGCTGAAAAGAATTGCCGTGCTTGTGTCGAGTGGGTTGTTAAAAATATCAATGCTTATCGCAAGTCACTTATTTGGTACCTACCGAAGAATACTGCGAATACTGCGACTGACTCAGGTTCTGCCCTGGCTTCTAACGATATGCTACATAATTCTATTGGGATTACTGCGGCTAATCACAGGATCCCCTCTTTAGAGGATCTAGACGAGGCAGAGCTGGCAGAGTTTGAACGGTGGTCGCTTGCTGGGTTGATTAGAGATGAAGTAGGAAAGCCGCTTTTACTGTTTCACGGTGGGGACGAAGAACTGCGCGACGATGATTGGTGGACACCGGATCTTAGAAATACTCGTGAGTTCGGACACATTACGCACTGTGCCTACTTGCGCATGAATAATCCCGCACATGAAGAAGACTTAGTTGCTATATACAATGAGTTGTTTGCTACAGAGTATGACTGGGACGATTTATTAGATGTGATGGATACAACGCCTGCCGATTTTCTAGAGCAGAATCAGTTATACTTTGAGGCTGTCCGCAAAAATCATGATGGCTTTATCATTTTTGATAATTCCCTAGAGCACCCAGGACTGGCATACCGTGTGTTTGATGTAGACACAGATGCTTGGGTCTTGGGTACAGTTTCTTAGCTAAGCAGTTCAGAGAGCAGCTTGTTGACAAACTTCATGTCGGCCTTGCCCTTGAGTTGCGGACCAAGTTCCTCCATGACAGCGCCCTTGAGTTGCGGACCAAGTTCCTTCATGACAGCACCCATCAGTTTCTTGTTCTTCTCCATTCCTGCGAACAGATTGTCCACAGTAGCAACAACCAAAGCACGAACAGCTTCTTCAGACATCTGCTGAGGAAGAAATTCCTTGAGTACGCTGATCTGGTAAGCTTCCTGTTCTGCCAAATCAGTACGACCTGCAGCGGTGTACTGACTAAGAGAATCTTCGCGCTGCTTGACGCCCTTAATCAGGGCATTCATTACATCATCCCTGTTGACATCCTTGCGGCATATTCCCTTGATCTCGCTGATGAGTGTACGCAGAATAAGGACACGGGCTGTATCCTTATTCTTAGCCGCGTTGATCATTTCTTCATAGATAGTATTAAACAACGTCTTCACTTACTTTCTCCTTTGGCTCTGACTTGGTTTATTGATACAACTTGGCTAAACGTTAAATTCCGAAGGCGCTGATACATGCCTCGTCCCGTGTCGGGCTGATGTCACTACTCCGCACGTAAAGCTCACCGAAGTAACTGCACGAGCAGTTACCATAATCGTCAATGTGCATATGTGGGCACCCCATGCTACACTTGATGGGCTCTGTTTCGTGAACAAAGATGGTGACACTTAGCGTTCCTGTGATTTTGTGAGATGCCATAGGTACTTCCTCTTCTATATAGGTGTTCTGCTTTTACAGATTGTTCCACTGCTTTTTGATCCTTTTCGTAGTTTTTCATGTATTCTTGAATACTCGGGTACTGTTTTACTACATCTTGAATAAAAGATAAGCTTCCATGGAGGTATAGATCATCTTCACTACAGTGAACATCACTCCTACCCACAATAGCATTGTAATAAGGCGTAGGTACCGGTGCCCAATCAGTTCCTGGTAGAGTAATACCAAACAAAGTTTTTCGGCACTCATACTCAAGATGACAGTCAAAGTTAGGTCCAACTGTTCTGTACTTAGTTGGGCCTAGGATGATCTTGTCCTGCCCAAATAAGAGCAGTAACAGGATGAACAGAGCTGTTAAGCTGCCCAACGTCACACAGGCCGCAAGTACACCCAGGAAGACAAGTAGTACATTATGCATTATATTTCCTTTACTCTTACTTTTAGTCTAGCTTAGCTCCGCAAATTGGACAGAACTTGAACGGCATATAGATAGTGCTTGTCCATCCATCACTTAAGGAAAGTTCTACCTTACCCGAGGAAGAATCTCGTCCAAAGCTGGCGGCTCCCGAAATTTCACCTTGCCCGATAGTGCCAAAGAATCTTTCTCTGACGCTATCCTCAAAAGTACAACCAAGTGTGTGCTGCATCATATTACTTCTCTCTGTTGCTATCTCTGTATGAAGACTTCTTGTAAATATACGTTAACTTTGTAGTCTTGTCAACTTAAACCACGCAGTGTAAATTATGCATATGCCAAAATATCTGACCATCTATATAGACATGGATGATACTCTGTTTGACTTTACAGGGGCCTACCGTCAAGCTCTAGAGGATAATCCGGCACAACCCTTTCCTCAGTCACAGATAGGATTCTTTCTGGGACTTCGACCGATCACTGGAGCGCTACAGGCTTATGACACTCTTAGAGAGCAAGGCCACCGTGTCTTGTTCTTAACTGCTCCATCTGTGCGTAATCCCATGTGCTACACAGAAAAGCGGATGAGCATAGAGCGTCACTTCGGCTTTGATGCTTGTACAGACCTAATAATTGCTCACGACAAAAGCTTGTTACGCGGGGACATTCTTGTGGATGATAAATGCGACTCTAATAAGCAGACCGAGTTCCATGGGTATCTCCTAAACTTCGGTTCGTTGCAGTACCCAGACTGGACTAGTGTACTGCGGGGGATCTCGGGGATCGCTAACCTGTAGTTCCACGTCAATGCCGGTAGGTTAGCGATGACTATTTTTGGAAATTTTTGAGTTTATCTTGACATTTTTGGCTTTGCTTGTATATTTCGTAATACGAAGCAGTTGGTTAGCGAATTACCTCCTGTTCGCTCTTTGACAGTGTGTGTTTGTACCTAGTGCGGTAGCACTTTGTACCCATGTGTGAATTGAAACAAGTATGACCATGCATGCCGACAGCTTGAGGCGGGTAGCACTTTGTACCCATGTGTGAATTGAAACCGAGTATACCCTCGATCCCACCCAAGCTCCTTCGTAGCACTTTGTACCCATGTGTGAATTGAAACGAGGTATTGTCTTAATAAGGCATTAGCTAATGGGTAGCACTTTGTACCCATGTGTGAATTGAAACTCGCTGACAGGCTTAACGACGTTGGATCGCCCGTAGCATTTTGTACCCATGTGTGAATTGAAACTTCTCGACAGCCGCTCCGACAATTCCTGACAAGTAGCACTTTGCATCCCTGTGTGACTTGAAACAACGCTAGGTCGTGCGAGAGGCTTTGGCCAGAGTAGCATTTTGTACCCATGTGTGAATTGAAACATGGCGGCAGATTAGTTGGCGGAGAAATTTGGGTAGTACTTTGTACCCCTGTGTGGATTGAAACTCTTACAGTTCGCATATCTGGATTGACATCCAGGAGCTTGTACCCATGTGTGAATTGAAACCTTGTACCATTGGGCAGTCGCCGTGATTTTGTATTTGACTAAAATTTAAGCTTGACAAACAAATTTTTTGAACTATATTTTGTTCTACAAGTCGAGCACAGCGACTCTAAATCAATGCCGGGGGGTATTTCAGGTCCTCGTTAACAGTCCGAAGAAGAACTCACTGGAGGGCTTCGCTGCTAGGGTAACCTAGCGAAACGGCTGCCAAATTCACACACAAGTCCCTGCCTAGGTGCGAAATAAAACCTAGGCAGGGATCTTTTTGTTTTACCCTATTTGAACTTGGAGATGAACGTTGGCTATTCGCAAAAAGACTCCAATCTTGGGCGCTGCTCCGGGTGATGTGCGAACGACTAAGTCCTATAAGTTTGAGCTGTATCCAACAAAAGATCAGAGAGACAAGTTGTTTACTTTTCTTTGGGCAACTCGGTGCATGTACAATGATGCGCTTGAATGGTTGTTTACGGATAAGATGCTGTTTGATATGGGTGACATTGACGTGTGGCTAGAGCATCGCGTACTGGCTCTTCTTAGTGATACTGAGAAGAAACAAGCTATTCTTACTTTGGAGTTGGAAGAGCTGCAAAAACGGCCAGGCACACAATGTAAACAAAATAAGATTCTGGATAGCCTAGAGAAGATGCGTGGCAAACATGATACGTTTGTTTTAGGTTTAGCAAAAATGCGCACAGAATATGAGAAAAAGATCTGGCCACGTCTCTCTAGAGAGGACATGACTGTTCTTGCTGGTGCTATTCGGCGCTTGAATAAGTCACACCCTGCTTATGACGCAAGTTTGGGAATTCCAGCGACTACATTTAATTCGACAGTAGCCAAACGCCTTAGCCAAGCACAGAAAAGCATTTACACGTCAGATCGTCTTTCTAAGAAAGACGGCAACTTTCTTGTTTCTCGTAGACGTGAATCTACTAAAACACACATTGTTACGTACACAGATCCGGAATCTGTTCAAAAGGTAGAGAACTTCCCGAATTTCAGATCTCGTACCTCTAGCTTTATTTTAGAGGCGCAGAAACCTTCCGCATTTATCAATGGTAAACTAGGTAATCTTAAGATTACCCCTGCACTTACTGTTCAATTTTGTGCTTATGTTGACATTCTCACGGGATCAGCCAAAGAAATTACACAGGCTATCTCAGCTAGGCGTGTTATTGGGATGTCCGTAGGTCAACAGATTACTGTAGCAGTTGATGGTACTGGGCGTTGGTGGACTAGTATTACTATTGATACCAACCATAGTCCTGTGTTGTATCCTGTTGACATTAATAAAACTATGGCACTTGATTTTCGTCCAGCCGCTATTACAACTAGTACCGGATTCCGGATGATGCGGAGTCTTGATGCTCTTCGTTCTGTAACTAGCTATCCTAATTGTGCCGCTCTGGCTAAGAAGTATGAAAAGAATCAAAACGCTATTGTCATGAAGCAGCGTGAGGTTTCTCGTAAGTATGAGCTGCATAAGCGAGCTAGCCAGACGTTCAAGACTACACACGTTTGTCCTATTTGTGGCGCAGTTGCCTCAGACGAAGCTGTTGCTGATCTTAACACTTTTAAGTGTTCTTGTGGGTTCTCCGTGAGGATGAAATCTAAGAATCATCGTAAAGCCAAGTTTGAGCTATCTATGTTGCATGCTCGTAGTGCTGGTATACTGACAAACTTAAGACGGCACATTGTGCATTCCTGGGTAGCATCAGAAGCAACTACATTTGTCATTCAAGATATTCCTTTGAACGAAGGTTTCAAGGCAAAGGCAAAGACAAAGAAAGATGGGGAGAAGGACAAAGATAAGAAGCCTCGCAGATGGCGTGGCTGCGCTATCCGACGGCGCAATATCAACAGGTTCACACATCAGCTAGCTGCTGGAACATTGCGTAGCATGCTTGTTGCGTCTGCTGCTACTATGCAGAAGAACGTGATCGTGGTCTCTTCTGACTATGATCCTCTGCACACCTGTAGCTGCGGTCATGTTATTTCTACTGGTGCTACAATGTGTGATGATGTTGTTGCTAATGCACCTACCCGTCTACTGTATATTCCGTTTGATCACCCAAAACTTGTTCTTGGAGCTAAGTCAGGAACGGATGCTTTACGCAGATTTGGTGAAGCATTAACTCAGAAAGAAGCCCGTAAGCAAGCTAAGTTACTGCGAAAGGCTGCGTTGACTTCTGGCCAGGGGATTGCTGTTGATTAAAGTGAAAAAGCTTCGCAAGTATCAGGAAGAGACACTTACGTGGGCTTTCCATGTACTGGCTAATCCGCAGCGTCCACATTTGTTGATTGGGCAGCCACCGGGTGCAGGAAAGTCTATGCAGGCCCATTTGATTAGTCGGTTTGCTCTGGAATGTCCTAGTCTAGGGATCAAGAAAATTCTGGTACTGACACCATTGATAGCAATCCGTTTTGGGTTTGCACGTGATCGGGACTACGGCGTAACGTATACGTCTGACTCGTTTAGCTGGCTTCAGAACGGTGGCGTTCGGCCACTAGACTTTCAGACAACAGATGGTGCTCTTCTAGCTATGCTGCAGACAGATCGTGTGGGTGCCTATATTGCATGTCACGCATCTTTGGCTAACGCAAAAGCTGAAGATGCTCATGCTTTTGAGCAGTTGGACGACTGCTCAGATTTACTTATTGTAGTTGATGAAGCACATCACCTTAATGCTGAATAACCTGACGAGTGTCGTACAGTGTGCTGTAGATAAAGGTGCTCGAATGCTGCTACTGACAGCAACGCCGTTTGTATCTACCGGTTCGTGGGAGTTCATCTTAAAGAATAAGACAAAGTCTCGTATACGTCCGCTTAGTCAGCATATTGAAGAAGGCTTTGCACCTCGCCTGGAAAATGAGATCATCTATAGCGATATCTGGCCTATGGAGAACGGACTCCCTTCGCCTGAGTTTGTGGCACGTAAAACGATTGAGACGTTTTTAGCAAATGATCGAGTCAAGAGTCTTGTTGTTGTACCTGCTACACCGTCATGCCGGGCTTGCGGTACAACGGAGGAATACGTCGATAAGATCATAGACGAGTGCTACAAACTTGTGCCACGTACAGATATTTCTTTGTTGAATACTCTGGGCGATTCTAAGACAGATATTATCACCAAAGAGTGCCGTGGTGATACCTATCACGATATTCAATTCACGCCAACCACAGGCAAATACCGTGAGGGTGTGGATGATCCCAGGCTAGCCTGTATTCAATACTTTGTTCGTCCGAAGTCCTCTATTCTTAGCGTTCAGATTCCGGGTAGGACTCTTCGCGAGAAACCTGAAGGATATCTGCCTGTGCAGTTTAGATTTAAGTCTAAACAGATATTCCATACTTCTTCGGCTGCTGGCGCCCTGATAGAATTTTCCTGTGATGTTCTAAAGTACATTCTCCGAACAGAGAATCCTTTAGCTGCTGCTACTCTGCCACCAATCAAAGCTATGATCGGCGAACTGCGTATGCGCAGGCGGCAAGCAGACAATTCAGGTGATATTAAATTAGCACAAAGTTATGCTGAATTTGCGGATGCCTTGGAAGATGACGCTGAAACAACTATGTGTGAGGCTCTTGCCGACTTAGATGCTCAAGTTACGCTGGCCTATGAGACTCAGCAAGGAGTAACTCTTCCTAAGCTAATTCAGCAGTATGGAATGGACTCAAACGTTGTTAAATTGGCTATGTATCAACAGCTTAAGAATCATCCTGATAAGTTATTGGAGCACATGGAGTCTATCATTGAACGGCGTACACGAAATCACAAAGGCGGAAAGCATAAGCCGGGAAGTACGCCGTCATTTGAGATTGCCGACTTTTACCTTCATATGCTTGCAGAGCAGTATGCTGATGAAGAAATAGATCAGTTTGTGACAACTATTGATAGTCGCGTTTTGACCGAGTGGTCTGATCGCTGGGAGAAACTTAGAGACAGGACAGATCTGGAAAAAGCTGACGGTCTAGTTCAGGCTTTCAGCACGGGTAGCCTTCGTCGTGACGATCATATCAACTACCCATCGTTTGAAGAGTTTCGGCTGCGTAATCTGCTCAGTACGGTGCTGCCCGCAGTTAAACGTCCCAGTTTAGAGGCTCGTGCGCTGTTAGATGCTGCTGGGTTGTCTAGTCGCATTTTTGCTGATAACTGGAATGATCCTCTTGTTTGTAACAATGGTACCTTGCTAACTCTTCAGCGTTTTGTACCTTTGGCATCTTGGGTGAAGGCGCATGGAAGGCTACCCCAGATTTCTTCTGATCTAGAAGAGAGGTCCGCCTATAAATTCTACAGAATCTATAAGGACAAAATGACTGTAGTTGCTTCTCAGCACACTGCTAGTATCATACAGGAACTACATATAGGAGAAGTCTTGGATGCCTAAGACTAAGACAACGTCACCTGAGTTTGTTTATGCTTCTCATGGCAAGCAGGAATACCGCAAGTATGTTCAGGGCCAATTCGATATTCATTCTCTTGGTGATTTCCATGGTAAGTGGCTTGAGCCCATTGGGGCAGGTGCTTTAACATTTGATTCATTACTAGCAACCGGGCGTATAGATGAAGCTAGCCTGATTGGGTTAGACAAGAACCCTAGGGATATTGCAGGATCACGTCAGAACATCGAGCAGTGCCGCACTAAATTCCCAAAAGCTCAGTTCTTCTGTCAAGATTGGCGTGAGTTCTGTCTACAGTATCGCGATCCAATTAGGTACATCGTTTACGATTTGTATACATCTACTTTTGGGCCGGAGCTTCTAAGCAATTTGCAGGCTATTTTTAGTTTAGTGCAGCAGAGCTTGAAGTACCATGGTCAAGTTCTTCTCGCTGTAACGGCAGATTTGCAGGCAACTATGCGACATAAGAAAGACGTACAAGACTTTGAGCATCTGTTGAAACGTGTATTTGAATCACCTACTATTCGGCATAGCCGAATATCCTGTAAAGACATGTTTCTATATACCAGCAATCGCGATCAGATGGGTGTTTTGATCATTGAATTCTTTAACAATACTGTTCCTTAGTTAAGGAGACACAACATGCATTCTCTGCTGACCGCGCTAACAACCTGGGATACGGCCGTACTTGATAATTATACTTTAGCTCAGGAGGCACAGCAGCACTATATTAAATTGTTCCAGCAAGAAGGCATACAACGTCAGCTAAATCAATTCTCCGAAGAAGTTGCTGAATTAACCATTGAGCTGATGAAGCGTATGCGGGGACGAGTTACTGTAAATGCTGGCATTGCCGAAGAATTAGCTGATTGTCTAATTCTGTTTGATCAAATGATGCGCTTTTATGGAATTTCTAAGTCTGATTTGGATATCGCATTGCATGAAAAGCTGTGTAAATTTAACGAGACTATGACTAAGATCCTAAAGGAGAACCCATGAGCTTAAGTTACGGTCAGTTGGTGGATTATGGAATTTCACGTGGTCTGTCTCGTGACAACGCTTGCAAGTTTGCAGATGATGTTACAAAGAAAGGCACTGTTTGTCCAGATACAAGTGCTGCTGAGCTTCTTTTAGTTCCTTTTGCAGTTACTGCTGGTATTGTGCTTGCTGTCGATGATGCTCTTGGTGGCATACCTAGTACGCTGGTTGCTGGCGCTGCTGGAATTGCTCTGGGGGGTCTCGGTCTTCTGTTTGACGTGTTTGACTTCTAAAGGACAGGCTATGTACCGTACTATTTTTGGCAGTGTAATCTTTGCGTTTGCTCTGGTACACGCCGCAGATAATAAGCCATGGGATTCACAAAATATAGATCCGGTTGCTGTCCAAGCATCTGCGAGTTCTTCTTGCTCTGACAGCGCTAAACGAGCATTCAGTCAAGCAATTCAATCTTCCCTGACGAAGAATAACAAGTTCAGTGTTCATCTATTGATTCAAAATGGTAAGAAGTACGGTGTGCTTCGTGAAGTTCTGGACTATGTCCAATACTGGAAGCGACAAGATATTGGGATGTTGGAGCAATAATGTTTCAAGTCAAAAAGACAATACAGGCATTGTCTTATTTTTGTAGAGAATCTAATAGTTCTGTCAAGATATCTACGGCTTTAGCTTGGTTGTTTCTTGCCGATGTGTCACATTTGCGAGAATACGGAAGAACCATATCGGAAGATACTTATATCCGAACAGCTACTGGATTTGAGCCGGTGAGTACTCGTGACCTACTTACTAGGCACATCAAGGCATATGTAACTACGCCGGATGTGGTTTACTGTCGTCTGTGTTTGGATGTAACGCCTAATGATGTGGATATACGCAAGGGAGCTATTTGGGATACCGATGAGATGTCTGATTCCGATACTCAAGTTCTAGCAACTACTTATTCCGCATATCATAGATTTAGTCGTAGTCAGCTTAGAGCCATTGTTAGGACATTTCCAGAATGGCAAGCAGCGCACTTAAAATCTGTAGTATCTGCTGAATTGTTCCTAACAGGTGCTACTGACATAGCAAAAATTCATTTCTATCTAAGTCTTAGATTTCCTTCTCGACTGGAAATTGTATGACAGAGTTTGCTGATTTTACACCGGAAATACGAACCGCAGAAAATTTGCATAAGATTGCAAAGGGGATGGATGTATCTTTAGGAACTTTCATTGATTATGTTTTGTCCTGCTGTAATACTGCTGCTAAATCAGGTCTGTACTCTGTAAAAATCCTATGTACTTGCCACGATCCTGCTCGATCAGATATAAACGCTGCTTTAGAAAAATTAGGTTACCGTGTAGGATATACTCAAGGTGGCTCCGGTAGTTGGGCTCTTGGCGTTTATTGGGATCTGACATGAGATATCCTGCAAGTTTTTTGCGTACTGTGACGAACAATGATAATGCTACTGAGTTGCTAGCTACCTACATGGATACTATTCATGGTATGATGTACGAGCGTGCAGAAGCACGAGAAGATCATATTAGCCTGCCATGTAATGCGCAAACACCTCCTATTTCTGATGTACCGGCCTCACTTCATGCCGATGGCTATAGTGCTGATGTATCACGCAGCGGTATTCACGGGCAATTATGGCTAAACATTGGATGGGGATCCGGCTATGTTATTGGCGGTGATCGGCCTCTATTGAATTAGACTTTCATTTGATTGTGCTTGACAAAAGTGCAAAAATAATGTATATTTTGATTTATGAAGAACAACATTGAGTACTATGGACTTGTTCTTGAACCTTCTACCCATGAACGTCTTGTGCGGATCTACGCCAACTACATCCCCACAGGTTGGCGTTTGTTTTGCCATCACATGACAATCGTACATGCCGCAGACAGGCGTAAAGATCTGCAGGCGGATGCTTTCTTCATGCTGGGTGAAAATCACTCTATGATCATTCATGCAATCGGTATTTCAGATCGAGCTGTTGCTCTTCGTGTTGTTACCGATGTGCATAGTGCTAAAGAGATCAAGCACATTACTCTGGCTGTGGCTCCTGGTGCAAAACCTGTGGAATCAAATCAGATCACTCATTGGGAACGTATTCCCTATGAAACTGTGTTTGGTGTGGTAACGGCTGTTCCGTTTAATGCTTAAAGCTTAAAGCTTAAAATTTAATCCAAGGGAGGTGTTCTATGTTTTTGAGTTTTACTGCGACTGCTTATCGTATGTTTAAGGCGGTAAGCGAGATTGCTTTTGTCGCCTGTATGCTCCTGATTGCTCTCAGTCCTTTGAACTGGCTTCTTGGCTTGCACGAACCGCACATTTTTTATTATCTGTTGCTTACTGCTAAAATCTGCGGCGCGGGTTGTGCTTGTGCGTTTCTGACTTTTCTGGTAAATCGCTTTGTTGCTATGATTAAATATTGAAATTTAGCCTTGACAAGTTAACAGAACTGATGTAGATAATGCTTATGCTGGAGCTTGTTCTGAAAATCAAATCTTTGGACTATGTTGAGTGGCTTTTACTCGGAGCTATTGGTACCATTTTGGGTATTACTCTTGTACTAGTTGCTGGCGTAGCCATTTGCTTTTCTATAGCGATGATCGTCTGATATGTTGGGTACTGATCCTACGCTGCGTTATTTAGTCTACTCTTTGGAGTCTGATTTTCCACCATGGGATCCATATTCCCGCTCAGATAATCACGACGAGGCTATTGCTGTTGCTCGTGCTTTCAGTTTGAAGGCGCAGACAACTGTATATGTTGTTGATGCTCAGCAGAGTCATTCGTTGTTCGGGGGTGAGATCTATGTTCATTTAGGTCCATTCTACAAAGACTACCTAACAGCTATGCGAAAGAAACGAGCTCACCTTTTAGAAGATTTTGTGCCTGTCATTCCGCAAACAATCAATTGAGAGGAATTGATTAATGGCTATTCACATACTGGCATTTGACTGTACCGCTAAAGCAGAGCGTAGCATTCTAGGTATTATGGCACGATACAATTGTGACCATGCCGCAGCTATGCGCTTTGCTCTTGACACGGGTCTTCAAATTCTGGAACAGGTGAATGACGTTACTGGAGTAGGCTTCATTTCTAAAGCTTCCGGTGAAGTTCTTCATCCTATCTCCTTGGTTAATGCTCCGTCGTAGCCCTATTCGCCGCACATCTTGCGGTGATTAGAGCTGCTATTCACCGCACATCTCGTACAGTCTAAGTTTTAAGGAATAATTATTACTTGGCTTGTATGTTGACAAAATTACATATGTGAAGTATATTTGTACTATGAAACTTGAAGACATTGGCTTTTACACTCTATCTGATGATCGTTGCGCTGCAGCGTCGGCTACATCTCGTATGATGCGGGGTGAGTTGATTTTGACCAGTGCTTATAATTTCAAGTGTCCTTATTGTCGGGGGCAGCGTAAGGATCTCAAAAAGCATCTTACCTATGAAGAGGCTGCTCGCGTAGTTGATTTGTGGGCGGCGGATAATTTGAAAAGTATTCGTTTCTCTGGTGGAGAACCAACTGTGTGGAAAGACCTCACAGCATTGGTCGCACATGCTAAAGAAGTTGGAATTGAGAATATTGCCATCTCTACAAATGGATCATCTTCTTACGAAACTTACGTTGAATTGATCGCTGCTGGAGTTAATGACTTTAGTATCTCCCTAGATGCTTGCTGTGCTGCTTATGGTGACAAGATGGCCGGTGGCATTGAAGGTGCTTGGGAACATGTCATTGAAAACATTAAAGCTTTAGCCAAGCTCACTTACGTTACTGTTGGAGTTGTAGTAACAGAAGAAACAGTAACTGAACTTAAGTCCACTGTTGAATTTGCTGACTCTCTAGGGGTGGCAGATATTCGAATCATTTCTGCAGCACAATATAACGAGTTGTTGGAGGTATCAAAAACAGTACCTGTTGAAATTCGTGATCGTCATAAAATTCTCAAATATCGTATTGAAAATGCGATTAACGGAATCAATGTCCGGGGTATTGGTGAACACGATTCACATAAATGCTGGATTGCCTTGGATGACATGGTTGTCATGGGTAATCATCATTTCCCTTGTGTGATTCACATGCGAGAACTGGGTGATCCTATTGGGGAAGTAGGACCACATATGCGCAAAGAGCGTGAGGAGTGGGTTGCTCGGCATGATACGCACAAAGATCCTATCTGCCAAAAGAATTGCTTGGACTGTATTGTGATGTACAATAACAAGTATGAGCAGACGCACAGATAAACTGCTCACGTTTAACATTTGTTTAACAGACAGGTTTGTTTAACATGGAAGCTTTGACTACCATTTGGTACTTCAATGACACTATCAGCAAATGGCTGCGTGTTAAAGACACAGTTATTTCCACGTCTGATACTAAGTTGGCAGAACTGCAGGCTGCTGATCCGAGTAAGTTCTATCAGATCTCAAATAAGCATCCCACGAAAAAGCCCGTATGACGAAGATCAAATCCCAAGATACTAAGGATCGAGCTCTGTTCCTGGATATTGATGGTGTCCTAAATAGTCACGACTGGACTGTGCTTGAATACAAGAAACGTCTCCTTCAGGGCATCAAAAAGCCTATCTATGCTGAGTGCGATCCTTTGGCTGTTGCTTTGCTGAGTGACTTAGTCGTGTTGTCGCACGCAACGATAATCATATCTAGCGCTTGGCGGCAGTTTATGTCCATTCATAAAATTAGTGAGTATCTGGAGACACTGGGTTTTAATCATGCTGCATGTATTGTTGATGCAACGCCCGTAATCACCGGCTGCATACGTGGTGCTGAGATTGATCAATATCTACAAGAGCATCCCGAGATTAAGCACTATTGCATATTAGATGATGACTCAGATATGTTAGCTAAACAGAGAGCTCACTTTGTTCGTGTTTCTGGCTCTGTTGGTTTAACTCAGGCAAACGTTCTTCAGTGCCTGACTGTTCTTGACCGGGATATACTATGAGAGTTATGCTGGCTGATCAAGTAGCCGATCTAAACTACTCTCAGGGCAAGGAGGCTGGCCTACAGCACTATTGGGAACAGATTCAAACTGTTCTTGACCGAGTTGGTCCTATGTACATCTCTACAAAGCTAGACGGTGTGCGTGGCGCTATAGACACTCATGTGATGTCTCGTACATGGAAAGAAATCAGAAGTGCTAAGATTCAAGAAGTCTTTGCTCATACATTTCTAAGTGGGCTGGACGGCGAGTTTATTGCAGGTGAGTCTACTGACCCTAATGCTATGCAGGCTGCCAATTCAGCCACATCTAAAGCTGATAGTCAAGTCATCCCACACTACTACGCTTTTGATGCTTACTCTCAAGGCAGTGAGCCCTTTAGTCAACGCTATGAATACTTGAAATCCTTTGAAAGCGCGCTTGCTGGTCTGCCTGATACAGAGCTTAGTCTTCTGTGGAAGTCGCATGTGCATGTAGTAGAACAGACGCTGATTCGCACAAGCAAGGAGGTGCAGGAGCATGTAGGTCGCTTCCTTGCTCTGGGATATGAGGGAGGCATGCTGCGACTTCCTACTAGTCCGTATAAGCAAGGACGATCCACCCGGAATGAAGCATTTCTTCTTAAAGTGAAGATCTGGGAAGATGCTGAAGCTGAAATCATATCTGCGTATGAGGCTATGCACAATACAAATGCAAGGGATGTTGATGATCGTGGCTACGCTAAGCGCAGTAGTGCTAAGGCTGGATTAGTGCCTGCTGGGTATCTCGGGGGACTTCATGTTAGGGATATCAAGAGCGGCGTTGAGTTTGATATAGGTATCGCAGTACGTGGTGTTTGGACATTGCAGGATAGAAAAGCCCTATGGTCCGCAAGTGCTACTCTGCCAGGAAAGATACTAACATATCGTCATTTCCCCAGCGGTATTGTAGAGAAGCCAAGGTTTCCTAAGTTTGTTTCATGGCGCAGTTTGGAGGATATATGAACATCATTGCAGTTTCAACTGCTCTATTTCCTCTTGGTACTCTAGAGGCAATTATACAGATGTGCGCTTGCGCTCATTTCGGAATGGTTGCCCTTCTGTTATTTCCCGTACTGATATACTGTGGAACCGGATTGCTCTTCTACATAGGTTTAGCCTGGGAGTCTGATTCTGATATGTCCTTGTTAGGACTGCCAATTCTCGTATTTCTTTGGGGATACTTAATAGCAGTTGGTTCTGAGAAACTTGTGCTGCTATGCCATAAGAAGGATACTCTCAATGTCTCAAAGTAAGCAAGAACTCTCATTGACGCGCAAATATGATGAAAATAATGAGAATTAGTTGATGTCAGCCTGACAAACATACAAAATTAATGTATATTTGTTCTTGTCACCTCAACAAGGAGTTCTCAATGTCTCAAAGTAAGCAAGAAACTCTCATTAACGCATATATGTCGGTGGTGTTGCCGGCTTTGCAGGATCTGTACATTGAGTGCGAAAAGCAGCGTGGTCTTCCTGGGTCAAAACGTAACTGGAACCAGGCTATTGTACTTACCGACATTTGCGAGCGGAAGAAGATAGAATTTCACCAACTATCCGATGTTATTGGATAAGTCTGCGTGTAAATAGTTCCCATATGAAGCATGTGCCTCATAGTAAAAAGGAACTAGCTATGTTTGAATGGCCTGAACTTATTGCTAACATCTATGATTTGTTAAATTCTAAACCGTCTGAGTTTATTGAGCGAGCACCCGGTGAATCTGCTTACATAGCATTTTCAGATGCTGTGCTGATGTACTCTCCAGAGTACGAAGATCTTAACCAGCAAATTTTGACAGTTCTCTATGGTGTTTTCGGTAATCTACCGGCAGCAACATGTGATGTTTGGAAGTTTGAACTTACTAACATACGCCGTGGGTGCCTAATAAAAACAGATTTAGGCAAAACATCCCCACCTGTGACAGACAATGATTCTGTGTGCGTGGCTGTTTGCCTTGTTAATAGGTACAAGCGTGAAATTGATGCTATCCTTAGGTCTGTACCTAAACCAAGTCTAACAGATCTTGTGTTTTCTTTGACTGATTCCTGTCCTCGGCCCTATTGTAATCTAGCGGATGCTTCGGTCACACTTAATTTTCGTCCTATACCAGCTAGATCTCTGGCAGATATATACCAGGAGCTTCCATCTGCGTGGCGTAAGGTACTGCTTCAACAACTTAGGCGCATAAGTAAAGAATATAGTCTGTCTGTGTATCCGACGGATCATCCTCAGGAGTTACGGTTAGTCTGTAACAGTACACCTGAAGAATAGAGCGCATGGAAGGCACACTTGTTACTAGGTGTGCTTTTTTGTATGCTATCTATTGACAAAGATACAAAATTAATGTATATTTGTTCTTGTCACCCCAACAAGGAGTTCTCAAATGGCTACGACGATCAAGTTTATGAAGTTCTTTGTCACCGATGGAACCAACCGCGTGAAGGTGTACTACTCCTTGGACAATCGTGGTGACAAGCGCCCCTGTGTTACTCTGTACGAGAAGGACTACGGGCAGGATTTGGGTAAGTTATTCCCGGATAACTACAAGAATGATACCGACATCATGACGGACTATTTTGATACTGGCCGTGTGACCCTGTTTGCTGATCATCCGTTGTATACGGCTGCTCGTGCTCGTGCTGAGCAGAATGTTGTAGAGCAGTCCGCGCCTAAGAAGGCGTCTGTGCTGGCTGATTCCGTAAAGCAGATCTCCGAGAATATCTGGGAAGTTGAGTCTCGTGGGATGCATTTTCAGCTTCAGTATAGGTTCAAGCCTGGGTATAAGTCTTGGTTGGTTACGGCTACGAGTCACATGTCTCGCGTTCCCAAGATCAAGTGGTTCTCTACTCTGGAAGACGTGGAACGCAGCTATGTTAGCCTTCGCGGCGTTGGCGTGCAGGTTGCTCCTCCAGAAAACTGCGTTAAGTTTCCTGCTCAGGCGTAAGATTGATTAATAACAAAACGCCGAGATCTATAAAAGGTCTCGGCGTTTTCTAGTTTAGTAAGTAATCGTTATGGGAGCCTACGGTTTGAATCGTAGTTTAATCATCTACCGTGAGATCTTGGTGTAATTGGACTAGTTCATCCTTGACTATGCGTGCGGCGGTTTTCCAGTTATCCAATGTTACTGGCCGATGTGCGCCTGCAACAGGCTCAATGAAATCATCAACATTTACTTTGAACGGTGATGTTTCTGCAATAGCATCTTGTTCTTCTAACTTGACTTCTTCTGGCTTAGTTGGTTCCGGGTATTTGTCTGCTCGGATACGGATGTTAAGCAGTTTCTCTAGATGTGCTGTTATGCGTGAGTACGTAAGCGCATAGGTTCGCACAAAAACAGCTTGAAGGAATTTTTGGTCAATTGGATCAAGTCCCGAAAGTAGGCTAAAGGAACCGGATATAAATAAGTTGATTGAGCCCTCACGATCATCAACTACGTTACTTGGTACTTTTAGCAGCAAGCTTTTGGTTATGGTATTACGGCTAAAGAGTGCGTGCTTTGTTACCTCAGGGATGAGACTTTTACTGAATTGCTCATCTTGTAATACTCTAGACTTATAGCTTGTCATATTATGCTCAAAAGCATATAGAAAAGCGGCTAATGCTGGGTTACGATCAGCAAAGCACTTTTTGTGCAACCATTTCAAACCTGTGACCGCTTCAGTACGAGCACGATCTCGCTCTTCCGTACTGATCAAATCGGAATAGTTGGGTGTCCATACGGTACCTGTTTCCCATGTAGGCATTACTGTTGGTTCTGCTTTATCTTTTTCTAACGGCAGCGCTGTCTGTCCTCCTAGGAATGTTTTGGTCCAATCCAGTCCAAATATATCTTCTTGCGTCGGTGTCCAGACAGATGCTGTATTTGTTTCAACATGCAAGTAATCAATATGCGGTGCATAGCTTATCTGAGTACCTTCTGTAAAAATACCCAACAACGGATTACGGTTGACAGGGAAAGTAGATCCTGGAACAGAGTAGATGAAGTCATTTCTTGGCCAAGAGGCTCTACGGTACAGTTCGCCGTTGTTTAGTTTGGGTAAGATTTCACTGAAGTACATCATACATCCTATGTTTAGTGTCTGCCTCTCATAAACAACTTCTTTATGCGCAAGTTAACCGTTGCGTGGAGGCTAGCATGATAACGATTTACCCTAATGAAGTAACTGCTTCAGGCAAAAAGTCTAAAAAGTCTAAAGACCCAAAATGGGAGCAGGGGGCTGTCAAGCATCCCGGTAGCTTGCGTAAATGGGCTGAAAAAGACTTTGGTCTTGAGAAGGGTGAGAAGTTTTCAATTTCCCTTTTGGATAGAATGCATGTGTCGGCTGAGAAGTCTGGAAATGCGCACAGGATCAAACAGATAAACTTAGCCAAGACATTTGTTCGTCAGGGTAAGAAAAAGCACGCAAAAGCGGAAGCCGCCGTTGCTACTGCTGCTGCTGTATCTGTTCTAGCAAGTGCTGGTACCCCGGCTATTGTTGTGGCTGGTTCAGAAGGTCTTGATGATCATCTAGCAAAAAATGATCGTTTTGAGACAGGCAAGCCTGTGACTGTTGAATACATTCATAACGATACATCTTCCACCTATGGTGGTTCAAGGTTCGGAAAGGATGTAGAGCCTTCTGGCTTTTATGTGCTAGAACGTGATGCTGGTGCTCCTGTTCCTGAGGGGTGGAGTGCAGGAAAGATGGAGATCAAGAATCCTTTGGTCCTTGACTGGGGCTCCGACTCTGATGGTGATACAGATAGTTGGAAGCATGTTCTTGCTGACGTTTATCGTGCTACAGGTACCGAGCTCACAAAGAAGCTCCTGGCTGAGGGTTATACCCATATTGTTACTTTGGATGATGGAAAGCCTACCGAAATTGTAGCTCTTGGGCTTCCTAAAGGTACGAAGGAACCCGAAGAGTGATTTCAGATCAAGCTGAATACGATGTTAGCCGTGCTATTCGGTTTGTTCGCGATCATATTATTGAGTGGGCTAGTCATCATGAGTCAAAAACTCCTTATATTATTAAGGGACATTCAACATCTGATCCACAGTGTCCATCTAATCCTCTGTTTACGGTTCCTCTCTGGTATATATTTAGGCTGAATAAAAATCCAAAAGGGTCAGATCCTAAGCAGCTTGATAGAATACTCCCTAAGTACGAAAGCCCTGAGGCGGTAGATACATTATATAAATTACTTTGTAACATATCTTTGGTATTTACAGAGGGGCCTATAACGTTAGCTTACGATAAAGAGTACGAAGCTTTATTCCGTAGGATAGCATTAGATGCGATACCCAAATTTGGGACTACAGGGATCATAGCTTTACCCTACCAAGAAGCTGTGCATAGGTCCTCATACTTGGAGAGTGTCCTGAGTCATGAAGTTCGGCATGCTGCTGACTCTGTAACTAACCACTGGTCTATGCGTGATCCACATCCAGATTATAGCAAGGATCATGAGGTCTATTATAAAGACCCGTCAGAGATTAGAGCGCGTGTCACCGAAATAGGCCACTCGGCTGAGGATGTTATTCATGCTTTAGTTGCTCAGTCGATAGGTACCCAAGGTGAGCCTGAGCACAGAGCTAACTCTCTACGGATCTTAACTGAGATATTTGGTTCTGGGGCTGCTGTTTTTTCCTCTTGGCTTTATGGGTTACTCACGCCTTTTCATAAAGGTGGTGTATCCTTAATTGGGGATACAGAAATACCTAGACCTACATTGGATATATCTTTAACACAAGTGCTGTTGAAGATTACCGCAAGTGCCTATTCGGGTAAAGCTATAAATTCAAAAGAGCAGGAAGCTATTCAAGATTGGATGGCTAATTATAGCAAGTCCTTATACAATTATTTGGTAAAGCTCTACAGATCTAAGTTGCCTTTATCTGTTTTTCATGAGAGCAAGCCGAAAACTGAACAGCTATGGAAAATAGCTCATAAAAATCTAGCTCTTATTAAGCAAGAATTACCTAATATGACGTGGTAATTGGATACTAATTCTTATTGAGGACATAATGAATATCATTCCTAATGAACATACACTAGAGCAAGTATCGCATGAGTTCTTATCTAAGCTGCCTGGGCATTTGCCCATGCCTAAATTTGAGCTGAAGAGTGATTACCACTCGGCTTGGCTGGGTAAGTGTGAATGGATGCCCGGTGAACGTAATACTACTATTTTTGTTCAAAAGAGTATCTTTGCAGATAAAGATACTCTTCGTAGAGTCGTAGCCCATGAATTGTGTCACCACTGTGACTATCTCACAAATGAGCTATCCGCTTATGAGAAGGATCCTAAGACTTTCTCCATCCATGAGCGCTATCGTGATGGGCATGGATCGTCGTTCCATAAGATTGCATCCCTATTAAACTCTGTTTACGGTAAAAACTTTGTTGTTGACAAGAGTGATCTAGCAATGGATCTAGAGAAGGTACCCGAGTATACAATACTCTTGATGCGAGACAAAGGTAACCGAATCTACTGGTCTGTTGCTGAGCACCCCTCAGAAGAGCAGTTAACACACATTACTGATCTGCTTACTCAGAAATTCGATCATCGCGAGTATAAGTTAACTAAGTCTACGGATCCTCTTTTAGCGAAGGGTTCACCTATTGGACACGGGTTCTCTACACCTAAACCTGGTAAGGATCCTGTTAAGAATGCTCTTGTAAGCCGCTTGGCGGAACTCTGGAAGAACGGTGAGACTGTAACCCCACCGCATGTGGTACAGTCCTCAGAGGAAGAAAGTGTCTTTGTTCCTCGTGAGCGTAAAGTAACTATTTTTGCTCAGGGTTCTGTTTATTATATTGCTGAGTCATTTTCCTCTGAGATAGGACAATCGACTGCTTATGATAAATACAATTTAATCGCTGGCCCGCTATCTGCTCGTAATGTTGCTATTGTCCGACCTATTATGGAAGGTCGCATTACAGCTAAGTTACCTAAGAATCTAAAACTCAAAGTCCCAGGTCAACTATATGGCAGTATTGAGTTAGAGTTCTGTGTACCTGAGACTGATATTTCGTTTCTTGTGATTGCATCTGCTCGTGGTGAGATAAAACTAGACCTCATGGAAGGCTCTAATCGACATAATGTATTCACACGTGACATGAAACAAAGTATCTGGGAAGCGGCACCTGCGCAAGTATTTACGGCTATATTTGTTACTATTCGTCACGCTCTTATTGATCAGATGCAGCAATTAGGTATACAACCAGTCCTATAAATCTGCAAGAACTTCTCTACAGTACACAACTTAAGAACGACTTAGGTGTACTGAGGAGTTAAAAAGTGGCACATTCCGTTAAGCACCAGATATTTGAAGCCATTGCAGATTCACATTTATCTGTACTTTGTGACGGTATTGCTGTTACAGCCGACGTAGTTTCTGACCCTAATTCCTTAGATGCTGCCTTAAAAAATAATAATGCTTTTGATACAATAGAGCATGACATTGCAGTTAACCAGGAACAGGCTCCTTTCATAGTTGAGCTTAATCGGCAGTTAGCTGCTATGACAAATAAAGTACATCTTGTAGCTATAGGGATGAAGCCAAAGCAACAAGGATCTGGTTACTTCTCATTCAGGATCGGTACTAAAGAAGGAACTCTGGATGTACTTGTTATTGTTCCTTGTGTATTAAACCAGAACAAAGTTAGTCTTGCTCTTATAGTAAATAAAGCCCCCGTAAGCACTCAGCAGAAGTTTCAACTTCCGTTTGATCCGGGGAATACTTCCTTTTGGGAGCAGACACTTGGAAACATTGTGTCTAAGATAGTGACTACACTAAAGCCAAAGCTGGCAGCGATGCTTGCTACAACACAAAATCAAGGGAACAACACCGTGACGACTAACAATGCAACAGCCACAGTAGCAGAAGACGACAATTGGACGCTTGAGTGGGATCCTGCTAAGATCCGTAAAGCTTCTGCTGATGGCACGGATAGCTCGGACGAGCCAGATATTTTAGATTATGAAGATGCCTATGAGTCTTTTCTTCAAAATCTAAATGAATTGATTTCTGGTATATTTGGCGATGATTCTGAACTCAAGTTAACCGCTACTGTTACATTAGGTAATGTTCCACAGAATAAATCTAAAGTTGATATCATTACAGGCAATAAAGCTCAAGATCTAATAGATACATATTTCTCTCAAGGTGACAAAATCCTGCGTTTTCGCGAGGGTGACACCAAGGATAGCTTGATTGCCGAGACAGAAGCTCCAGGGCATGCCCAACCAGATACATATGAGTTTACTCTTACTGATGATAGTGAAGCTAACGCAGCTCATACTGTTATTGGTAAGTGGGAATTCTTTGAAAAAGTAGGACTTTCTAAGCCTAAAACCTTTGTTGAACTCGGTGGGGTTCGTCCTAAGAACTATCAAGATCTCTTGAAGTTCATGGGCATCATTTGCAGCAATAATGAGATTACTACACAGGCACGTAAGTGGATTGAATCCCAGCGGGATGAGAAGCTGCCCAGTCTTCATGGGTTCGCTATTGCCTTAAACGGAAATGCACAAACACCTATAGTTATGGTAGGTAACAGTGCAGTAGCCTATGCTATGGTCTTTACTAAAGATGCTGTTAACATCGCTCGGTCTGTGAATAAAAAGTCTTATCCTGTTGGCCGATGGACATGGGAAGAGCGTTGTTCCCGCTTGTCTTGTGCCGCTGTTCTCATCTATCTGCTCCGCACGGTGTCTTCTAAGATCACCAGTGAATACACACTATAAGAGGAAACGATGCCTACCTTCAATAATATTCCAAGTAATATCCGTAAGAATCTGCTAACACCTATTGACCTTACTCAGGGCACGGCTTTGCTTCGTTCTAATCTAAGGAACATCGCTAACAGTTTGAGTAATGTAAATGGCTATAAATCATTTCTTCGTCAGGAATTGCGTTCTCTTATGCATCCGCGTGAGAACGGCTTTCTTGGTTTGGTAGCTACAAATAATGTCAATGATATATCTATTGATTTAGTAGGTAACCCTATTCCAAAGATTATCTTTGGTGGTACCTATGTTGACATTGCTGTAGTTTTCAATCAGGATGCTTTTCGTATTGTTCTAGAAAAGGACGCATCTGCTGATGGTGCTACTGTTGCCGGGTGGATATTGGCAGTTATTCCATACACACCTTTTGACAAGCTCACTTTTGGTGGGTTCTTAATCTATTTACTTCGCCGTATTGACGATATCTTGTCTAAGACAGCAGCGCTAACTCGCTATGACAATAAGCTTGTTCGTCTTCCTGTAAATTCTGTAGGTATCGGCAGAAATGATAGAGCACCTGAGGCACCAGATGAAGCTGCTATTGCACAACCACCTCAGCCTATAGAGGCACCTGAGGTAGCCCAAGCTCCTGCTCCAATAGAGAAACCTAAGCCCGAGCCTGTTATTCCCGAGCAGCCTTTAGAGGATGAACCTGAAGTTGAGGATGTGGATACTAAGTCTAAGGAATATAAAGCAGCAGCTTCCTTTTCCTTGAGTCCTGATCTGCAAGAAAGTACAACACCGAAGCATCCTTATGATGCTGTTGGTAATTATGCTACTTTCTTTCAGGTGTTGAAATCTAACTTGAGCGCTGTGCGTAAAGAGCTAGCTAAATTATCTGGTAATACGTCAGCTAGTGTTAAACTTGATAAATCTGCTATTGTATTTACTGTACAAAATGTACGTGACCCTCAGCTTAGCCTATTGACATCTATATCTTTGTTACCTATTGGTCAATTGAACCTGGGTAAGAACAAGGGACCTCGTTTTGAGGTCACCGGTGTATTAGATACTACTTATTATGATGGTGAACTTGAGGAGGATGTCGGAAATGTTACACATGTATCTGTAGGAACGTGGAAATGGCTTGCAGAGTATGGTCGTTTGAATACTCTTCAACTAGTAAATAAAATCGTAGCCGATCTACTTGAAGCCACAACGCATGTTGAACATGCAGCTAACACAAACTCCGACGCTGCTATTGAGACAGAGTCTGAAGCTACAGCCGCGGATAAGACTAAGCATCCTAAATTGCCTACGGAGGTTAAAGTGCCCGAATCTAAGACTGAGGTTGAGACCTACAAGAAGAAGCTGGCCGAGATCCGCAAAAAGTCAGAGAAAAAGGGAACGGACACATCGGCCTATAACAAGATAGAGAATAAAACCCCTAAGGCGAAGACAGGTAAAGAATTATCATCTGAGATTAATGTACCGGAAGTACCTGATTCTGGAGCAACTACTGTTGCTGACAAAATTAAAGATTCCTTAGAAGAAGCACCTAAAGTAAAACTTCCAAAGAATGCCGCTATTTTGCCTAAGGTTGTACAGGCTGCAGAAGAAAAGACACCGATTAAACTGCTGCCTTTGAATAAGTGGAATCATAAGAATGCGGATCATTACATATACCAGCCAGGTGGCCATGATTGGAATGGTAATTCATCAGTTATTTCAATCAACAGAGACCCTGATAGTAACTCCTGGTATGTTCGCTTGAACAATATATCAAAGCAGTTTAAGCAGCTAGTCGGTTCTTTTGTTGAGCCAGTAGCCTCCATTGTTAATGGTCAACTTGTAGATCATAACGGTCAAGGAGATGCCTTTGAATCTCCTGAGGCTGCCTACGAGGGTTTACTCTCTGCTCTTAATACGGCTTTATATGGGAATGAGGCTACAGCTAAAGAGTTTGATGAGGACTACACGGCAGACTCGCTAACAGACCTTGAACTGAATGACATGGATACAGATTTTGCTGACACCGACAAAAGTCTTGAGGATCCTAATGATGTCGTTGAGGGAGCTGCTGACGGGGATGAAGCTGCATCGGAACCACCGGCAACACCAGCAGAGCCTGAGTCGCTTGAAACGTCTGATGGCGATGAAGAGAAGGTTGACATTAACACAGCCCTTAAATTCCGTGCAGTGCTGCCAGAAGATGCGGACGCTGAGCTCCCATCAAAACTCACGGAGCTGTTTGATGCTATATCTGATGGAAAAGTTCCCGAGGATACCGTGATCTTTGTAACATCTGGCACAGGGTTGCGTACCTACACAGTAGGTAAGAATGAGGATGACTCGGTAAGTCTTCGGTGTGAGTACAGTGACGCTTTGATTCTTGATGGTATGGCGGGTACTCTAGATGACACTGAAGTAACAAAGACATTGGATAAAGCTAAGTCTGAGCAAGAAGATCGTTCTGCTAGTCTTCGCAACATTGATGAGATTTTTGATGCTTTTGAGACTATCGTTAAAGAAGACACTTTCGATCCCCAGAACTTCAATGACACTGCTGATGGTGATGACGGTGGCTATACCCTACCATCTGATCGTGATCGCTTAGATGCTGATTTAGCTGATTACGCTAAGAAGTCTTCAGATGATGCTGAAGCTGAAACGGATGAAGAGCCATCAGAGGAAGAGGAGGCCGACGCCGCTTTTGCTTCTGCTCTGGTAGATTTGCTCCACTACAAGGAAAACCCGGTGGCTGCTGCTGCTGAGGTGAACGCTATCATCCACGCTTTCTCTGGTGATGCTGAGGCGGCTTTCTCCTTGATTGAAGATAAGGGATTGTTTGCCAACGCATCTACATTCCCTGTCATGGAGACCAAGTTCTACAAACGTGGCGCTCGTCAGTATCCTGCGTATCACATGAGTGTGGCATCTACTACAGAGCCTACTCTAATGTTTGTTCCTCGGACAGGTGCTTACGCTATCGCATCCCTAGAAGAGCTACAGAGTGAAGAGGCTCGCGGATAATATAAACAGATCGGGTGCTTTGACAGAAGCACCCGATCTTCGCTCTTTAATTAGATACCAAACCAATTACAGAATAATCTTACGAGTATTCCAATTAGAACTTGTGTAGCTATTTCTGATAATGACATTTTAACCTCCTTTCTGTTGAAATTATGCCGCGTGGCTTTTGTTGCCTTCCTGTTTGTGATTATAGTCCGTGTTTTCAAATAATCTCTTAGTATAATGCACACAACCAAGGTTGTTTATGTCTCTGTTGTCTGATTTTCTACTAAAGCAAGGCGTTGTCTGTGCTGCTGTCACGCCTGAAGATTACAGAAAAGACCACGAAGCACCCGGTCCTGACTATGCGGCTCCTATGTATGACCTCGAAAAAATGTATCCTAAAGATGTCTATACAGGGCGCGGTCACGAATATGCTAATTCACCAGAAGAACGTGATGGGTTATATGCCGTATCTCGCACCCATAATAAACCCTGGGCACCCATAACTATATATCGTGCAGTACCCAAAGATATAAGTAGAGCTAAAATAAACGTTGGTGACTGGGTAACTACATCCCGTGCGTATGCTAAAGAACATGGTGAAGCACACCTTGGTGGCCATGGGGCATATAAAATTCTGAAACTAATAGCACATGCCCGTGATCTGTATACAGCCGGAGATTCTTTAGCTGAGTGGGGATATTATCCTCGTCCTGCTACACCCGAAGAGGAGCGCCAGGTACACGCAATCAGAGATAACAGTGCTCGGGAGAGATTGCAGCGAGCAGCAAATGGTGAGAAACTAATTTCAATTAATAAGTATCCCGATGATGCCTATTATGGTAAAGAGCCCGAGTTTTTTCAAAAAATGTTAGACGATGAGTATCAAGCTACCACAGCGGTTGATACTATTCCAGATACAACGGATATAACGGCGGCTGTAAACTATCAAGACGATACAGACTATGCAACAGAGCATACGGAGTTAACAAAACTGGGTTTGATTTTTGGACAACCACAAAGTAAGAATGACGGTATCCAGGTAACCTATAAAGGTCATACATTACAGATACGCCCTGAACCAAAAGAAGTGGAACTATCTCCTGCTGTACCAGCATCTCGTGGTCGAAAACATGTTCCTGCCTCTGTAAAAAATGTACCAGGTTATGCTGTTACCGGAATAACGCCAAACGGAAATGTTACTCATGTATTACGGGCTGAGGATGCTGATAAGTGGTTACGTGGATTAAAAGCTCATTGGGATTCTAAACAATGAACATTTTATCAACATTTCTTAATTCATGCAATGTATCCCATATAGTAATAGCAGCGAGCAAGAAACCTTCCTCGGGTGCTGATGATTCTAATCAACGACACCCGAAACAAATTGTTCCTGACATGTTTAGAGCTAATAAAGTAGATGGTCTTACGGATGAAACTAAGATTGTTGCTTTTTCCTTATTGGCAGCAATAGCTTCAGGAACACCTTTTCAAGAGCTTGAGTCTATTGGTATCTCTGTACCAAATAGTCCAACAAAACTGCGTTTTCACTTTGATAAGATGCCCGGAAATCAGAATTTCAAAGGTATTCGGTATACTCGGTACATAGACCATAGTGCTAATAAACATTGGAGATTTTATTACATAGTTGGTTCTTCCCATGTCGCCTTGTTAGATATCTTCGACAAAGACAGCAATAAGATAGATAAAAATCAAGTAACACGACTGGTGTCGCTAATTAGAAAATTCAAAAATCAATCTGGTGAACGTTAAGCACTTGACAAATGAACATTATTAATGTATATTTATAGCAGGAGGACGACACCATGACGAAGCTTTCCAATACTGACATCCATGCTGCTAATCAGGAAGCTCTTGCCTCTATGTGCCCTGAGATGTTCATGGCAACCGCCTCTACTGAACCTGCGGTCTACGGTACTTGTGACACTACGCCTCTGGACATCTCACAGGAGGATCGTGAGTTTCTTCGCTCTATGGATCACTCCGCTTGATTAGTGCTTGACAGCCACACGTGTCTTAAGTATTATTTAAGCAGTCTTGTTTCTAACCTGAACAACTTGAAGGTGATCTGTGGGCCAGTGGAAAGATGAGCGAGATACAATTTTGGCAGAAGCTGATCTTGATCCTAAGGTCCGCAAAGATCTGGAGTGTGTTTCCCTGGCGGATCCAACTTTTTTTGATATTCCTAGACTCCGTCCTTACTTTAAGTGGGATAGGACCTCATACCAGCAGCGGCTACATGTAACATATGTGACAGCTTTGTCTAATTGCAAAACACCAATTCAAGCAGCACGTATTCACGGAAGTATCATCAAGCATCTGCAGGAAAAGCTAAAGAGTGCGTCTTTGTACGCTGCGTTTCAGGACATTATCTCCGATCCCGGACATATTGACGCTACCTCGGTTAATTTCGAGATCGCTCTTGCCTTCCAGTGGGGATCTCAAATGTATGCTCCTGCGCACTACAAACCGGATCCTGCAGCCAGCGCACGTCGTTGGCGTGGAATCTACGGGGATTTAGATCCGTATAGAGATCAAACATTTGTTGCAGCACACGCAGTGATTACTACGGATGTCAATAATGCCACTGCGGCTGCTACCGCTGCTACCACAGCATCAGAAGAACCCTTGGCCAAGATTGATGTTCCTAAAGAGGGTGGTGATCGTCCTGCTTACTTGGCACAGTTGCGAGATGCCCTTAGAACTAATTTGGGTACCCAAGAAGATGCAACTGTTGCTGGATCCGCTGATGCTAACACACGTGCTGCGTTTGATACTCTGTGCGCAACAGGTAGTATGCCTACAGATACTACTCTATCCACCGTGGAACAGGGTATGCGTATCAGTGAACTGCTGAAAACAAGCTTGAATCGCCAAGAAACCGTTAGGCATCTAAAGAGCCTCGCGGAGTGTAATGATGGTGATAGCTGTCCTGCGGATCATGCACCGTGCCTGCTTGGTGCCTATGGTAGTCTTCGTTCTGGCATGCACAACCATTTCTGCTTGGACTCGGATGATCTTCTCTTTTTAGGGAGAGGTACTGCTCGTGGTGTTCTTTTCCCTGTTGGAAACGCTGTTCCTGGCGCACATTTCTCTGTAGATAGACCTGACACAGATAAAGTTACCCTGGAAGTATATCTGCTGCCGTTTAGTAGTCTAAAGAAACTGGATAAACTGTTAGGCTTTACAAGAGACGCAACTTCTCTATATACGAGACGTACTGTTTTAGCTACCATGGAGTCTGGTGAGTTGCTACTCACCCATGTCTATGAATATGACGGCAGAGCCTCTCGTGAGCCCATCCCAAGTGGGGATTGGTTTGAGTATAGGAAGTCACGCGAATAGAGGAAACTAATGTCGAGTCTGCCGAATAGCTTAGGTTACTTTGTTAAGTCAGCAGGCGCTCGTCCTTTTTCGCAAACTTCTATTGTAGCCGTTACTGAGAATAAACCTGCACTACAGTCTTATCAGGAATTCGGACTTAGCGCGTTTTTCCGAAACGACATTGATTCACTTGAGATACTAGTTGGACAGCGCTCTGACGGGCTGTCCTTTTCATCTATAGCCTCTGGTACCTTGGGGCTTTATAGGGTTCAACCTGGATGCCAGACAGACACCCTTTTGCGCAGTCTTGATTTTGAACCATCTTGTCAAAGATATGATAAGTCCTATAGATTTTATATGACTTCACCTGGAGCACCTGATGAGCAAATTTGGGTAGCTTGTGAGTTGACATTAAAAGATGGTACAACAGTATTTAAGGACATACCGTTACTTACTGATGAAAATCAGGCACGCATCCATAATCAAAATCAGCGTGTTGGTCATCTAAGCAGCTCGCAGGATGTATCGTGGGAGCATAAAGCCCCGGCTACCGTAGCTATTCGGGCCTTGGACGACTTGGCTGAGACACCGTTAGTTCAAATGAACTTCACAGATCAGCCCTTGCTTCGTTATGATGATGGTACGTTAATCTATGCTGGTGGTGGGAACCGTTTCTTAGTAGGTACTTCAAGTATTATATACCAGGATGAAGATACGGCCCCTTGGGATCTGGGCATGCCTGTATTCCTAGAAAGTACTGCTAGTAATTTGCTGCCACATGCAGGTATGAATGTTAATTATGGTACATGGGATTCTCTAAATGACCCGGTCGTTGTTGAAACTCGTGAGGTTTTTACTGCTTTTGGCGATGCCTACAGAATGGCATTTTTTACAGCATCCTCACCGAAGCAGATAAATTCCACGTGGACCTGGAGGAGCGATAAAGTTGCTTTTGATGGGAATACTGTAACAGGTTCAATGTTTGTTTATGCTAACTCAGATGACGCAGATCGTCTAAAATTTGAATTAGTGCTTCAAGTTATTTCAGCTACAGGGTCCGCTGTTTTATTTGAGGGCACCAAGCAGCTAGCATACACAGACATAAAGAATGTTAATGTGCATGAAGTGAATTGGTGCAAAGAGACCTCTGCGACAGCCGTTGCCGGTTACGTTCAACTGCTTCTGCGTGTATCAAATTTCAATCCCGGTGATAGATTCATGCTTGGGCTTGGTTTCCCTCAGGTGGAATACGGCAAAACAGCATCTACTAGAATACCCTCTGGTGGCACACGTCAAAGGGATCAATTAATCTACCTACCTTCGTCGTCATACTTAGCTGAGATGGATTTTGGTGCCATGCAGGTGACATGGGCTCCACTCTATGAGGGAGCACCAGACCCTGCTGGTGACCAGATACTATTTGATACACGAGATTCTTTAGGTAAGAGCGGAATTGTACTAAAGCACACACGAGTAGGTTTGTTTGTTGCTCGCTTAGTAGATGCTGCTGGGACCTTTGCGGAAGTATCATCTGCATCTTTGATACCCTTAGAGAATGGTGTTACATATAAAACAATTGTATATTGGGATGATTCTTTACGTCAAATGCGCATAGATATAAATGGATCCCCTCTAGTAACTAAAACATTTATGGCTTTTCCTAATATGGGTAAAGTAGCACCGACTAGAATTCTCTTTGGGTGTTCATATCTAGAACAAGAGAATCCAGAGTTTAAGTTGTTTGGTTTTGAACATAAGATAGCGAAATCGTAATGGCACTATACTTTGTCTGCTGGCTTTACCAGATAGTAATGGGTGGATCCTTTAAGCCACCGCAGGTGCTGAATTAGTATCTGAGCTAACTTCTTTGTATGAAATCCTTAGCTTATGATTTGGCAAAGAGTGAGCTTGAGATGCTTATGGACTGTGCTGTTTGCAATCATGTTACCGCAAAATCAGCCCAGAAATATCAAGAAAGAGTCAGTTCTATCGTAGCTGAGGCTCACGCGGATGCCTATGAAGATGAGTATGCAGACTTGGCTGTCTTGAAAGCTACAGCAGTTACCTACTTGCAACAACAGGTGGACCGTTATGCTCACGTATTGACTCCCGTAGTAGATAATAACACACAAGTATATGCTGCTTTTGCCTCTGTTCCAGGAGCTATACTTGAAAAGAATTCTATAGCTGTACCTAGCTTACATCATGTAACGCTATCACGAGTGGATAATGCTAGGCTAAAACGTATAATAGAAGCTGCTGAAGATGTACCCCATGCTCTATACATAATTAAGAGCATGTCTGAGGTAACTGCGTCGTCTGTAAGTTATGACTTGACATCAGATAGTTTATCATTCATACGTAGAGCAGTAAATGGCCTATCTCAGGATAGAACGGCTAAAGCCCTGAAGAAAGCTTTTGGTTCTCTGCTATGAGTTACACTATCTCTATGGTCAATGGGGACTTTGATTACGACTCCTATGGGCGTGTTCGTACTGTATCTGGCACTAATAAATCGGCGCAAGATTTAGGCGAGATGCTACAGTCCCGCTTTGACAGCTCTCGTGGTTATGGTACAAATCTTGAAGTTGGTCATATTGGATATCTTGATCAGTCTGCTTGGATCAAATCAGAACTTCAAGCAACTGTTACAAGGTTTCAGACTATCCAAAAGAAATCTGGCACATCAGATCGAAATGAGCTTGTCTCCGGTGTAAAGTCAATCGCAGTTACAACTGATGGGTGGGGTGCCTACACTTGGAATTTACAAGTAACTGTCGGAACCGGCGCTACAGTCACATCATATAACGGTGTGCTGGGACGGCGCAAGACAGCCTTGTTAAACAGTTCACCGACAAATCAGGGTAACACAACAGGAACGTACACACCAGAATTAACGTCGGATGAGACATTAGCACATGCACAACAGCGTGTTACTTCTACAGCAGATTGGGGAACATCTCAAGCAGGCTTTGTATGGAAGTCTCCAGAGCTGCCTATTCCTGTGGCTGTAATTACAGCCTTGGTAACATTAGCCAGTTTAGCAGCTCCCTCGGCTATTACAATAAAACCCTCAGTACCTGCTACGCCGAAGCCTGTATCATATGTGTCTTTTGTTATTGATGCTAAAGAAGTTATGGTATCTACATTATCACCTTATACTGTAGTTATACCAAATATCAAAAGTGGTACAACAATCATTTATATGTATGCACACTCGGCAGACAATAAAGTAGTTGGTACGGGATCTGTTGAAGTTACACTAAATTAATTATCACATCTTGTATACCGACCACATCGTTATTATGTTTATTTCCTAGGAGATACAACCTATGTTGGTCGATGCTACTTGCCCTGAAAATGATCCTATCCTCGATTTCTGTAGAACTCTAGATGGATCTAAAACAGAATCCTTAGATGTCCTTACCGTTCTATTGCACAGAGAAACAAGTAAGTTCGATAGAACCGTGCTTACCTTGTCAGATCTTAATTTTTTACTGCATACCGCTATTCAAGATCAAAATAAAGAATTAACCGAGTTGATTAGTCTTGCGCTACGCTTAAAAGAGAGCGTATCGGCAGGTCACTTAGATGTTGAATATGTAGGACTGGGAAGAAACCCTGCTAACTTATATTACACTGATTGTTTATTGCTTCGCATGGGTTCTCGCATCTATAGCTATAAGCCACTTACTTTGATGACTACCATGGATCGTTGGGATGCTCGTATGAAACTGATAATAGGGGCACCAACGGGGTTGATTTCATTCAGTCACTTGTTAGCTGCACGTACTTTAATAAAAGTAGGTTCTGTCTGGGATGCTGCTACAGATAAGCGAGTACCGTCTGCCCTGCGTAATGTGTCGTGTATCTATTATGCTGAAGGTCAGTTAGACACTAGTACAGTTGTCTTAAAAGTAACACGTGAATCGGGCATAGGTTCTTCTCTTGTGTCAGAGGCACAGTTGTTACTAGAAGACACGGTTCTGATACATCTCAATGGTGATGCTCTATACGATGCTATAGCTACTGGTGTACTGCAGCTTGGTACAGATGATGTACTGCGCAGCTCACTACTTCATTATATTGTACATACTAAAAAGCCTTGACAAAAGTACACAGATCAGTTATTTTGTAGGCATGCGTATTTCATATGGTAAGTTGCTCATCTTAGAAGTTATCGCTGCCTTTGTTTTGGTAACAGGGGTGCTCTCGCTCTCTTCTTGCTCTGATGAACCTAGGGCACCGAATGCTCCTCAGACAGCCACCACGCCTGAGGCAGTAGATACAACATGGATCACTTGTGTAGATGCTGCCCACGACACTGTGGTCTATGTGGCTGAGGGGCATGAATTTAATCCCAGTACCAATAATTTGTTCTGCTTTGTTCTGCATTACGCACAAAAGAAAATGAACGTATGGAACCAGAACTGCACTTGGGAAGAACCTAAGTAATGGTGGAGTTGGATGACACGCTTACCTTTGAAGAGATGCGGAATCGTCTTGTAACTTTGCTGCATCCAGAGTTTGAAGTTGATAATGTATTATCTTCTATTCTAAAAACACATAAAGATCCAGATAGTGATCTAGCCAAGCTGTATCCGTCCTTGCCAAAAACAGCTTCTCAGTTCTACTTAATCGCTGTTAGCGTGTTAGCTCAGCGCAGACAAGAACACCCAAATGATACTTTAGGTAGTTGGGTAGTTGGCTATCCCTACCGAGAGGGTACCCGGCGTGCTCGTTTTTTCTTCAAATCTGATATACGTGTTATGCGTATTTTAGGTTTGCTCCAGACTTGAAAATACGTAAATTAACATTGTCCGAATCACTTTAGTTCAAGGAGAGAATCATGCCAGTCATTGAAGAAGTTCCGAGTACCAGTCCCGAGTTTGAAGAAATTTCTACTTGGGATGCTGCCAAGATTTGGGTTAAAGGCCAGATTGCCCGCCTTATTTGGCCCTTGCTTGGAATCTCGGCTGCTGTTATTCTTGTCGTTGGCATGGTGTTTTGGTTGAAGCACCGGAATAGTGACGAAGACTAATTTTGCTCACGAGGTCTATGCTATGAGCTATAATACTGTATTCACTTTGCTGTTGGTGGTACTGCTATTTGCATCCAGCTATACATTCAGCACAGATAAGACCTGGATGTTTGTTCGAGATGCCAATAAGATGCTTTGTGGCATAAATCTAGCTATTCCTGTGTTGAAAAAATATACAAAAATCCAAACAGGTGGTACATGTAACAGCATAGAACTTCCTGTTTGTCAGAATGATACACAGATAGGTCTTCTGGTATTGCCTTGTACTGGACAGCAACGAAACGACTGGGAAGCGACTGTAGCTGAGTGGATTTTTGAATATGGTAAAAAGATTCAGCAGTTGAAAGATGCCTATCATGACCAACACCCAGCTTGAGAAACTGGATCAGATTGAAGTACAGGATACACTGCTGCTTCGAGACATTGTAGATATTGCTATGGCTAAAGTACAGTCAACATATAAACGTACATGTATTCAGACTTTGGATGTAAGCGACAGTGGTGTTTGCCGTCTGACCACGAAGATCAGTTTTCAAAAGCAGTCAGGTGCGCAGCTTAGCGTAACAGATACAAATAACTGTGTGCAGGAGACGAGTTTAATCAGCCGCATTGTTCATAATTGGTTGAGTTTTAATCTCTTGCGTCCCAGCTTTACAATTTACCCTATCTGCTTAAAAGATGATATGGGCGGTAAAGTCAACATCTGCCAGTTTGGTCTATGCTACCTACACTATAAGGATAGCTCATGCCCAATTTAGTAAACATACTCCTTATTCTGGTTTTTGGGTTCGGTGTGTTTTTCCTCGTGCGCCGTATGCGTGTTGACTATCCTCTAGGTATGCTCACACGCAGGCACATTCTGGATGTGACCTTAGGGCTTATTGGACTTCTGATAGAATCTGTCTATTCAATTCTACAAGTATCTCTTGTTAAGCCTATGCAGGTATATTTGGCTATTGTATTCATACTTTGGGTACTTGACTGCTACTACTTAAGTTCTTTCCATCGTTTCTTAAACAAACCAATCTTGCCTAAAAGCAAAGATATAAGGAGATTCTAATGATCCTGTTCACCGTTCTTAATACCCTTGGTGCTGCCACAGAGTCAACCATGGAAGAGGCTCCCTCTGTTGTATCTGGTGGTGTAATCTTTTTTCTGCTTCTGCTGCTTGTCAGTGGTGTTGTTGTCGTAGCCTTTTTTGCTAAGAAGGCTGAGGAGCGTCGGAAGTTGGAACAGGCACGTCGTCTTGTTGCGGAGGAGGCTCAGGCCCGTGCTGTTCGCGTAGAGATCCGGGGCAGTACACCAGCCGAACGAAACGCTAATCTGCGTGAGAATGTTCGCACTAACTTGTTCGGTGATCACGCGCAGCCTTAAGTCGTGCTAACAGCATAGAATAAAAACCGCTAATGTATTTTAGCGGTTTTTCTTTGTTGATTACATTGACAAGCATACAAAATTAATGTATATTTGTTCTTGTCACCTCAACAAGGAGTTCAACATGAGCAAGCTGAAAATGATCATCCGCGATGGACATGCTTACCTGAATAACGATAAAACCACTTTTGAGTGTGCATCGGGAACCTTGGATATTGTTGGTCCTGACGGCAGGTCGCTCTTTGATTTGACTATTCATGATGATGGGTCGCTGGAGATCAGTGCAAATTCCTGCGTTTGCGTCAACGATACTCTCCTTGACGACGGAATCCTCGTGAAGCCACGTGCCGCCAATCACATCATCGTGCGTCGCGAAGTCTACGAAGGTTAACTGTTACAACTCAGAAAGGGGATTAATCATGCCAGATACTTATGTGATTAAAAACGGTAAACTGTACAATCCAGCAACTAATGAATATGCCATTATCATTACTCGCGGATATGGCAGTGGTTGGTCCACGTACTGCCGTGATGACGAACGAGAACTTTCCAGGAAGCGCTTGTTCTCACCGGCATTAGCAAAGGCGCTTATTTGTGCAGACAGGCGTGCCGCTAAACGGGCCTTACTCAGGCTGGATACTGAATTTGGCCGTCATGGTGATTTGCGGTTTCGCGAGCAGATGCTGGAAGATCGTGTCAATAGCCTTTGTGTTGATTTTGTTAGTGCTGGGTGCATGGTAAAGGTTGAAGAGTATGATGGTAGAGAGACTTATAAGTGCATTCCCTGTGACAATATGCACTACGTCGGGTAGGCAGACTGACAGAATTGATCCTCAAACACTTGACATGCAAACAAAAGTATACTACCTTATCAGAGTCACCTTTAAGGAGTTTTGATGTCAACGACGTATGCCAATTTCTGCCAGCAACTTGAAGAGAATTTTGCACAGCATCATTTGTCAAGTAAATTGCATCGTGTTTTTCGTGACAGCCGATTCCCTAATAGATTTTTTATCCTGTCCGCCATCGGCCCTGGCTGTGGTGATAATAACTACCCGGTTATTAAAACTCTAGAATTACAAACACAGCAGTACATCCACAGTTGTTGGGGTGCTAGATTAAGTTCTGAGTACATCTATGTTGACCTAATAGAGACAACAAGCACAGAGATGATCATTGATGATATTGAAAATATCCCGGTAGATACATTTTTGTCTCTAGACGATGCTGCTGTATTTCGTATTGAGCGCTCCTGTTCAGATACACAGCTACTGCAGCTTTTAACACACTTTGCTGATGAGTCTGGCACAAAACTGATACATGTGACACGGGATAGCTTTGTGTTCTACGACACATCTGTAGCGTTATCGCCTACGTATTTATGCGCTAGTTCAGATAACCGACACACAAACGGGTCAAGAGCAAACGGGTATGCTCAAGGCATCTTAGGTACCCTTCTTGAAGAATTTACCGACTGTGCCAACATGATGGTACGTGCTAACATTATGGCTGCAACAGATGAACAACAGCCTCGCCACTGCTCAGGCATAGCAAGACTACCTTTGTTTACTCTTAGGATAGTACCACCTGAGCATTGGCGTCGTTTTAGCCCTGTTGTGTTTAACGCAAATTACAAGGAAACAGCCTCCTTTAATTGGCAGGTAGCAAATCTGCTAGCTTCTTATTTAACGGAACAAGAGCATATTACACTTCTTCGTATCTTGCAGAAAGAGACGCAAGAACAACCAAGCCCAGAAATCCAAACACTGCTACAAAAAGTCTTTCCTACCTTTGCACCGGATTCGGGGCTATGCTGTCAACCGCCGATTCAAGCTTAGTAATCTATACTTAGGAGCCATAGAACGTGTCTCTTGCAACATCACTAAATACATTTAATGCCTTGGTCCTTAGATATGACCCACGCCATGTATTGTACCCTAAGACGGCTAAATGGGCTCCTATTGTTCGGTATATTTTTGCCCGACTAGAACAAAATCTTGGGGAAGCTGCACGTGATTACTGCGATTTTCGTGTATTCTTTCCGGGCAAAGAAACATGCAATGAGTGCCGTTCTGCCTCTACCCAGCACATGATTAGCAACAGATTCATGCATGATAATAATCTCAACTGTGATAAGTATCACTTCTTAATCAGTCAACGAATTTCTGATACACCCGATACTTATATTGAAGAGTTAGCTCTTGCTGTTGTGCAGATATTTCATGAGTTTGCGGAGCACGCACGTCTATTCCAAAATAGTAGTTCACGCAGCCATATAATGTATACTACTCAACAGCTACAAGATGCCCAAAAGCTTCAGGATAAGCTGACAGATGTTACATATTTGATAAGACATCGGCGTTATACTACAGATATCTGGTTTAAGATACCAGCGAGTGTGCCGTCTAAGCTGTTTCGTTTTCTTTCTGCTATTTGTGATCCTAATGCAACAGAATTACCAACACCAGAGCAGCGCTGGAGTAGTCCCCGAAGTGAGTCTGAATTCGCATATCCATTAGCTGAGTATTTGGCACGCAATGTCTCTGATGAGGAGCATCGTATTCTTTTAGAGGCTCTTGTTGCGTTCAAGGGGACTCTTGTTGCGTTCACGGGGACACGCTCAAGGACTGCCAGGAGCGCCTATGCGACATGTGACACACTAATAAAAAAGATTTGCCCTCAAGGGGCGTCAGCTTAAACCATGCCATCACTGCGAAACCAGATAAATAGTGACATATTGGATCTCAAGCATGCTATCAACGACATGCTTGAAGTTGAGGAATATCTTGATTCTGGCAGTGTCTCCATACGCAACACAATATGTTATTGCCCTGCTGTTGATAATTTTACATTTGAGGATTCGGATTGTTTAGAGTTTCGAGCCGTTTTGCACATAACTTCATCCATGCGTTTGACTGGTGCTGTTATTGATAAAATAGCAAAGCTCGTCCATGCCAAACTTCCCTATCTTGCTGTACTGCTTCCAACAGTACTGGGTCCCACAAATATTGAGATAAAACTTAGAGGATTCAGCTCAGAGAACACCCTACCTTTGATGGGTTTTTGGCTACCACCTCTGAATACTCTAGCAGACCAGCTACAACAAGAGATTACAGACGCACAACTGGATGTAGACGTATGGGGTCTGGATAAATGTGTTGATTGTATTCAAGTTTATATAGCGTATGATCATAGCTATGATCAAGATCAGTTAACTGCTGTATTTGACGCATGCTTTGATTTATACGGCCATTCTTGTGGTATCACATATAGGCAACAACAGGTACGAGTAACTACAGAACAAGGTAATCAAAAAGCCTCATCTATTGTTATGATCTATTATGGCTCTATAGATGACTATACAGGCGAGCGGCCTCTACTGTGGCCGTTAGATCCCATGCATTGGAAAAAACAAGGCTATGTGTACTCTGTCACAAACGGAGCAACCCCGGTTGATTTTGAATACGCGGACCGAACAGGGGCGTCTTATGAGGTAGCTGAGTACTTAGCTGACCATTTGGATAGAGACGAGCATATTCTCCTGGTTCAGGCTTTGGCTTTTGCTAAGTCACATACCCCAGCAGGGCTAGAACTAAAAATGCAACAGCTTATCGACAAAGTATGTCCACCTAGCCAACCGAGCAAACAGTTGACAACGACTCAAATTTAATGTATCTTTCCAATTAAAGGGGATACCGTGCCTATAACGTTACAGGACATTAACAAAGTACGCCTTGAGTTGGATGATGAAGTACCTGATTGTATTCTTCGCTGGGCGTTGCATGTAATTGAAGACATAAGTTACGCTCTAGGGATGTCTTTTACTGTTTCCTTAACCCGAAAATCGTTTGATGACCTAGAATTCAAGCTAGATGCAGACTTTACAGCAGTTTCTACTCAAACACTCTTGACGACGATTGAAAGAACGCCGGGGTATAGTCCTCTCCTACCGGGGGTTATTAACAGCACATACACTAACAGTCACATCCTGCTCCGGTTTTATACATATACGACATGGCAGGCTTTAGCAACTAACCAAGAGCTTATCCCCTTTGCAGAGCGCCGGTTACAAGCAGAGTTACAGCCAGAAACGGACACACAAAAGACAGTATTTAATTTAGCAGAAGCCTTGGCATCAGATCTTACACTTGACGAGCATAAAGCCCTGATGCTACTGATACCCCATTCTGTAAGTACCTGCTTAGAGAGACTACGTCGCGCTACACTTCAGCGTGAGTCGGCCCAGTATCGTAATCTAGCCGTTGTAGCTCGGTCAGCGGAGACGATGGTACAAGAAGAGACTACGTGGCTATCTGAGAATTTTGATAGTCTACAGTCTGTGTATGAAAAAATAGTACCAGGCTCGCAAGAACCACCTGTTTTCGCAGTTGCTAGAAGTGTACTGGCACGTACAGCACAGGCGGCAGTATGAGCGCGAACAAAGAATCTTTTAGACAGGCACTGGCGGAGACGCAAAATATTCATGATGAGACAATGCACATGTATCGCTGTTTTGTCCTGCATGCCTTGTATGATGTCTATGAGACAGACCCGCGATTAGAGAGTATGAATCTGAGCGTATCTGTCACGGGACAAATACTATCAGATACCTGTTCAATAACATTAAGAATAATTGATGATTCCCTAGGTCCTGTTCAACTTGCTTTGCAACCTAGTGTTGGCCTACACGTTGCACATAGACTAAACATGATCACAGACCCAGATATCCGGGTTCGTGTACAAACACAAAGAGCTACATTCGTAGCTACCTTGACTACATGCGCCTTTTATCGAATCATGGGGCATCAGCACGTTAAAGACTACTGTAACGAATTAGTTACTTTGTTAGCAGATACACAAGATAGTAACCCTGTCGCAAGGGAGTCCTGTCTTGAAGTAGCGTTACAGCAGATTCCAGCAGAAATCCTATTTGCTGAGGCTCTAGCTCGAACAATTACACTGGAAGAGCATAAAACACTCATAGGTTCATTAGATCTCTGTAAAGCTCTTTTAGATATCTGTGTTCGTGAGCAGGGAGTTGTTACATTTAATACAAGCGTAGAACACCGCACTAGATGTGCAGAGGTGATAAAGACGCTAGATACCATTCGGGCAAAAGTAGCACCTAATTTAGATGTGACGGACGTAGTACATCCTGTGGATTCTGCTATTCTAATAGAGTCCTCACTGCCTGTGCAGCCTCAGCCATCTAACGGAACAGGCTTGCTAGCTCAGATAGATAGAGAAGTTTTGGCCGACTTGCGTGCAGCAGCAGAAAACAGGCAAGCTCAAACACCGGGAGATACTATTGACATTGCATTACCAGATTTAGATGAGCTACCTGTCGCAGAAGCTAGGCAAGAATGTTCCGTAGCTGAAACTGATAATGCTTCTGATTGTAGCTTTACAGATTACCGAAGATTTCAAGAGCGTATCCGTGCATACCTTGGACACTTCCTAAGGAGATCAAATGAATCCCATTGATGCTTGGAAAGTTTTTTCTAATCTGGAGGACTACCGTGTGAAATTAAACTCACCGCTAGACTGCCATAAGTGCTTCAACGAAGCCAAGGTTCCTGTTGTTTTCATGCTCGTCTGTCCTATTTGCGGTAATAAAAGATGTCCCCATGCAAGTGATCATACTCTTGCTTGTACAGGCAGTAATGAACCAAACCAACCAGGAAGTGTTTACTGATGTCACAACATATCAAAGCTGTTCGTATTGTCCGTGGTGCTTTTACAGCAAAAGAGTATCCCTTAATTTCATCTATACACAATCATGCTGTCCTAATCAGCAGTCGTTTGGCAGCACCACCAAATAACAAGGTAGAGTTGGATAAAGAAACTTGGTGGATTTTTTCTAGAAACCACAAAGACTACATCAGGTATAAGGTTCCCTATACTGCAGTAGATGCTGCTCCGTTTTATCGCTTAGGAATCTTTGTAGATGACCCCGACTATGATATTGCCCAGGACCCTGTTTTTACAGAGTTACAAAGTTTTTTGCGCTATGTTGCACATATCAAACATATGGATATAGCAGAACACTCACGCATCTATCGCGATTCCCTAAACAGATTGAAGGAACTTAGCGATATCAATAGAACTCAAACTGATATGCTTGATGAAATTGATACATTCTTACCATCCGTAGGTAGCGGGCCAAAGACAGAACGGCAGCAAATAACTGTTCAGGAAAGAACTCAACATCTGCAGGAGCTAGTAGATTGTTTGAGCGCTATGGATGATGCCGTATGAAAATTCTAGGCTATGATATCAACCCCGATGGTTGCGATAGTGCTACATGTTTTGTTAAGCACAGGCAACTAGATGGTGCAGATAAACCCTGTACGTGTTTGCCTCATGTAGATGTCGCTACTCGTAAAAAGATCATCACACGCTTAAACAACTACAGATCGTTAGACGACGAGTCTCTGCCTATTCCGCAGGATGGGCAGATTGCCTGGACATCTACATGTCCTATTTGTGGCAACTCTGTGTGGAATGTTCCCGGTGCTGGTCATATCTGCGATACGCCAAACTGCCCTCACTCAAATATAGGCTAACTATGCAAAAATGGATATCAGCGTGTATACAGGCTATCAAAGATAGTTTACATAGCATCTTCGGAATAGGTTCGCACGAGTTTAACGAAGATGCTACATTTACAAATGATTTACGCTGGCGTTTTTGTGAACGTCCTGGCTGCTACCGCATTGAAGTTACTACAGATCCAGTAGAACACCAAAACCCAACTTGGTTAGAACGTGAGGCTGGGATTCGTAAACTACGTCTAATTGAGTCTGAGATGCGCCGAGAAATGAGCAAAAAAGACCTTGTAAAAACACCCAAAATGCTGTAATTTTCTACAATGCTTTTTACGCACCTAAAAGAATTCTTGGTGGCACGACAGCACATGGACCCAAGAGAGCTAGAGTTTCTGTCACTCAAGCATGCTCATGAGCGTGGCATTGTTTGGTTTGCTATTCATGCAACACAGACTCTTTTAGTTATTGGGCTTGTTGTTGTTGTCATTTTCAATGTTTTTCGCGTAATACTGCGCTAAAGGATTTCATGGCTACCAAAATATACTCGGAGTGGAACCACAGCAGATTTAGCTGTTGGTGGAACATCAATCTAGAGCATCAAAAAGAACAGCAGCTTTTGCATATTCGTGTATATCCGGATGAGGGTGAAGGTCGAACATACCAGGAAATTATGACACAGAGTTCAGCCCGATGTGCTCAAGATGTTGTAAATCTAGGATCATCCATGCCGAGAACATTTCCAACACCAGACCAGCAGTGTAATGAGCTGGCAGCTTACATGGATGAGTTTGTACGTGACGTTGATTCTGCCTATACCTCGGCTTAATCTATATTTTCACATATTGAGGACTTGATGGCTAAGAAAAAATTCGGTGTATCCTATGTCTGTGGCACAGATCACAGGCTTGTTGTCAGTGCCTGCGGGTGGTTTACAATGGTTTGTGACATTGAAGAACCACAAAGCCTCCCTACCGAGGAGCAACTGGCCAGCGCATTAGCGTCGGCTAAGCAACAATACGGATGTGATTCAATTGTCCCTTTGGGTATATTCCCCTTGGCTATCTCTCCCGAGACGGAGCACCGTGCCGAATAAGGATACATTACAACTGCTGCCCTTTTTAGGAGATATGACTAATTTTCGCAGATGGTCTCCATATGTTGATGACCTTCTTGACATAAGTATCATTAACTTAGATTTTATTGATCTCACCGCTACCGGTGCCTTGATACCCTATGATCTAATCTTCGAGCCTACAGTACCACCACCATCTATGACCTATAGCCCAAGTAAACTGCTTTGTCATACTGGTACTATGCTTACATATGATAACCCTATGGCCAGAGAGCGATTCATTGCAGCTATTATGCATGATGTGTGCCGCCCTAGTGCAGAACAAGTAGCCAAGGAGCAGATAGAAATTCTTATTCGTAGACAAGTGAGAGATCTATCCGGATCGTATGATCTGTTGATGTCTCAAGCTTCCAAAATACGAAAAGATTTAGATACTAAAGATAATACCCAAAGGCATATACACGAAATAAATATACGACGAGAAAATACCAGTGATATATTGCTCGGATCTAAATCAGCCATAAGCACACGTTTGCACTTAATACACATAATTGCTTATACGCATGCACGCGATATGCTTAAAGCCCGTGTCTCCGGGCATGGCTATTGGGAGGATGATGTTACACCCTTGCCAAACCGTCCTCTTTTACATATCATAAGTAAAGATCGTGGCACATCTGCTGTAGACATGGCATATACGTGGTATGTGACAGCCTATAAAGGTCTTGCTTACTCTATAGCGCAACTCTAAACTGACTAGGAAACACATGGGTGACATTGTCCTTAAAGAACGAGCTAGTACACGCCCAATCAGTCAGGTAGAGGCTGTCACGCTAGCACCAAAGCAATCTACGTCACCGACACGCCTAGAGTTGCGTGCTCGTCAGCTAAAAGAGCACCCAGATCAGGTTGTAACGCCTATGCGTAGAGAACGTCGTCGCAGAGAGAGCATCAGCGACGTAATTAGAGCACCTCAAAATTTCACTCTACACATGGTAGAGGCGTGCGACACAGCAGCGCCAGTAGACGTAGACTTAGACTTAGACTTAGACGTGACTGACAATACTAACCCCGTTTGTGAGGCAGAAGCCTGTGAGCAGACTAATGGAGAAGATGCAGATGTAACCGTTAGTGAAAATACAGCACAAGGCTGCGAGAGCACTGGAGAATTCTGTGAGGATCCACGTTCATCACCCAGCAGACTTACTTCTGTAACTGGGGCTGCTGCAAATACCGTTGCGTGGTCTACTTTGTAGGGAGCACAGACAGCATCGGCAGTAATCCAAAATATCACTGCCATACGAAACTATTTTGGAACTACCTAGCCTATGTCAAGGACTACCGTAGTTTCTCTGCTAAGTGAGCAAATAGAACTACCCCAGGAGTTAAGCCCGTGTAGTAGCTATGTCCAGATTGAACAACCTGAAGAAGCTTTATTATTCAATACAGTAAATTTATCTAGTACATATATTAGCTACTTTAGTACCGCAGGTTACTCATTCCACGGAGCACTGAGTTCTTAATGTCAAAACGAGTTAATAGCAATACATTTTTAGGAATGCTTATTGACCCCTCATTAGCTTGCGATGTAAGCAACGATACAGAAAGGCACACGACTGAACATGTCGAGCGTCTCAGGGGACAAACAGCACACGTTGTTATGGCTGACGAGTTTAGTTGGGTTGATGACTGTGCAGCATTTAGCGGTATTCGTGACGAACCTGTAGAAGAGTCTGTGATGCACCACCAAGAAACGCAAGCCGACCTGGATCGTTTCTACCAAATCATATCACAATACTTTTCAAGGCAAACTCGCACATGAAACTATCGACCACAAAATTACTAGGTATCCTACTAGTACCACATGAAGAAACGAATGAAGAAACGAATGAAGTCTTTGACAGGATACGTGCTACATCAGCAACTCCAACTACTTGGGAGGAGCTACGGAGTATGTTTGTTAGGACAGAAGCTGTTCCACGCTTTATTACTATTACAGGGGATTATCACAGATAATGGGTTGTAATTGCTTGCTTACTGTAAAGATAGATCCACCCGAAGTATTCAATACAATTAATACTATCTTACAGTGCATGCATGTAGAAAAAAATAGCAGGGAAGAACTAGAATTGCACTCTATCTTAAGTGCAACATCGTTTGGTGTCGTTGTAAAATTAGATGATACATTCGATTATATCGTATCACCAGGTAGTTCTATAGACGAGATACGTAAGGCTTTGCACAATTTCAAGTCCTCGTTAACATCAGATATAACGTTACGTTCGTATCCGACACTAAAAGAACTACTTCATATACTTAGTTCAGCAGAACAACTTACGACATGTTCCTGGACTACAGATTTTATACCTACTGAAGAATCTTACGCATAATGCTGCGACCCTCGGTTCACAATCTACTGTCAGTTACAATAGATCTACCACCTATTGAACAGCCTGTAGAAGAACCTGCAGGTGCTTTCAGTATAAATTCTCGTGGACAGTTCACATATGACCCAAGCGTAATAACAGAATATACAACAGGATCAAACTCCCTAACAGCACCCACTAATATACCATACAATGTAGTAACCTGCGATCCTGATATTCTAACCTATGCATATAATCAAGCATTATATGAATTAACGCGCACGGGAGATATGACTTTTTGGGGTAGGACGACAACGGGTGTCTAAGTTACCATCACAGCAGGATATGTTGTCAATAGTAATAGATCTCCCACAGCATAATGTGCTACCTACAGGTTATAGATTATATTTAGATACCAGCAGTACGCGGGCAGTATTAAATCACATACGAGAAGGTATGGATACGCCTGGTTATACAGGTACAGCAAATCAAACAACAACGTCAGCAGCAGAAGAGGCAGGCTATATGTTGCTTCACTCCTTGGAACGGACAGAATGTCACCTCCCAGCTTCGGTAGCTTCAGTACCAGTACAAGAACCATCGCGCATTCGTAGGTGCGTGAATGCTTTTATGCGCTTCTTCATTGAGTAAACCTTGACAGAAATGCACGCAATAACTAGATTAGGCATAGAAGGAAAGCTCAACCTACATGTCTATTGTACTGTACACAAGTTACTTTGGCTTAATGAAGCAGCATCCGTTAGCTGTTAGTATAGCAGGTGACGCACCCGAAGGTTGGCAAGGGCGTACATATAAAAAACTGGTACCAAAACGATGGATCTACGACCAGTATAAAAAAGATGGCAATTCACTCATGTATGCCTTACGCTATGCTACTCATGTTCTAGCCAAGTTAGATCGCAAGCAAGTCGCTCTTGAACTTGGCTACGGATCAATCTTACTTTGTTATGAAGAACCTTGGCAATTTTGTCATAGACAGCTAGTAGCGGAATGGCTATCAGAAAATAGAGACATTTTTGTACAAGAACTTAAATGTCCCCTGCTGCGAAAACCAATAGACTTTAGAACAGAATGACACCGGAAGCTATAGAAACGGTAATTTCAGAATTGCAGCGAATGCAACAAGAACTTAGAGAGATGATTCAACAGAACACGCTAAGAACTACTACATATTTAGTAGAAAGTAAAGCTGATGACACAACCAAAATATCCAAGAACTCGTAGGCGTAATCTTCCACATGCTCTATCCAGAGATCTGGCACGAGCACATGTAGATGGCCGTGACGATCAAATTCCGCAAATCATAGCTGAATATAATAGTTATAGCCAAAATCACCCACAGTCGGGCCGAGCAGACGGCTATCAAGGTATGCAGGGACCCATAGGACCTGTTGGAGTTCATGGATCTGCAGGCAGAGACACAATTGAACTACCTCCTGCATCCTATGGTCGCCCGCTGAATGTGGTGCCTATGACTGCTCAAGAGAACAATGAGCGTATTGCACGTGCTTATGGCGGTATTGGTGTTCAATGCTTCTCTCCAACACTTGAGACAATACCTCAGGAGCAACAGGGCATAGTTAGGCAGCAGACTCAAAATGGTGGGCGTGGTGTAGTGACATTTACAGTAGACAACTATAAACCAGAGGATACCACCAAATGATCCATGACACGCTCACAGATCTAGTTTGTACGGAACAAGCTACACAGTTATTCTTTTCCCAGCACCCGGATCACTATACAGTGTATCGTCAACTCTTAGATTTCTCCAGTAAAGTGTCGGAGTGGTGGAAATCCATCCTTGTAACAACGCCACAAGAAGATCAAGCTGCGCTACATCATCTGTGCTGTGACCTAGAGCAGATCAGTGTACACCCCTGCCAAGATACCGATACAGAATTTGTTTTTCATCTGAATACTGGGCGTAATGGTGAATCTGACTGGGAAGAGATTGATCCAAATACTGAAGAAGGCTATAAGAGCTTACGACTTCTGCTATTCTTCGTCCGACATAATGATGCCTTTCCTGGAATCTACTACTGGTGCTACAGCGAAGGCCGACAGACATCTCTGCCCGAGCCCTATAATACAACAGAAGATATTCAAACTATTCAGCTTCAACGAGAACAGCATCTTGGCGGTATTTTAGACAATGGTCTTAGATCCCTAGGAATAACAGCAGCAATTACAGCGCAGGCCAAACAATATAAGCAACTTCATAGGCCATGTGCCATAATCACAAAAATTCCGACTGACAGCCCTCACTACTTCGATACCTATGCCTTCGTAGGTGATACCTGGGTACCCTGTGCGGTTACGCAGGGCTACGATCTTATCTCTAAAGCACCAATCACTACACTACGAGTACAAAAGAATGTCTAAGTATATTTCAACAAAAACCGGCGAGACCGTAGATGCGGTACGCTTTGATTATACTGAGTCTGCTATTGAGCGTCTAAAGGAATTCTGCTCAGGACAACTCAGCGAGTTCCATAAGCATTCCAGCGGTGAATTACCAGGAGTAGCGCGTTTAACTAATAGCGAAACGGGCACCCAAAATAATGTGTATGAGGGTGAGTTTCTTGTTAAGAACAAGGCAGGACGTATCTGCAGAATGCCTGCTTTTGGTTTCTACCAAGAATTCCAAGATGTACGTACAACTAAGGACATAGCATGACAGAGAAACTTTCAGCCAACAAACTAAATGAAGCCTATCGGCTAGAGCCCGAAACTGTACTGAATCTACTGTTTCATCGTATTCCTATGCCTGAAAGTCTGAATGAGTTACTCCCCGTAAGACCGGATGGCACTATTAGTGCCTTGGGCTTATTCAATAACTGTGTTCTGACATCCAATCACGTTGTGGCTACCTTATCTGATCCCGATGTAAATAGCGCACCAACTACTGAGACATGTACTGGATTTGAGCTTACCTCGTTTTCCCCAGATGAAGCTCTGCAGCAGCGCATTCCAGAACATGTCCCTGTATATCTCATGTCTAAGGACTTGTTTGATGCTCTTTGGGATCTATTACCGTTAGCCTCAGAAGAAGTGCAGCAACAAATCTCAGACATGGCCAACGTATACAACGAGCAGAAACTAAAGGATCCTCACGATTTCGTAAAACGTGTACGCCCTACACACGCACCACGTATTGTATCACCTGAAGAGGAGTATGCTCAACTGCTTAAATCTCTCAGGCAAATTCAAGAGGCTGTTATATCCAAAGATATTAAGCAAGAGCTCCTTGCAGATAAAATTGTTGATACAGTGAGCACACGAGATACTGAACAAGAGGCCCTTGCTGATGATTTAATCAGTAATGACTATGACTGACGTGTACAGAAAGAACGTACTTATGTCTATTCTTACAAATAGCGCCGCTAAAGTAGCTAAATCTTATAGTGGTGGTGTTATTAAACAGTTGATACAATTAGCAGTAACTGAAACAGCAAAAATTGTTGCAACAGCTATTAAGCAAACGATTACGAGCACAATTATAGTTGACTTCTTGGATGAGCCTTTAGCGTACAACATATTGACTAAATGGGTAATAAAGAATTTTCGCCAAGCTCAGAATAACTTAATGGCAACAGTTATTCCTTCATAATCGGAACAGCAGAACGTTGATTTTGCGGATTGGGATAAACTAACATTAGCACCTGGGGATTATTGGTTTATTTATAAACATAAAATAAACAATAACATACGTAAATTCACAGTGCGTGCGGAACTACTAGATACGACAAAAAAAGAGGGTTTCTCTCAAAGATATAAGCTACTCATTACTATATTTGGTGATGGAAAGCATCAATTAAGTCACGTAATTCAAAGTACGATACGGAACGCACACGATGGCAGACAAGTAGTGATTACCCACGAGCCATACAGACATAATTCAAAGCGATATACAGCGCTCAGAGATTTTAATAGTATTGTATTAAATCCCGAAACTGAAAACAAATTATTACACCATATCTCATGGTTTAAGCGAAGTAAGTCCTATTTTAGGAAGCATGGTTTAACCTATAAAACAGCTATATTACTTAAAGGACCACCAGGAACAGGAAAAACAAGTATAAGTCGTGCTGTTGCTAATTATCTCAATTACAATATGTTCATTCTAAACATGACTGCGCTAATGGAAAAAGGAACCCGTGAAGCCCAAGTCCCACAAATACCTGAAAATTCACTTATCCTAATTGAGGATATTGATAAAAGCCTAGATACTTCGGAGGGCAAAGCTATTCAAACACTAATGCAAATGCTTGATGGTATGCTTAGTTGCGATAACACGGCATTTGTTATTACAACAAATTTTCCCGATAAGCTGCCTGCTGAGCTTATCCGCCCAGGTCGAATAAATTTACAGCTTGATGTAGGTCTATTTTCAATAACTGAGGCAAAGAGACTTGCAGCCTTGTATGAAGTACCCTATAGTATTATTCAGAGCCTACCTGAGGCTATCTGGAGTCAACCGTCAGCCCTACATGAATTTGTAGTTAATTACTCCAGCAGAGAGCAGGAAAACAATGAAGTTAGAAGATAGGCTTGTGAGCTATGTTGAGTTTACAACAGAGCAGCAGGAGCAGCTTCAAGAGTTTGAAGACACGTTACAGCAGGTGACACAGGCACGTGCTAATTTTCTACAAACAATAGCATGTAACAGCCACAAGCAGCATATTGGTAAACCTGTATACTCTATACGAAACTCTAGCTATGTTGGTCTACTTGAGTTTATTGAAGTTAATAGAGTAGAAAAAGAAGGAATGAGTTTACTATTCAGAACAGATAACGGTTTTTGTACGGACCCTGGCCTAAAAGAAGAAGTAATTGAAGCAAAAGAAAGAGAACTCGAAGAACTGAAAAATGAAATATGTTTTAAGACAATTATAGCTCAGCTACGAACATAATATGCGCAGACCTAACCAAAATGCTCTTCGTCACAAATACGAACAAGCAACTCTTGGATATAGGCATGCGTTTTATCTCCTGTCGGAAACAGAAGGCCGCTTGGTTGAACGCATTATAGACGCTCTTACATCTGAGGAGTTTACTCCAGATCCAAAAGATCTCTTAGATCTTATTGAATATCGGAGAAAAAACTATGCAGCCGAAGGAAACTGTGACTGCTGCGGGAAAGACATAGAATCCGTTGGTGAAGATGCCTACTTAACATCACAGATGTTTCACGGCTATGAAAATCCAGAGCAGCCAGAACCCCGCGTATGCTCAGCTCGATGCGAACATAACATCTTTCAGCACATAAGCACAATTAGAACTATAGCCGAGATCTTTCGTATCGCGATACCAGAACAAAGCACGAAAGCTATCTGGTTTGAGGTAGAAGCTATAGTTAATCCTGATGTACTGAACCCTATATTGAGCATTCAACTATTGGCTGTCTGTCCAGAACTAAGAACAGTGCCTGTTCTAGATTTGCACAAACAAGCAGACTGGTTGCTATCAGGCTATGCCGATGAGTTACGAACAGAACGAATAAAAATCCCACGAGTCGTCATTACATTTCGTACAACGAAAAAACTACTGTATAAAATATGGCAGATTGAACTGCGCGGTATTGCTGAGGCACAAACAAGCGCAGAGTTTACACTAACAGACTGCCCTGCCTGTAATGGTACCGGTCATGTCATCTGCACAAATCCTGATCATGGCTCCGATGGTGATCAGTCACCACAGGGGTGTCCCGCTTACGGGCATGACGAGCTATGCCGCACACCAGATCCGTGTGAATTCTGCACAGGTCAAGGCACCCTGGTGGTGCAGGAACACAGGCAACCCGCGTCTGTAACACTAACAGGTGGGTATCTTACAATTACAGATGATCTAGGTACAACGGCACATCGCGATAGTACACGACTCGTAAACTATGTAAATTTCCTTGAACTTGTGGCTGAAGTGGGACACATCCTTCCGGCAGTGTAAATATAGAAGCATGCTAACAAAAACTATTGGAAATGTTTGGATACTTGTTTTAGTCATCTGGCTTATATCTTGGATTTTGCACAAGATGTACTTTCAGTACTGGAACTTCATTAAGATTGAGCAAAAGAACGATAGCAAGTACCGTGTATATGAATACAAGTATGTGTACTGGAAGCGCGTGACACCGCAAGAATTTGACTCGTCTCGTAGCGCTATTAGCTATGTGCAGACTCTTCTAAAAGCGCGTAAGAGTACGTGGGCCAAAATAATTCTTCAAGAAATTACCACAACTAAATCAGTAGACTGAACACTGCTGTATTTAGAAGTACAAAGAGCACACGGAGTTACCAATGACCACATTTAAGATCTGTGACATACAGCGATCTACTGTAGACGATGTGATAAAATATACATTACAGGATGAGCGCTTCGGGAAAAACGAGGTATCCAGTATACATAAAGTAGATAAAGATATTTTATGTCTGCCTACTCAAACAAACTGTAAAATGGGCTGTAAATTCTGTCACCTGACCGGCACGACACGGCCATCTCGTAATCTAGCATCTACGTGGTTGAGTTCCGCTGTAAATTTCTGGGTCGAAAAGGAACACTTAGAAGACCATTCCCGAGATCTTTTGATTAGCTTCATGGGTGTTGGTGAGCCCCTCATAAATATAGCTGGTGTTATTGGCTCCATTGAAGCACTACAGACAAAGTATGAAGGACGAATACGATTTGGCATCTCTACTATGCTCCCCAATCCCTGCGCACTAGAGCATCTAACGGAATGGCTTGCATATAAAAAAGAGTTTCGTGTCAAGCTACATTTATCTGTACACGGTATCTTTAATCGTGGTGCCATCATTAATAGTCCTCTGACTGCTGCTGAATCTATACATCTGGTGCAAGATTTTCAGGCAAGAACAGGACGACCTATTGAATTTCATTATACATTGGTTGATGGTATAAACGACAGCATAAATGAACTCACAGCCTTTAGTTCGTTAGTACGAACGTCAAGTAAAGATGTTACCATTAAATTTTTAACACTATCGGAGACGAATGGGTGTAAAGCTACGCAGCTATCGCACGAGGAAATAAGAGCACTTTTCTGTGAGAATATCGTAGAGTTCTATGACCCACCAGGTAGAGATGTTGGTGCATCCTGTGGAATGTTCAACCGAGATCTCTATAACACAACAAGCAAGGATGAGTTTTGATTCTATACATTAGAGACGCACACGGGAACGATCTAGTAGACGCTGAATTTTTTGTTAAACACGAGGATAACAGAAAGTTCTTAGAACTGCGCGTTGTCATTTGCACTAGACCGTACAGTGAATTTCTTCTAGCCAACACCCAGAAGTCCGATGCTGTCATTGATGCATTCGCACAGATTGAAGAGTTGCGTGGTTGGCTATGGGAAGTATATTTTGCCCGCAAGCAGAATACTGGAAGTGACGAAGATTATGATGCCGTGCTAAAAGAACTCCGAGCTATCTTCGCTAAAACAGCTAAGAAGTTTAAGCTTTCCTTCGTTGAAGACTGATACATGAATCAGACAGAACGCCCCCGAGTGAAAGGCGCAACTGAGTTACCTGATACGGTAGACTCACAAGCACTACAGAACTTTAGAGAAACATTGTTAAGCAAACAAAAGCTACTAGACATAGAGTTTCAACATATACTCAGCGATAATCTTGGGGATCTTTACGCATGACAATATCAAGCTTCTGTACTGACTTAGTTACATTCTGCTTGATTCTGAATTTTGCGCATTTGTGCCTGTGCGATAGACCGCTAAAGTTTAGCCAAGTTGTAATAGTTAGCTTTACTTGGATTTTTGTTGGTCTGCTTTACAGGCATATGTTTGACAGCTACATAACATGGACATTTGCTATGGCTGCACTGTACTTACTTGTATGGCTAAAGGAACAACGCACAAACATCCTACATAGAAAGAACTGAGATATGTCACATACACTGCAAGAAATCAAAGATGTCATGGATACTTACTGTCTAGAAAACAATGTAGAGATGTCCTCTAATTCCGTTGATGCTATGGTAAACGTAGTTTCTGCGTGGGAGACGTTACTAAGTAGACTACAGTATGAAGATGACTGCATGAACAATACTAAGTTTATGGCTGTAGCGTCTTACTGCTTGGACAGACTAAAAATCTAAATAGAAAAGCATCCTGTAGATAACAAGACGCTTTATCAAAAACGAGTAGAAGAAAACTTAGGTACTGTAATTAGTAATCCTCAACGGGTACAAAGCCACCACAAACGGTTGCCATCTCGTAACCCAATTCATCCCAGGGCAACAAACCCAAGCGACGAGTAGCTTCGGGACTATTAAAATCCCGCAAGTACTGAGCACGGGCCGTCATCTTGATATGCAGAGCCTTCAGCGAGATACCGCTGTCCAAAAGCTTCTCCACAGCTTCCGTGTCAAACTTAGCACCGAGAGCACCAGCAGCACAAATCGCAAGAGCAGAAGGACTCTGTTCTGCAAAATCCTGTGGATCCTTGAAGCTGTTCTCGTGGTGCAAAGCTGGGCAGATAGCATTCTCGCCATACTTACAGCTTCCCAGATACTCGCCCTGATTACAATGACTCATATGCAAGACGCTGGATTGCCTTCCAACCAAAACGCATCTTACGCACAGCAGCCACAGACTGTCCAACAGAGGGATGTGTTGACGGAATACAGTGAGGGCGGCCCTGCAGATCACGAGCAATGTCACCAGCTTGAACTGTGGCTATGTCAGGCAAATTTACGAAATTTCTGATCTTAGGCTTAGATGCTGTAGGCACAATCAGTTTTACTGCTTGTGCCTACAATTCAGTGGCTGCCTCAGCCGCCTGTGTCTTGGCTTTCTCCTGATCCCTCTTCGCGTGCCACTGCAAAGTCTGCATCGTAACCATAGTGACTGCCGCGTGCATGCCCTTGCTGCCGTCCTCAAGCAGTCCCATATGGATTTGGCGCATGTGAAAATCCACCAACTCTTCAAACGTCATATCGGTGTAGTGCTTTTCCATTAGAGTAACTCCTTGTTGAGGTGACAAGAACAAAGATACATTAATTTTGTATGCTTGTCAAGTAATTACTGCTTAATCTCAAAGAAGCGATCTTTCCGAAGATACTTGAAGTTTACAACATCGCCAATTTTATGATTGTAAATCCAAGCGTCACCCATATCTTGAAGATCAGAAGTTCCCGCACCTTCAGCTAACTTAAAGTAATAATCTGTACCTTGTACACGAAAAAGAACAACATTGGTAACCATAGGTTGATGCGGCTTAGTAGTCGCGGTTTCTTGATCTTCGCCATTGATTGCTACAATCTCTGCCGGGATATCGTGAACAAGGCTACAGGTGGAATCCAAACTAGGAAACTGATTACTAGCACAGTGGTTGTCTGTCTTATCCTTAGAGGAAGAACAGGCACCGAGCAAAATGCAAGCACAAAAGCACAAAAGCATCAAGAATTTCTTAACCAACAAAACACGCCTCCTTAAACTACAACGGTGAGCATATTTGCCGGAATGGCAATATGCGTATAAGGGTAAGTTGGACTAAGATCTTGTTCCAAGCGAATGATGTACGTGGTACAACCAGGAGCCTCTGCCATAGCAATACCTTGGATCTCCCCAGACATATGCTTGCCTTGAACGTCAAACGAGACATGTGTTCCTTGATGAAAACGCACAAACTCATACTCCTGTGTACTACGAATAGCACACAACTCTCGACTTAGTTGTGGTCGTTCGGGCATTCTGCATACCCCTAGTTAAATTGTTACGTAAATATACATTATGGTTGTATCTTTGTCAAGATGCGTTCGTAGCTTAAACAAACACCTCTTAGTACACCGAGGACACCTTTAAGGACAACCAGGTTCACACCAACAGCAGCCACAGAAAAATTAACGCTTGATCAAATCAATAAAGGGATTGAAGATCTACCCAGTAAAGATCGAGGCGAAGTATTTGATGGACACCATACGTTTGATGCTCTCTATGAGTACCGTTGTGTGTACAATGCAGCGTTGTTCAATCTCCTAGCAAGAGAACCTAGGTTTAAGGTTCAAAAGAGCTACAAACATAGCGACGGAAAGCCCTGCTTTGATAAAGATGACATGTTCATTGTGCAGGCAACACTACCACAAGGTCAAGTCAGTAACCATTACCACAAAGATGACTGGGATCTGTTCTGCTGTGAAGAGAAAGAACAAGCAGACGAGTGGGACGGACACACACCGGAAGTAGCTTTGGAGAGACTTAGAAAATTCTGTGAATCCTTTGCAAAAATTAAGTAAATTATAGGCATGATCAATGACGTGCATACGATCAACGACTTCCACGGTGAGTATTTCTGGTTAAGTAATTTCTACCCGGTAGAAATATTATTAGATGAGCCTTGGCCCTATGCAAGTGTTGAGCATGCGTACATGAGCCAGAAATCACGGGATCCTGCGTGGAAACGCTTCTGTCGGGACACGAAGAATGCTGCCGACGTAAAAACCGCTAGCTATAACATACAGCTTCGTGGTGATTGGGAACATATCAAAGAAGACGTTATGCGTACTTGTTTGGTGCAAAAATTTGGAGTGCCCGAATCTAAACTCCAAGACTTGTTACTGGGCACGGGTAATAAAACATTGGTTGAAGGAAATACTTGGAAGGATACCTTCTGGGGCGTTGATACTAAAACAGGTATAGGAAAAAACAAACTAGGTACGATGCTGATGGAAATTCGTAGCCAGCTACTCCACAAAAATGTTATCCTGAGCAAGGATTTGTAAATGCCAGATAGCCAACAAAAACTTCTCACTGATCTAAAAAGTGAACTTCGCGAGTTTATCAGACGACAACCCTGCCAACTATGCTACACTACAGGCTACATATTAGGCTATGAAGATGCTATCAATGCAATCCCACCAAGTAGCACAATAGACCCAATTGAACTTATTGCACAACTGCACAAGATAGCTACACAAGAGAACGAGGACAACAGCTTGCGGGACTATAAAAGTGGTTACATGGAAGCTTTAGACGACGCTCTCTATAATATCTGTGACGAAGATGAAGCTAAGTTCAATGATATCTATGCTAAAAACAGTATTGCTGTATCTTAACCAACCATAGCCACCGGGCTACTAATATGTGGTCACGCTAACAACCGCTTTTCAACAAGGCTACCTCTCCGATTGAGCATGTCCTTAGCATAGTCGGCATACTTGGGTGAGATTTCCAAAGATGATTTCCGAAACCAGGAAGCATCCATTATATGCAATTTAGGTTTACGCTGAAGTCTACCGTCTTTTGTAAACATAGGCAGAACCGTAAGCACACGCCTGCCCTTAGAGCAAGCCACAGAGTCTAACACAATACCGTGCCATGCAGCTCGATATATGCTCTGTACCATATCGCCAAACTTCGGTTTGTATTGTATTGTGACATAAACATAATATACATTAATTTTGAATGTTTGTCCAGTATATAAATAGATAGAGGCCCGTCTCTTGCTAGGAAACGGGCCTCTTAACGTAAGCAGCAGCAACTGTTTCGAGCAGTTCGGACTGCGAGCGTTTCTACAATAGTACCATCACGGATACTGCCGGCATCGCTCCTGCACGCCATGCATAGTCCCCTCACCTTAGGAACTGGGCTTACGCTAGGTAAAAATTAGTGAGAACTTTCTTTTAATATAACGCAAGCAGCCAAACGATCTCAAGCGGTCGGTTGCTAGCACATCAGATGCGTTGATTGTCTGGAACTTAACTTGATGTGCATTACTGCTATCAGTATCCAGACCGCACCGTCCCCTTGCGGTAGGCGGATTCGTCAAGTATTTGACTGATCTAAATATAACATGAAATCTTCTGTATGTCAACTACTTCTTGATGATCCCAGTCAGGATCGTTAAGGAGAAGAACAATGGCTAATACAATCGAAGAAGTCAGCGAAACAGAAGTTCCGGAAACAAACTCTACCACAGAAGTTTTGACCGAAGCTCAAGTTATTGCTGAGACTCCCGTTGTCGAGACGGCGGAGGACTTGCCCATCACAACCAATGACAATATTGTCGTAAAGACAATCGAGTCCGATCCGGCTGTGTATGATGAGGCATTGTTCCATACTGCAATCTTTTATAAGGCAATCAAGGATCTCACCGATGGTACCCAGGATACCATCGCAATCAATAACTCACAGCAAGGTCACGTTGCCTATCTGCTGAGTCTGGACGCTTTTACAGCGTTGTCACCAAATGCAACTCAAACATACACCATCACAACAAAGAGTCTGACATGGGCTAAAAACAGCTCTCGTGTTTTCTCTAAGGCTGTGAAACCTAGTGTTATTTTTGCACTGCAGACTAGATCCCTGCAGACAAACAACATCGGCGGTCACAAAGTATGGACACCGACTACGGTTGCCTACCTAGTCAACCCGGCAATCTATGCAGATCTGATTACCCCCACAGTAATCCCATAGCTGTAATCATAAGCAACCCGTATGAACTTCTTAGGGCGAAGGATTTTCCTTCGCCCTTTTAGTTTAGGAACGTAGCGTGGATTACGAAGCAACACAAGAACTGCTATCTAAATATCGACAGAGCACAAGACCCTCTGTATATTCTGCTACAACCCAGCAAGAAACTGAAATATCTACTGATTTTGAGGATGAGCTCATACTAATGGACAATAGCGTCAAGCGGTCCTTGATTGAACGTTTACGTAATATAAGCTCAACAACGACAACAAACACCATAGCCGTTAATCTGTTAACAGATGCAACAGATGCCGATATTGCTGATGAAGAAGATCGTGCATCTGAACTACAATTTAAGATTGGCGATCTTCAAACATTTGAAAAGAAACTCACAGATACATCCTCTTTAGCTGAAATGACTTCTGTTGTTGGTGTATTAACTAAAAATGCAGGATCTGCTTTGTTTGAATATGATCAAGCAATCAATAGATCTATTCATAGCTCGCTACTAGCTGATTCAGTATCAAATGAAAATTCATCATATACAAAACAAGAACTCAGTTCATGGATAAGTGTCATATCAACATATATAACAGCTTAATAAGGCAGTAAGAAATATGTCCACCACAAATAACATTGTCTTCTCATCTAAAGTATTTGACACAGAAACTACCACAGATACATCTGGAAACAGTACAACATCTGTTGCTCTGACAGAACAATTTGCTGCTGATGATAAGCTATTCAGCCGCGTCTATGTTAATAAATACGGTATTGTTACAGGCGGGCGTTTCGCTGAAGATGCTGGACTCCCACCGGATCCTGAATTCACGGGGCATATCGGTTTACGTGTACCTGCAGGGACTACAGATCAGCGACCTACAAAAGGTACCGCTATAATTAGGTATAACACCGACTTAAACGCCTTTGAAGTATATGAAGCCGGTGCCTGGACACAACCATTTGAAGCTACCAACATGGGAGCCGTAACTACAAGCATATTACCAGCAGTACAATCGTCGGAGCTGTTTCAAATTGATGTAGGGAATGTATCGCTACCTTTTCGGAGCGGTCAATTTGGTAGAATCGGTTTATCTAGAAAATCTGTACTCCTAGGCTCCGATACAGCAGATGGTGTTCTTGCTAATTACAATAATACACTATATTGGGGTGGCCAACCTCTAGGCAACCAAGGTAATCAGGGTGCTACTGGAGCTCAGGGGAGCCCAGGTAATCAAGGTGTTACCGGAGCTACTGGAGTTCAAGGTCCGCAAGGATTCGTAGGACCTCAGGGTAGTCAAGGGACAACTGGAGCACAAGGCAACCAAGGGTTTCAGGGTATTGCAGGTTCTCAAGGTGTAGCAGGAACACAAGGGCCTCAGGGATTTACTGGAGCTCAAGGTACTCAAGGGAACCAAGGTGTAATTGGAGCTCAAGGTACTCAGGGCAACCAAGGGAATCAAGGATCAGCAGGTACTTTCATAGTCACTACTACACTGTTTGTAGACTGCAACCGAGTAGACACCTATACGGCAACAGGAACATTAAGCTTTCCCTATAAAACATTGGCTGCTGCTTTAGCTACTGTTACAGCCGCTACTCAGATAATTATGGCCCCTGGATCATATACTGAATCGGTAGCATCATACCCAGCATACCCACTAGTTGTACACGGTAATGGAAGCACCTTAACACTGTCTGTTGCAACCACACTCACTAATAATTATACAGCGTATGACCTTAATGTAGTTGCTGCTAATGGCGTAACCTATTCTGGTGCGACAGCAACTACTAAATTTATCCTCAGAAATGGTAGTCGCAAAGGACCCTTAGCATTAACAGCAGGTATACTAGACGCACAGGCATGTACGCAAACATGGAATACTACATCAGATAAAGTTACTGTTAGTGGAACAGGACAATTAATTGAAATAGCTTGTATAAATACGTTGCCAATAGTACAAAACAGTACAAGCTCTATTGTTTTTGTAGAAAACTGCAATTGGAATACATCTAGAGATAGCACATACCTAATTGAATCTAGTGCTGGGCAAATTAGCGTAGCAAATACAGTTGTTGCTAATACATCGGTCACAGCCGGAGGCGGTATCTATATCCATAATGCACAAACGGCAGCAGCCCCTAATGCTGTTGCTAACTGTGTTATAGGTGCTGTAACCGCTGTTAATCTCGCATCTGGCGCAACTTTATATAGTAAAGTTGCTACTACAGGCACAGCCACATTAACAACTGCGGCTGCTGTTCCTGATTTGATCGGTGTATCTGGTCTTGCAGGTAGTCTAACACCAACAGCCGCAAATACATATACAATTGGTACTGTCGCATTAGACCTATCAGCTATCTACGCTCGCACACATGCAGGTGCCGGTGCAACTACCTTCGGCAGCACCTCGTATGCCACAACCATTACAGGTAGCTCTATTGCTCTTGGACAAGGACAAATACAAGGCCCCTCGGTATCTCAAGGAACAGCACTTTCATTAGTAGCACTTACACCACCTAACATCTTAGCAACAGCCGCATTTACATTGACGTTACCAACCGCGTCGGCAACCTATAAAGGAATGACCTGGCTACTGTCGTCAGCCTCTTATATCATTACATATAGTGGTACATTTAAGTATTCAATAACTAAAGGTACATGGACAACCATATCAGCATCAACCTATGCTACTACTGCTGGCTATCTGCAGCACTGGATTTACTGTGATGGCAGTACTTGGTTTGTTAATCTAGACTAACCGTAACTAGGGTGGGGGAAATTTATGAAACTTGAATACAAACCACGGCCATTACTTTACTCGGAAGCTGGTGGTGGAATCTATGGCGTTGGTCCCTGTCGCTATGTACATGAACTTGAACGAGCCTTAAATAAATCTATCTGCGATCTTGCTGACGTATTTATTGGTACATCTATTGGAGGTGTTGATTCAAGTTTTATGGCTACGGGGCATAGTGGAAGTAATTGTTTACAACTTCATCGAGATAATCAAAAAGCCATATTTGGTGATGAAAACTTATTGTATGAAACAGTAAAATGCGGTGCTCAGTATGATGACTCGGCCATTGTAGGCATGCTCAAGAAACAACTGGGCAATGCCACCATGGATCAAGCACTAAAACCACTGTATCTAGTTGCTTGGGATATAATTAAGTGTCAAGTTAGGATATTTGGACCACAAGATAAAGATATTCCTATTTGGTATGCCGCTAGATGCAGTATGGCCGCACCAACATACTTCAAAATAATGGACAAACGGTATATAGACGGAGGAGTAGCTGCTAATGACCCAGCCATGCTTGGAATTGCTGCCGCTTACCTGGATGGCTACCTTACACCAGACATGCGTGTACTTAATTTAGTTACCTCAGGAGATACACCCGATAAAAGCCCTGTTGATGAAGACGCATTTATACTTACACAAGTAACTGATGAAATACTACCAGCGCTTACTTCAGGTAACAGCGCAGGTGTTGGTCTAATGCTTAAATTTGTACGCCAATTGATGTCGGATCTTGGTAGAAACATGCAGTTTTATCGGGTTAACCCAAATAGTCCTGATTATAAATTAGATGCTGTTAGCAAAGCAACGGACATTGAAAATATATGGGCAACCAAATACCAAGAAGATGCTGTCAGTCTAACCAGCTTTATGGTAACTGATTCCTAAGTCTAATTAGTTTCGGCAAATAACCTCTGTTTAGACAATGTGCTAATAGAGGAACCAATGCCAAGAACACATCTACGTGCTGCACAATTAGCTGACGGTGGAACGCAAGGTCAGGCTGTATTAAGAAATGCAGCCGGTGATCTGTACTTCGGTGATGTCGTAACTGAGGGTATTCAAGGGCCTCAAGGAGATACTGGATCCCAGGGACCGCAAGGTGTTCAAGGTTCAACAGGTGCTACTGGTGCTCAAGGGGCACAAGGGGTAACGGGTGCTACCGGGCCTCAAGGTAGCCAAGGAACATCTGGCATAAATGGTTCTATTGGTGCTACTGGTGCTACTGGTGCTCAAGGACCACAAGGCCATATAGGTAATACAGGGCTAAAAGGCGATATAGGTGTCCAAGGAGCAACGGGAGCACAAGGGCCTCAAGGAGCTACTGGTATTACGGGTGCGCAAGGAAACCAAGGTACTATTGGAGCTCAAGGTAGCACAGGTAGCCAAGGCAGCACAGGTGCTACTGGTGCTCAAGGTTCAATAGGGCCTCAAGGTAGCCAAGGTTTAACAGGTGCAAAAGGTGATATTGGTTCTCAAGGCAACCAGGGTAATCAAGGTGTAATCGGTTTAACGGGAGCACAAGGTGTTCAAGGTGTTCAAGGAACTACCGGTGCTACTGGCTCTCAAGGAAACCAAGGGTCACAAGGACTAACAGGTAGTGGCTCTCAAGGAGCAACGGGTGCTACCGGACTTCAGGGTAATCAAGGATTCCAAGGATACTTAGGTAATCAAGGAGCTATTGGTGCTCAGGGAGCTACTGGTTCTCAAGGACTTCAAGGTAGCCAAGGTTTAATCGGAGCGACTGGATCTACGGGTGCGCAAGGTACAACAGGTGCTACTGGAGTTCAGGGTAATCAAGGTAATCAGGGTGCTGTTGGAGCACAAGGCTCTCAAGGACATCAGGGTAATCAAGGATTACAAGGAGCTACAGGGCTTCAAGGTAATCAAGGATTCCAAGGGTTAACGGGTAGTGGAGCGCAAGGTGTACAAGGAGCTACAGGGCTTCAAGGTAATCAAGGATTCCAAGGGTTAACAGGTAGCGGAACACAAGGAGCTCCGGGTGCTGTTGGTGCTCAAGGGCTTACAGGATCTCAAGGATCTGTCGGCGCTCAGGGTGTTCAAGGAGCTACCGGTGCTACTGGAGTTCAGGGTAATCAAGGATTCCAGGGTGCTCAAGGAGCTGTTGGTTCTCAGGGTGCCACCGGAGCTGGCACGCAAGGAGCTACTGGTGCTCAAGGTAATCAAGGTAATCAAGGTGTAATCGGGTTAACTGGTGTTCAAGGTGTTCAAGGAGCAACAGGTAGCCAAGGGCATCAGGGATTCCAAGGATTCCAAGGATTCCAAGGATTCCAGGGTGTTACGGGCGCTGGTGTTCAAGGAGCTACCGGAGCTCAAGGTACTCAGGGCAACCAAGGATTCCAGGGTGTTATTGGTTCTCAGGGTGTTCAAGGAACAACTGGATCTACGGGTGCTCAAGGATTACAGGGGAACCAAGGTAATCAAGGTGTAATCGGAGCTCAAGGATCTATGGGGTTACAAGGATCTACCGGAGCTACTGGTGCGCAAGGAACACAAGGAACAACCGGATTTACAGGTGCTCAAGGAAATCAAGGACCTCAAGGTGTAATCGGTGCGACGGGAGCTCAAGGTACTCAGGGCAACCAAGGATTCCAGGGTGTTATTGGTTCTCAGGGTAATCAAGGTAATCAGGGTGTTCAAGGAGCTACTGGAGCAGGAACACAAGGTGTGCAAGGAACAACTGGATCTACGGGTGCGCAAGGAAATCAAGGTACACAAGGTGCTACTGGTGCTCAAGGAACACAAGGAAGTACAGGAGCTACGGGTGCGCAAGGTACTGTTGGTGCTACTGGATCTCAGGGAAACCAAGGATTCCAAGGTGTTACTGGGGCCACGGGAGTACAAGGTGCTCAGGGTACTATAGGCGTTACGGGTTCTCAAGGATTACAAGGTAATCAAGGAAACCAGGGTACCATCGGTGCAACAGGTGCTCAAGGAGCTACTGGACTTCAGGGTACTATTGGAGCACAAGGTGCTACTGGTGCTCAAGGAAATCCAGGTAGTCAGGGATCCCAAGGACTAACAGGTAGTGGAGCACAGGGTGTCCAAGGAGCTACCGGAGCACAAGGTAATCAAGGTGCTACGGGTGCGCAAGGTAATCAAGGTGCTACGGGTGCGCAAGGTACAACAGGTACGGCTGGTAATCAAGGTACTACTGGACTTCAGGGTAATCAAGGAAACCAGGGTGCTGCTGGTGATCAAGGCACACAGGGACATCAGGGTACCGTCGGCGCGACCGGAGCACAAGGTAGCCAAGGACTTACAGGCTCTCAGGGTGCAACTGGATCTACCGGAGCACAAGGTGCAACAGGTGCTCAAGGTGCTACTGGTGCTCAAGGAAATCCAGGTAGTCAGGGATCCCAAGGACTAACAGGTAGTGGCGCTCAAGGAGCTCAGGGTAACCAAGGAGCACAAGGAATAGCTGCCGTTGGGACTATCTATTACCTACACAATACAGCGTCAGACGTAACACCTTACTTAACACTAACACGTACAACACCAGTAGCAAGTGAAACAACAGCAACTTCAACATTAGCAACAACAAATACCGATGTAGCTATAGCCGCATTTATATCAACAGCAGGTGATCCAAATATCACAATGATACCTGCAGGTATGCTACAAGCACAGTTGTATCTATCTGTATCAAATATAGATAGTAATACAACATCACAAATTTCATTCTATAAACGATCAACTGATTCTAGCGAGACACTGTTATTTAGTGCAACATCTAACGATATAAATGCAACTACGGCTACATTGTATACACTACAAGCTGTAGTATCCTCTGATATAGTATTGGCTACATCGGATCGACTACTCATAAAAATAACAAGTAGAACAACAAGCACGCTAAGCCCATCAATAACTTTATACTACGATGGTGTATCTCATGCCAGTGTACTATTATCCCCGATTGTTGTTGGTACTCAAGGAGCTACCGGATCTCAGGGTAATCAAGGATTCCAAGGTGTTACTGGGGCCACGGGAGTACAAGGTGCTCAGGGAACAACTGGACTACAGGGCAATCAAGGTAATCAAGGATTCCAAGGATCTGTCGGTGCTCAGGGAGTCCAAGGAGCAAATGGCCTGCAAGGAACACAAGGATCGGTTGGCGTCCAAGGAGCAACAGGTGCGCAGGGAACTATCGGGGCTACGGGACTTCAAGGTACTGCTGGTGTAACGGGAACGCAGGGTGCTCAGGGAGCAACAGGAGCTATTGGTTCTCAAGGCAACCAGGGTAATCAAGGTAATCAGGGTGCAATAGGTACTACGGGTTCTCAAGGAAACCAAGGTACACAAGGTACACAAGGTGCTACTGGATCTCAAGGAGCACAAGGAGCACAAGGACTTACTGGGGCTCAAGGTGCAGCAGGCGCTCAAGGTTCTACCGGATCTCAAGGTAATCAAGGGCATCAGGGATTCCAAGGACTAACCGGTAGTGGAACACAAGGAGCTCAGGGTGCTGTTGGTGCAACGGGTGCTCAGGGCAATCAAGGTAATCAAGGTGTAATCGGACTACAGGGGACTCAAGGACTAACAGGTACTGCTGGTGCTCAAGGCAACCAGGGTGCCCTTGGTGCTCAAGGTTCTACAGGTTCTACCGGTGCGCAGGGTACACAAGGTGCAACAGGGGATCAAGGTGCTACTGGACTTCAGGGTAATCAAGGAAACCAAGGTACCATCGGTGCAACGGGAGCACAAGGAACAATTGGATCTGCGGGTTCTCAAGGTAATCAAGGTAATCAAGGTGTAATCGGGTTAACGGGAGCACAAGGAAACCAGGGTGCTGTTGGTGCTCAAGGTACACAAGGTAATCAAGGATCCCAGGGTACCCTTGGTACTACAGGAGCACAAGGATCTACGGGTGCAACGGGAGCACAAGGTAATCAAGGAGCTCAGGGAGCTATTGGTGCGCAGGGTGCGCAGGGGGCTACCGGAGCTACTGGACTTCAGGGTACTGCAGGTTCTCAAGGTTCTCAAGGTTCTCAAGGTTCTCAAGGTAATCAAGGTAATCAAGGATCTGTCGGTGCTCAGGGAACTACTGGGGCTACAGGATCTCAGGGAAACCAGGGTAATCAAGGTACAACAGGAGATCAAGGACTTACTGGTGCTCAAGGTACAACAGGTGCTCAAGGTAATCAAGGAGCTCAGGGATTCCAAGGAACTATCGGTGTAGCAGGTACGGCAGGATCTCAAGGAAACCAGGGTAATCAGGGATCCCAGGGTACAACAGGTACAACGGGAGCACAAGGTAATCAAGGATCCCAGGGAGCTGTTGGTGCTCAAGGGCTTATAGGATCTCAAGGATCTGTCGGTGCTCAGGGAACTACTGGGGCTACAGGATCTCAGGGAAACCAGGGTAATCAAGGATTCCAGGGGACAACAGGTGCTCAAGGGGATACTGGAACTACAGGTACAACTGGAGCACAAGGGAATCAAGGATTTCAAGGGACTATGGGCGCTACTGGACTTCAGGGTACTACAGGATCTCAAGGGTCTGTCGGTGCTCAGGGAACTACTGGGGCTACTGGATCTCAAGGTAATCAGGGTAATCAAGGTTCTACTGGAGCAACAGGTACCCAAGGAGCTACTGGATCTCAAGGTAATCAAGGAAACCAAGGCTTAACTGGTGTACAAGGTGCATCAGGAGCTCAAGGCGCTACTGGGCTTCAGGGTACTACTGGATCTCAAGGTAATCAAGGTAATCAAGGAGTTATCGGTTTAACAGGACTACAAGGATCTGTCGGCGCTCAAGGTACACAAGGAGCTACCGGAGCTACCGGAGCACAAGGTACTCAGGGTACTCAGGGTAATCAAGGGTTCCAGGGTGTTATTGGTGCTACTGGATCTCAGGGTAATCAAGGGTTCCAGGGAGATACTGGAGTTCAAGGTTCTACGGGAGCTACTGGATCTCAAGGTAGCCAAGGTTCTACTGGAGCAACAGGTACTCAGGGGAACCAAGGTAATCAAGGTGTAATTGGAGTTCAAGGTAGCCAGGGGACAACTGGAGCACAAGGTACTCAGGGGAACCAAGGATTCCAGGGTGTTATTGGTGCTACAGGATCTCAGGGATCTACAGGTGCAACGGGATCTCAGGGGAACCAGGGTAATCAAGGAAACCAAGGCTTAACTGGTGTACAAGGTGCGGCAGGAGCTCAAGGTAGCCAAGGTTCTACTGGAGCAACAGGTACCCAAGGAGCTACTGGATCTCAAGGTAATCAAGGGTTCCAGGGGTTCCAGGGTACAACAGGTGTCGGCGCTCAAGGCGCTCAAGGTACGCAGGGTGTTCAAGGTGCAACCGGCGCAGGTTCCCAAGGACCTCAAGGAGCTACCGGAGCACAAGGAAGCCAAGGAACGCAGGGGAACCAGGGAGTGGCAGGGAGCGGCAGTGGTACTACAACTCTTACATCAGTTGCACATTTCGCGCTGACAGAGACAGTTACAAACACAGTAGCATATTTCTATACAGAGCGTGCCCTTGGTACAACGCAAGACGACAAGCAGCGTTCAGGAAATAGTAGTGGTATGAGTTATGCATCTGCCTGTTCTGGCTGGGTGTGCCCATTCACAGGTACTATCACACGAGCTGTATTTGTAATTGCGGCTGCTGGAGTAAACAACGGAACAGTCACATATCCATGCGCATACAACGTAGCACTGTATCGTGTAGGTTTTGCAACTGAGCAAGATGCGGCTGTCAACAGTGGTTCCCCTAATACAATTTCAACAACACTTGCCTCCGGTGTTGGAACTTTCTCGGTAGCCGCTGTTAATACTCGCTCAGTAGTAACGCTTAGCATAGCTGTAACAGCCGGTGATGTTCTGGCACTAAAGTTTGTTAATGGCTCCGGCGCGTCAACCGTTGCAATGTCTCAAATGGCATTTGTTTCACTTGTTATTGAAGGAACAATCTAATGGCGTGTACATATAGCTTTAGAAATACAACTACATCGGATATTACGCTAAATAACTCATTAGTTATCCAGGCACTATCTACAAAAACAGTATTCGATGTAGATACAATGACAGTAACCGATGCTTGGTCAATCGAGCATTCTCTAGATGGAGCTGGATCAGGAACAACAGAGATAGCTCAATTACTATCTACAGGTAGTCTTGTATTTGTAATAGATGGTATAGATCAAACGTCTGATTCTTTTTATCCCGCATGGAAGACATTCTTTGGAAGCATCGTTGCTACAAATGTGGCTGAAAGTGTTCACGTTTTAGATCAAGCTGGGTATATAGGAACAGCAGCACCAAAAATAAAAACAAATGTAGTAACTACTGCTAATGCTGTAGATAGGACAGGATTTTTTATTGGCCCTGTCAATACAACGAATACACTTACAGTATCATCTACAGGTACATTAATATCACAGTGTGATCGACAACTACTATATTGCATGCAACCAGGTGTAACACCGGGTCATTGGTTTCAGTATATAGACAGTTACGGGTCAACTATGACACCGGCAAGTAATTCTGCACTGTCTACATCAGTTGTATCCTCTGGAAATCTAGCAGTCGCGATCACATTACTTGGTGATACAACATCGCACTACCCGTATGCCGGTGTAGCGTTTGACTTTACAGACAATGGGTCCGCAACAACTGCTAACAAAGCTACATTTAATGTATCTGCTTATACAGGAATAACAATTACTTATAAATCCTCAACTGTTATTAAACTACAACTAGAAGGTAATGCTGACTCCGACGGAGCTAACTGGTTCTACTCGCTGCCAATTGCATCAACATCTAGTACAGTGACACTGACATGGGCTCAGTTTTCACAACCCACATGGGTATCTACTACACAAACACGAGCAATTCCTACAGCAGCACTAGCAAGTATCAAGTTCCAATATGATACAGCGCAAGCAGCAACTTCATTTACTGTATATAAAGTAGCATTTACAGGTACAGGACCATTCATGGTCTCGCCTACAGCGCTCTCAAAAAAGTATAGCGTTCAAGCAGTACAACTTATAAATCAATGGTTTAATCAATTCTACTATGAAGATACTACAGGAACATTAGGTAGAATAGCATGGGTTAGTGGATCTAATGTAGATACAACAATCACAGTATCTGAGGGTATCGGTTATGGCATGCTGTTAGCTATAATAGCAGCAGCGTCACCCGGTGTTAGCGAGACATATCGTAAACGATTTGATCATATGTGGGCATTTTACCAGCTAAATAAAGATGGTAACGGCCTAATGAATTGGAAGGTACAAAACTTTAATGCTACCGTGGTTGGTTCTGGTGCAGCACCGGACGGGGATCTTGATGTTGCTAAAGCACTACTTCTAGCATATGAACGTTTCATGGATGTATCTTATTTAATAGCTGCTAGAAAACTAATGGCATCTATTTGGACATATGAAATTATATCAAAAGTAACAACGTCAGGAGGAACTAGATATCTTATTGCGCCGGGTGACAGCTACTCTAGTTTCTTCAATCCTAGCTATGCTAAGCTCGCAGCAATAAAATTATGTGCATATTATGATAATGTAACTACACATTATTGGAATACTTTATATACAGATACTCTTTGGTTTCTAAATGCAAATCAAACATCAGTAGGGTCATCGTGCTTCTATCTACCATCTAATTGGTGCGATAAGAATGGTACACCTGTAATAGGTAACTCATCACTAGGCTTTGGCTGGGATGCTTGTCGAGTATTATACCACGTAGCAGAAGCATTCTACTGGTTTGGTGATTCTGCAGCACGTGCATATCTACAAACAATAGCAAGTACTTCATTAGCCACAACACTCATATCGTCTCCAATGAGTTTACAGCTAACAATTAAACCGGATGGAACATCAGGTCAATCATATAACTCAACATCTTCTACATGGTCTGCTACAGCTACAAGTGACTACAATACAGCCGCTATAGGAACTATTCTAACAGCACTTACAACAACATCAACATTCACAGAAGCGCAAGCAGAATCTGTTCTAGACACAATTCTTGCATATACAACAGAAAATACAGACTACTTTAGATTAGCACTTAAGGCTTTTATACTTTCTGTTATTACTGGAGTATCTACCAGATATGCCAAAGATGCTGGATCGGCATCAGCTATAGCATACATAGTAAATGTTGGCGCTCCTTATGGATCACAAACAGGGAATGCCCAACTAGCTATAATGGCCGATGGTAGTGGTGTTCAAGTAAGAACATACTCTAACGGGACATGGACGACAAGTTCAATTAGTGGCTCTCAAGGAGCACAAGGAAACCAGGGGCCTCAAGGTACATCCGGTGGACCTCAGGGTAACCAAGGTACAACAGGAGCACAAGGGCCTCAAGGTACGGCTGGTGTGCAAGGAGTACCGGGCGCTCAAGGTAGTCAGGGAAACCAGGGTAATCAAGGACCCGCTAATGGTGCCCAAGGAGCTACTGGAGCACAAGGGGCTCAGGGACCTCAAGGATTTCAAGGTGCCCAAGGAATCCAGGGAGCAGGAGTACAGGGGGCTCAAGGACCTCAAGGTAACCAAGGCCCTGCTAATGGGCCACAAGGAACTACAGGATCTCAGGGAAACCAAGGAGATCAAGGTGTAATTGGCACACAAGGAGTACCGGGCGCTCAAGGTAGTCAGGGAAACCAGGGTAATCAAGGAGCTAAAGGAGCACAAGGTACTCAGGGAGTACAGGGCACAACGGGAGCTCAGGGAGTACAAGGTTCAATAGGAACCCAAGGTGCGACGGGAGCACAAGGTACTCAGGGTAATCAAGGATTCGCGAGCATTGTAGTTGTCTCAACTATGCCAAGTACTCCAGCAGCAAACACACTTTATATAGTGACAACCTAGTATGGCAACAACATTAAATTACATAAATGCTTCTGGTGTATCTAAATCCATAAAGAGTATAGCTTACTCTAATGCATCAGCAGTACTGAATACTGCCAAAACAGTATATTTTGGCAGTACTAACGTTTGGTCTGCTACGACAGCCGCATGGGTAACTGGATCAACAGATGGTCAAACTATGTACTTAGCTGCATATACGCCAGCAGCAGCGATGTCTGTTGCATCCTTCTCTATGATATTTAGTATCTCATCTAATTATAACGTGACTTGGGGCATTTATACACTATCGGGGTCCACGTATACAGCACTTGCTAATAGTTACGGTACAACTACAACTGGAGTAACTATCACAGCAGGTGCTGTTTTAGGAACAGCAACAGAATACACCTACACAAAAACATACACAGCGTCATACCCAACATTGAGTGCTGGGACAACGTACTATTTTTGGGTAGGTGAGCGGTATCAACCATATAATCTATTAAATGGAAGCAGCGGGTGTCCTGGCTATGCACCAGCATGGGCAGCCGGATCAAGCTCCATGACATACACAGCAGGTGCAAAGAGTAACATTTACTTATCTGTAGTTGCACACTAAGCAGGAAATATCTAAAAGATATCCTCAGGATTCTGTAAATCAAACAGATCACCAGTTAACCTGAGGACCACATGGAACTTCCTACTGTTTCTATCTTTACACCGACGCATAACCCTAAGCGCCTCATTGAAGCATACCAATCTATCAAAGATCAAGATTTCCTTGAATGGGTAATTTTATACAACAATGGAGCAACACCTATTGGCTTTGATGATCCACGTGTCAAGGAAGTTATTGATACCCACGACGGTGATGACAGCGCCTGGATTGGACGACTAAAACATGAAGCCTGTGCTTCCTGTATAGGTGATATCCTACTAGAACTAGATCACGATGATCTACTGATGCCCTTAGCGCTAGAGCATGTACGCGAAGCCTTCTTGGACGTTGAGATTGGTTTTGTCTACTCAAACACTATCCATGCAAATGCCGATCTAACCACGTCATGCCCACGTTTTGACGAACGCTACGGATGGAAGTATCGTCAGGTAAATGTCAATGGCAACTTACTTGATGAGCACATCTCGTTTGATCCGCTGCCCACAACAATCTCACGTATCTGGTACGCCCCTAACCACCTAAGGGCATTCCGTCGTTCTTTATATGAACAGATTGGTGGATACAATGTCGGTATGCGTGTACTTGACGACCTGGACCTCATGTGCCGTCTATATGCTATTACAAAATTCCGGCATATCAATGAAGGTCTTTACATCTATAGATATGAAGATAATACCTTCGCTAAAGATGGAATTAACCAAGAGATTCAAAACAATGTCTACCGTATTCATGATATGTACATTGAGTCTCTTGCCGAGTCGTGGTCTACAGCGTGTGGCTTGCGCAAGATTGAACTCGGTGGCAGACTAGCGGCACGTCCAGGCTTTGAAACTGTGGACCTGTTTGATGCAGATATCATAGCAGATCTTAACAGTATCTGGCCCTTCAAGGATAACTCTGTTGGCGTCATCCGAGCTTACGATGTTTTTGAGCATCTTAAGAACCCCATATTCGTCATGAACGAACTGCATCGTGTGCTCGCTCCAGGTGGATACGCTATCATTCAAGTACCTAGCACAGAAGGTACAGGGGCAGCCTCGGATCCTACTCATGTGTCGTGGTGGAATGAGCGATCCTTTACATACTACACCCAAGCAGAGCGTGCTAAATACCTACCAGACTTCAAGGGTAGGTTCCAAGCACTACGTTTGTTCACTACAGAACCTGATGCAGAACGCTGCTGCTGGGTGCAGGCACACTTGATGAAGCTGGATAACGCTATTCGCGTTCCTGGAGAAGTCTTGATCTAAAGCCACAAGGCACAATCTCGTAGATATAAAAGAAGCCAGGCCACAAAGTGACTTGGCTTTCTTAATTTAAGGCACTGTTGTGCTACAGAATTTGGCCAGCATTAAGAGCATCTGCGGCTCGCAGTAAGGACTGTAAAAGTTTCCAGACATAAGCGTAGCTATTGAAGATTCGATCACGATAAGATACATGCGGATCATAGCTGATTACTGCACCGATCAGTTCCTGGAGCTCTTCGAGGGCTACCTGTGGCCCATCAAATGTCTCTTTTGTCACGATATCTATCACACTACCATCGTGGTTACCTCGCGATCCATGTATGAAGTATTTATACTTAGTGGCTAAGTTATCCTGAACAGTGATTATCTGCGTTCCACCATCGCGCAGGCCATCCAGACGTGTCAACTCAAGCGTGTGTGCTGTCATAAAGAACTATTTACAACAAAATACGACGAAGACCTTGACACCCATACAGTTTTGAAGTATATTTTATTCATCGGCACGACGGCACGACGAGAGGCCGGAGCCCAACCGCAGCCACATAAGGGGCGGTTTTTTACGAGAAGAAGAGTAACTGAGGTTACTCACAAACAAACAAACAAAATCACCTGCTGTCAAGACGGCTGGTGCCTGACTTCAACCATGGAGAGCATGAAAATGCATTGGCCGTAGCTACTTAACAAAACAACACCTATGAGCTCTTAACATAAACATGTAAAGGAGACTTTCGGATATGCCATTCCTTTAGCTACTTAACAAAACAACACCTATGAGCCTTCATCATGAGGTTCCACGAAAACCGAGTGATGCCTGACAAAAAACCTAGGGAGGAACTATACAAATGCCGCCTACGTGATCTTACTTTGTGTGTTTTTTGTTTTTCAACGAATAGAAACTTGAGCTAGTTGATGAGATAAACCAGTTGTTGAAAGGTGCAAAACCAATGCGATGTAGGTAAAAATACCCAGCGTTACTTAGGTTGCTAACGAGAGTTAAAAATGACTAGGATGTTGCTCCAGCATTAGCCGAAACCTAGTGAGGGAGCACCTCCAACCTCTACTGAGAAAGTCAAACGTTCAGCCGATTTTCAGTAGTTGTAAGTTTAATAATTGAAACGTGCATATGTCCTCGTGGCTTCTCAGGACTGGCATTTGCTAAAATAAATTGCCCGAGAAGTAAAAGCCGCATAAGATACTTACAAGTAGTTTAATAGCTCTTATACAGCTATTAAACCATAACGGTAAGCTAGCTTAGCGGCTTTTGCATTTTATAAACATTTAACGTGACATACATACAAAATTAATGTATATTGTATTCAAGCAAGAGCTAAACAAATAAGCACAAGGAGCACAGGCCAGTGCCACAAGAAAATCCCGGCAAGCGTGTCTACATCAATATCCTGAACAAGTGCAATGAGCGATGTCCCTTCTGCTGTATGTACAGTGGACCTGAGAAAAACACGATCATGCCGTTTTCTACATTTGAAGATATTCTCCAGAACGAACGTACAGGCCCTCTTGTTGAAGTTCAACTTGAGGGAGGTGAGCCTTTACTGCACCCAAATCTATACCTGTTCTTAGAATATATCCACTACCTAGATGTACCTAAGATCATCATTACCACAAATGGTATTCTTCTGCGCAAACATCTGCCTAAACTGACGGAGTTTGCAAGCAGAACACAAACAACTCTCGTGATTAAAGTTAGTGTAAACTCGCACCTCCTCAAGCAGCCGACTAAACTTGGCATGGATCACTTTGAGCAGCTCAAAGATCTATACCTCGCTACCGAATTCCTCCCGAATGTAATCATCCTGTTCAATGTTCGACTGCGAGCAAATCATGAAGATGATGATATTGTAGAAGGGCTGCGCAGAACAGACTTGCTGAAACACTCCAATGTCTTCCAGCTACAATCTTACGGAAGATACTCAGAACAAACCGAATATGAAAAGCCTGTAATCGTACAGAACATTAAACAATGGAACATCTACTCCAGTGATGGTATCTGTTTCGGGCAGGATCTAGTTGCGAGAAGTAATCATGAAAAGGATGTGAGGTAATGGTAACTATGAAATTTGCACCACTACGTGAAGCTCGCCAGGAATCACACAATGTTGAGGAATACAAACTGCTCCCATTCATGTTTGAGTCAGGACCACGCCAGGTCTACAGTAACATGAATCTGTCCATCATGATTGATGATTACTGCAATGCGAACTGTCAATTCTGTGTAGCTCAACTACGCTACGAAAACCGAGCTAAGCAGTACCAGAAGCCCAAGATTCACAATGATGACACCTATTTCGCACGTCTGGATGAGATGCTTTCGTTTCTGGCACCGCTCAATCCTAGCATCAGCATCACGGGTGGCGAACCCAGCAAGTCCCGCAGGCTCCCGCAGATTCTTGAACTTAGCAATAAGCACGGTTACCGCAAGCGGACCCTGACGACGAATGGCAGTGGACTCTTTGATGAACTGAACGGCAAAACTATGCTGCAGCACATCATTGATAACAAGTTCCAGCACTTGAATATCAGCAAAGCCCACTATGATGAAGAGACCAATCGGCGTATCATGCAATATGATGCTAGTACCGGATATTGCTCGAATGAAATACTGAGCCGAATTGCAACTTATGCCCTGGCAAACAATCTGCGTCCTCGTATGAGTTGTGTGCTTCTCAAGAGTGGTATATCTACCCTGGAAGACATGATTCATTATATGGAGTTCTATCAGAGTCTGGGTATGGACAATGTCATCTTTCGTGAGCTCATGGATTATGACAAAGTTTCTATGGACAACGCCCCAAAACTAGCGTTCAATCAGGAAAACAAAGTGTATCTTGCTGATCTGTGGAAGCAGCTTGACGGAGATACTCGGTTCACTCCTGTGCGCAACCTGATGGGCTACTACTATTATGTAGAAGTCTACAAGTATCAGAACGTAGACACATGTGTTCTGAAGGTGCCAACCTTGTCAAGCTGTACAACGAAAAGGCTAAGCACCCGGAAGTTGTCTACGAGATGGTGTTTCATCCCAATGGCAACCTTAATGGCAGTTGGGTTGATTCCGAAGATATTCTTCAGAAATACCAGGGAACTCTGTAAAAGGACAATACATGTTTATTGCTGTTGGGCCGTATGCAGAAAACACAAGCGATCAGTTACCCGATGTCATCATTGATGTGTGCTCTGATCTTACCTATCAAGAACGCTGCAGGTATACAGAATTAATTGCAGACGCAATCAATAGAGGACTACCTAAAAACTTGTCCAGGGAAGACTTACAGCCAAAAGTACAAAAAGTTTAACCTAGACATACGGCAACACATAGGATATATTAAGACTATGAAACACCTGAAACAGTGCTCCTTAGATGAGCTTCACAACTACGACGCTATCACAGCACCTATTGCTAATTTTGTGTCAGCTACGTGGGAAGGTGCTCGTTTCAGTATGCCACGAAATCTCAATGCAGCAAAAGCGGACATGTGTAATTACGATGAAGAGAAAGTGCAACATACTATTGATGAGGCACTACAGGCATTTCGTGGGGGTCCGGGTGTTACAAATGAAACAGAGACCCTACTCTCGTGGGAAGAAGCTCTTACTGCACATAGAGTTGCTAACGAGATGGAAATTTGGCCGAGCACACCCATGGAAATCTTGATCAAAACTGTGTTTACTTTCGGCATGAACGTGGCAGATGAAATTCACCGACGCGAAGCACCACCTAATGAAATAGTAGGCAACTAAATGTCAGCAGACAAGCACCTGCGCTGCAAAGGTACGCTTAAAGAATGCACGTATCTCCTTGGGCGATTATATGCTTACCTAGTTGATAAGCTAAAGAACCCAAAGAGCAGTCAAGACGATTATGAGTACGGCCTAGATTTCTACAAGTCACGAAAGGACTCAAGCAAATGTTGCCTAATTAAATACTACTATGATGGTCCTATTTGGATCTTTCGTATTTTCAAATACACACTAAGCATTCATTTGTACGACTAACAGTAGGCAGAGTATGTCTAATAAAATTGTAGTCATCCTATATAATAACAGCAGTATCTTCATTAAGATTGAAAAGTATTTTTGCTCCAACGAGCAAACGGCTGTGGGTCTACTCCAAGAACTAACTGAGCAGCTCGCTAAAATCTCTTTTGCGAATCTCAGTGTCGCCTTTTGGTCCTCATCTGATATATGGGCAGGTCCCACATTTGGACAAGCAGAACTGAAATTTCTACCGGCTGATCACATCTTTGATGACCTCATATATCCGGTGCGTGCTGTCTACGCACTATACAGTGACTATATAAGTAGATACAAGCAAGCACAACTAGGGATTTGGCCGCGAGTACACCCAAGCGTCAAGAGCGCTACTATAGAACAGCAGGCAGAGGCGGAACGGATGAACGTACTCCTATATGAAACTGCGCTCAACAATTACTTCAGAGAAGTGCAAATCCTAGTAGATATCTTGAAGATACCTTCACTTGAAAAGCATTTTGATTGGATGTCTAAAGAGGATTTCAACAAGTTCATGAATGCACCAAACCCAGGATAGGATAGCAATGCGACAGATACGTGTCCCGGACTAGTAGGTCATACCCAGGATTGGAATATAATCCACGAAGCTATCCAATCCATTGACTTTGACTCTGACTCTGAATATACTAAACAAAATAAACCACCAAAAGCACGAGCAGAAATAGGTGAAAATCTTTAAGTTGCCCAGAATTTAACTGAGTTAGGTTTCAAGAAAGATGAAGAAGGTGCTTGGTGATGTGATACCTAGTGTCAAACGCAATAATCTCTCTTTAGACAGCTAACGAGGGGATCTATGCCTGACACCAACGTAAAAGAACTAACTGAAACTGCTCTAGACTCTAATTTAGAGTCGCAGAGCACAGACCGCATCTCTCAGTACAAGCTCCTTCTGGGAGATAAGATTGTAAAAGAGATCAGCCAATCCTTGGGTGAAGAAGGTACCAAAAAGTTTCTTGAATTACACGCAAAGTTTGACAGCCTATTAGACCAGCACCCAGAACTTGACATCATTAACGTTGTATCTGTTGATGACATAGGTGAGTACTCATCCTTCACAGAATATACAGCATTTTTACGTAAGCTGTACACTAAACTAAATGCTACAGCCAATTCAGCTAATAACAAAGCAGATAAAAATAGTGCTGTTAATCAGATTGTAGATGTCTTAAGTGATATGCTTGATCTAGCAGGTCAATCAGGTGACACAGCCGTAGCCTCCGCATCATCAGCAGCATTTATAGAAAAGATCTTTGCGCCACTAATCAAAGTACCACTCACTACTCGTGAGAAAACAATTCTACCAAAGACCTACCCGGACTATGTTGAAATTGCTCGCTATGTTCATAGCAGAGCAGAACAGGCAGAATTTAATACCTGGCTATTAAATAAGTTAAATGGTATTGTGAAATGTGGACTAGAGCGGTTAGCCGACCAAAAGAATATCATGGAAGAAACCCGTGATACATTAGGACCCAAAGACTACCTAGTTGAGCTTCAGAAGTATCTAATGGACAACGAATGGATTGGATACAGCAAAAATGAAGTAAAAGAAGCTATAGCAGCCACAAAAGAAATCACACGTGCTGGTTATACCACAAATGTTGATATAGCCAAAGGAAAACAAGTAATACAGCTAGACATTGATGCACTCAAGAGCCATGCATACTTGTATCTAGGTGCCACGCTTGACTCCGAGCTACGTAAAGCCATTTATCGGCTTGCTGACAGTGTCAACAAGAACTACAATATTGAGGGCGGTGCCGCTGGTATGGATGTGCTTATGGCAGCTTCCGCTGTCTATATTCAGGATTTCGCTCGCCAGTGGCTCACAAAGCTGATCAAGGTGTTCAACGACATTGATTTTGATGCTGAAAAGACAAGCAAGAAGCCTTGACATAAGCACAAAAATAAACTATATTGTATCAACCTGCCTATTTTAGGACGGTTGACCATCCAAGGGCACCGAAAGGTGCCTTTTTGTTGAAAGGATTTATGGACAGCAACGACCAAAATAGTAAGGATCTGGATAAGGTTGGCTCTTCTGTGCGCACAGTAGACGGTATTGTATCTGTTACTAACCAAAGTGCAGCAGCAGCAGCCGATCCAACCCTGGCATCGCTCCGGAATAAGATCAAGCAGGTATTAGACGCAAACGTACCCGGCGAAAAAGACATGACAGACGAGCAAAAACAAGCCTTTGATGCCCTGTTGGAAAAACCGCAGTATCGTATGCTCAGCCTCAAAGGTGACGGCCTGTATGTAACCATTGCTACTTTAATCTACGGGAAGTATGCCAAGCTTTCAGGTACGCAGGAATCCGGACTATTCGTACACCTGCTGTGTCTCCCATACGTCTCCGGCTCTACGGCTAACAGCACTATCAAGAGTATCACCAGTATGGCAGATATGCTTGAAGCCGACCTCAAGCCTGCACTCCCAAAGTCCCGTTTTAAGATTATCGACACGATCTGCACGTTACTTCGTGATGGCGCAACAGACCTGTCAAGCCTTCTCACAGATCAAGAAATTGCTACCGAGATCCAGAAGGAACTGAATCGGAAGACCTCGTCCCTCGCCAATCCACTAAAAAACACATGGGCATTTAGTGCATACACCGTTTTGACAGAACTACTGGAAACTAAAATGGGTGTTGACGAGAAGTTTCAGAAAGCCGTCACTGCATTTGTACGGGGTATCGTTACTTTCTACACACAACTGCAGCGAGCCATTTCGGCTATTGACTTCCCGGATGCCAGTGACAATGACTTTACCTATGAAACAACGGAGTTGTTCAGCGCTGTTAATGAACTAAACGCACAGATCACTACAAACCCGGACGAATCAAAGGTCACAGCAACTCTCGCATCTGCTATTCTAGAGCACCGCAAAACAATTAAGGGACTCTGGGCAGATCAAGAATGGCTGCAAATTCCTTTTCTGGTACCTACACAAGTTGCTGCGTTCAAGACGCAGTACACTAAAGATCTTCTTGCCATGCAGCAAGAGTGTCTGCGTATTTCTGCCTCAGACACTGATGAAGTCGCAAAGCGCACCAACTACACAAAGAATCTAGCAGCTTTACATGATCGCATTTCCGTACTTGTGAATCGGTATGGCGGCTGTCTTTCTGTATATAAAGCTGCTGGATCAGAGCTTCGGTATTACACGAGTCTAGCTGAGAAGTTCCTGGCATCCAGTGCGCGTATTCTAGCAAACCCAGAAGACACGGTTGATGCTAAAGAGAAGCACAATATTGGAGCGCAGCTTCAAGATCTCCGTTCGGAGATTAAAGCAATCATTGAAATGGTTGCTGATAGCAACGTAGAACCAACCCGACTCTATGGTGAAGGTGATGATGCGGCTGTTGCCATTGTATCGTACTACGTAGACATGCACAGGTGTCTCTGGTCATTCCTGCACAATGAACCAGTACCGGAACTAAGTAAGAAGTTTTCAAATGCCATGGGCTATATCTCCTGGTTAAAGAGTCTGTATGAGCTAAACCACAAGTTCACACAGAACGTACCTAGTTCCCTATTCACTGAACATACGACGGAGGAAGAAGAACTAGGAGAAGATGATCAGGAAATCCTTGATTTATCGGACCCCGGTAGCGATCCGGAGTATGGTCCCAAACCAGACTTGGGTGGATTGCCCCCAAGGGGCAAAGTGTACACAAGTCCTCTTACCATGTACCAGGAAGATGCTGCGTTTCACAAGTTCTATGATGAATGGGCAGATGCCTATGACAACATTGCGGATGCTTTTGAATTCTATATGGAAGACAAGGATGTTCAACAGGACTACGAGGATTTGGTAGCAGAAGAAACAGCACCTAGTACTTCAACGACAACAGAAGTAAGTACAGATGAGCAGCAATCAAGTACTACAACGCCGAGCATATCAACAAATGCGCCACCGGATCGTATGAGTGGACAATCATCTGCCAGCCTTAGCGTCAAGCAGGTTTTAGATAACTTCAAGGGCAATGTTGCTGTTGTTGTAAAGCACCATGCAAATGCACCTAAGTACTGGGCAGCAAACTGGGCAGCCTATTGGAATGAATACGAAAGGAACCTAAAGAAGAACTACGGAAAGAAGCCAGCTCGCGCTGCTCGTAGGCAGGAAGAGGATATTGTTGGCATCATGCAGTACAAGAGAGCATACAATGATCTCCCTGCTACGATGTTTTTTCGCTCCTATAGCAAACCTAGTACGCACACCACAACAGTAACCGCTATTCAACCGAAGGATGAAGATTACAAGCACTACTATTTTGCCTATGGCAGCAATTTAGACACAGAGCAGATTGCCAAGCGCACACCATATGCAAAATTCGTTGGTAGAGTAGCCCTAAAGAACTACAAACTGACCTTTGTGACATACAATTACACATGGAAAGGTGGCGTTGCGAACATTGAACCGTCTGAGGGCGACGTAGTTTATGGTATCTTATGGCACTTCACTGATGATATGCTCACAAAAATGGATCGCTATGAAGGCCATCCGCACAAGTATGTGCGACACGATGTCCAAGTACAGAATCTATCCAGTAATACCAACGGACTTCCGCAAGAACTGACAGCGGCTGCTTATGAAATCCAGAACAAATGGGATGTTCATAAGTTTTACCCCTCGGGTGAAAATTACTATGAACAGATTAAAGCGGGATACGAGAAGTATCAGTTCCCGCTAGTTCTCCTGGAAGAAGCCCAAAAGTACAGCACAGAGCATAAGGTAGACAGGACTAGCGCCTACTACACAGGTGGGTATAACTACGGCGGTAGCCGCTATGCTAACTCGTACTATGGACAAGATGACGACTACTGGGACAAGCAATACCCACGTACTGCAACAGGATCGTCTGTGGGCGTAACAAGGTCTCGGGACAGTTCTATCTTCAGTCCTGCTCGCTGGTATCTGGACATGACAAAGAACTGGTGGGAAGCCTCTGAAGTCTGATAGTTCTGGCCGCTGCGTAACTTCTTTTCAGAATGTCAATCGCAGTGGCCAGAACTTTTTCTGATAGTGACGCTTTTTCCAGCGCAAACGACTCACGTATAAAATGCGGGTTTGAGTTGGAGTGTGCCTCTGAATACAGTATAGAGGATTTCCAACAAAAACTATTACATGGTGGGTTTGGGTTCACCAACTGGAATGATAGACCAGAAGGTAATCTACGAGCTTCAGACCACTATGGCCATGGGTACTCTAGCCTATGGAATATTGAAAAAGACGGCTCTATTCCAACAATGGGGCGGTACTCGCATCAAGTAGAGTTCAAATCTCCACCGCTACCCCTAAAAGAAACACTTGACTGGATAGAGAAGCTCTTTCCATTCATAAGCGAGTTTGCAATAGCGGCAAATAAAACCGCAGGATTTCATACCTCATACAGTATTGAAGGTGTAGATCTATATAGACAAACCAACTTCATTAAGCTACTAATGATGCTTGGTGAGCCTCATATAGCAGAAGAGTTAGATCGTGGTGGGAACTACTATGCGGCACAACTTCTAGATGTTATAAAGAATAAAATACAAGAGAACTATAAATCTCGTATGTCCGAAGCTGCAAAGGCTCAGTACTTTAGAGATTTATTAGATAACAACATACGATGGGATTCATATTTCTCAACAACTGAGAGATATTTTTCTATTAATCTACTACACGCACGTGATAACTATGTGGAATTTCGTCTTCTTGGTGGAAAAGACTACTTAAAAAAAGTACCGCAAATCAAGCGCATGATAGCTCGGTTTGCCTATGCACTTAAAGTAGCTACCGATCCCAGAGCGTACAGAGATGAGTATTCAGCACTACTGTACACTATGCTGCACGGTGAAGATGAAGACACGTCTATACAGTATTCAGAGCTACGCTGGCGTATAGAAACAGCGCAAAGTAGAATAGTTATATACCATAAAGAATCAAACAAAGCATATATAGCTCTATTCTATCGCAATAACATACAGGATAAAATCATCTATGACTATACTTGGTTAGATCAAACATTAGCAGAAGCAGATAAAGAACTAATTCGTAGGCGGGTAACATCTTTAATTAGCCGCCCAACAGTATGCTCAGGTATAGAATTACCACTCATATATACCAAAGATTTACTAGGCGAGTTCACGTACCAAAAAATAGATCAAATAGCCGCGAATAACCCCGGCACATATGAATGGGCGCTTAAGGCATTTGATTCTTTGGAGGTACTGCCATCACGAGTGGTAGCGTCTAATATATTACAAAGTGAAAATTACAAAGCAATACGAGAGTTTGTCCGACTAGCACTTCGATCCTCTGAAGATACACTAATACGAGCTCTTACACATAAGATACTAAATGATCCTGAATTATACAGTCATTTTGTCAATACTCATGGCGAACTCATAGATAGAGAAAGTTACTGGGAACACTTAGGTGTAACACAGTATCAAAAATTCGCACCGTTTGAGCATGAACTTCTTAACAGATTCAAAGACTCTGACGATCTAGGTCTAGAAGACTTGGGCACCCAAGAGATTGAGGATGTTCATTTTGAGCCCACCACCGCCCCAGTAAGAAGGAGGCGCAGGAGGCATACTCCCGATGAGGCGGAAGACTAATGAGTTCAAGCGAAATTCAAAATAGGTTAGTAAAGTACATAGCAAATTTGGATCCTGACGCGGACACTGTACAAGGTCCTATCTATGATCTAATGCTACAACCCATACCATCAGAAATTGACCTAGCAGCTACTAACGCGGCACAGCTTCTTTCTCTATATGGAAGAATTAATAATGCGTCTCAACTAACTACAGACGAACTAGAAGCTGTTGGGTTGAACTTACGGGTATCCCGTGTTGCTGGATCTAAAGCTACCGTTGACCTTAAATTTGTGCTCTCAAGCAAGCCAACGACAACAGTATCTATCCCAACAGGTACAGCAGTAGCGACATCTGATTATAAATATGTATTTGTAACCAATTATGGTGTAACAATCACACCAGCAGCCGCATATGCCTTCTACAATAATACAACAGGTAAATACGAAGCCTATGTTTCAGCTACTGCGCAAAACGTAGGATCCGGATATAACTTACCACTAAACAAAATAACAACATTAGTAAGTTCCCTGACCAGTGTGCAAACAGTCACCAATACAGTAGCAGCTTCTGGTGGAACAGATGCCAGTGATAATCTCTCATATTACACTAGAGTTCAAACAGCACTCAACGGTATGGACCCATCAAGCCTATCCGCATACTTTAATGCAATTTCACGAGATACTACATATCGAGATTACACATTATTTGTATCAGCAGCAGACAGAACAAAGTTCAAACGTCGCATGGTAGGGAATGCCTTTGATGTGTATTTAGGAACACCTAGCTATGCTACATATGTAGACGAATTTACATATACAAGCGGTGCTCAAGTATTTACGCTCGGAACTGGCCCTGTATATGCTGTTCAATATGTTACAGTCAATAGCGAAGTCCTGAGTACAGATTATTGGAAACTTTCCCTGGATACAAGTGTAGAATATACCAAGTCAACCGCAGGAAACAACACAGTTACATTAACAAATACACTAGCATCTAATGATACAGTAAGCATATATTACACTGTTAATAAAAACTGCCTAGATGTGCAAACAGCACTAAATACATTAAATCCGCAAAATGTAACATTTCTAGTTCGAGAAATGACAAAAGTACCTGTACAAATAGCTATCTCATTAGTTGCCACACAAGTAACATCATCTACGATAGACTCAGTTACAACACTTGTATCTAGTTTGTGCAATGACCAACAAACAGACACACTTACAGTATACGATGTCCAAAACGTAATAACAGCAGCACTACCCTCCATAAGATTAGCCACAATTACCAAACTACGAAGAAGCGCTAATTCTGCAGGGGATGCTATTCAAAATATCAGTTTAGCCTTCAATGAGATGCTAAGTCTAGATGTAGATAATGGCGATCTTGTAATTACGGCATCAACCTAATGGGAACATCAACATACACAGTTGCATCGTCAGCAGCATCCTTAAGTGTAGACTTTGGCCCCGAACGCTATGTCTACGAACGATTACTTTTTGGGTCCAATGTGACCCCAGGAATGCCACAAGGAGATTTCTATGACATGCGTGGCTACCCGGTACCCCATACACCGTATGATGTTACTAGTATATCACTGCAGCTACCGAAGGGCTCCGCTCTAGTTGGAACTAATCTTAAGATTGAAATCATTAGAGATAGCCCGCAGAAGTACGCATCCTTTGAAATCGTCAATTTTGTACCGACTAGCGAAGAAACAAACTTTGGGGTTAGACTAGACAAAGGACTAAACTGGCTAAAAGTCAGTGACAGCTCTAATAATGTAATCGGTTCTTTTGCACTATCTGCTTCTAGATTTGCTACTTTTCTGTATGCAATAGCTGTAGATATCTATAAAAAATTATGGGAACCTATTGATGCAACAGCATCAGAAGTATTCAAAACATATTCAGGACTCTTTACTAATCTAATTAGCTTTAACGATCTTCTGCCGCAAGCAGGTAGCAGGCATATTCTCTCTATCTACTTAACAATGCGAGCACTTGTTCCGAAGGTAGGAACAGAAGAGGGACTCACACTCCTATCTCAAGCTATTCTTGATCAGACGCCCATATTTAGATCTATCACGGAAAATGACCGGCTAGCACCTTGGCTTAGTCCAGACCCATCGACAGCATTATCACAAGTCGGAAGAGAAGTGCATATTTGGTCCTATGATGATACAGCTACACAAATTATGCAATTTGGTAGAATATGTAAAAACATCGGTAACAATGTAACGCAACATGATAAGTATGGTGCATTAGTTGATGGGTTACAGTATGATTGGAGACATTACTTAGACAGTACCGTTAAATCCGCTAGTCTGCGAACAATGCCCCGGTATGATGGTCATGTAACATCTATCAAAACTGTAGTAGACACAAAGTTCTCCTGGACAGAAGGCCGACGTTCTATAGTACAATTCCCCGGACTATGGGACGGAAATGTTCCCTACTTAGACCAAGGTGTTCTATACGACCAGGGTCTATTATTTGATAAAGCTGATACAACAGGTCCTATGGGATATCACGGCTGGGTCGGCGTGCCTATAATGCCAGCACCTAAATTCAGTGAAGCTGCTAGTGAAGGACGCCCAAACATGTCCATCCTAATAGCAGTAGAATCGACATCAGAACTTCAAAATTCTCTTAATTATAAATCCTTGGATGTAGCAACATCATATGATTGGGGAACCGCTACATCGTTCACAGAAACGGTAGCAAATCTAAATACCTTATCTAGCGCAGACTGGACAGATACAACTACAACAATTGCAGCAGATGCTACTGTCGATAACTTATCTGTGATATCAGTAACACTTACAGAAACATCCCAAGTTGCACATATCCACACAGTACGACTTATTACTGTAGGTGAATGGAAAGCTATCTTGGGAGGGACACCCTTAACAGTTCAATCTAATCTAAATACTAATGGCGATCACTACCACCAAATAACGATAGCCTACAGCAATAACAGGATACAAGTAAGCGTAGCAAACAATCATGGGCATCTAATAAAAATAGATATTCCTACAGGATTAGGATTATGAAAGTAATTCATTTTACAGATTCAAAAATTGGTGGCGTAATCCAAATAAATGCAGATCTTAGTTTTAATAACAGTGATTCAATACAGTTTGATGTCATACGCACACCCACGAGTACACTAACTAACACATTAGGATTATCTGTAAAAGTAACCCAAAATGGATCTGTATCTGTCTCGGCACTAGTAGACAACGTCTGGGTTCTTCTCAAACAAACACATGTTAATACACCAGCACATATAAATATAGTTAGATCCGATGTATTTATATGGTCTGTAGTTGTAGCATCACAATTAGATCAAGCCTTGAATAAAACAATAGTTATAGACCACCAAGATGATTTCTTAGCCGAACTTCTAAGTAGTGCTACGCTAGTACAAGAGCGAGCAAGCCAGGTAACGGTAGATTTGTACACAACAAGTTTAACCTGTCTTACAAATTTAGTCATAGAAGCGGATAGGAATGTCTGGAACTAACGAAACACTGATAGCAGAGGGCGTAAGCATCCAAGAAGCTGCGCAGTTATGTGAGACTGTACTAGCTACCAATCAAGCTATCCCCTGTGTTACACCACTTGATGAAAACAGCTATACAGTCACGGCACGACCCTACAGTGGTGGCTTCCGTCCCTACACACGTTGGCCAATACGTATAGTGGATCATAACATTCGCTTCAAAGTAACAAAGCCTTACAGGCAACCGGAAGTTCTACCTTTTGTTTATCCAACAGATGTCAAGGACTATAGCGAACTTCTCCAAAATAAAGCAGAAGACTCCCTACTAGAGTTACAACGAGAAGCTGCTGAGAGAGAACAAGAACACGAAGATGCCTATGTGCGCACGCAGCAACACATAGCTGAAAAACTTGGACTTGTAGATGAAGTTCAGCTAATCAATAAAAATGCCGTTCCAGAAAAAGCGGTACGGGATACTATTGACAGCATACTTCGCAGAGGATTTTTCATAGACCCAGGTAAAGAAGAAGAGGATACTTAATTATGGCTGGACATACATTCAAGCGTCGTGGCAAGATTACTGAAGAAGATCAAGAGAGCTCCTACAACCAGCTAGTAAGAAACCAAAGTCCAAAAGCTATACAAGATTTTATTGTAGAGAATTTCAAAGGACAGGGAAACACAGATATTCGACCAGACATAGCAGACATCAATAATATCAGATATCTACTAGCACTAAGTCTCGGTGGGTCTGCGACACCGGTAGGAGAATTCTTTGGTGCGTGCTTTGAATATTTCCAAAGACATAATGCGCATTATAAAGAAAAACTTATGCAGCTTGAAGTAGCTGCCAAGAATAAACTCGTCACAGAGTAGCTAATAAGAAGCAACTTCTCTTAGACACGAGGATACTTTCTATGGCACTACCACAGTTTCAAAAAACCAGTTATGGCATCCGTATGATGAATCAACGCTTGTATGATGGTACAAGCTTTCAGATTACGCACTACCAAATAGGTGCTGGTGGGCATGATGCTACCACAAACCAGCCTATCCCCGTAGACACAGCACTACTTGAGTTACCATCAGCTACAACAGGAACTATCGCACTGACTGCTGGAAGTGTAATTCAAACGGCCTACGATACCCTGCAATTCACACTAACACTGGGAAAAGGTGTTGGCACAGGAGCGGTATCAAACGTTGGTTTATGGGCATCCTCCGGCGTTAATTCAGATGGAACCCTAATATCACCATTTCTCTTTGCCATAGCTAATCTAGGATACAGAACAAAGCTAGCAAATGAGACACACGAATACGTTATTGAACTAGTAAGCTGAGGATTAATACAATGACAATGAAGGCTGTTTTCTCCTATTCGAATCCCGATGCTACCACAGATATGAATGCACACTTCCGCATTCTATTTAAGAAGGGTATTGTATCTGGTGGATTAATTACACCTGTTGGTGGAACATACCAAGTTACAGTCAGCGCCTTCACTGCAGTCTCTTACGATGGCATGGTTGTAGAACAGGATGCTGCAACTACATTAACCATACCGAGCAGCACTAAAGGGACAACGTATTATGTAGTCCTGGTTGCTCAATACAATGCACCAGCATCGCCAACACTACAATTACAGGTAATGTCCAGCACGACATATGCAGCAAGTCCTACAGACTACTTCATTATTCTCGGCAGTGTTACATTAGCCTCAACCAGTACGTCAGTACTAAATAACAATATCTCTTACGTAGCTAGAGATGTTACCACTAAAGTTGGGTATCTAAACATTCAGGGAAGCATTTCCATGAATGATACGCCACCTAATACAGGGAATCGCTCTGGTGACCTCTATGTAATCTATGATAGCACACCACCATACTTCATTGTATGGAACGGAGCAGAGTGGACAAAGTTCACGGACTATTCGAGCCTCGCTGAAGAGTATGAAGTTCACGTAACGGATAATGGTGACTTCACAGGCACAACAGCAATGACCGATGCTAGACATGTCACCAAATCAATTAAGGCAGCATTGGTTGGTACGACAGGTACACCAAGTGCAACTAATCTGTTTGTTACTCAGACAGATACCGCACTGCTCAGCCCGGATGAGCAAGCAGCACTGAGCAACGCTGTTGGCGGAACACTAACAGCAAGTAACCCGGTCGTTGCCAAAAACTTAGCAACACTTGAAGAGCGTGTTGTTGCATACACAGCATCGGTTGGGGGCCAGACATCAGCACAGATTGCGGCTACAATCAGTGGCTCAATCGTATCTGTATTTGTTGGCACACGTGGGATTGAATCTGATCTCAGCGGTAACAGCGTCTCTACAGCACGACAGTTCTTTCGAGTAGAGGACGCTTTTGGAAAAGGTCTTGTATTAAACAGTGTAGCTACCTACATCACAGATGTGACAATGAATAGCTCCTCATTTGATACACAAGGAGCCGCTAACGTAGGAGAATCTGGCTTTTGGGATGGAACAGGAACACTGAGTGTTAAATTCAACACAACCATTCCGGCAGGTACCGTATTTTATGTCAGATACAATATTCAAGGAACAATAGCATCACTGTCTCCGGCCAATAGAGCCACAGGTGCTAGTGGCCGGTATGCCATACCAGCAACGGGATATCGTAATGACATAAACTCCTATATTGAATCCTACTCAATACAGACAAACACAATAACAACGACAGCAATTAATATAAAAGGGCAATCTTTCGCAGCCAAAGGAACACCGAGCGCCCCAAGTTATACTTTTACAGCAGACAATACGACAGGATTTTTCTACGTAGGAACAACAACAGAGAACCACCTAACAGATTATCAAGGGTTAGGTTTTGCTATTGGTGGTCAAACACTACTAGTAATGGGAAAAGCGACAGCTACTTTGGATATGAGTGGTGCCTACCATATGCTAGAGGCAGATGTAGATACTAATGGCTATCCATACCACAAATGGGCGCTCGTAACTTCAACTGCTGGGGGTTCCGGAACAACAGGCTCCTTCATGTTTGGGACAGCCAACTACTTGTCTGATTTTACACCGGCATTTGGAATCCTATGGCAGCCCTCTAGGGCACAAACATTTAATAAGTCTCAACCTTATGTAAGCATTCAACGAGATGTTGCTATTGAAGCTCTCGGATCAACAGACACATACCAACTAAGTGTTATGGGCGGTACTGCAAGTGCCCCAGGTATCACATTTAACCGAAGTCAGAGCGGATTTTACTACTTTGATGATATGGGTGATGCTAAACACTCCCTGTACAAGGGTATTGCCGTAGCCATTAACGGATCTCCTTTAGTTGTTATGGGTAACAACAGTGCCTCCATATCAGGATCTGCCTATGCCACTCAGTACCTCATGATTGAAAAGAGTGACAACAGTGATGTTCGTTTAGGTATGTTTGGATATCAAACAGCAGGAGCACTGAGATTAGGATACTCGTACTATCTAGATGATTGGGTTGATCAAATTGTTCTCGGTGACGACATTCGTGTATATGATGATTTAGTTTCTACCCGAAACATAACATGTACGACAGTAACTAGTACCACAGCCACAAGAGCACCTATGCACATCGCAACAACCGATGGTACTACGAGTGCGCCTGCGTACAGCTTTGCCAGTAACCCTAGCTGGGGTATGTATTTAGCAGGAAGTATTCAAAATAGTGATCTATACTTAGGTACAAGACTTACGCTAGCTGTTAACGGATACGATCATTTAGCACTAGGACGAGATACTTGGCTAGGCTATTCAAGTGCGCCTATTGCCCCTCTAGAGATAAATTCCTACGCACAAGGGTCTAATGCTGAATTTGGTTACAACATAGCAATACCATTTACAGTCAGCAATGGGGGCACACATAAAATAAAATTCGGTACCTCTTACTACAACAGTGATTTTGATGAAGAATTTACTCTGATTACTTACGGAAGTGGTGCATCATCCGAGTTGCATGCATACTGTCAATTCCACATCGAGTCAGGATCTTCCTTCTACATGCACACAGGAGTAGGTACAGGACATGATGATCTTATCTCAAGGGTTGACTGCTTGTACTCCACACCCCTCAATGATAGGTATTTCACAGTTAATAGCTGCATGTCTGTTAGCAACGGGCTATACGTAACAGCCTTTGGCACAACAACAGCAGCTCAATTAGTTCTTGGGTCAGGAACTATGAATACTACATGGACAAGAGCTAACAGTACTACAGTTAAGGATTGGTTTCAAACAAAGGTTAATAATCTTTCAAGTATACTAGATGTAAGTGGTGCTTGGAATGGAACATCAACGGGCACCCCGTCGCTGAGCAGTGTAGCGACAGCTTTGCAGAATTTAATTGCTATGCTTGGATATAATACTACAAATGCGGCAGAGAGTACATTACACACCTTGTTCACATACACACACTGATAACCAAACTACACATATAAACAAAAAAAGAGCTGTTACGCTCTTTTTTTTGTTTATTATAAGTTAAGAACATATATGTAAATAAAAAAGATGATAGCATTAATTATATTGGTACATAATCAAAGCCAGTACCTATTAGACTTAGAGCAGGCGCTGCTACAACAGACGCGACAGCCAGATAAGATAGTTTTTGTGGTTGATCGGTGCTTGGCCGATTTCCAAGCAGCAACAAGCATAGCAGAAAAACACACAAACTGGTTAGCGCTTCATGTTAACCTGGACCAACTAGAGACCAGTTCCTGCTTAATAGGTAAATCCAGAGATGCAGCACTTAAACTTGTACCAGACTACAATGTAATATTTACAGACGCCGATTGTACACCAAGCCCACGCTTGATTGAGCATCACGCAAAATACTTAGAGAACGATTCTGAAATTATTGCTACTGCAGGTGTACGCATATCAATTAATCAGGATGGATCTCAAAGCGGTGACATCAGATTAACAGAGATGCCGTTTAGAAGAACATCCTTTAATCCAGATGTCGATAGAATAGCTTTAAGTGAGCAAGCTGACAACCCTATGGTTTTATTTGGATGTAATTTTGGATTAAACCTAAGAGCAATAGAGTGTATAAAACAAATACATAAAAATATCTTTAATGAAGATAGAGTATTTTCATCCGTGTTTGACTCAGCTTGGGGATATGAAGAATCATCTCTAGGACCGTTACTATATAATCAGGGGGGGAAACTAATACTGCTAGCGACAGAACAAAGTAACGTCACGCACCACTGGCACAACAGTCGCAAAACAGATACACAAGCAAGAACAGCAAGTCAGTATATAAACAAAACCTGCTTATGTCCTGTAACAATAACTAAAAATAGCTATAATTGCTATAACGCAGTCAGTAACTTACCGCAATGGCTAACGAGTATACTTAAAGAATACACACAAAGAGAACAAGCTGAAATTGCAGACTGCTTATATCAGCGTGCTACAAAAGTAGCAGGTACGGAAAAAACAGACCCAAATAACATAAATAAGGTTACCCAGTTCTTAAACAAGCATCGTTTCTATGTTGAAGTGCCTAATGATGGTACACAAATAGAAAAGACCGAATCTTGCCGTGTCCTACCGAAAACAGCATATACAAGCTGTGACGCAACTGTTGTGCTACCTATGCACAACCAGGAAAACAATGTTGACCGTATCCTCACAGCGCTAAGCCAACAATCAAAACTACCAAAAGAACTAATCATAGTTGCCGATAGATGCACCGATGGAACAACAGCTAAAATTAGAAATATCCAAAGTACACTACCATTTGAAACAACACTACGAATACGGTGTCCTACGGAAGAGGGCTTCAGAGCAGGCCAGGTTAGAAATGACGGAATAGATCAAGCAAAAGCTACCAACATTCTTATGCTAGATGGTGACTGCGTGCCTGCACCACGGTGGGTTGAAGCGCACATGGACATTCTAGAAAAAGCAACTGTACCCTGTGCTACATTTGGAATACGACACGACCAGATAGAGGAAGCATCACCCAATACTCGTTCGGACACACGCACATACCGAACAACAATACCTATTTTTGCAAGAACAGAAGCAAGAGTAACCACGTTCAAAGGTGTGATCTATGGGGGCATGGGTACATGGTCGTGTAACCTAGGATTAAATAAAGCAGCGGTAATGTTACTGAAGCAATTGAATAATGGCTCAGTATTCTCAAACCAATTAACACAAGGTGTCTGGGGTGGTGAAGATACATACCTAGGAATGCAGCTCTGGGATAATTGGGCAATGTGTGTAGCAACAAACCCAGAAAAAGGCAGCGTATATCATATCTGGCATAGCCGATACTCAGGTAAAGTCGGTACAGATCATATGCTTAGACTAAAGCATAGCCAGATCCCAACAATGTTTTATAGAAATAAAACACGACTAACAAACATTGCAGACACTGAAATACAACTACTTGCAACACACACTATAAAAGATCTACCTGGTGTATATAAACTATACATAGACAATGCACTTAAATATAGCCCAGATGAAGTAACGACACAAAAAGCATTAGCGTACTACTTAGCGAGAACAGTCGTGTTTGAAGAATGTCCAAAGGGTACTCAAGAACAGCTACAGACAGATGCCATGTATAAAGAACTCTGTCGCATTCGCGATCTAGTTGCAATGACTAAAATTGATATGCTAGACTACCAAGAAGCCCTCAAGGATAAAATAACACTACAATTTTAGTAAAAGTAGCAACTTCTTTGTACCATGGAACAAGAAAAAGAAGCTATACTGCAAACGAGCATTGAAGTATCTACTACATGTGATTTGTGGCTAGACAGTCTTGCTCTAATCTATCACACATACTACTGTGCTCATGTTGGTCATTGGAACATCAAGGGAGAATCATTCTCAGCTTGGCATAAGTTCCTGAATGACGCTTATGAATTCTGGCATGATCTAGCCGATACTGTAGCAGAACATATCCGGGCCACGTTCAAAGAAGACATCCCCAATAATTTCCAAGTACTCCTTCGTAGGATACAAGGTGACCCAACAGCAGACATAGAGCCCGATGGGCTAGGCTACTTCCAGGCTCTTTTAGTCTACCAGGAAGCGGCTGCTACTGTATTTGATATGCTCGCGAAGAAAGCAGATGCTGAAAGTGACCAAGCATCCTTAGATCTTGCAGCATCGACACTCCGCGAGATCAAAAAGTATATCTGGCAAACACGAAGCCACTTGGACTAATCTAAGATATGTCGTCAGATATGCTAAAGAATACACTACGCATAGGACACAAGGCAGTAGCCTCGCGTGTATCCATTATGGAATTAACACAGTCGTTAACAGACCGAGGTATTCGCCATATTATTGCTCCCGATGGATCTGTCTTAGTCCCAAAAGGAACTAAAACAAATGAAGATCTATCGTCTAAGGTACAAGAAATAATAAAAATACTCCAACGAGACCCAAGTAATTCAATGAAAGTAGCCATTGAATTAAACACCAATGTGCCAGATAACAAAAGAACAGTAACAATTAAGAATAACTCTATGATAGAGGGATCCTGGATTCTTACCACCAAGGAACTCGCGGAGTTGTTCGATCACAAGGACTACTTCCCTGTAGAACTTCAACTCACAACCGAGGAAACATCAGAATGAACACAGAAAACGTAACTAAGATGACACAGGCTCTTGCTGCACGTGGCCACGAGAGCATCATTACAGCCTCAGGTGAGATCCTGATTGCAACGTCTAAGGCGAAGTTGCACGCGGCTGAAAAGGTACGTACTATTCTTCCATCAACAGCAAAGTTTGATGGTGAAAAGTGGGCTACCACATACGAAGGCCAGTACATCACAGATCCGGCAGAATTGGCTCGGTTGCGTGAAGAAGCTAAGTCCAATGAAGAGACAGCTTTGCGCTTGGGCAAGATCTCCGGTAAGGGTGATAAGCAAGAAGCCTTTCTAAAGTCCGGCCCTGTTGTTGAACTGGATAAAAAAGCTATTTCTGAGTACATGAAGGGTCTGGACAAGACAACTAAGGCTCGCAAGGATCAGGCTACACAACCAGAAAAGCCTAAGGCACCGGCAGTAAAGCAGAATGAAGGCGAAGCTGGCAAGAAGACTGAAAAGACTGTTGCTAAGCGTAAGACTGCTTCTGTAAAAACAGAAGAGAGTGAAGCTGGCAAGAAGACCGAGTCTATTGTAGCCAAGCGCAAAAATGCTAAAGCTGATGAAGGCAAGAACTTCCAACAAGAAGCTCCTAAGCCAGCAGCAGTACCGAAGACAGGTAATGGATCTAAGCCTGCTAAAAAGTAAGCATAGATAACTTGGTGGTAAATAGATTAGGCCAGGGTAATACTATCCTGGCCTAATCTCTTTTTAAGGAAACATATGGCCAAGCAACGCATAGAACCACCGACACAGCCAGCAGAACCATCCACCGAGATGCAACGGTTATCAGCTATTGTAGGGGAAGATGCACTAGGGCAGAAATCTGATGACGGGATTCCACACCCACCCTATGATCAAGTTCCCTATCTCAATAATGAGATAACATTCAAGGACCGTGAAGCTGAGCTAGCGCTTATGATTCAGCTACTGGATTTCCGCAAGAAGAAAGCAGTAGAAGAACTGTACTATGTACAGAACTGCAGAGATCATAGGTACTATCCAGATATTGTTCACCAGGACCCAGATAAGGCCCAATAAGGATTTAGCATGGCGAACTTACAAACATATTATGTAGATCTCTCTTTAAGCAATTCTGTTGTTGGGGAAGGCACAGCAACAAATAAATACTCATGGGGAGATGTACTACGTTGGTTCGCTACTCTAAATGCGTCACCGTTTGATACACCGAACGCTCTTGATGAGGGCATTCCCTTTGATATGACAGGTGTGAGTGTTGAATTTAGAATGACAGGCAAAAAGACAATGCTAGTAACTGATGTACTAGCATTGTCTAATCTTGAATTCTTCTTAGATGCATTCATTCGTTTCACAAGCGATGATCCTGCTACCAACGGTGTACCTGTCTGGCAGTTCGCGTCAAACACAACACTAGATACGTTCATATCTCTAACTCTAGGCTCCGCAGCCAACATTAAGATACAGGGTGTCTTTCTTGACATAGAAGGCTCCGTAGGAACCTTAATATCCAATACTAGTGACAACGGAAAAACAACACTAGAGAACAACATAATCGTAGCTCGAAATAAGACCACAGTAATAAACTCAACAGCTACTTATGGTGCAATAACATTCGCAGGGAATACCGTTCTCGTTGGATCTATCGCAAGTGGTCAGCATGTTCTTGTTTCTAGTACAGGAGCTAATACATCAATTGCCGTATCCCACAACATTGTAGGACAACACGTAGACTCAGGCTCAGCCATGGTTGCCTTCTCAGCAGACAGCACAAACACAATCACAGCATCTGGAAATGTCTGGGCAATCAGAGCGAATGGTAGTGCCTACACAGGCGTGTACCCAAGTGCAGGCAATGGTGCCCCAGATGTATTTGGACAAGTTCTAACCGATGTAGTCTACGGGGATACAACCCTAGGTGGAACTACGGTAGACTTCACAACAATCTTAAATACTGACACGGATATGGCACGAGGTTGTTCTGAATTTACTATGGGATTCGCTAGAGCAAATCCCGCAGGACCGGCAACACAAATAATGTCAAGCCAAGCGGTTACAGTAACAGCTACAGATGCTGTAGGCTATCTAGACATTAATGGCAAATACCGTTCCAGTACTATTGATGCCGGAGCTATCCAAAAGAGTGGCCTGACAACAGCGAGCACAACTCATGTGGATTTAGGTTTGAGTGCTACTCGCTCAAATCGCATAGGAACAGTTGATGATCCAATCACGCGAACAGACTGGCTATTAGATTTAGTCCAGAGAGCCCCTGTAGATAACGAAATACAGTATGCTATTCGTGGCAGCATGGCTTCTGGATCAGCAACCCTTGATATCATACTTGGTACAGGATCCAACTATACAGGATCTGGGACTATTAACATAATAGGTTGGAAGACCTTTAATAGAACATTACCTAAACTACGAATCAATTCTGTCTACTGGAATCAGACTATCAATACAACATTCCAAAAGATACAAGTGGAGTGGACAGGCACACAAGATCTATTAACATGTCCTGCATCAGGATTAAATGCGAATGCTACAACATGCTCGCTACTTAATCTAACAGTACGAAGCAACGTAGCAAACACGGGTAGATTCCTTGCGCTACCTACAACCAGCCCTATTGTACAATTGGGTGGTGTTAGCGCGGCATTTAAGCACACAAGTGCAACAACGCAAGCTAAAGGTTATATAGCTATTGATTCAGACCTGGCTCATAGTGTTACGCTATCAGCATTTGAACTAGCAAACCAAACAGCGCTAATGACTGTTCCGGCGCAAACAAGTGTGATCGGTATCTATGCGCACACACCGGCAGGAACTGCGGTCGTAACAGGACCAACCGCAACATTTGCCACATTGAATGGTATAGAACCTTTTAATGATACAACGTCAGATACTGCGGACTTCACGCTGGTATCAACAACAAGCGCTGTTGGTATCTTAGCAGATTCCACATATCTACCAACTTCAGTGAAAACATATCTCGTGCGGGACTGTCGAGATCTAGAACGCTCAGCATACCCCTATGGCACAACAGCGCTAGATGCTGGAGCATATGAGTATGGATATAAGATATACCCGGAAATCCATCTCTATGCAGATCTAAGCAAGACCTCTACAGGACACATCGGAACCATCATTGATAAATTCTCGTATGCTGATTTAGTAGCTTGGATTGCTACGGCAAAGACAGCAACACTAACAAAAAAATATATTGTTCATTTGCTTCGTAGCCTAGAAGCAGACACAACAATCTTAGATTTATCAAACATTGAAGGTAACCCGTACACGGGTAGCATCACGTTTGTCACTGATAATGGTAAAAGTGCAGCAACACTCATTAGTGCGCAAGCACCTGCAGTTACAGCATATAACACACAGGGATTGAATCTTGAGTTAAACAAGATAATTCTTGGCAGTTCCTCTGGATATGGGCCTATTGCACTATCAGGAGAGAGCACCACAAAAAATACACTAACAGTTGATAACTCTATCTTAAGTTGGATTCATAGCCAAGTTGGATTCATCGTATCTCGAACAGGTACGCTATCAGGCACAGATAGTATAACAGTCAACACAGTAGTATTTGCACAAACACAAACAACATCAGATAGTGGTAAAGATTTTGACGCGCTACTAGCTTCTATACAAAACGACAGCACCATCGGTGATCTGGTGATTGTAACAGAAGTTACACAAGGAACAACATACCGCATATCACCAGCCACATCTGTTGACATCACAGTAAATACGTCAACGAACATAACAAATGCACGCTGTGTTAGCCTAATTGATGGAGATACCAATTGGACCGCACGCATTGGTGCCTGTAGCATAGCAGATAGCTTCACTAAAGACTTATCAATCCAAACAAATGTGGTAGGCTCAACACCTGTAGATTTTGCTGCAACTGCAATACAAAGTGTTGCTAGCGGAACGTCACATCTGGGAACTATCGCTACAACTGTAAACAATGTCTATGGGCTCGTCTACTCAGCAGCGGCTACTCTAGGTACAGTTTCTGGCACAACGATAAATGCCAAAACTACATCTAATGCGATCTTTGCTAATGCAGCAGATGCAGATTTCAGTGAAGATTCATTTAAGTTAACAGGCAATGTAGACTCTCTGAGTATCCTAAACGGTTCCCAATTACCTGCATGGGCAAGTACACTAAACGTTGACATGGTTGGCGCTCTACGCTTCTCTACGACTTCTGAAGCAATGGATGCGGGTGCTATTGAATACAATGGAATAGCATCTACAGGTACTTATGACTCAGACACGTCATCACCTGTTGTAACCAGAACAAATCTGGGCCAGGTCGCCTTCATGCGTGCTGAGACAGAAGGGCCTCTCTCTGTATTAAACCCATATACATCGGGTACCCGTTCGGTTAATCCTTTTGCGTACAAGATTGTTGGCTACCAACTACTAAATGCTGGTTATGTCTATTGGCAACCGACGCAACCAACAGATATTCAAGACTTCTCAGGAACACAAGCATCGGCTACTATTACAATTGCTAATGGTAACTCTTTTGATGCAACAACCCGTATTTCTGTTACCTATTTAGGACACACCTGCGCACTAACATATACAGCGGCCACTGGCAGCACAGGGATATTCGCTGCGGGCGCTACAGCTAGTGATACAGCACAAAATATAGCAAGTCTCCTGAGAAGCACAAGCGTTGCAGGGATACCCTTAGAATCTGTACTATGGGTATCTGTAGCAGCTAATGTAATTACGCTAACAGCCAAGTTACTGGGATCCTACGGAAATCTAATAACGGTTACAACAACAGGAATAGGTGTAAACAATACGGTGATGGCTAATGGTACTGATGCTACGACACCAAGTAGTTTGGTTTATCCTGCCAACGGGTGGATAGCTTTTGATAAAACAGAGATACCGGATCCCTACTCAGTGAGTTTCTTGCTGAAATTAGGAGTAAGTGATGCTAATGTTGCCTTTGGCGCCATCGTCGTCATGGCTGAAATTATCTCATCCCCACTACCATCTGAAGTAGGAACAGTAATTCCTTTTGCTATAGCACGCATGCCGCTAGAATCAAAACACGAAAGAAAAACCATCTCTTGTAGGGTGCTGTTCACTTAACAAGGATTTACCGATGGCTTATCAAATGATTTTAGAAGGAGGGGTACTTAAAACAGTACCTCTCCAGGAAAAACCTATTGTATTCCAAGGTGAAGTGCATTACAACGCAAAAGCTATGGGCTCGTTTTACCCGCATCGTGGTGGTGCCTCTGTTGAAGTAGTCTCCCAAAACTACAGAGCCCCAACAACAAATACTCCGATTATTGAACAACCAGCAGAAGAACAAAAGATAATTCTACCCAAAGCTCATATTGAACCTCCAGTAGTTATATCGGCATTTGCGGAAGCTACTATTGCATTTGATGAACCTGATGAGGCCCCGTCAAGTACAGAACAAGCATCCGATATTGTATCGGTTGAAGATGTAGCACAAAGCCTAGCGTATGAAGATGTTCGTGGCGTGGGTATGACTCTAAAGGAGTTCAATGCTTATCAACTCAAGGGTGCCCAAGTACGTAAAGTATACCAGAAAGTCATAAATGCAGATGCCTCTGAGATGGGCATTAGCAAAATGACACAAGCTATTCTGAATGAGACCGGAAAGTGTGTTGAGCGTCAAGGCGAGATTCTGAGTATCATCTTAGATATTAAGCGAGGGGCTCTGTGAGCATAGCCACAGCAGTCAGGACCCTACGCGAATATGTCAGCACACAACTGCCGTTAGAGCCCTATATGCACGGCTCGTTTCGGTCTGTAGATCCTATGCTCAGTGGAACAACACGCTTTGGTAAAAAGATAGGGACCAATGAGGTCATTCTGTTAGAAGATACAGATATGGTACTAGCGAGTAACGCTGCTACAGGTAGTGCTACGGTGCAAACAGTAGCAAAAATCAATGATGTAATAACAGGATCCATTTTCAAATTACCTGATACCTCGTTAATCCGTCTATACAATCCACAGCAGCATGTATCAAACACAGATACGTACTGGTCCTGGACTGTTGACTCAGAGACGCCCCTGCTCACAACGTATACAGCAGGCAGTTCACTCTCAATCTATGGGCATCCTGTGACTGTATTGCCCGGTCTAACCAACGAGATACAAGTACGAAGTACGGTTCCTGTTATGCCCGGTGACCGATTGATTCCCATAGCAAGCACACCAATAGGACTTGTTGAAGGTCAGACTGTTGAAATCCTATCTATTGATACACATACTATAATACCTGGAGACATACCGGTAAACTCGTACAAATGCACAGTATCAGCACAATTAAAACACCTAATTGTGAATACGGCATCGAGCATATATCTAAGAGCAGATACAGGTTACGTATCTAATCTCATACCAGCTACAGATATCAATGGCGTCTTCCTATTAGACTGTGTTTCAGGTATAACACTTGGAGATAACTCGGAAGACGTTACTATCACATTAAATACACATCAAGCAGACTATACAATAAGCACATCGTACCAAGATGTCCAAAAAAATACGCCGGTTATTCTAGGTGTTGTATCGGCTGCTGACTTTGTAACAGGGGCTGTTGATAGAGGCCGACTGGTACCAAATATAGATAAGTCGCTCTATTCAGTTAATGACGCTTACGGGTTATGCGGTTTTGGCTATGACTTCTGTAAGACACTCAATCCAGGAATTAAACTAAAAGTATCCGGCCAAGAAGGCACAGAGATACGAGTGACTGTCGCCACAGGTACAACATTATATACCATTGGTACAACAGATACAACAATTGATCTATCTACAAATCAAACCAATTATGTGTTATTCCGTATCACAGGTTCAACTAACGGAACACTGCTCTGGACAAGTTTACCACTCACAGAAGATAACTCGTTCATCTCCTACTCTATCGTAGCGCGAACAAACCAACAGGAAGAGTGGTCCGGTAGTGGATTAATACTCAAGCCAGTCATCACATCGGTTGAAGACAGCTATGCATTCTCCGATGGAGAAAACTTTGTGATCGGTGGAGGTACCTTCCTATGAACGTCCGAAGCATGTCTCGTGATGTTGTAGCTGACGGTACAACACGCATGTATGGTAACATTGATAAACTGGCAGAGCTCGCAGCGCTATCCAGTTATGGTATCATAGGTGATCTTAGTACAAAACTAAAAGTTACAGTATCTCAGGCTGCCACGTGTATGCAAATAACTGCAGGCAGCTTTCTAACCCCATCAGGTGTCATCGGAGCATTCACAGATATTACAACAGGTGTATTTCCACACTCCTTTGAACCGGGAACATCAGGTGTAATACTTGCCACATTTGATGTAGCTGAAAAAACAAGTATAAATGAGTACGGACAATCTGTTATAGAGAACACCAGCATAACATCAACTTATGCGTGCTTATCTATTGATCAGTATGGCGAAAACTACGTTGAGTGGTATCCTAAATCAGTAGTTCTTGCTGTCTATAACATTATTGATGGTGCTATTGAATTAGACGAAAGTAATACTGTTGTCGCTAACACACGACGAGCATCAGGTTCTTTTGATAATAAGCACATAAACTTAGGATACCCGCAGTATGCAACAGAGAGAAATGTGCATGGATTACAATTTGATGATCTCTATACAGGCAGCACATCTTTCTTGAAGCAAGCATTCAAGGAGGGTTTTCTTATTGGTGGTGCATCTAGTAGCCAAGGTACACCTGGAGACACAACGGAAGTAGAAATAAACGAGGATGCATGGCAAATTGATTATCTAGGTAGATTAACAGGTACACCGGGCATCTATTACGTATATCTACCCTCAACACCAACATCAGTAGCTAACATTGTAGATGCTGTCTACACGAGTTCTCCTGTAGCTGTAAACTGGTTAGACAAACAGAACGTTCTAACATCCAGCATACCTGTGCATGTGTACGTGAGTTATACAGCGCTTAGCGACTTTGATTTAGCAACACCCAACCCAACAAGTGCGCTAAAGCTACGAAATAACCCAAATAAGATTATCGTATCGGATGGAAAGATAATCCATACCAAAGCAAGTAACACAGTACGCTTAGGTTTTGATTCTTACGCAGATTTGGTCCTTGATAAGATATCAACATATGTATCTACCAGTGGATCACTCGTAGCAGCCCCAACAGTAGTAGAGACAGCAACAGTAAATACAACGCTGACCGGCACATCACTGACAAGCAAGGTAACCTTCCCAACACCCAGCCAAGTATCCTTCGCCGTGCGGGGACAAGGTCTACAATCAGTGCAGGAACCGCCCCAAGGTGTCTTAAAAGTAACTAACTCACGCTTCATTGGAACAAACAATCTAACATTTACTGTTTCTAATGATGAAGAGACTGTAGCGCTATCAGCTACCGTAGGAACTACAGTGGTTCTGACAGCCACAGAACCCCTACATCCGTGTGGCTATCTAACAAAAGACGGAGTACTTGTAACAAGCTCCAGTTGGTATCGTATTGATGATTATACAGTAGCGTTGAACCCTAATGCACACACCACCGACTCTAAATACCTATGGATCTTAGCTGCAGGAGAATCACCTCGCTACTTAGGAAGAAGCATTCAAGCAGTTGGTACAGGATCTGCCCCAGATACAGTAAAAGCTACTGGTTATATTCAAATAACAACTATTCCTCTAAGTGGTGATGCGATCACCATAACTACAACGGATTACACAGCAACGTTCACCTATGGTGCTAACTGGGCTATAGATACAACGCTACAGAGAGTAGCATCTTCATTAGTCACGGCAATTAACCGCTCTGACGTATATGCGGATGTAACATCAACAATACTAAACGATCCTGCTGGTGTGTACTTAAAAGTTACAAGCAGATCAAGTTCTGCTGATTGCAACAATTGGACCATTGAGAGTAATGCCACAGCACCGTTTACCGTTAAGTCTTTTTATGCTGGTGGCACTTATGCACCATACAGTAGCGACCTTCTAAACATGACGGTCTCTGTACTGTACCAGCAAACACCTTATGTAAAAAAACCTAAGATCAATATCTATGCAACTAAATCCATTGCAGCAGATACGACATCAGATGAGAGTAAAATTTATCATTTAATGTATACGTTTGATGCCAGCGATAAGAAAACAGAATGGCGTAGTCATACACTCATTCGCAGTGATTTGATCATGGCTGACTATAATGATAGAACTAGCTATGATACAACAACTATGTTCTCTTTAGGATTAACCGTGACTGGGTATGATGCAGCCGGTGCCTCTCTAAATGAAACTCTCTCCTTTGATGAAGTGGATGCCTGGAGTCCTACGACGGGGTATTCAGATCTAGCGTTCAAGTCAACAGCTAACATCTACTCGTCTCTGTCATCTTGGATTGTGTCAACCACGCCACCGTCATCGGTAAGTGCAACACTGAGTGTACTATCCAATCTCTATGACGAACCTTTTGACATGTTCCCTGTCAGAACGTTCAAGTTAGAAGGTGGTAAAGCTTGGAACTTCAAAGATACACGTAGAATTCTTATGGGCAATGCTATTGCAGGAGAAGCATCGCAGCAAGAACAACTGCATCAAGCATTATCCATGCAAAATGATGTCCTCACGGTAAGTGGTCTATTATGAAACGTATATTCAGCGAATCTTTAATTAGCCCGCGATGGGTGGATTCATCCACAGTAAACTATCGTTTCCCTGTAGTATCATCTGGAAATGAAACTCTACCAACAAGAGCACGGAAAGATGGGTACAGATCAAAACCGATTAGAATCACAAATAGCAGCAGCATTGAGATCATAGGAACATATCGAGATGCATCCAATAAATCAGGATGCTTAGCTATATATACATGGCTGAACCCAACAGTAATAGCAGCTAAAACACACAACGAATCAACTGTGCAGCTAGAAACTGTTGGTAATATGTATTTTGGTGAGTTCCTTGCAGGGGCCGCTGTAATAAATGGAACATCATTCAAATCTAGCTACACTTTTGATGAGACTGTAGAGTTTATTCAAATTTATACGACTATGGATCTAACAGCAATCACCATCAGTGAGAGTGACATATCAGGTGCTGCTGTATCCCTCGTAGCACCGACAGCAACTACAGATGATGTCACAATTGAAGATGACTTTGAACTGGCTGAAGTAACTATACCTGTGTTGATTGAAGACCCCTTCAGTCTAGGACCCGATGCTGATCCCTTCCTTACTATAGCGCCACTTCCAGGAACATATGCAGAGCCGGTACTTGTACAACTATCTGTTACAACACCGTCTACGGTGTATTACACAACAGATGGTACAACACCAACAACAAGTTCTTTGGTATATACAGCACCGTTCTACGTGTTCTCCAATATCACAATTACAGCCTTAGGTGTTCCTGCAGACAGAACAGCTTCAGAAATTGCTACTGCTGTATATACTGTAATTTATACACCCGCTATCAGTCCAGCTAGTGGTGTACGCTGATTCTGTTGCTGTAACAATTGCATCTAATACAAACCTAAGAGCACAACGAGTACATACAGAAAGTTTACTCGGAGCAAGCAACAAAACTATCCACTACACTACGGATACACGACCACCAACAACTGAGTCCTCTATATATACTGGATCATTAACTGTAACAGCTAATACAGTAGTACAAGCAATTACATCTATTGATGGAATTACATCAGCGGCGGCTTCCGCTAATTACATTGTCGTAAGCACACCAACCATTAATCCGACAAGTGGTTCTTATGCGAACCCTCTATCTGTAACGCTGGCTTGTGAAAACGTACTTGCGGACATTCATTATACCCTCGATGGCACTACGCCAACTATAACATCGTCTATATACACTACACCCATTGTTTTAACAGCATCTGCTCAAGTAAAATGCTTTGCAGCTATTGATGGTGTAACGTCATCTGCTGTTTCTGCAGATTATAGTCTACCACCTGTAATATCACCTAATGCCGGTATTTATGAGTTCACACAGGCAATAACAATCACGGCGTCAACAGGTGCTACTATCTATTATACCATTGATGGCACTACGCCAACTACAGGATCTGCAGTTTACTCATCAAGTATAACATTAGACCATTCAGCTCATGTTAAAGCTATATCGGTTAAAAATGGAACACCATCTACTGTAGCCCAGCAGCAATATGAAATTGTGTACCCAACACCGACAGAAACGTTAAGCTCCTTGTACTACGACGCTACAGCGCATCAATATGTATGGAAGAATAAATCTGTCGCGAAACCAACATTCTCCCTCGCGGAAGGGGCGTATAACACTACCCAAACTGTGAGTATTAGTGCAGCATCTGCCGCTACTGTATACTACACGCGGGATGGAAGCACACCAACAGAAGCATCAACAAAATACACAACACCACTTACGCTGTCGGCACCTACAAAATTAAGCGCTATAGCTATTAATGGTACTGCAACCTCGGCAATAAACACAGCAACCTATGTAATCAATCTAAGCCCCTTAATTTCGGCAATGCACCCAAACGAAATACACGAAGGTGCAGCATACAGTAATGTTATTATATCTGGATCAAATCTCTCACAGTTATCAAGCGTTACGCTTAATGGAGTTAGCTGTCCTGTAATAGCAGCAGCTAACGACTTTTCAAATATAACGATAAACATACCGGGAAATTCCGTATTGGCGTCGAACAATAATACATTACCAATATCAATCCGTGTGGTTAATGGCACAAATTCTAGTGAAACCGTTGTAGGTCAGGTTATACCTAAATGGCTCCAGGGTAGAGCTAGAATGATCGGTGTCGATTACAGTTTGATTGGAGACCCCTCTTTTGGCATACACGCTAATGGCACGGGAAAGTCATCTAAAATTAGCATATCACCAACAGGCGGAATTTATACCAAAACACCCTATAAATGGTGGTACGTACCAGCCGTGTCTTTAGGTGGATGGGATTCAAATATGGCAAACATCTGGTATTGTGGTACGGATGATTTGGATAGTGAATTTATAAACCCCGCCGCACGCTTAACAGATAACGCAACTAACTCAAATACAAATGTTAAAAGTATGTGCTTTGATAGTAATTCTAATTTCTACTGGAGCCTTCCTGATGGTCTATACAAAGGAACACCGTCAAGCGCATCAACATTTACTTGGATCAAGTTACTAGATAACATAGTGTTTGACTCACTGTGTTCTGCATCAACAGATAACCTATACGGCATCCAACTAAGTTCCGACTACAGCTATAGCATCGTCTACAGTATAAACCCAAATCTAAGAACGGCTAATAAATTAGTCACCCTGCCAACAACTAACTGTATTGGCTATAAACTCGGATGTAATCCAGTAACAAATTATCTCTACGCAATACCAAACAATTGCAATGAACCACTTTCCATACTGATCAGCAAAGACAATGGCACTACTTGGATAAATTCTGGATCAGGCAGTGTTGGCCTGTTCACTCTCTTAAAAGAAGGACCTGCTTTTGGAGATAATTCATTATTCTTTGTATCGGGTACCTGCACATACAGAGCCAATCTAAATTTAGATGGATCTATATCTGGCATACTAAAGATATCTTCAAATATGCTGGGCAATGAAACTGGAATTGCATATAAGTTCAATAAAAAACCAACCCTGTATATTACAACAGAAGATGAAGCATCCAGTAATATTCATACCCTAATTAGACAGTTCTAAAGGTGACACAATGGCATTAACTAATGAAGTCCAATATCCTGAACCATCTGCCTCTGGTTTTCTTTTCGCAAATAAAGCATCAGATGGAACCATAACCTATACATGGCAGACAGGCGGAGCATCCGATAAACCGGAAACGCCAACATTCTCTGTTGCAGCAGGAACATATGCACAAGGTCAAAATGTAACAATAACATCCGCCACAACCGATGCTGTTATCTATTACACGATAGATGGCTCAATACCATCAACAACAGCTACCCAGTACACAGACCCGGTAAGCATTAAAAACTCCTGCACACTATCAGCAGTCGCAGTAGTGAGTGGTTATACGTATAGCACAGTAGCAACAGTAGCGTACTCTATTGTTCGTCGCATTGTCACAACAGCCCAAGACAGTTCAACATACATAGCGGTTGCATTAACGAGTGATGACTCTGGTAGTACGTGGTCCGGCTTAGCCCTTCATAACTCAAATACAGCCTCACGTATTGCATCATTATATGGAACAACAGTACTATCTAGCAATTACTTATTTGCTATCAGTACAGACAGATGCACTACGTTTAACACAATACCAGCTTCAACAAACAACACATACTGGCCACCAACGTCTATTAAAGATGTCCATGCGGTAAATGGCATATTCCTAGGATATGTTGGATATATAAACAGCAATGGGTCATATTATGCATGTGTTGCAGTATCACACTCAGGTAATTACTTTAAGTTCCTAAGCATTCCTGTACCAAGCCAACCTAGCTATAGCTACGGAAGCAGCGCACATATAGCAAATGCAGCTTTTTACAATGGAATATATCTTATCTGGCTAGGTAACTATATGCTGAAAAGTACAGATAACTGTGCAAGTTTTACAGTTTTATCTAATATGCCATTTGCACAAGGAACAGATCTAAAGAGTACAGCATATGGATTTATTTTAGGTGCCTCCTCTGCTGTATATACGTCAACAGATGGAGAAACTTGGAGTCAAGCAACTATAACTACGTATAGTAATTACAATTACATTGTATGCACTCTCTCTACTAACGTAATTCTAATATATAGCAGTTCTAACACACAAGTTAGTTACGATGGTGGTCATACATTTAACAAATGTTTTAATGTTTCTGGAAATGAAATTTTAGACTATGCGCAATCCGACGTAAGAACTGCAGAGGTTGGCTACCTTCAAAACAATGTCACAGTACAACAAAGACAACTTATGCAGCCATCAACAGCTACACCTGTTACTCAATCACAAAATACAGGAAATAGGGTAACATGGAACGGAGATAAGTTTATAATAAAAGCAGGAGCCGAACTAGAACGAATAGGAAATGATCCAAGCACCTCCGAAACACTAACTACTCTCAGTACTTATGGCTCAACTCATGGACTCTCAATAAGCTCAGACTCCTCTATCGCGCTAGGAACGGTTAGTGATACTGAAACAAACCTGATTCAAGACACACAACAAACAGTGCCAACACCCACAGTAACAAAACTAGCCTATACCCAAACATACTTAACGGATTCCGGAAATGACGCTTTTACTACTAGCTTTGACACATTAAACTGCGGTTGTTATAATCCAGCAACAGGGCTTCTCTATGTAGCCCCAAGTTCAGGAAACATCAAAACAATAAACACCGCAACGGGTGTTTATTCTAATCTAACAACAGGTGGTTATAAAACCTACACAGGTCTTCTCTACTGTAGCACAGATGGCTTTTTATATGGTGGTATAAACGGTGGTTATATCTACAAAATAGATTCCACAACAGGCGTAGAAACAGCGCTAACATCCGTATCTAGGTATTGGGCATATCTAACATACAACCAAACTAATAGCTTACTCTATGGAGTTTGCAGAACTTCATCAAGTAGCTATGGCAATACATCACTATATAGCATATCCCTAACAGGCACAGAAACATTAATAACAGCAGCATCTTCTTACCAATCAATACAAGGAATAAGCTACGATAGTAATAATGTGCTTATAATGAACTATGATGGTTCAGTATTGCGCGTATCAACAAGTGATATAATAACTACAGTTAATACATGCATAGATCATGGTACGCATTATGCAGCAACAAAACCTATAGTATTTAATTCTCAGTATATTGGAATAGCATCAAATACGCTTATAGGTATGGCTGCCGATGGTACTGTCATATATCTGCCAAACCCGACTAACACAACGCGATCCTATAAACTTCTCATTGTAGCAGGATCCAGCCTATATGCAATTGTTAATGAGTACATATCTGGAACAACCTACCCAAACAGACTACGCTTACTGGCAGTAAGCACAACAAGTACCAATTATGTTGATGCAACAGTAACGGGAGATAACAACCTATTCCCTATACTGTTCGGAACCACTGACGGTTCAGATCCAACACCATCAAGTCAGGTGCTAGCAGCAAACGGAAGCTTAACTATCCAAAATGCTACAGGAACATTGCAAAATTTTACATACAGTTATGGTACCTATGGTGGGGATCTAAGCAATATAACAGTAGCAAAGTTGCTAGCAGGAAATACACTAAAAGTATTTGCATACATACCTAATTATACTATTAGCACAATTGTAACTACACAACTATAGGAGACATCATGAACACATCAATCTTCGCAGACTTAGAGATAGGTACTAAGATATGGAACTCGGCATGGCCTGCAACAACATACTTAGTAATCACGGAACTGAACAACAAAGCAGAAGCTAGAGCATTACAACAAGATGGTAATCACCCACCGTACTTAAAGGAACCAACAGTACGTAAAATCATATTACACCAAGAGTTTGGTGAAACCACCCAAGAAGAGAATTGGATAACAAATCAGACCGCGCTGTTAGATCAAAACTGGACACTCACGGAACCAAAAGCAGACGCATAAAAGTCTTTGACATACAGAAGAAACAGCAGACCAACTAACAGTCTGCTGTTTCTATTTAGTACCATCCTATGCAAGAACCTTTTATTAGAGGTCGGTATGATAAAGCGTGCGGACAGTGAAAATATAGTCACAGACGGTCTGAGTAATGCTCAAACCTTCTGGACAGGTATTTCTACTGTACCTACCGTTCGTAATTCATACAATGAAGATATGTACACAGGTACGTTTGATGTCATTGACACAGTAAACGACCCTATGTTTGATGGTTACTGTTTCCTACAAATGATGCAGGCAGAGAGCTTACAAGGATCGTCTAACTATCACTACCTGTCCTTGAGAGAGACCGGCTACCAGTTACCTATATTTAGAGCAGAAGATTCTAAAGTCTACATGCCTATATCGGTAGTCTTTGGCTGGAATGGTGATACTGACTCCTACATTACGCTAGACACCTTTGACTCTAGTACGCCAAACAGCTTATACATAAAAACGATCTTTACTGATATGAAAGCATCTGTCTTCATAAATGGTGTGGAAAAGATTAGTCCTGATGTATCAGCGTGCTTTTCAAGTGTGGATAACACAAGAAAACTCTTGTATAGGATACTAACACAAAATGTAACAGGCTATTCTAGTGGAAGTTCCTTAATACAAGGAACTATTCAAGTATCACTAACAGACACAACAACTCAAAAAATCTATGTGCTACATCAAGGGTCTTATACAGTAGATCCTTCTCGTACCTATCAAGTTGAAACACGAATATCACACAGTTAAAAGGAATCCGCATGTCAGCAATCATAGCAACATACACAACAGGCCAAGCCCTTTTAGAGGGATTACATTCTTTCTTAATGCTAGGCCACACCCTACCTCCAATCTATACATCAGCTAACTCGCTGACTACATTTACCCCTGGAACTGGATGGACTGGAAGTAACACCACAGGCTATGTTCATGCAACTGGAAATACTGCTGCATTCACTGAGTCAACGGCTTTAATAGTTGGAAGAACATACACACTTACCATCAATGTGACTGCTTATACATCCGGGTCTATTGGCTATTCTGTTGGTGGCTTCTCTTCGAGCACAATAACGTCAACATACACTCGAACATTCATAGCTACAGCTACGACAGCCTTGACTATTACACCTACATCTGATTTCGTAGGTACGATCACAACCAGCTTGATCGTAACGCCTGTAAGTGACTGCTACATTGATGATGCCATAGGGACTGCTTCTAGTGTCTATGAGCTATTCACAATTATCTTTACGAGTGCAACCGCATTTACAGTAGTTGGATCTGTTAATGGATCACTGGGAACTGGTGTGGTTGGAACCACGTTCACCTCAACCTACGTGAACTTTACGATTGTAGCTGGAAGCACCGCAAATGTCGTAGGTGATGTTATTCAACTACAAATGACTGCACCTTGGACTGCTTTGGTACATTCACAAGCTGCTCAATATACATGGCAAACTCCTGGTAATGACAATAATGGCGGTGCCACGGTTGGGCTCTTATGTTCTTCAAATGCCACAACAAACTACTTTGATGCTCAAGTTGTTATGTATCCTGTATGGCAACCTGCACTTGCCGAAGCATCACAATGGAAGCGATATGCTGGAGCTTACTGGACACTAGGACCAGCGGCAGGTCAAGCATGTACGCTGTATGCTGTAGCTGATGGTAGATTCTGTTATGCTTGTTGTTTAGTGGGTTCTACGTACTCTTCAGCTTGTTTTGGCTGGATGGATGCAACAAATACAATTGACCAGCACCCACAACCTCTGTTGATCGGAGGGAACGCAACTACTGCTGTACAATGGTCTAATTCGGCTTGCAGATCCCCCGTATATGCAAGTGCCACTAGTGTGTGGAGTCCCGCAGGAAACGGCGGTGGGATAATTACAACTGTATTTTTGCATGCATATTTGCCTTCAGGTAGAATCTGTGGACTACATGGGATAGATAGTGCAATAGATGAATCCTCTGGCGACTGTACGTCTGTTCAAGTGAACAGAGAGGGTAGTAGACTACAACTTAATTTGGATGATACCGTTCCATTGTATCAAATTAAAATACAATCTTTGAGTGGATATGCAGTTGCATATCCAGGATCAGTCTTAGGAATTTGGGGCATATTACCGTTTGTAAGGATAATTCCATGCTATAAAGCTGATGGCTCTTTAATTGGCGGTGGTGTTATCTTTAGAAACATTGTCAATAGGCGTAAATATATAACACTTCAGACTGGGTATATAACAGACGCCTCGAACACCTATGCATTGGAGATGGCATAATGCCCGCACCTAAATATCTAGTTACAACATACACATCTGCATATAATGCCTTAACTACTATAGACACTTGGCTAGTAAATACAATGGGCTATACCAGAAACTTAGCTCCAACTGCTGATACTGTTACATATACTGGATACAAAGCTCATTATCAGTTCACATTTGTTACAGGTGAAACGATTTACCTTAACTTTCATACTGATACAACAAATTCTAAACTATATTTAACCACATCGCGAGCATATGTATCAGGAACTGCTTGGAATGCTCAAACAGGAACTGCTAATGTGCTGTCAAATGCAATAATCTATGGTTGGGTTAATGTGCCAACAAGCAGTTCAAACAATGCATTATATCTATTTGGGGATTCTGCTGGAAACTGTCAAGTATTTATTCAACGTGGAATAGATATTGCTGCTAGTGATATGTTACAGTGGGGACTTCTTAATAAGGGTGGATTTGGTAGCTGGAGTGGTGGGTTGTTTTTTGATTCCTGGCAAATACGTAGTACCACATTAGATAGTACTGCTAGTGCTCCTTCTATAATTAACGCAAGCAACTATGAAACTCCAGTAGGAGCCATTGACATAACATGCGATTCTATCACATGTTGGGCTGGTATTAAAACATTCTCAGGGCGCAACTCATCACAAACTTATGAACCTGATTCCACAATAGGGACTACATCATCTTATTGGAGTAGCATTATTGTAGGATCAACTATAGGTCGTATGCTAAATTCATTTCTGTCACAAAACAGTGATAATAGTGGCGCATTTCCATCTAGTAAAGCGAATGTAAGTGAAGATATGCCTACAGGTTACGTAAACATGATAACAGGAAAGGTATCATTAGGCCCAAATCCAACTATATATGTACGTCATGAATCCACACAAAGATTATCGCCTATAGGTAGAATACCTTTTGGTTATCAATGCCCTATCGCTGGGTTCTATAGACATGTAGCCCCGGGAACCCAGTTAGTGCAAGACGGGCGCACATTTATCATGATGGGAAACATTGCTGCGGAGATGGTAAGTGTCTAATCCATTAGTGGCAATTGCTCCTAAATTTGGCCCACTTAGTTTACAGCTATCTAAGCATTACTTAGCAGCTTCAGTAACTAATGCCAGCTTTGTTGGATATCTGCCGGATGGCCCAAAAGTAAGTGTATCAGGTGGTGGCGGTGTAATGCCTCTTGGTCCGTCTTTTGGACCTGCGGTATCTGATAACTCAATTTTGCAGCTTCAGCCACAAGTTAATTTAACGAACACCCATAATAGATCAGGTACGCTTACATTCAAGATACCCGGACCTGCCACAGGCGTACCCACAGTAACAGTACAAAATAAAGCACAAGCAGTAACAATAAAACAAGCTACTGCTAATACAGCACCTTTATCTTTAAGAAAATCAACAAAATACAGCTACACGTGGAATACAGCAAATACCACGCATGATGTAGACACAACAGTAACAGCTAGTACAAATACACAAGGGTCACTTCCCGTATCGTATCGTATTTATGGTGGAACTAATTCAGCTTCTACGGTTACATGGGTAACAGCATCTCAAAATGTCTACATCAATGATACACAACCTATTATATTCACACTAGCCGATGTAGACAAGGATCCAATAACATACTATTTATACGATAACTTAGGCTTAATAAAAACAGATACAGTATCGAGTAATCAAACAATATCGGTACCTTATACAAATGCAACGATAGGAACACATAGCTTCAGTTTGAAGCTGATTGATGACGCTCAAGCAGAGACAGATAGTACAGGACCTACACTAAATGTCTTCCCCCAGGCAGATGCCCCGACAGCATCAGAGCCTTCTGGAACGTACCTAGGATCAGCGACCGTTACACTGGCATCGGACCAATCTGGTAGTATCTACTACACACTTGATGGAACTACGCCAACAAGTGCATCAGCATTATACTCCACTGCCATAGTAATAACAACATCATGCACACTTAATGCTGTCAGTATCGTACCTAATTATAAAGTATCTCCGGTTTTAACAGTTACGTACAACATTAAAACAAGTACGCCAGTAATACAAACAGCTTCCGGAACATATACATCGGCTCAGTCTGTTTCTATTACATGTGATACAAATAATTCAACCATCATCTATACCGAGGATGGTACAGATCCTGCCATAAATACAAATCCGCAAATAGCTGCAACTACAACAAGTCAGCTATGGCGAACAGGGTGTGTCAGTTCTAATGATATTCTGTATGCGGCTGTCTACGGCGGGTACATATATAAATCCCTTAATCGCGGTCTAAATTGGATTCAGCTATCAGCACCTCAGCTCAATTGGAGCACATCCTGTATTGGTGCTGACGGATCTTTATATTTCGGTGCTTATGGAAACTACATATATAAAAGTACAGATAACGGTACTACTTGGGCACCGGTAGTCAGCGAAGGCACTCGTAGCTGGAACACAAGTTGCGCAGGCACTGACGGATCTTTATACTTCGGAATCGACAACGGATATCTTCACGTATCTAACGATAACGGTAATACATGGACATCGAAAACAAGCCTAGGGATGAAGACATGGGCTACCTGCTGCGTAGCAAGTAATGGAACAATATACTTTGCAGCATCTAATGAATCCGTCTATGCCTCATTAGATAAAGGTACTACATGGACACCAAATGCTATCCTGGGAACGCAACAATGGACAACATCATGTGTAGGACTTGATCATGCCCTATACCTCGGTGCCTCTAACGGATCTATCTATAAGTCTACGGATCAAGGAACATCATGGGCAGCGCTGTCAGCAGCAGGTACAGCCAATTGGGTTGCTTCTACTGTGGGAACAGATGGATCCTTATATTTTGCAGCATCAGGCACAGCTAATATAAAGAAGTCAACAGATGCTGGAGCCACCTGGACAGATATAGTTATTGCTAGCCAAGGTACATGGGACTTCTTACTAACAGGAACAGACGGGTCTATCTATGCTTCAGATGCAAGCACAGAAGCTGGTGGTTACATCTACAAAATCCCGGCAGGAACCTGGGAAGTAGCTAACGGATACATCTACTCAGCACCTGTTACTGTAACACGGACAGAAACACTTAAAGCTATCAGTACGGTTAGTGGGCAAGTTGCTAGTGACGTAGCATCTACTAGCTACCAATTGAAAGCAAGTATTCCCACATTTGATCCTATTGCTGGAAATTATACAAGATACATTACAGTTACTCTAGCTTCAAGTCTCTCGGGATCTACCACATACTATACATTAGATGGGACAGATCCGACTACAGAATCACCTGTATATAACACAGGCATCCGGCTAACTCAGCCTACAACAATAAAAGCGCTTACAGCATATGCAACGTGGGAAAATAGTGACATTGCAACCGCTGTTTATAACGTCACTACACCGCAAGTTCCTACTTTCTCTGTACCTGCAGGTACCTATAATACAGCGCAGACAGTCGCCTTAGCCTGCTCAACAACTGGCGCTTCTATCTACTATACCCTGGATGGAACAGACCCTTCTCCAGATGCTACAGAGTCGCCTACATCTATTCTATACACAACATCAATTGCTGTTGATGTATCAAAAACAATTAAAGCCCTTGCTACGACCGAGGGTGATGCCCGCAGTGATATCGTAACGGCTACCTACGAATTAAAAGCCGTATCTCCAGTCTTCTCTGCGGCAACCGGGACATTTACAGATAATTTTGTTACAAGCATAGCCACAACAACATCCAATGCTAAGATCTATTACACAATAGATGGTACCACACCAACGATAGATAGCTATTTATACAGTTCTCCGTTGGACATATTCTCAACGATAACTCTTAAAGCTATTGCCATCTTCGCGGGATGGACATCTAGTGATGTTACAACTGTTACATATACATTTATTCCTAAGACATCTGTTGCACCGACATTCTCTTTACCAACAGGCACGTATACAGAAGCAATAGCTGTATCTTTGGCATCTCCGACACCGAATAAAATAATAAGATACACACTAGATGGTACCGACCCCAGTGTGACATCATCTATATATCTAGGTGTTCTTACTATAAGTCAAACGACTACAATAAAAGCTTATGTCACATCCCCAGGCTATAATGATAGTACGATAGCCATAGTCACCTATACAATAAACATACCAGTACCAGTACCAGAAGGACATGTTGTCCCTGTATACAGCAACCTATATGTATACGACTTCAAAATGGGATTACGTGAAGTATGTGCTTTCTTGACAGCGTCAACCTGATAAAAATCAAATATGAGCAATACACTAACAGCAAATGAAGTAGTTGTAACGGCAGGTTTAGAAACTGCTAAACCCTTCTGGACAGGCATATCTACAATACCAGATACAACTACTACCAGTGGAGATCATCTGTATATTGGTACATTTGCTGTAGTTGATAATACATCATCTGTATCCTATGATGGCTTTTGTCAACTCACTATGACACAACGTACTGAATTAGCGGGTATCTCATGCCCGCAGTACTTAGCACTACGCGAAACCGGATATGCCTTACCGCTATTCAAAGCATCAAATGCTGATGTATATGAACCGATATCTATTGTTTTTGATTGGACAGGGGACATTGATTCACAAGCTGAATTCTTAATATACAGTAAAAAGAATCCAGCAACTAGATATATAAAATTAGTATTCACAGGAACAAGCGCTGACATAATAATAAACGGTGTAACACAAACAACACCAAGTATAGCATCATTCTTTACAGATGATAGAATTATCCGCAAAGTAACCTTAGCTATTTTGACACAAAATACAGCTAAGAATACAGTAACAACAGCATCAAACGTAGCTGGGCGTATACAAATTTTACTAACAGACTATCAAACAGGCATCAATCGCATTCTATGGGATAATATAACAACAGTAGACCCATCAGAACTATACCAGTTTGAAGCACGTCTAATACATAGCTAAAAGAGATACAAATGACTTTGATCAACAACTGGACAAACTCAACAGGAACGTTATCACCAACAACGGCTGCCTACGTTTCGGCTATTGGACAAGACAATTATATTCTGACGACAGGCACACAAGGAGACTCCCCCTATTACTCCAATGATGGCGGAAGTACATGGACAGCAGCAACTGTTAATGATACTTGGGCGGGCAAGACTACTATGTGTCTAGCTACGGTTTCAAGCGATAGTCGCATATACCTAATAAACCAAGCGATTCCCAAACTTTATGTGTCTGTTGACCATGGTGCTACTTATTCTGTAGCCTCATCGGGAAACCAGTATACATGTCTAACATGTGTGGGATCAACACTGTTTGCTACTTTAGAAACAGGTACTACACTATATAAAAGTACTGATCATGGTGTAACTTTTACTGCTATAGCAACACCTGATACTACGGCCACAGCCATCTTCGTAGCAGCTAACTCTACTTGTTTGTTTTTATGCAGTACCGACACAAATACACATTTAATCAATATGTACAGAAGTCAAGATTCGGGAACCTCTTGGACTCAGATTCTGACAAATTATACCATAGGTTTTATAGGCGAACTGTTTCACACAACAAATAGCACATACCTAAGCATTTATGATGTCCCATCAAATTCTATTTTATTGCTAAAATCTGACGATAATTTCAGCACCAGCACACCTATAACGGCACTATCGGCAATAATGCCCGCTCCCATAGTTTTGGGAGGTGCTGACAGCTCTAATGACATCTATGTCGTTAGTTTCTATACGTCTGGTGTGCTTGCTACTAGCAATGATAGCGGGACTTCGTTTGTGAATGAAGCCCCTGATAGTAACGGGCAAGTAACGCTTGCAATAGGCGATACAAGTATTGTTGCCATTACAAACTCACCTTCGTCGGGTATTACTGCGGTATACAGTGGAATGCTTCCTGGGGGCATAGTTAAACCCAATAAGCCTACGATTAGTCCAGCAACAATAACAAATGCAAGTCCACTCACAGTAACACTAGAAACAGCTACAACAGGCGCAGCACTATACTACACCCTAGACGGAACAGATCCAACAGAATCTTCTACACTGTATACGTCTCCGTTTACACTAACCTACGCTGTACCCACAATATGCACAGTGAAAGCTATCGCAGTAGCTAACTCCATATCAAGTACAGTAGCCACACAGGTATACCATATCGGCAACCAGGTAAGCGCACCTGTCATCACAGGTACCCTAAATACCTATGGTGCCAACATGACAATCACCATCACAGATACTACGGATGGTGCTCTTATCTACTATACGGATGATGGAACTACCCCAACAACAACATCTGCAGCATATACAGAGCCATTTTTAACGTTTGAATCCTCTATTGATATTAAAGCAATCGCAGTCAAATCGGGATACTTTGATAGTAGTATTGCAGAGTCACTAATTAATACAGGAATCGCAGTCTCCACGTATCCCACACTGGGACCCTATCTTAATACGTACAATTGCAACCCTGTTGCTTCTGCTACTAGAAAATTTACAATAGGTACTACAGCACACATTGAAATGCTAAGTACTACAGATGGTGTACATGACCAAGCACCCATCTATTACACACTTGACGGATCCACACCAACAATAGCAAGTACACAATATGCAGCTCCGCTAAGTATTACAGAATCCTGTGTAGTCAAAGCGGTTTCTATTAAAGGTGTGAAGACACCCACAATTGGACCTGTTGCAACTATCACGTACACGTTTACGGCTGGAGTACTTGCAAAACCAACAGCCTACACATTAGGTGCTGAATATGTAGATCTTACAACAGGTACGCATACAACAACTACAAGTGATCCTGGTTATGTGTTAACGGCTGTATTTATCCCCGACTACAATAACGGGATAGGAGCTTTAGCTACAGCAGAAGGAACTCTAGGAAATGTTACCCCAAGCTACATTTACTTGTGTGATCCAATTACGTATGAACCCTTCAAGAGACTCACACAACTCGATAACGGCGATAATATCCGAGCCTTGGCTTACTCAACAGACACAGGCACATTATATGCAGCTACAGAAAACAAAAACCTCTACAGTATTGATCTTAACACAGAAACGATAACAACACTTAGTGTACTATTACCAAACCCAATATACTATTATTTAATATATAACAACGTAGATCAGTGCTTGTATGGATACTGCTCGGGGTCCATCAATTCACTTGTAAAATACAATACAGTAACAAGCACGCTTTCGACAATAACTTCTAATGCACTTTACCATGTTGATTTTTGTGATCCTATAACAGGAACTCTTTATGGGCACTCAGGCACAGGTAACAATCCTGGTCTTTTTACCATAGACCCAAACACAGGAGTAGCTACAGAAGTAATCACAACTACAACATCCTATGATAAGGTACTTCATGATAACATAAGTGGTAATACATATGCGCTTACATACCCGGGCAACGCTGCAGTTACTGCATACACATTAGACTTAGCAGCACGAACTGAAACATTAAAATTTACAGCAGCACTTACGCAGGGAGTCCAGGACACGACTATTGCCAGTACAGCTACAGTACCAGCACCCCTATTCTCTGTTGCGGGCGGATCATACAACATAGCACAAACCGTAGCAATAACAAATAGACTTACAGGGATAAATATCTATTATACGCTTGATGGAACAGCACCAACAGCTAACTCTACATTATACACAGAACCTCTACTCGTAGAGTATCCTCTAACGCTAAAAGCAATTGCAACTAAATCCGGATTTGCACAAAGTTATGCCACAGTAGCAACATACAATATAAGCTATACAAAAGTACCTAAACCTATATTATCTGTAGCATCTGGAAGCTTTACAAACGACCAAACTGTAACATTATCAGATACAAAAGAAGGTGTAACATTCTACTACACAATAGATGGAACAACACCAACAACAACATCTTTGCTCTACACAGGTCCAATCACTATTTCAGGAAATACAACACTTCAAGCTATTGGTATATTTGAAGGTTTAACAAACAGTGACATAGTATCTGCTACATACACATTCTCATGCATAACACCTACAGCATCCATCCCGGCAGGAACATGGGGTGCTACAAAAATAATTACGCTTTCTTCTGAAACAAATAATACAAAAATCTACTACACCACAGATGGTACAGCACCAACCCAAAATTCTGCTATTTATAGTACGCCAATACATTTAGTAACGACAGCAACATTAGCGTTCGTAGCAACAAAACATGGATATGCTTCCACGTCAGTAGTCACAAACGTGTATACAATCATTCGAGGGGACCTATACTATGGAAGCTATAATGTAAAAGTTGTCAATACAACAAATAATGTTTCTGCTAAGCTAAACTCGTTCTATGACGGCAACATGTGTGCCGTAGCTGCTGACGGTCAGTCTCTTTATGCCTTAGGCACAGCGGGCCTAACAACAATAAACCCTCACACAGGAGAGTACACAACAGTTGCACTTTCAATAACAGATACTATTGAGGGTGATTCATTCGTATCAGCAACATATTACGATAATGCAATATATGCATGCGTATCCAGTGGTGGTTCAGATAGTGGCGTTTATAAAATAGACCCAAAAACATACAGTGTGACATTAGTACGTAAACACAATTATGTACAAGGCATAACTGTATATAATGAAAAGATCTATTTTTGCACTCCCTATGAAGCTATAAAGTATATGAATCTTGATGGGTCCAATGAGACAGTACTGAACTCATCCACATCATATATGTGGGGAAGCCTAATCGTCTTTAATGACTATTTATATGCAGGAAGTTATGAATATACTAATACGTCATTAACAAAAGTACCTGGCGGGATTTACAAAATAGATCTAACAACAGGAAGCATCGTTAGTATAATAAATCAAGAGCTAGATCGCTACTGGGTAGGTCTTGCTGCCGGTACGGATCAGCTCTATGCTAGAGATAGCTTAACAGGCATATATAGAGTTAATGTACACAACAATACAGTAACTCAGATTGTGAGTGAATTCTAATGAGTGCTGCTAATCTAACGTATTACGTATTCCTAGTAAGTTCTCCCGTAATAACACCAGCATCCGGTTACTATAGTGCAAACCAAAACATGCAAGTAACAATAACCAACCAAACAGATGGCGCTGTAGTTTTTTACACAACAGATGGAAGTGATCCTACAACAGCATCACAGGCATACTCAGGACAATTTAATATAACAGCACCAGCTACAATAAAGGCTATTGCGGTTGGAACCACTACAAGCAGTATTGTTGAAGAAAACTTTAGTGTTCATGAGCGAGCACAACCCCCTACAATACTACCAGCACCAGGAACATACCAAGGCTCCATTACAGCTACAATTACAACGACCACAGTTGGTGCTTCTATATATTACTCAACTAATGGAACTAACCCAACAGCCACGTCTGGGATACTTTACTCCGGCCCCATTACAGTAAGTAAAACAGAAAAGATTAAAGCTATTGCCGTCTCATCAAATTATGACAATAGTAATATCACAGCCGCATCATACACAATAACTGAGTTACCAATAGCACCAGCACCATCTATAACACCAAAAACAGGACAATATACAACATCAACAGTTGTTACTCTCCAAACAGCACTAGCTTCTGGGGTTATCTATTACACAGTAGATGGAACTATCCCGACAGTTCATTCTACACATTATACAAATCCAATTACAGTGACTGAAGATACTACAATAAACGCTATTGTTATTGCAGATAACTATAAAAACAGTGCTATAACATCATCAGTGTATAGCCTTGTAGCCCCGCAACAAAGCTATCTAAACATATATGACTTCAAAATGGGATTACGAAAAGTAGACTCTTTTGCAACGGACAAAGACATATGACAACGAGACAACCGCAAAACTACCCATGGTACATTGAATTAAGAAAACACCTAATAGATCCTTTCTTCAAATCACAGAAAACGGGATCCATAGGACGCATGTTCTCTACAGTAACATTTGGCATCTGCTGTTATTACTGGTTAAGCAGAACAGGCTCATCTAATCATGAAGCACCGGCATCCCTGCTTCAAGTGTTCTTCTGGACTACGGGTTATGTGTTCGCCAATAAGGTAGTACATACTACATCAAAACACATAGCATCTTACCAGAACGCCGCCGTGCCAGCGATACCTTCAATTAATAGCTTCGGTCACGGCACCACACAGGTACAGCCAACTACACCCCCAGTACCTACGGTAAAGCAAGCTGCAGCAAAAGGAACCAAGACATCAAAAAAGACAGCACCTGTAATCCCTACAGAAGATTCACAGGAACCTGAGGATTCATCTGATCAAACCACAGATGACAATGCAACGCAAGCGTCGGGTGATACTGTCATAGATAGTGATGCAGGATAAATAAAAAGAGGACCCAGGGCATGCACACCCGAGGTCCTCTCCCGGTAGTCAAAAGCTCTTCAGGAGCTTAGTGTCACCTCAACTAACTGTTGAGCTGATGACTACAGGCTACGTTTCGAGCCGAAGCCCGTAAGGATGTCTCTGAAGAACCGTCCTCAATCAAAATATAACATACTACCTAGTGATTGTCAAGGTCTAATAACTTCTTCGTAGAAGATATTGGCAAAAGGTACCTATTACTCATGGCTAACACATCTAGAACTCGTCCAGACTTTAGCAATGCCTTGATGGCACCGGACATGCTAGCAACAGCCTTTGATACGGCTGATAATGATCTAAAGAATGTTCTCCAAGCTGTCACAGCTAATACGGGAACAGGTATCGTTTCAACCATCGACCCAACAGCAGAGAACTCTCCCCTATGGGTTTTGGCAGTAACAGATAAAACGATGTACTGGGATGTGTACCCAGGAACAGCCGTTACAGCCTCGGGGAAATTTCTAACAACTACAAGCACAACACGAGTTCCCCTAGTGGATATAAGTGACGGTGCCGAGAATTTGATCATAATAAAAGCTGTTACAACACCATTAGAACACTATGTACTTAATAGTGTAGGTGATGTTGTAGATGCCGGTGACATGGAGTCATGTGAGATTGGCTGCATGACGTACAGCGAATATCTAAATCTGCAAGCAACGGCTACGACAGATACATATGATACGCTAAACATAGACGACATTGTTGTTCTTGGGGTTGTAGCATGGGATGCATCTGCCGGGCCAACGTTATACACAGCAGCAACAACACGCTACTCTTGGCTGCGCCCATGGTTCACAGCCGTGGATGTAGAACATCGCTCCAAAATTGGTACGGGGACAGTATCAGATACTAACCCGCATGGACAAAGCTTAGCAGATCTACAGATAGGTGGTACAACCATCTATGAACATCTGACCAGCTCAGGTATGATCTACAGCAAAGACTACAGCACTATTGGCATACCCGGTGTTTATTGCTATCAGAGATTTCTTTCAGATGCCATACAATTAGATACTACAGGCGAAGTAACAAGCGACTCCCCCTATGGTGGGTTGAATGCACAATATGTAGTACTGTCTAATTTCCCAAACACAATCACGTCCGTTCGCAAGGTAAGCAGTAAGCGTGAGATGTGCGGTGGCATGGTCCCACGAAGCAACATTTTTGTTTTCTCCCGGCAGGAAACCATAGATGATACCATAGATATTTGGTACTTCAAAACAGATAGCTTAACCGTATCTTCTGTTGCATCCACGTCACTCACACTGACAACAATGCAAAACAGTGATTTGGCTATTACAGGTGGACAAGCGTTATCCTCTGTAGGGAACACGACATTACAATTCCGTAGATATGGAAGTATTCCACGGTCACTAACAGCTTTAATCTCAACAACAGGAAAGCTGTTCCCAGACCCTTACGTTCTTGTGCAGAGTACTCTCGTAACGGATGTATCAGGGGACAGTCAAACAAATGAGATTGAACTATATGCACCGGCCCTACTAGGTGTCGGCGTAAGTTCTTTTGCAGCCACACAGAGTGCCTATCTAGCTGTTCGACTCTACGGTACGGATACAAATGGGGCTGCTATCAAAGAAACTCTAGAGTTCAAAGGCTCTGCCGTTACTGAAGCACCTGTTGGATCAACAGTTGAAAGCGCCACACAAGTTCTGTTCACACAACAGACATTCTACTCCCTCGTATCTTGGGAAGTCATTACAACAGCATCAATGGCACCAGCAAACCTAAATTTTGGTTGCGCTATCACGATTTATGCGAAAACAGATCTTGCCAGTTCTAAGCTAGCATCGGCAGTATCCGCTCACTGGACAGGCAGTTCTATCATAAATGCACGAGACTCCCGCCGAATCTTACCTATAGTAACGGACGGCGAATACGGGTTAACACCGATAACGCAGGCGGCTGAGAGCATAGGTTTAGCTAGCCAGATAAACTCCGTTACATTAGGTAGAGTGCCCGCACAACTTATATGCGCCGAAGACTTCAGACAGCCTAAATACATCAACATAACTAAATGTGCTTGGCGTGGAAATAAGCTCCAATCTCCTAGCATAACAAGCATTCACGCCACATCTACAAATGTTGTAGAGTGCTATAAATCTCGGTTCATACCGACACTCATGAGTGAAACATACACATTTCAAGTATGTGTTGTTTTATTCGGCAATGATGTTCTAGCTGATACAGGAAGCGTTCGCTGCATTATTCGTGATTGGTCTGATGTAGAATATGAGACGATACTAAAACCCTATAGCGGTGATGCTAACAAGCGTACATATCTCTGCTACTCCACTATACCAGCACGGGCAGTAGCTTTCACTATTTCAGGCACAGCTAATGGATTTGCTGCATATCTAATGCAAAACTCTAATCCAGATGCTGCCTACTACACCACATTGACACTAACAGGTATCTAACAATGGTTAATGCATTCTTCTTGGCAGGACTAAGTAAGCTACACTACACAGTAATGAATAAAGTAATTGCTGCTGGAAAAACACCAGGATTGTTATCAGATAATGTCTCTTTAACCATATCAAATGATATACTAACTGTCGGTGCTCATGAAGTTTTATTCCCCTGTGGATTATATGCCAACATAGATGCATCTTACGACATAGCTCTGTCGGAATACAGTTTAGCTAAGTCAGCGACGAAATCATCTTGGACTATTTATTGGTTAGCGGATTCAAATCTAGTATCATCACCGCAAATAGCCCTAAAGCGTGGTATCATTACACAGGACGCAGCTACTGATTATCAGTGTGTCATTGGTTGGTTGATCTACCCAGGAAATAACATAGACCTAAGCAACTCTGTTACTGTTGCAACAATAAAAGAAGAAAAGACATTACTCAAAACGTGTCGTCCTTATATAGATCTAGTTCATACATCTATACCACCAAGCATAACAGCATCTGAAGTTGTTAATGATTATACAACAGCTATTAAGTTAGTAAATAGCTCAGCGTCCTCTATCACCGTGGAGCTAACAGCCTACGGTCTAACAGATGATCAGGTACCAGGTGAGCTTATCTTCAGATCAGCCACATCCGATTCTGGATTCACACTCTCTGCTGAGATAGCAACATCAGCAGGTACCGGCATTTCTGCAGGCAATACAGCAACACTTGCGTCCGGAAGCAGCATAGTAAAGTTTCCTTTAGCATATCAGCAAGAATACTTTACTACTTGGTCACCATTTGCAATAAACCTCTATGTAAAGATCCCAGCACTGGGAACTATTAGTATCAATAGCTTAATTGTAACAAATAGCCCACGTTTATCCGTAGGCTAATCACCATTTACAGATAGAGGCACATCATGGTTGACAACGACTTTATTACTGGACGCTACTCAATTGTTAAATTCAGGTTAAATCCTGATCGTCGTAGTCATAACCGGCTAATTACCTCTACCCTCGGTAAGTATGGCGTTGTGAATAGTGACTGGGCCAATGAGCAAGCCGACAATGAGACCAGAGCACCTAGCCCCAATGAATTTTGGCTGGTTCGATGCGATGGTGAAATCAAAGCTAGGTGCCGTGAGGGTCTGTTGATCTTGTCACCGATTCAGTATATACCACGTAAATACGTGCTAACACTACTTGATGGCATGTTCACTGAGTTCACCGAGTCAGGCGTCCGATACATCGAACCCAAGTGGAAGGATCGCTACTGGATTCTACCGCTAGAATACCGCAGACAAATACCCAAGGAGGAAGCTCATGCTGTTATCGTGCTCAACTATCCGCATGCCATCGGCCCTGTAGGAGAAGACTACCCAGAAGATGCACAAGAGCTAGTTCAGAAGCCAGATGCTATCTGGAGTCAGGCTCAGATCATAACAACACCTGAAAATACTGAGGCATAAGTCCATGCCTGCTGTAGATCTCTTTCCAGACATCAAGTCAGTTAAAGCACTCCAGCAGGCATTGTTCTCATACCCACCGAATGAGATTGAAAAGTACGACTTAGCATCTAGACAGCTCATCTTAAGCACTTTGATTGCAAAAGCAGAAGCTGTCTCACATAAACTACCAGACTACTATTATAGCACGCATACGCATCCTGAATTGATTGATGCGTACCAAGCCAAAATAGGTTATGTGCCCATGTCACTGCTCGATCAAGTAAATGAAGCCTGGGCTGGTAACTTTGAAACACTTGAACAATACTACGAATTCATCTCTGTGTACAAAAAAGCAAATATCCAAAGTTCGTACATAGCGCCACAGCAAGATGCACAAGAGGCTGCTGTCGTAGATCCGGTACAGTACTAATGCCACGTACATCTAAATTTGATAAATACACGCAGGGCCGTCTACGCATCCTACAAAATGCAGATTTGGATGAACGAGAAGCCCTGCAAAGAACAGTTGATCTAGTAAACGCTAGGTACAATAAAGCTATTCTGCTTGCTCGTGGCATGGCAGAGAGACAAGAGAGTGCCTTCAGAGGACAAGCGGAATTGCATGGTGGGATTGTTGCACAACTAGCAGCACATACCAGTATGATGCCACCGAGCAACTTGGAAGGAACTAGTTGGGTATCACGAGGTAAAGGACAAGGTGCTGCGCCTAGTCATCCCTCAAGAGCTAATGAAGCAGCACAAGAAGCTGCAGAGACACCGCCGAGTACTCCAGCAGAAGCTACATCAGCACTTACACCGATAGTAGCTACAGAGATCGCCACAGATCCAATATCACTATCAGATGATACTGATGACAGTTACACGTCACCACAACCGGAACGCCGTCGTAAAGGCTTTACAGCTACTGAGATGCATGCTGTTCATGACGCTACAACAGAGCCTGGCACGGCAGGCATGTCTTCTGAACTACTCGCATCAACACCCTTGAATAATATCCTAGGTGATCCTGGTGAAAAGTTCGTTGCTCTTGGCTTTCAAGCCGGTAGAGCACCGTACTTCGGTGGCTATGGACCGGGCACAGGTGATCAGCTAGGATTCTACATAGGAAACCAGTTCACAGATGGAAACTCTACTGTAACAGGTATCACAGAAGAAGATAGACAAGCACTAAAATTCGTAATACGAAAAATAGTTGGCGCAGGCTGCATCCGTATTGACGGTCTAACACAGCATCTGTTACCAAACAACATAGTTCAGCAAGCCCGCGATCTTGAGGCAGATAGAACCGTTACATGGGTACTTCCACTAAGTATCTATGGTACTGTACATGACGGGGCAGGATACGCTGCTGGTATTTATGTTGGATGCTACACTAAACTAATTGGAACACAACAAACACATACCTTTGAAACACAGTGGATTATTGGTTTCTGGGGTGCTGTTGGGATGTCTGCCCAAGAAATTGATGTAGCAAGCATGAAGCAGTTCGATCTATCATCTGATAGTATCCTCACTGCAATTGGCTATTCTTGTTTGAGGAACCTAATTAATCACCAAAATCCTACAATAGAATTACGCGAGTTATCCTTACGAACAGGTATTCATGACGCATCTCATCCAAATGAGATGATCAAGACACCTACCGGAAACTTCATTGTAGTCAAAAGCACTGATCGTAGAAATGAATTTCCTGGGTATGCAACTACAGGTGTTCTCCCTGATGACTTAAAGGATGTACCACAGCCTACACGAACAAACATGCGAGGACGCATTGTCTTTGTAGACTGGTCACGCAAGATGATCCACTACTATACAGAGAGTGGAAAACTACATGTAAAGCTATTTGGTACTGGAACAGAAGTCAGCAACTACGACTACGAACAACTGTACCAACACCCAGTAAGATTATTCAAGAGTGATATTGAAGCAGCTATTCAGCTTGTTTCCGATCTACGCAGATTAGGTAAGCCAGTACCACCAGAAGCACGAACGGCCTTCCTAAACCACCCATGGGATGAACACCTTGATGGATTCACTTCTGCAATCCATGGTGGAGGTCTTACACCTAGAACACAGTACGATGAATTAGCTGCAGAGCTCGCACCGCTAGCGGAAGACCCCGTACTCTGTCTTACGTTAGAAAACCTTGTAGCCAGTTACAAAGGTGATCAAACTCTCTACAATTTAGCTCAGAGCTACTATGATGTAGTCTCCTTTGATATGGCGCATGCCCTTGTAAATGGTTACTCGTTCACAGGTACTAATAGCGATACAGCATCATTTGATGATGTAGCAGATCCACGCTCAAATGAACAACGCATGCGCACGCCTTTACTAGGTGTACTTTTACATCTAGTAAACAAGCCGAGCTTGCCTACAATGGAACAAGTTCAACAGCGCTTCAAAGAAGAGCACGAGCGTATGCAGAACCCTGACATGAATTTCATTATTCATGGTATAGGTAAGTATTTGAACCAAGCGGGCATTGCCGAGATATATAAACTCAAGCCTCACCAGGTCCGTGTCTTAGGCATGCTTCTACCACTTGATAAAGGTATCATTGACGTAGATATGGGTGGTGGAAAGTCTATCATCGCGATCCTTAAGATCATCAGCATGATAGAAAAACTGAAGGCTGAAGGAAAGAGACCACGACCTGTCGTAGTTGTACCAAATGCCCTGGTACCAACATTCTATCGTGAAATCAAAAAATTCACACGCACAGATCCATCAGACGCATCGTCGGCTACAACACTGAATGTAGTCACACTGCAGAATAGCTCAACGTTGAAGCGCATGAACCGCGATGCTATGATCGCAGCAGCACAGCATGCCCCAGATAATACCATATTCATTGCTTCCTACTCCTGGCTAGCTGGTGACCGCACATCTATCCACACAGGTGAATACATCACAGGAGCTCGTGGAAAGAAAGAACCTAGAGTAGAATATAGATTCAATAGAGTAGAAGACTTGCTTGATCGTATCGGCATCAACATAGTATTCTTAGACGAGTGTCATAAGATCAAAGCCAATGGTCGTATGAATGGTGACTTTATTCATAAAGCTGCCATGGCACTCTCTAGAGCCCCGCATAGATTTGAAATGACAGGCACATTCATATCCAGAACACCTTTTGATATCTTCAACCAAGTCAAATTTATTGATCCAACTATTCTAGGATCCCTTCAGCAGTTCAAGGATGAGTTCACAGAGAATGATGGTCGCACCTGGGATAGCGATAGTCTAAAAAGACTCAGAAGCCATCTGATCAACCGAGGTATCATCACAGTCAGACGTGAAGAGTGGTTGTACCTCATGCCTGAAAAGCGTGAGCACTTCCATTTTGTAGACTTCCAGCGGGAGGCTCCTATTGTGTACAAACTGTACACAAGCCTCTGGACATCAACCTTGTCTGAATTTCCGCAAGAGCTAAATCAGCTTCTTGAGGGGGGTACACTCCTGGGTGGTACTGATAGTGACAGCGATCTTGAAGTAAATAGCGACATAATAAATCTCAATGATGCGGAAACAGAAGAACAAGAAAGCAACGCTCTTACAGCATTAGAGCAGGCCCAACATGTTGCTGCGGATCAAATCAGGACAGTGCGCAATAGTAAAGTAGCCGGTAGAATGATGGCACTTCGGGCGCTCATATCAGCACCTGAGAAGTTTCCCATGTTTACAGCTATTGCTGATAAGATGCGTAACGTTGTTGACTTTAATATCGCTGACCTAAAAAAGGGTCCTAAAGATAGCACTGTTCTCAAAATCATTGAAGAGCACTTCAGAGCTACAGGCGGTACTTATGTAAAACCATCGGAACAAGTAGGCCCGGAAGAAGACAAAGTTGGCAAAATAATCATTTTCTCAGACAGAGCACTGATCGCACGACACTTTGAAAATCTGCTCAGAGAACATTATGGCAACGGTGTCTGCTATTATGATAGCGCTCATAGACAGTACCTAGATGACTTCTCAGATCCAGACAAAGAAGAACCCTTTATCCTTTGTGCTGTAGAGAACTCAATCAAAGAAGGCGTCAATCTCCAGTCTGCCAGCAGAATCATCCGCCTGACAGTGCCTTGGACTACCGGCGACTACGATCAATCGTGCGCCCGTGCTTTCCGAACAGGCCAGAAGAAGCGTGTTGATATTGATAATGTTATCTGTGAAATGAGCTTTGAGCCTGCTATGCTAGCTCGCCTTATCACACGAGAGAATACAAATAAAAAAGTATCATCAAACTACAATAATTCGTTTGACATACCTGAAATAACAGTCAACCTCAAAACAGCAAGTCCCGAGGGTGAAGAATCTATCATGTCCAAGCGGGATCTGGAAAACTTCCATGGATCCGCAGCCAGTGACAGAATCAACCTACTGAACATACATGATAGCATATACACCTACGAGAAACAAGAATCGCGCTTGTGGAAAGTGGCTTATCTTACCAAGTTGACAGACAATGAAGAGCTTGCGCACAGCCAACCAGATAAGTACATAACAAGAGAAACGGATAGAACAAATCTTGTGTATAAAACCATAGGTGTTAGAGCAGTACCTGAGGGTACTACTGCTGATAGACTACCTGTGAATGTACCAGCTATCGCTAACATGCATATTCTAGGTGTACCCCTTAAAGTTATCACAAGAGGTACACAGTTACGTGCTGTCCTATACACGCCAGACCCAAATAAACCAGGACAACTGGCACTAAGCACTACTCCAATGTACCAGCTAGATGAGTCTAATGATAGACTAGCTGAAGGATCCGTTGCAGACAGCACAAAATCATATGAACCTTGGCCTACTACAGGCATACGTCCGGATGAGATGGCTAAAACATCGGACATTGAAACAGAGGATGACGAGAGCACAGAGGATCTCTTAACACCAGAAGAGAAGATGGAGAAGCGTATCGGTACAGCTATTGATGAAGCAGCAGATCTAAATCTAGATCCAAGATTCACCAAGAGCCTAAAAGATTCCCCCAATGCAAAAGCCATCAAAACAAACCTGGTAAAAGTTGTTAAGAAAGCAGCACTCAACGGAGAATCTAATCCCCTCTTCCATAAATCCAAAGCCATGGGACATCTATTCCAAGCAGCCACCGGCTTGAATTTAGATCAAAAGAGACCTGCCAACATTGTAGATGCTCAAATAAAACAAGCATCTCGGTTCGTTCGTCATAACATGGCCATGGAGCATGCTGAGTATAGCATTAAGCATCCAGAAGTAGCTGAAGGTAGACCACCGAAGTCACCAGCTATCACAGAAGTACCCAGTTCGCCGGATGCGGCGGATAGACAATCCCTGCGTGTTGCTCTAGGAATGAGTACACAGCAAAATACTGAAGTAGCTGTGCTTGCCGTTGACTTTGGCGTAAGTAATCCCCTAGCTAATGACTTCTATAAAGTAGCGCAAACAGGGCGCTTCGGACGTTGGTCCTTGATGAACCGTACAATCTACAGACAAATAAAGTCTACCCAGGACTTAGCTAATCTGCAAGAGAGTATGGAGGATCGTGGGATGAAGTTCAACTTTGATGATGCCGCCCGCAATCGTAATACTTTACAACAACTACTGAACACATTACCATTTGAAGAAGCAGACGACGATGCGGTTGGACTACTAAATAGCCATGCATATGCGTCTGTTGATGATGACGATACAGACAATGAAGAAGAAAACATAGAAAGTATTAATGACTGGGCGTACATGGCTTTGGATCGCAAAGTCATACTGTATGTCATGGATACCCCTGCAACAGCACAGTTCATTAGACCCTTACTTGGGTTAGGCTTCAAGCGTGCTGCCCGGCTACTTCTGCATTTCACAAGTAAAACAGACCTACCACGGGTCATACGTAAGATAGAAGAATCCGGATTTGATCTTCGTAGTAGAGATGCCTTGAATGCACGAGCCATGAGAATACTAAAAACAAGACTAGAAGATCCATACCACAGCGAACTTCCTGAAGAGCAGATAGCAGAGACAGGAGACGAAGCAACCTCTGAGTAGCATAGGAGGTTCTTCTTGAAGCCTGTCGGTATAACTGCCAAGATCATTCCAGATAAACGCACCAACCGATTCGCCCAAGAAATCTTTAATAAACAAATAGAACTAACTCCTATCCATGTTTCGTCTATTAGACAGAACGATCTTTTGGAATTAGCAGTAGATCATTGGTTAGATTATAGAGCTACTTTACCAAAAGAACATCGAGAGCAGTGGAGTATTCAATCTGAATTTCAACAAAGAATACAGGTTAATTACTTACGCCACTGTAAGTCTAATTATGACAAGCTACGATATACTTTTGCAAATAAGCAATTACGTAAAGTAACTGTCAGAACATTACATAGGATACTTAAAGAAACTGTATTAAAGAAAATTGAACAGCAGTACCCGGAACTACGTGAAGAAGTTCATAGACAGCTTGTAGAAAATAAGAAAAAGAATAAACGATAAGCACAACTTCTCTATGGCGAAAGCCTTTACTTAACCGTACTTAACGACTTCACAGCAAAATCAAGGACTTAACCATGGCTACTCGTAAGAAAACCGCAGCTACTACTGTTGCCGTAGATACTGAAACATCAGTTATCGCAGCAGAACCTAAAGTAAGAAAAGCAGCACCGCGTGCTCGCGTATCTCGTGCCGAGAAGAAGCGTGCTGAATTCAGTGACAAGATCGAAGCTCGCAATCTCGCTATTGACTTCTTAGAACAGAATCCATCAAGCTTGTCTTTTGACTTCCTTGTCGAGAATCAACTTCCGATGTATGTCAAGAACAATCTGAAGGTACCGGGCAAGATTGTATTCACTATTAAGAACAGCGATGGCAAGTATGTCAAGCTTGAAATTGCAAACTGTTCTATTCCACAGCGTTTGGATGACTTACTCACCTGGGGTGCTTTGGCTAACGCCCACTCGCTGAAGGACTCCCTACGTCAAGGTATCATCCTACTGTGTTCGCCTAAGGATGCAGAGCGTGAACTTCAGTCCGACTACGCAAAGCGCAAGACGGCAGAACTTAATCGTTCTAAGTTTGCCAACTTAGGTGGTAGCTTTAACAGCATGATGGAGACAAACATATCAGGTGCTCAAGGCATTGATGATGCTCTGTCCACATATGCCATCAAGAAGATGGATGTTACTGCCGTTAATGCAAGCACAGCTACAAATAAGATGGAAGCTATTGTCAATCGCTTCTTGGATGGATCCCATACTGAAGAAGATACCATCACGGAAGTCTTGGATAATTCGCGTATCTTTGCCCCCTCGGACTGGCATCTCCTAATCAGCAAGGTTCAGGGCAAGTCTCAGAGCTTGGTGAACTTGGCGAAACAGCAACTCACTGTTGCCAGCAGCATCAACAGCTAAGATAACCAGACTTAACTTAACTAAACACGACTAGTGGCAAGAGTACCCCGCTCTTGCCACTTCTTTTTAGGTAAACTATGGGACTACTAAACTACAACACATACTTTGATGATACATCATTATCAAACAGCACAGCAGTCCTAGGCGAACGCTATGATGGCTGGGTCATCACGTGTGAATTATGGGAATCCTTAGGCATTGGCATCGTATTACCGATTAACCCAGAACACTTGAATATCAATATACCTATCCGAGGCCACGCATATGAAGCAGCTTTTGGAAAAGCTATAGCTTACAGTTTGAATAAACGACGTAATACATATTATGATCCGTTTAACTTACAACTAACATTCAATACCGGATACATTATACCTAAATGGTCTACTTCAGCAGTAGCTGTTCAAGAAACAGCGTCATCCTCGTCCACGCTAAATAAAGATGGCACGATAACACAAACTAAAAGTCAATCTGTTTGGGAAGCTACAGCAAACAAAAGAGTAGTACCCCAGAGTTCAGCACAAAACGTTACCAATAGTGCTTATGCTGCAAGTCGCCAAAACGATATAATGACATATTTCACAGGCATAAACTCTAAGACACGGGTGACGCCTAAAGATCTAGGTGTGCCCTTAGATTTGTATGATACGTATGTTCCGATTGGAACTCAGAATCTCTATGCTTTAATGTCTCTGCTAGATGGAGCTAAAACGTGGCGACCTAATTTGGATTATACTGAAGAATTCGCTATGGCAGCACCAAACAGGATTAAAGTATATGCTAATAGCTTAGTGTTTCCAGCCATGACTTTCTACTGCCAAGCACAGGAACAAGGTATAAGCTGGGCAGAATCCGCTGAGACGCCAACATGTTTTGATGTAACTCTAAATCTACTCTGCACCCTAACTGATCCTCAAATCGGACGAGGTCAATTAGACTCACTGATCAGTCAGTATAAAAAGAACTTTACAATTGGTACTCTTGCTAGGTTCTCAGCTAAGAACAAGACAAGTACCGGAAGTGGAACAATAGCTGATGGCACAGAGTTCTAGTACAAATTCAGATAAAATTGATGTAGCACAATCAATAACAAGCTCAAACAACTTTGAAACTAGATATAATCCTTGGGTTATAACATGCTCCCGCTGGCATGACCTAGGTTTCTATATTGTATTACCCATCAACCCCGCAGATATATCATGGAATATACCGTTAAAGATCGCCACAGAACAAACAAAGCATACAACCGTATCGTATATATGGCGTAACAACTATATAAATGTATCAAGCGATGGTAGTATGCTCTCAGAAGAATCACTGCTACAAGACTTTAATATAACTCTAGCGTTTAACTCCGCAGATATCGCACCAAGAGTCACAGCAGACACGATTAAAGGATGGAAAAACGGAACAGACCCGAATGCAGCTAATAACTATGTAATTGACCCAGACAGCAAAGCAAGTGATCTTATTACATTTAATAAGTATGGTGCTATGGACAATCCTGTTGCAGCACTGCAAGCTAATCATTGGGATTCTCTTGGGTACGCATCAGACTATGATCTAACAGCGCCCTTGGGCATTCAGAATTTCTATAGGTTTCTATCACTATTAGATGAACCTAAAACATATGTAGCTAGGAATGACAACCCAAAAACATATCAAAATGCAATACCTACAAGAACTAACAGAATAACACTTGTAGCTAATACACCAGCATTTCCAACACTATTACTCTATGGTAGTATTGAGCCCTCGGGTGTATCATGGGAAGAAAGTGTTGAGCATCCAAACTCCTTTGATGTAACCTTCACAATGGTTGTCACAGAAGTAGCACCTCGCATGGGTGTACGCAAATTCTCAGATATGCTAGCATCCTACAAGACAGCAGCTAATACAACATGGGATACACGTAATCAGTTAGAACAAGCTTATTACAACGGCCTAATCAAAGTCAGCCTCACAGCAGTTACAGATGACACAACAGGAAAGACAACAGATTTGTCTACACCGTCAGCTACAGCAGGTAATGGGGCTACAGGAACAGCCGTAGCACAAACAGAAGCTGACCAAGCCACAGCAGAGGCAGCCAGTGCTGACGGTACAGAAGACGCAGCCACAGAAACAACGGAGCCAGATCTCACAAAATTCGACACATCGGGCATGACAGCAGCAGAATTAGCAGATTTGAAGAACGCAGTAGCTACAGGAGCTACTCCAACAACAGAAGCAGCACAAACAGCAATGGCTGAAGAAAATATAGCAGTAGCTAAAACAGCAACAGCAGATGCCCTAGGGACTGATCTACTAACTACAGATACCGCCTATACTAAAGCGCAGCAAGCTAAAAACAATAGCTACACTACGGCACAACTCATGCAAATTGCATCCTACGCAACTGTATCAGGAACTGCTCTTCAAAACCAAGTAGCTCTTGCACTCGCTGAAAACCCGAATTTAACCAATAGCCAAAAAATATCAGCTATATCAAATATTAGAAACACCATAAAATCGAGTAATACAACACAAACAGCATCAGCTAAGATCCCCGGTGCTACTCGTAAAGGATCTAAATCATCATAGTGGGCCAGGTGGGGGTCGAACCCACATGTTACCATTACCATTTCAGCGACGTATAAGATCGAGTGGATACTGGCCTACTCAGGAATTTACACGAATATCGACGCAGATTCAAGGTAAATTTCTTCTATGCCTGAAGATCCTCTAGACCAAGTCTTTGACCAGCTACGAGCACAGAGTCAAAAGACTAAATACGTAAAGAGCTACTCGGAAAACGATGTACACGATATGCTCATGCTGCTACACCAGCATGGACTTACACACGAGTTCCGCACAGATGTTCAAGAAATCCGGTGCCCCTGCCCTTTCCACAAAAACCACGGCAGTCCTACTTTATGGATTAACTTTGGGACAGCGGAAGATCTACCATTCGGTGCGTTCAAATGCTTCAGTTGTGGTCAGTCCGGATTATGGAGTAAACTAGAACGTAAGATCACGGGCCAGAACTCCATAGGCACAACAAGTGTCTATGATGAAGCCGAGATGCTACCCAGCATCCAACTACACAAAACTAAAGACATCTATAGACCACCACCAATCCTATTTGACCTAGAGGATGGTTTTGTATGGGAACACCCAGATGGAGATTTCTCGGGAGAGTTCTTATCAGGATTAGGATCAAAATTAGCTATGCGCACATGGGTTGAGCGATCCGTCCGACAACAGTTCTCAGAGCTCCGTCTATGGCTCCCTGTGTTTGATGGTGAGATGCTAGAGGGAGACATCATGGCAGCCTTAGAGAGGCCCGCAGAAGATGCAGAGGAGTTCATTAAAAAGGGATTCAAAAAGTATATAAATTCAGCGTCCCTAGAGGCCAAAGATACTTTGTGGCCTATGAGGGAAGTAGTTCGGCGCTTCGGAACTAGTTATGTTGTTCTCGTAGAGGGTCCAGCAGACGCTTTACGTTTGATATTAAATGGAGTTCCTGCCCTAGCATGTTTAGGCACAGGCACGTGGTCTAAGTCAAAAGCGGAGCGCGTCTACTACGTCTTCGATAAAATCATAACATGTTTTGATGGTGATGACGCAGGACGAACTCTAACAAAAACAGTGATTCAATCTCTATATAGTAGATTAGAAGAAAAGCTAATTCCAGTGTGGCTCCCTGATTCATTTGATCCAGGTAAATTCACATCGCAAGACTGCTCTTGGTTAGCTAAAAAAGCACAATTAACGACTTAAAGGATAGAATCATGGATCAGTTTAATGAAGTAGTAGGACAACCACTTGACTCTAAAGTTGTGATTGATCCTGAAGATATTGCCCGAAGACTACGCCAGGGTGCCCTTGAGAACGAAGCAACGGCATCAACCATCATCTATGGTGATCCTGCTGAAGAAGAGAAAGCTATCTAGTCTAAGGAATTGAGCATGAATGCTATAAAACAAATGCTCACAGATCCGGACAACATAACCCATAATGTCCTCAAACATGGTGTGTTCTGGGGATTTATTGCTATTATTGGTATGCAAGTCTATTCTATCACACAAGGACAAGCATTTAACCCAATTTCTTTTGGGGTAGCTATTGGTGCCATTCTTGGTGGTGGTGGCTTAGGCATAGGTGCAGAGGCTAAAGGTATTCAAAAATAAAAAGCTGCTCAAACAAAGCATCTGTGGTCGAAATAAACAAAAACCACGTCAGCGCAAGAGAGTTTGAGCAGCTTGCATAGGCATAGATCCAGCAGGTAGCGTTCCCCAATGGTACCTGCATCTAATGGGATCCATGTATGCTAGTCTAGCAGATGCTGAAGATTACGACGCTGGATCTCAGGGATAATCTCCTGCTGAATTTCCTTCCGTGAGCAACTACGCCTATGAGCTGCGTAAACATTAACAAACTCGCGGTCCCGCCCAGTACGAGAAAAAGCAGAGTCATCAGATGGCAGAAAAGAAGAACCTGGATTGAAGGAAAGACGAAACCACAAGCCATTGCGCCTTTCCCATGCTTCGGGCAAAGATGCATGTGACCAGTCGGACTTAGGAACAGGAACCAGCGATATCCGGGACCGAACATCGGAATGATGATTTTCACAGGTGCGCATCTGCAATACACCGAAAGCATCAACATAGAAATCCCGCCGCCAAGGACTATGTTGGGTACGCTCAACATCGGATACAAACCAGTTCTTGTAAATCCGCTTCGCTTCATCCACCCAACGATCAGACAGCCCCGTGCAAAAGATATGCAGAAACTCGGAGTAAACAGCATTCGCAGCATGACCAACATGGGCCACCAGAAACTGCTCCAGCTTGTTGTACAGCGTGACACATGCATCCTCATCCCAGCTATGGCGAGAAACCTTATGAAGGCTCTCACGCGACGGGAGTTCTTCTAACGTACCCTGATTGCGAAAAGTACGCTTCACCTTAACAGTGTCACGAAATTTCTTATGAGTTGTTTCAATCCAAGTATGGGACATGGAAATTCCTTTTATTTAGATATCGAAATTAAATTCAGACCTAAGCAAATCAAATGAATTAACAATATCATCCATCCCGCACTCCCCGGTATAAATCTCCAAAGAAGCCCCATGATCAGCCAAGAACTGCTTGAAATCCTTGAAATCCTTTCGGAAATCTTCCTGTTCTTGAAGAATCTGTTTCTGATTCGTAGCCATTAGAGTAACTCCTTGTTGAGGTGACAAGAACAAATATACATTAATTTTGTACTCTTGTCAAGGACAATTAATAACCGAGTTCTTCATTGGCAATAGCCAACTGCGCAGCTAGATGAGCCGACTTATATCCGTCAGCCAGCTTCACCAACTTACAGTGTGTTCCATCACGGAATACAGTATGTTCACGCACGCCACTAACGACAACGCCATCGACAGGATGAACAGGATCAACAAGAACAAAGCCTGGCGTTTCCTTACTGTATCCGGACACGTCTGTAAGGATCTTGGACACTACACCAAGACGGCCATAGCACTCGGACCAAACCAAGTCACCTTCATTAATTTGTGCTAACATGATGTTCCTTTCTATTTAGCTTAAGATTAAGCAGCCTTAGACACCGAAGAGCAACGCTTGTCCAAATTGCGGATGTACACCTCAATCATAGCAAGAAACTCTCGGCTGTAAATAGAATCAAATTCCAAGTGAAATGCCTCAATAGCACGCTCAAACAACTCACGATACTTATTAGCGGACATTCCCGCATACTTAGCCAGGTTACCAACCTGACCAACAAAATAGTTGCTCATACCATACTCACCAACAAGAATATTCGTGCTGAAATCACCCAAGTCACAATCTAAAGGATTGCGCTTCTGAGAGGCGTGCTGTACAAAAATGTCACGATCAGAACCCTGGGCATACACAGAAGCCACAGAATGTAAGTCAATCTGACAGTCAACACTACGACCCTCAGCATCAACCAAAAGCAGCATTGAGCTGATACGAGGTTCGGCCTTAATCACAGAAACGCGAGTCAGATCAAAGTAGATGCCGCCGTGCATATGGTTAATGTGAGACATCTTTACAAAGATATGCTTATCGCCTGTAAGGCTCTCCCCATCACGAGTGCTCAAGGCGAAAATGTTCTTGCGATCCGTAGCAAAAAGAGTTCCTGCCTTCATTAATGATCCTTACTGTTGAGGTGACAAGAACAAATATACATTAATTTTGTATGCTTGTCAACAAGAAGATTCTAAATTAAAACTTAGGTACCTTCTCAGCTAAATTGGAATTATAGTAACGAGGATCTCCTGTCACCTCAGCACCTAGCCATGTGGGGATATTTACAAACGTATCTGCTGATGGTAGCTCCACTTCGGCAAGGACCAAACCAGCGAGATGCCCAAGAAACACATCAACTTCAAACAAATGTCCCTTATATTTAATACCATACCTATCTTTAATTATCAATCCGGAACAGTACCCGTTAAGCATCTCCTGAGCGTCCCCCAAAGGGATCTCATACTCAAATTCGTGCCCAGACATACCGTCGAGCTTGGGTCCTTTAAGCGTGATATAAGCATGAGCTGTACTATCAGCTAACTGGATAGTCCGAATACGTATAGTCATCTTATCAGAACTGCGATAAATGTATGCCTGTGTAATCCTCTCAGGTACGCAGTGAGACAGTACCTGGGTGTCTCCCATTAAGAACTTGCGCTCTGTTTCAATAGCCATCAATGCTGCCTCTGTGTTGGTTCTCGTGGTATATCGGCACGTAACGTATTCCAAAAGATGTCGCAGTTAATTACGTCATCCGCACCAATACCTGCAGGATGTTTCTTGCACGTATGAACTACGAAACCATTATCTCTTAGAATAGCACACAAAGTATCACAAAAGACACCAGATTTAAGTTCTATGGTACTACGAGTTAAACCTATGCGAGCATTCTCCCTGATAGCTTCCCGAAGCGTACAGCTCCAGTACTGCTGAGCACGGCACTTTTCCTGACTTTGCCAAACAGCAACATCAGCAGCACACCGATCAGCAAAAGAACAGGTATCTTGTAAGCGAGCACGCTTACGAAGTACGTGCGCTAAGTAAATGATAAAAAATACTGCAGCTATAGCACCAAGAACAGCAGATTGATTAGAAAGCATTTTAGTATCCTTAGCTTATGCGAGGCAGCATTTCCCAAAAGGCCAGCCCATCAGATGTTTTGGAGAATGAAAAGTTCATAGGAGCTTCAAAGGATCGAGCATCTGATACATCCAAGCACCGTATGGTAAGCTCGTCAAAGTATGAAGGATCCGAAAACTTCTCCCAACGACGACCACGACCATCAATAGTGGTCTCTGGTGCATATTCTCTAGACATTAGGCGTAGCATCCTTCGCAAGAGTAGCTTCAATAACAGCCAACAAGTCTCCCAAGGTTTTGACCTTGATGGTAGTAGTATCAAAAGTTACATCTAGACTAGATTTACCCATATCATTTTCCCAATGAAACCAATCAAGCCATTTACTATTGTCACCAACAAGCGTAGAAATACTTTCAGTATAGGCTACGAGTAAATCAGTTATTTTCTCATACAAAGGCATGTCAGCTACAGTACCAAACATAGGCTCCAGTTGAGCAGCAATGCCTTCATAGTGGGACACATGCTGCGCCCACACGTTAAGTAGATCCAAGCGTTCTACCGAATTCACTTTATGCCTCCCTTAAAACAGCCACAGTCAATAACTGCTTAGCACAATCTCGACACCGACAACTCTGGGGTGATGCAACAAACGATTTACCGCAATGCGGGCATATTTTAGAGGTCTCTCCGCTTGTGTACCCATAAGAGGATAACTTCGGAAGTTCTTTCAACTCACCATCAAAAGCCTGCTCAGCCAACAACAAATAAGCATACTTCGCAGCAGGATTCCCGGCACAAAACTCAGATAGAGACATACAAGAAAGCCCAAGAGATCTATGGTGCTCTTGGGCTTCTATCCTATGATTAAGTACAGATGACAGAGATTCAATCAAGGTCTCGTAGTTCGTAGGCATAGGACCTATTTACACAAGCAGACTTGAATTCTTTACTATTTCAACTCAGTATGACGTGCGGCCTGCCATCCATGGAAGCGTTCATAATAAATGCCGCTTAATAACTTATAAGAAAAACCACCACGAACAGGATGATTAAAAGTAACAAACGCATATACACTAGCAGGCACAACCGAACAAAGTACAAGCATAATGGCCCTCACGAACACAAGAGGTTCTGAACTTTGAGTACCATGTATATGCCAACTGTACAGAAAACACGCAAATATACAAACCAGTACTGGAGATGCAGCGAAAAGTATAATGTAAAAAACAGCATCTATAGCATAAACTGCATAAGTACCAAACTTTAACATATGTTTACCGCCTTTATTTATTTATTTACAGGTGCGCGCAGCATAATCAACTGCGCTCTTTGAAATAATACCGAGAACCACAGTCATCCGCTCAGGCGGCGGTGCAAACGTAGCACGGCGCACCAAAGAACGAATGACACCGTCCGGTAAAATACCCGTCCGGTTGAAATCCCGATACTCCGCACAAAACTTAGGCAAGTTGTCGTCAACTTCCTGAATCACGGAACTCCTCAGCCCCATAAGCGACTGCCCTGCTGGACTACAGACAGGACGAGGGCCAGGAACACCACCAGGATTGCCGTGAGAGATGCAAGAACCTTCGCGTAGACTTGACATGAAAACCTCCAAAAGTTAAGAAGCAGATACAGAAATCACAGAAAGATCAACTTCAGTGGGTTGCTGAGTCAAGATAGACAGCCAACCAGTAAGAGCATCCTTGTCATCCATAGCAGGCCCGTTAGGGAGACCCTGCGGGCGGCAAATCAATCAGTCCAAACTCAAAATCTTGCCATCGAACTATGCGCTCTGATCTTCCGCAACAAAGACATTCAATTATCCTCGAATCACGCGCCTCGTTTTTTGAGTTTGCAAGTGAATCATACACGATATACTCACCATCTGCCACTTTGCAGTCATCACCAAGTTCTTTAAGCATTTTCCCGCAATTAGGGCACTGCATCTTACAAGCCATTTTTATTTCCTTCATCTGTTGTTTACC